TAGCAAATTTAGCGTCTTTCTTATTCTGATTATAGATTTTAACGTAATTTTCGCAATGACGCTTAATTGTCTCATAGCGAGATTCTTTAATAATGGGCTTGCCCTTATCGTTAAGAGTCGTTTTTAAGGATTTTAAAATTTCCGTCAGGTCAAAATCCATTTTAGGGCCAAGTTCAAATGCAGCCTTTTTTTCCCTATCGGTGAGCTTACTCCAAATTTGTGCTTCAAGAACGACTCTGGTTCTTGACTGCTTAACCCCCTCAAGGGCTCCAGCCTGTAATAGAGCGCAGAGAATACCGAGGTTCAGCCCCGCCTCTTCCGCTCCTTGAAAAACCTCAAACTTATTAGAATGCTCATGCCTGAATTGATTTAGTTTCTCTATCGATTTATCGGAGATACCCTTAATAGAAAGGAGGCCAAACCGTATATCATCACCTTCAATTTTAAAGTCCATGCTAGACTTTAAGATATGAGGGGGCAGTAATTTGATGCCAAAGCAAGAAAGCTCTTTTTGAATCTTAGAAATTTCTGAAATGGGGTCGGGTTCAAATCTAGTCATCTTAAGTAAAGAAAGGAAGAATTCTTTAGGATGCTTAAATTTAAGATAAGTTGTTATAGCCGAAAGACTTGCGTAGCTCAAGCTGTGCGAGAAATTGAACTGATATTTTGCGGAATCGTCTAGAATTTTCCAAAAGATTTCGCCTATCTGAGGGTCGAGCTTATTCTCTCTTATTTTATCTTTGATTTTCTCTTCCCAAGATTTCATTTCCTTTACGAGCTTTTTACCTACACACCTTCTGATGCTTTCCGAGTCTTCTAGAGAGAATCCTATCTTATTGGCCATTTTCATAGCCTGTTCTTGATATAAGCAAATTCCCCCAGTCTTAGATAGAACATCGTCAAAGAAAGGATGGATAGAATTAAAGTTGCCCGTATTTACGTAATCAGCATAGTTATCAATAAACTGTAGCGCTCCCGGTCTCGCTAGAGCCAATACGCCGCTAAGGTGTTCGAGATTTTTCGGCTTGACTTTTTGACATACTTTAAGATTTGTTTCCGCCTCAATCTGGAACAGTCCATGTGGGGTTTTTAAATCCTTATAGTAATCGTAAATCTCTGGGTTATCTACGTTGATATCGTCCGCACTAATACCTAGTTGCTTACATACATCTTCAACTACGGAAACGGCCCTTAAACCTAGAAGGTCTAACTTAATGTTAAGCAGTGATGCCCAATCCATCGTATAGGAAGAAACTAACTGTTTGTCGGAGGTTAATTCCTGAGGGCAGGTTTCCTCTAATGGGTCGCAAGAGACTAATATTCCTGAAGCGTGGACACCCTTGTTTTTAATCAAGCCTCTTAATTTTAAAGCGATGTCGTAGGTTTCCCTGTTTTCGTCACACCAATCTACAAAGTCTTTTACAGGCTCTATCTCGTATTCTCCATCTGCTTTTTTCTTTCCGTTATATGCTTCTTCGATATCTGTAACAATTCCGAAATGTTTGGGAATATGCCCCGAAACAGTATTCATTTCTTGTTCGGACTTGGCTCCAACAATCTTTCCGCATTCTTTAATTAATAATTTGCCCGTCAGAGTATTGATAGTTAAAATCTTAGATACCCTTCCAGAGAACTTATTCTCTAGATATTGAATTACTTCCCCCCGTCGATAGTAGTCAATATCCAAATCTACGTCCATCATAAGCTTTCCATCAAGATAAGTAATACCATCTATTATCTGTTTTTTAGCTCTCGTTCTGCTGATGAATCTTTCGAAGTAAAGACCATACTTAATTGGGTCTACGCGAGTGATACCTATTAGGTCTAGCACTAATGAACCAGCAGCGCTCCCCCTACCTCTTCCCGTAGGTATCCCGTTTTCTTTACAGAAATTAATAACATCCCAGACTAATAAGATATAATCTGTAAAGCCTAATTCTTCGATTAAGCCTAATTCATGTTTTGTTCGTTCTGCGTATCTCTTGTATTCGTCGCTGTCTTTTTCCAGCTTTAGGGCTTTAAAAGATTTTAAGCATAGAGCCCTCATAAAATCAAAGTTAGAGGATTCTTTGCTAATTCCTAATTCGTTATAATACTTTTCTGGGATTTGGAACTTAGGTAATTTTACCCCATATAGCGGTAAAGAAATATCGCTATATCCATCTAAAAATTTATCGGGAGTCATTTTTTCTTTTTACGTTTTCTAACGGTGAGATTCTTCTTAATATCGGCAAGAGTTTTGACCATGCATTGTCGGCTGTCTTCATCGGTGACATATTCAAAAATATCAGCTTTGTAGATTTCTTTACCTTTTGATATGACAATTAGGGCGTAATCTAAATTATCATCAGATAGTTTATCTAAAAGGTCGTATGCATAATCGAGGCTTGGCATACCGATAATTACACTTCAGATTTCTAACATAAACTTCTGTCTTTGAAATACTTTTATATTCAAGTCAACGTCCACGAGGGAATTATGTAAGTTATTATAGTCATGTTCTATCCCCATATCTTTTCCGCAAATCTCTAGTCGCGTTTTTAGGCCCTTTTGTTTATGATTAAGAATGGGATATTGCCATTCTTCTAGGGTTTTGCCGTTGGGAGGGGGCCAATTAAGCTTAATAGCTTTGGCTAGGCAGTTAGTATCTATGAACTTATGATATAGGGGGCGGGGGTCATCCCCGTTTAACCTATACCATTCTTTCATTAAAAAAACGTCAAAACCAAGAATATTATGACCAACAATGTATTTAGCTTCGGCAAACCATTGCTTCATGGTAGGATACACTTCTTCGTCTTTTACTGCTACCTGCTCATACTTCATTGGGTCAAAATGCGTTACTTCGGCGGCTCGCTTGCTTATTTGAAGCTTCGTGTCCCATTTAACATATCTATCGAATATCTCTAATACTTGGTCTCCTTTGAATTTTGCCATAGTAATCTGCCAAGGACGATTATGACAGAAGTTTAAATTCAAATTAAACGTCTCAAAATCGAACGCTACAAACAGCGAATCCGTATCAAACCTTAATAATGAGTTTTCCATTTTTAGTAAAAGTATCTATTGACACGCAAAGATGTTTTATTTCTTCTCTTCTTATAAGGATTCCAGCGGTAGTCCAACTACTATTTTTAATTAATCTTTGCTTTTTGTCTACTGAAATTTTATCCAGCAATTTACATAAATTATTGGGTTTAAACCAGAAAAAGGTTCTATCTTTTAAGAATAAATAAACAAAATAATCTATGCTGTCTTTTTTAGCTCTCCAAGGTCCACCTACTGACGTTTCCTTTTCTTCTATATTTCCATACTGCTCCATGAAAAAGTTCTCTGTCTTTTCCATGGGATACGAGTCTGTCTTAAGCTCCACTTTTAAATTGTCTGCTACCCATAGGTCAAATTTATAGCCATCGGCTTTACGAGCCGATTTAAATTTATAGCATTTTAGAAAAAAATCTTCCCCCTCTTTACCTACTGTTAATTGTTTGTTGAAGTTAAACATTTCAATGAATTACACTCACTCCAAGACTCCGCACAAAACTCGGGTGAGGAACAGCTTTCAAGGTTGGGGGTTTCTAACGTGCTGCGGTTATTTATACATCTAAACGTTTGATACGCTTTAAAGTCTTCTCTATTGGCATAATAGATACTTTTGGCTTCCGTAGTCTCAAAGTCGTTTCCAACGTAGTTTATAATAGTTTTTCTTACTATCACATCAAAAGGAAGAAAGTTTTCCTCAAGGAAAAATGTAGGTGCGCAGAAGTCAAAACGGGGGACGCAATGAGCGCCAAGAATGAGATTATTGAAAATAAAGCTATCGTAAAACGGAATACCGATACTAAGCTCCGCTTCATTCCATACTTTACTTAAGAAAGAGTAGTCTAAGCGGGGTTCATAATAAAATCCGTCCGTTTGAGCCTTGGTAGATATCTTTATAAGCTTTTTATATCCATCTGTATTTTTAGGGAAGATGATGACTTTATGTTGATTTTTGAGAGACTCCTCGGATTTAACTGATAAATCTTCGGTTATTGTAGTTCTCAAGCCAAATACTAAAGAAATACCCGCGTCTTTAAAATTTGAATAGGCTTCCAAAAATCCCGAAAACGAGTCTTCTACTAAAACGGCCTTTTTTAGCTTATATTTAAGACACAGGTCTATAATAGAAGACGGTTCAGTAGGCTTGGAAGAGCCAGCCTTTTCCAAGGTTAGGATGCTTCTTCCAATACTATAGTGGGATTTCCACAATGGCAATACTGACATATTCTTATATTAATAAGGGTTTTAAGGAAAATCAACTCAAAAATCGGGGGTCTCTTGCTCTGGGCGAGTGACCTTATTTCCGAACTTTGGACATCCGTTATATCTTTTAAAAACAATTTTAGTTTTATCTGTCTCTTTTAAAGCGTCAGGGTCTTCATCGGTTTTCAGTATGGCCCCCGTTTCTTTGTCAACTAACGCATAATAATCGAAAGGGAACTTATATGGGCAATAAAAAAAGGCTTTCCCAGCTTTCGTAAGCTGCCCCCGCTCCTTTGCATACCCACAAAGCCACTTCTTGTCAGAATCATCAAATGCGTAGTTTGATGTAGCCTTAGGTAAGCCGAAGTCCTTCAGATAGACATCTAGGTAGGCTAAGTAATTTTCGAAGCCCTGAAGCTCTTCTAGCGTGCATTTCTTGGGTTTAACGGAGGGGTCATCTGGAAATCTTAAGAATAGAAACTCGACGGATGGTATAATTCCATATTTTTTAAAACAATATAAAGAATAAAAAAATACTTGAAGATTGCCGTCTATGTCACCCTCATCGAATTTTTGCTTACTAGTCTTATAGTCATAAATTGTTATTTCATTATCATAAATTGCTATTTTATCAATAATGCCATTAATAACATATCTCTCTGTTTCAATTTCGAATCTTTGTTCAGAAAGGATTTCTTTAGCTTTACCACAGGTAAAATCTCCCGAAACCCCAGTTAGTATCATTTCATTAACTAACTTAAGATTTTCGGAATCGTTAATACCTAATTTTTTGGCGTGTTTGGTTACTAATACGCTAATGGAAGGAATCCTAGAGTAGTCTCGTAAAGATAGAAGTTGATTAATATACTTTCGATGTCTTTTATTAATTAGACATTCTAGAACTAGATGGACTAACGTTCCCCGTTTAGCTCCGTCATTAGATTTATCTGGCAAGCGAAAAACGTATCTCAAAAAATACTTATAAGAGCAGTCTTGGAACAGTTTTATTCTAGATGGGGATTGAGATACTCGTTTCATTCAGGGGGTGCCTCTTCTGGTTCGAAATACTTGATAATAACTTTAACTCCTAATGACTGCGCCGTTTCGATAGTATTCTGAGTCCCCTTGGATTTTTTATCCCAGAAGGCACATACGCAATTACTTGCTTTTACAATTAAATAGTTTCTTTTGAATCCAGCGCCCCTATCATATTCCCCATCCAGAGTATACCATTTAGCTGGATAAAGCATAATGGGAACCCCCCTTTCCTTTGCCCACTCAAAGGCTAATGTATCGGCTCCATTTGCGCAACCGCTTATAAGCATTTCGATTTTGTCTATATTAGAGTCGAGAATCTTGTAAAGACGTTCTTTATCTTTGAAAGTTCTTGAACCGACAACAGCTAAACGTAATTTATCCATTTTTTACTTTAATTTTTAAGTTTAATAGGAGTTCCTTAACTTCCCCATCTCGATAAATAAAATCTTGTATTTCTTCTAATTCGTTAACCCTATGACCATCAACCCTAAGTAGCTCGTAAATCGCCTGTTCTATTTCATCCATTTCCTTTAGCTTTCGGCGGCACATTTCTCCAAGACCTTGGAGTATACAGAGTTCAGTTTTGGTAATTGATTTTTTCATGTTTTAAATCATCTAAATGTCTGAAAATGATAAATTTAATATACGTTGCATTTATTAACTCTACCCCAAATTTAGCTTCATATATAAAAAAAATAGAAGGACTAACCAAATCTCTAAAATAATTATAGTAATTTCTTGTTAGACCAAACCTTAATCTCTTCATTACTCATTTCTCCAAAATCTTTTTTAAGCGGTAAGGCTAATACTACCTGATTATAATCAAAATATTTCCTCAATTTAGCTACTAACTTAGCCGCCGCTTTGTTTCCAATAGAATTATTTGTTGGTTCATTATTCAAACTAACTAAAATTTTATCTGGGTCTACGCTAATTAGATAATTAATTATCTTAACAGAACATTCGGTTCCAAACAAGCATAAAACATTCTTAATCCCGTTATCCCATAGTTTAAAAATACAAGCGGGGCTTTCTACTAATATAACTTTTTTACAATCCCTTATTATTGAATCATTTAAGTGGGAGGGAAAGCACCATAAGTTCTTGGCTCCCAGATGCTTATATTTTATTTCGGAGCCGTTTAAGGTTCTACCAGTGTAACCTATAATTCTATTGTTATCGAAAATAGGAATACAATATCGTCCCTTCATTCTGCCCTTGATGGCAATACCGCCCTTAAATAACTTAATCGTCTCTTCGTTAATCCCCCGAGATACCCAATAAGAATGATTTTGAGCTAGCTCATCTAAAGACGATTCATCAAAAATTTTAGGTTCCTTAATGGTAATTTCTTTTTTAATCTCCGCTCTTTCAAAATCAAATTTAGAATGAAGGACTTGCTTAGCTTCCTCTAGGCTAGAAAGCTTTAGGCTAATTTTTACTAACTCTTCAAACTTACCCTTAAAGCCAGAACCAAAATCAACCCAACTACCGTCATCTGTATAAACACAGAGGGAGGTATTGTTATCGGAGTCCCTATATATAGGGCGCATTCTCAACTCCCTACCATTAATAGTGGGTTGATATCCTAAATTGATTAATATTGAACGATAGTCCATTTAAGCTAAGGTAACATCCTTTTCGTGATTTTTATCAAAATCATACTTCATTTCCAACTTATGAATAACGTCTTTTAAAGACCCCTTTTCCGTGACTTTGAAATTCTTCACTTCAAAGTTAATATAATTGTTTACATATCTCTTCTTTCCATCTGGGAGAGGACGGGCGAACATATCTATATGGCCAGCGGCTTCCTTGCCTTGGAAGCGGGTCTTAGTAGGGATTAATTTATGAGTCCCAAATTCAGTTCCATCCGCCTCGATTTCATCTAAAGTCTTTCTTCTAAATATGGCAACGAAAGAAGCAAACCATTGCAACCTATCAGAGAGGGCAATTGCGGAAGCATCATCAGTTACGTCCTTGGAGTCCTTATTGAAGTTTTCTCCCGAGCGATTCATTTGCATCGCAGTGAATATAGGACAATCTAATTCTTCGGAAAGCCTTTTGAACTTATCTATTTTTTCTCCGATAGCTTGATGTTCGGCCCAATTATTTCCTACTTTCTCACCAGTAAGCTTAAGATAGTCATAACCTATAACTACTTGTCTTCCTTTACCTATTTTAGTATAATACCATCTTCTAGCTATAGAGGCGATTTCATCTACATTTTTATTGGCAACATGTAAGTGATAGATATGGAACTTCTTAACTTCTTTAAAAGCGGCTCTAACGATGTCAAACATTTCCTTGTTTTTGCGCCAATTACCGCTTTCTAAATACCACATTGGGATACCAGTTAAAGAAGAAGCTATGCGGAACTGAATATCATAGGTCTTCATTTCGGTATCCAATATCAGGATTGGAACCCTATACATGGAAAGCCTAGCTACCCCAAAACATAAATCGCTGATGAATGTCGTTTTTCCTTGGGCGGGACGAGAAACTATAGCATACAGATTCCCATTGCGTAGACCGCCATACAATCGATTGAACTCAGGATAATGGGTAGGAAGCCCTACTTCGTCCATGGGATTATTTCCCCGCTCTTCAATGAGGCTTGGGATACCTTCCATAAGGTCCGTAGGCTCATCCGAAAAGTTCAGTGCCCTTATGTTGCTATTAAATAAAGAATGAGCGCTGGCGATTATCTCTTCTATCGGGGCGTCTTTACTTTTTTTAATATAGTCTTTTATATCTTCGGCGGTTTTGCAAAAATCCCTTTTGATTCTCAGCCTAACTAGCTCCTTAGAAGCTTCTATAGTTCCTAGCTTATTAATCTGAGTAGAAGATAGACTTTCTATGTAATCAAAAATATTTACATCGTCTTTAAAAGATATTCCTAGCTCTTTGATTTTTTGAGCTATGAGAACTTTGTCGGCTTCCTTTTGGGTAAAGACTAAGTTTTGAATTACTCCAAAAATTACTTTATGAATGGGGACATAAAAATCTTCGGAATTAACAAATCCGCAGATTTCCAACATTAGCTTGGGGTCTTTTATGAGCCCACCTAAAACATGCTTTTCTACTCGTATTGAATTTAAATCTTCCATTACAGGATATACACTTCAAATTTGTCTCTGATATATTCGGGCGATAGCAGCGGGATATCCTTTTCTTCAATTTCAATTAGCTTAAACCCATTCTTCTCAAGCCATTCCGCCTTTTTTACGTCCCTCTTTATAGAGAAAAAATAATTCATGCGATTTTTGTGAAAATGGGAATTGAATTCGTTATGCTGGACCCCTTGCGTTTCTACCGCTATCTTCTTAGTGGCATTGAGTAAATCGACTTTCATCAAACTGCCATAAACGGGGAACTCGCTGTAAACCAAGTGTTTAGACCAATATTGCCTAAAAAAATCTTGGACTTTCTTCTGTATTTTAGAACGGCAAGAGGCATCCCAGTCTATAAGATATGGCTTTACATTCTTATAAACTAGTTTGCCTCTTACGTTGAACAGTCGCATATTACTTCTTAGCGCCGTAGATTATCTTAGCTTTTTCGAAGACATACTCTACTAAAGCTGGGTTTTCATCAAAGAGATTGCGCCCCGCTTTCTCGCCTTGGAATTTTTGCTCTACGCTAATTCCATTTTTCTGCATGTCATCATAGAAGCTGTCTTCAATTGTAAGCCAAGTAGTTCCAGAGATAATTCCACAAGCCTGAGAAACCATAAAAGCTTCGTAAGCTCTCCAAACTCCCCCCACTAGACCATACTTAACTGGATAGAATACAGTAGACCCAGTGCTCTCATTGGGAGTTTTAATTAACTTAATTTCACAAATCCTACCAATAATCTTACTCTTCGTATCTGAAGGATTCTCGTAAATATATCTATCGGTCCATGGGGTCTTTATCTGACAGGTAAGACTAGAATAGAATTTCGGAGCATTACCGCCGCTAGGAGCTTTTTGCTCTCCCTTACCCGCCATGGGTCCAGTAGCCATCTTATCTCGAACTTGGGAAGAAATGAATAGGTGATGTCCAGTTACATTGAATAGCAAACTTAGTCGCCTTCCAGCGGCACTAATAATAGAGGCTCCACCCGCTATCTTATCGGCATCGCCAAATTGCTTCCCTTTATCTATTTGCCGTTCGCAAGCATCCGAAGAATCGACAATAACAAAGTATCTTCGCCCACTAGAGTTTTCTAGAACAGCCTTTTCCGTAATGGTAAAAATAGCTTCGTAATTATTGGTATCGACTATCTTAAACCTCTCCTTGCTAGTATCTATACCAGAGCGCTCTATTAACTCTCGGGTAATCCTTCCTTCTGCATTAAAAAACAATACATAAGCGTCACCCTTGTATTTATTTTGCCAATTAGCTCCCCATTTTAAAGCTATGCTTGTCTTGCCGCACTCTGGGTCAGAGTAAAACCTAGACCAACCACTATCCCTAAATCCGCCCCCTAGCCTTTGGTCAAATTCAAACGAGGAAGTCGTTATAATGTCTTGTTGTTTAATTTCGTCCCCTGCTCTAGTTCCTATAATTCTTCCGTCTTTTTTTAACTCGGCAATTACCGATTCCAAGGGGTCTTGAGAAGCTTCTTTTTCTTTTTTTGGAGCCATATTATTTTAAAAAGTCTAACAGTGTTTTGGGTTTTTGGTCAATAGCAATATCTTCACCAATCGGTTTTTCTAGTAACTCAACTGGTATCTGATTTATCATGGTCGGATTTTGTTTAATAAATTCCATCTTTCTCTTTTGCTGGTTAAGAAATTCCTGACCATTAGAGGAAATGAACCAAGCTAAAGAGTTGAGCGAGAAGGGCAAATCTACGAAATTCCAATACTCAATACTTTTGAACTGAGCAAGGAGTTTATTTGCTATTTTAATCTCTCGGGGCCAGCTAATGTCCCTCGGATTTTTTAAAAATTTCCAAATTAAAAACTGTTGATTATTGACAATCTTAGGGGGTTGCCCTGTTTTGCTATCTATTATTTCTTTATTTAATAAATATCCCAGAGGCTTACTCATTAGCCCATGGTGCGTTACTTTTGTTTTTGTGTCAATGCCAAATCGTTTTCCACCATTTCTTTAATCATCTGATTAAAGGATATCTGTGGCTCCCAACCCATTTCTTTTCTAGCTAGAGAAGAGTCCCCACAAAGGAACTCTACTTCTGCTGGTCGATAAAACGCGGGGTTAATTACCACTAATGGCTTACCAGTCTTCTTATCAATGAACTTCTCTTCTATTCCCTTTCCTTCCCACTGACCGACAATATTTACGCATTCAAAAGCGTTAGTCACAAACTCTTTTACTGTTCTAGCTACACCAGAAGCTAAAATGTATTCCTTGGGCTTAGACTGATTTAACATCATCCAGATACCCCTTACAAAATCCCTCGCATCGCTCCAATCTCTTTGGGAGTCCACATTGCCTAATTCTATAGGAGCATAGTTATCATAACTCAATGCTATATTAGCTACCCCATGGGTAATTTTTCTAGTAACGAATTCTAGACCCCTTCTAGTTCCTTCATGATTAAATAAAACTCCCTGAATAGCATACAAATTGTAAGATTCTCGGTAGACCTTTACCAATAGTCTAGCAGCCGCTTTAGCAGCGCCATAAGGACTTCTCGGGCGCAAGGGATGCGTTTCGTCTTGGGGACAAGTAATTACATCCCCGAATTCCTCGCTTGAACCAGCGTTGTAATAGCGACAATTCGGAGCATTTTTACGAACGGCCTCTAGCGTTCTAATAACTCCACCAGCGGTTACATCAAAGGTCTGCTCTGGGATTTCCCAGCTTGAACCTACAAACGATTGAGAAGCTAAATTAACAAAATAGTCTGGTTGAATTTTTTTGACAATATTATCAATCGATACAGAATCCGATAAATCCCCCGTCACTAAATGAAGCCGTGGATTATTTAAGTTGTGTTGCAGATTGGTATAGTTAGGTTTAGAGCACCTTCTCACAATACCGAAAAGTTCATGCTGAGTATTCTCTAAAAGATAGTCTACCAAGTGAGACCCATCCATACCAGTAACGCCCGTTATGATTACTTTCTTATTCATATCCAAATTTTTTCTCCGTTAATTCTTCTGTAAAAAACCTATTCTGTATTGCTTTCTTTAATAAATATCTCTGATGATTAACTCTATCAACTAAACTGGCGGCGACTCTATCATGTTTAGCTTCGTCTACTAAAGTAAAAATTTTTGCGTTAGTCTCGATTAACTCTCTATATTCTTGACTATCAATGACATCCCTGATTTTTTGAGGACCGATTTGCAGCATGATTTCGGAATAAAGAAGATTAAATAAGTTCTCTAAGTCCTTATCTGGCTTTAATTGTTTCTGGCTTTTGACTGCTATGATACTTAGCATATCGAAAGCTGAGCCCTCATCAATTGAAACTTTAATCATCTGTCTTGGTTATAGGTAAGGGAAGTCGGTTTTTCAAGTAATAATCTTCATTGAACGCAAGTTGTTTGCTTTGTTCATCCCATCTGTAAGAACAGGTCCCGAAATGTCTGTTTTGGTATTCTACTTTTTTCTTTCCGTTTTCGTGAGTCCATGTTATGTGCTTGACATGAGCTACTCTCTTAGGTATTTCTTTACTAGGCAAATCCTTGTAGTTACATTTTATCTCACCGTTTTTATAAAGTATATCGTTATCCCAATAAAACCTATCTATAGCAATGGAGTTATATTTAGTTCTAAAAACCCTAGGAGGATGAAATCCATCAAGCCATTGTTTACAATCGAAGACATAGTTTTTAAAATTAATAGAATACCATGCGTACAAATCATTATCTGGATGTTCGATATAACTAAGGATGCCTTTTACATTATCTTCGGTGTAAAATTCATCGCTGTCTATAAGTATAACAATATCAACATTTTGCGAAATTAGATACCGTAGTCCTTTATCTCTTATTTCCGCTTCTGATTCATAAATTCCATTCTGAACATATAAATAATTACAGGGAGTTACTTTAAGTTTTTCTATTGTAGCTATATCCTCGTCTGGATAACCTAAATCGTGATACTCTTTAAACTGACCATGAACAATCGAAATTATACAATTAGATATATTACGCCAAGGGGCTAATAACTTATCTACGTCTTCGGCACAATTATAGAAACAGCACAGTAAACCTATTTTCATAAACTGTTTAGGAAATCGGCAAGGTCAATAATTTGTTGTTCTTTTAGTTTGGGATGCAGTCCTACATAGAACCCACATTTATGTAAATGTTCGCTATTAGGGTAATCTTCTTTGTTACCAAATCTCTTAAAACAGGTTTGTCTTAGCAAATTACCCGAAATAATCGGGCGGTTCTCTATCCCCGCCATGTCACAATGTAAAATGGCTCGTTCCTTCGTTTGGAGTTCGCTACCTTTAGAAGCGACTATAGGAATACAAAATGGAACATGATTACAGTCTAGGAGAGGATAAATAAACTTACCCCTATGTAGCGTTCTTTCGAGAGCGCTGTATAGACTAACTCTTCTCTTTTTATATTCTCCCGCTCGCTTCAGGTCTAGCAGACCAATGAAAGCATTAATGTTAGTATTCCTAAAGTTACTGCCCAGACAATGAAAATCGAATCTTGAGTCAACATCTTCGTTACGGTATTCGTATTGCGCTTTGAGGGGCAAAGAACGTACCATGCCATGGTTTCTAGCCATTAAGAAATACTCGTATTGCTCTTTAGAGTTAGTAAATACAAAACCACCCTCTACGCTTTGTATCTGATGACCAAAGTAAGTGCTTGTAGTAGAGGTAGTAAAAGAAGATATATTTCTGCCTGCAAAACCGCCCAACGTATTTTCACAGTTGTCCATCATCAATTCTACCCCATAATGTTCGCAAATTCCTTGCAGCTTGTTCATATTAGGAGAGAACCCTAATAAGGAAGTAGGAAAAACGCACCTTACTTTATTGGCATTAACTGATAGATATTCATTGAGTTTATCTAAATCCATACAGAAATCAGATAACGTAATATCTACAAACTTAGGAATAAATCCCTCTCTAATAAATGGAGCTACAGAAGTAATCCAAGTAGTAGAAGGGAAAACGATTTCCTTCTTACTGAAGTCCTTATCCTTCAGATACATAGCTAATAGCGAGTTAGCTGTTGAGCCACTAGATACAAATACTGCATAGGAAGACTCTACAAATTTAGACATTTCTTCTTCGAACTTTTGGACGTAATTCCCCTGAGTCCACTGATTCTCTTGAAGGAAAAAAAGGGCAATCTTCGCCCTATCTAACAAAGAGAAATTGTTAACATTTAACGGCCAATTATAATTCATAAACTATTAAATACGCTTAGAATATTTCGAGCAATTTGTATCTTATTAAATTTATTATGGTATAAATGACTGTTTTTTTCTACGAAATGTCGGGCGTTTTTTAACCATTCTTCATTATTGATTGTCTGCGCTATAATACGGGGGTCTGGAGATACTCCAATTTCATTAAAGAACTCGGCAGTTGTCGGGTCATCTTCGCACACAATAGGAATACATTTGGTTACTACCGCTTCTAAGGCTGGAAGTCCAATCGACTTAAATGCAGAAGGGAAGAATAAAAATTGAACTGAATTATAGAATATCTCTAGATGTTCATCGCTTATTACGCCATAGTAATCTCCCCAACCGGGATTTTCAGAACCAACTACCGCTAACAAATCAGGGGACTCGCCCAACTGACACATGGTTTCACGAACTATATGGAATCTTTTATTAATGTCATTAGCTCTCCCTACATAAAGGTATTTATATGGTTTCCCTTTGGGATTTCTTATCTTTCTATCTTCAGATAAGTCCAAGTGGGAGACATCTTTAATTGGATTATAAATTGTTGTTGCATCTATTTTACACCAATTCTTTAATTGCCATTTTACCTCATCGCAAATACACGTAACTGCATGACAGTGAGCCAATTTCGACGCTAATTCATTCGGTTGGAAATCCCTTCTCCAGCGATGGTTAATATATGGATAACGAGATAAGTCATAGCGTTCGCCCGACATTAAATGCGGGGGCAAATCTAGAACATTATAAATGACTTTCGTATTTGACTCCCCGATGAAAGAAGAATCATATACAGAGGGGTCATTACAATAAATAAGCCTATATTCTGAAGCGATAGAGCTAGAAACTTCCTCAAGTCCATCCCTTATCCTCTGAATTTGATTAATATAGTTTTCTGCTCCTAAAGCTGTTATTTTCATACGGACGAAATAATAGAAGAAATAATATCGCTAGGCGTAGCATCGGAAAAACGCTTAACCCAAAAATATTTAGCATTAGCGTTGGGTGGACAATGAGACCAAGGAGTCTGAATATCAACATAATCACAAGTATAGAATCCAATTGTGCGGGTTCTATAAGCCGAACCTATCCATGCCCATGAAGTGTCAGTTGTAATCTGAAAATCGCAGGAACATAAACATTGAGCCGCTTGGACGAAATCGAATTCTGGCTTCTCAGCGCCTTCTATTTGCAAGTCATATATCCCCCCTAATTGTATGCATCGATAGCCTAGAGATTTTAGATAGGCGACTATTTCATTCCATTTCTCGACGGATAAGGTCTTAGTAGTATTTTTAGAGCGGCTGGGAAAAACCGACAGGGCAACGCATTTTTTATAAGAGGGCTCTAAGTCAAACCACTTAGTCAGATAACATGTTGGATTAATTTCGGGAGCCAAACCAAGCATTAAAGCAGTCTCTTCCAGATAGTGAAACCTATTATACCAATCTGGGGAAGTATGCTTAGGGAATGGGTCGAAAAATATATCGAAATTATTGTCAAAAACATGTTTCTTATCATTATCCGTAAGCCCATAATCATCGCCCTCCCATACATGGAAAGCATCGATTAATGGGTGCTTCTCGAATAGGGGAAGAATGCTTGCGTGCCTGTTAGATACCGCAAAAGTAAAATGCGAGCGTGGACAGAGCCTCTTAAAAGACTTAAGAGCGGAAGTTGTCATGACTAGGTCTCCGAAAAGACCATGTAAGGTTCCTATAGCTTTTATCATTAGACAAAAAACATTTTATTACTATTCCTGCGGCTTATCACATCAGCGATATTATGATTAAGAATATAGTAACAATAGAAATCGTTTAATATAGGTTCGAAATTGATAAAATCCTTTAACTTATTGGTTAAAGGGTTATTCTTTAAATATGCTAGTAGACCCTTTTCCGTAGGTTCAATATTCAATTCCTTTTCTATGTAATATTTAAAACGGACCCTTGTTTCGTCATGAGCCCTGAATTCTTCTAGTTTGGACTCTCTCCCTAAAAGTAAATGATTACTAGAATCGTAAAGGTAATAACGAAGAACGTGAGCTACAAAAGTATCCTCGCTTCTGTTAGTAACACGAGTGCTATAGCAATAATCTTCATCCCGAGAGAAACCTTGAAGATTCTCAATTGCTATAGCTTCACCCCTTGCGCCCTGAAGACCCCAATGAGGGGTTCCCCTAAAATATTGATGCTCGCACTTCATAAACATCAGACATTTAGAATATTGATAAACGGTTCTAATATTGTTCGCCTCTAACTGCTTAACAAACATTTTTATTTGCCTCGCGAACGGGATGCTAATTCTTTCGCTACTATCTCTTAATAGTATCCAGTCGCCCAATCTAATTTTAGGGTTTAACAAAAACTCATTCATTGAGCGCGAATGGTCGCCATACCACTCTCGCTTCACCACAAATCCATTTCCCTTTCTTACATTCAAAATGAGATGACCATCGTCTACCGCTTCGCCTTCGTTAATGTGATAAGTGGCCGCAATTCCGTCAAAATAATGATAGACCGAAGTTAGTTCTTCGAGGTTTTTCGATTGTCCATTACTGGTTATTAGACCGATGTAAATTTTACTATTCATTTTAAAATAATTCCGTAGTTCTTGTCTCGTGATTTTTACCCGCTATACCTAAATGTATGCATCTAAATGGCAGTTCTCTATATAATCCAGTATCAAAATCTTGATTTTCTACAAAATGGTCTTCTGGATATCTTACGAATGGGGGGTTAAAGTCTCGCTGTCCCCAGTTGTTTCGCCACAGCCAGTCTATTTCCCTTGCTTCTTTTACCCAATAAGGATATCCAAGCCCATTCCATTTCTTTAGTAATTCTTGGTAAATTGAAGATTTATAATTAGCACAAGACCAATAGCCATAGCCGCTCCCCCTATAACAAACAAACTCAGAGAGACTCTTTTTTCCGTTTAGATATGCCTCATAGTCTTCCCTCGTATCTATATTAATTCTCCGCATTCCATAGAAATATTCTGTGTTCGGCGGTAAGCTAAAGAATTTTTCCCTAAACCCTTCGGGCATAATAATATCCGTATCCTGAGTAATCATCCAATCAGAGTATTTCAAATGCTTCATTGCGAGGGCTATAGCTAGTCCTTTATTGAATACGGCACCGTCATAATTGAACGCATCAGTTCTAATAATACTTATAATAGGAGAATTTAGAGATAGACAATAATCTATGGTTGCCTTATCTTCCTCTTTCGTGACTATTATAATATGGTCTAACTCTTTTAAACTTAAAGGCAGGGTTATCGATAATAAATCCAAGCATCCAAATGAAACAATAATAGACTCTAACTTACCTTGATACATAGTTTTTATTTCTAAAAAGAGCTATTCCTATGTTTGCAAAATTATGAATATTCTCGTAAATTTTAAATATTTCCAACTCTGGTATACCACAGGCGGAACGAATTACTTCGGAGGATGTGTAATCGTCTACTAACACCCATGGAATATTTAATCTTACGGCAGTCTGACAGTCTGCTCTACAGCCTTCAAAAGAATGGTCTCCATCAACAAAAAGTAAGTCATAATTCCTGTCGTTATATTTATTAATGGTTTCTTCTCCATAAGAGCTTCCAGCTATAAATCTGAATCTGCTAGGAAATAGTATATTCAAGACTCTAATAATCTCCTTCATTCCCGGTCTATCATCTAAGACACCGTAGTCAATATAACTAAAGTCCCACTCCACATTTCCAGTTCCATTGCACAAATCAATAGATGTCAGGTTAGCCTTAGTTAGAGCAAGGAAAAGACATGCAGAACACCCCCCTTGCGTTCCAAATTCGAGTATCTCTTTGGGCTGGATGGATGCTTCCAAGTCTTTCATCATGTCTATACAAGTATCCCTAAGATTAAAAACATCTTTTCCGTCCGTGCCATACCCTTTATCATAGGCAATGCCGCCCATAAACGGGCGAGGGAGAAGTTTTAGATAAGTTATTAAAGTATCTTTATTCATATTATTTCCAATATTGGAAGCTAAGGTTTTTCCATTTCAAGGGTATCTCTCCGTCTATCCATTTTCCCGCCAATACATTCGGCCACTCTAAATCTTTATCAAACGGGGGATATTCTTCCGTCATATAAGTGGGAGTTTTAATGATATACATCTGTTTGGTATCACACCTATGTCTATAAATACCGTCGCCCACTTGCCTTATACTCCATTTACCATTATCTTTAATCAATCCCGTGACATGACCAACCTTAAGACCGTTATTCTTGAAATACTCTTGGATAAATGATTCCAAATATCTAGTAGAGTTATAGGGACCGGGACCCCCATAGACCCCATTTTCATCCTTTTTAATTGAATTATATCTTTCTCTATCCATAAAGAAGCATCTTCCAGAATAGATATTAAATCCACAAATACCCCCAGTTAAATCAATGCAAGCAAAATCGGACTGTAAAGCCTTAATGAGACTATTTAATCCTTCTTCTTCTATAGTAGCTTGTAGCTCGCAATCACATTCAATCCATAAAATATATTTATTAAATGAATTATTAACTAGTTGAACTGTTCCGAATCCCCCTCCATTATTTTCTTTATTAATTATTAACTTATCTATCAATCCTCTCTTGTAGAAGTCGAATGCATAATCACTATTATCACTCCCGTTGCATAAATAGATTACTTCATGGGGGACTTTGCAGTAATTTTTAATACTGTTTAGGCAAAGCTCTGTTTCGATTGGCCTATTATAATCTAGAACTAGAACGCTTATTTTATCCATGATTCCTCCAGAGATATATCATGTTATGGATTTCCTTATCGATATTTTGCTCAAATACAAATCCAGAATCAAGAAGCTTCTTATTAGAAAGAGTATATCCAGCGTTAGGAACTTCGTCATCGGTAACTTGGACATCTAGTTGCGAATTATATTTCTTGCAAATATCTGCGATTTCTTTTACCCTAAGATTCTCATTTACAACATTATAGATAACTGGGCGACAAAAATATGACTCTTCGCAACGCTTCATGAGTCTAGCTACATCCCTGACTCCTACACATGGTTTATAATTAACCCCGCCCCCGAATAGCTTAATGGGAGTATTTTGGGAAGCCATTTTAGCAAAGAGATTTCCTACTATTTTTGTCCTCATGTTTTCATTGTAACCATAAACAGATGCCAGACGGAGAATAGAAACATTCTTTTTACTATCTAGTAACTGTTTTTCATTCTCTCGCTTTACAGAGGCATAACATAACACGGGACATGGGGGAAAATCTTCTCCTATGTTCAGGGTCTCCTTTTGAAGCCCTTCAAAGATGACATGGGTAGAGGGGAAGATAATTTTACAATCATCAGAAGTATTACGTATAACTTCCATCGTTCCATCTATACCTATCCTTCTGATTAATGCATCTTGCTCTGGATTAGCTTGAGTAGACACGTAAGCAACATCGGTTACGCCAGCTAAATGAATAACTACATCTGCTTCAGCTAGGATAGACCTAATAGAAAACAAGTCTTTTTCAATGAACTTAATGCCATGCTCAGACATCCAAGCAACTCGTTCGGGTATAAATCGGTTATCTACGCCCACAACTTCGCAACTTGTATCTCTAGAATAAAGCTTAGTAAGCTCTGTTCCAATATAACCAGCTACACCAGTAATTACGACTCGCTTCTTATTCATGGGTTTACGACTAAAACATTGGGTAGGGGAACTATCCAAGCTCCTTTATACCAACTATTCTTATTAATAATACTATTAGCGAAATTATAGGCACCCACGAAACAAATTTCTACTGGATTTTCCTTAAAATACGAAGAATCGTAAATCTTTATATTAGTTCCAGACACATATTTGCCTATTTTATTCGGGGCGTCCTCAATGGCATAAAGGACATATTTCGATAAATTGAATAGCTTAAGAATAAGGACAGCCTTTGCTGGAACTCCATACATGCATATTCTCTGTCTATCGCAATATATGTTATCAAATAATACTTCTAAACGATTCTTGATGTCTAAAATTTTATTAGAAAAACGTGAGTAGGTCGATGGGTCGTATAAGTTCATTGCCTCTTCCGTCTGTATAGCGGTAAAAATAGAATCATCGAACTCAACATCATGAGTATCATGAGTCGCATAAATTCTAAAAGAGCCACATTGAACTTGATTATATTCTATTTTAACTAACTTTAACCCATTCTTTTCAAAAAATAGCTTAAGCGGTTTTACTGAATGATAAAATAAATGTTCATGATAAAACTGTCCTAAGTCCGTATTTCTAACAGTATCCAATAGATAAGCATTTTCAAAAATGAAAAATCCAGATGGACTAAGTAAAGATTTAACTCCACTCAAAATTTCCGTTAAGTTATCAATATGAGCAAAACAGTTATTAGAGGTAATGACATCGGCTTTTCCATAGCGAACAGCGATATCTTCCGCCAAACTTTCATTAAAAAATGCGCAAACTGTTTTTACCCCGTTTTGGAAAGATTTATTAGCAATGTTCTCTGCTGGTTCGATATTGAGGACTTTGCACCCTAAATTCTGGTAATGTTTTTCTAATTGCCCAATATTACCACCTATCCCAACGACAAAACTATCTTTATTTAAGTCTAAAAGGTCAAAAGTATGTTCGGCGTATTCCTTAAAATGGACATCTAAACCAGCGCTAGATTCATAACTATAATTAGCAAAAAGAACTTTGGGGTCTACAGTATGCTTGAGTTGAACGCTATCGCAATTTTCGCACTTACAAATTACCAGCGGATACTCTTCTTGAACTTGTTCTTTATTGCTCCTTAGTTCGTTAGCTAGGGTTGAATGACCAAAGTCTAATATCGGCGCAAGCTTACCCCCACATAACCTACAGTGACTTTTTTGTATGCTAGACATATTGTTTTGAAGCTTCGCAGATTTGAGTTACAGCGTCTCTCCAATCTATCTCGTTTAAATTCAGTGAGGTAATGGAACTGGGGAAATGCTCTTTGTTAATCCACCAGTCCTCAAAAGCTCGCCCCTCAAACATCAAGTTGGATACTATTCTAGTGTATTGAGGATATTTACCTAAGGCTTTTAGACTAGCTTCTTGCAATGGTAGCCATTCCCCTCCCCAATTCAAATAAGCCCATTGATTAGTCTCAAAAGTCATTAGTTTGAATTGATATTTATCAAATGGAAAATTATTAATGACATGCATATTAGCATGGTCGATATCCACGGATAAATAGTCTATGATTTTAGGAACGTTATTGTTCTCTAGAAAATCTAACCAATTAACTTTCGTAGCATCTAATTCAATGCACTTGGTTCTTCTTTGGTCCCATCCCCCAATCCTGTTTAAATCGACGCTTAACCCATTCCATCCATACGACTCTAGTAGATAAGTGTTATTACCAGATATCGGTCCATTAGAGCCGATATCTAGAAAAAAACCATCCTTTATTAAGCTGCTGACGAATACGTCTTGGCCTTGCTCGGAATATCGTTTCATTTTTTATAATATAAGTCCCTTAGGGAGTGACTGAATCGGATAGTCTCCTTTTCGTAATTAGATTGGACTCTAGGCAAATGTGAATAGCAATTGAGAACGGTATAGCATGGGAAAATCATTTCGTGGCTATTCATAGGAGGCGTGAAAAAGATGTCCCCCTTATGGAGAGTTTTCAGTAATACTGGCTCATCAAAACGCCCATTGTAAAACTGCTCGTAATATTCTACGCATCCCTCTATAACTTCGCACCAGTGGTAATCTGCTGGATGATAATGTCTCGCTCGTGAAGAGTCAACATTACTAGCTATTCTACTAATGCTCCCTATCTCACACGATTCCAAAATCATTTGGATTTCCCCTCTTTCATCATTATGAGCGGGTTGGTCTTTTAAATGTATTATTTGCATATTAGAATGGTCGAATTGAATAATTAGCAGCTTTAGGCTTTAGTAATAGATACCCTTGTTCTTGGGTTAAAACTTCGGCGCTATGAGTCCCCCTGAATAACTCTATAATGTTAATAAGATAATTTCGATGTTTTTTAGGTAATAGCTTGTGAGCTATAGGCTTCTTCTTATGGTCATCTTCATAAGCCCTATCTGAGTCATCGTAAAGACTAATATCGTCTATGAGGATAGTATCATTATTGCGTTGAAAGCTTCTAATAACGTTTAACTCGTCCCAGAGCGGCATCCTCAGGTCTTCATCCTTTTCTTCGTCAAAATCCTTGATGCCGAAATCGGCTAAAGGGAAATGAGCGTCAAGGAAAAAAAACGCTTTAATATTATCCCCAAGTTGAGGAATTATTTTTTCGAGGAACTGTTTGCTTGTGGCATTGAATACTTTGACTCGTGAATCAAACCTAAAGAAAGCATTTAGTAGATTAGTCTGATTGGGGTCTATCTCGACAGAGAGAATATTATTAAGGGCGAAAGGCAGGACCGTGAAAATCCCAGTTCCGTATCCAGCGCCAGTCTCAATAAAAACCGTGCTTCCACTAGACTCTACTAGATTTCTTAGGTTGGGGATATTTCGTATTGCTCCCATATTAATTACCCCTCATTACTTCTTCACATTTAGCTACAAATAAATCAGTGCTTCTGGGTACGATTTGAACTGTAGCGTGATAAACCATATCAGAAAACGTGCCTCCCATACCAAATCTAAACCCATTATCCAAATCAGAGAAGGGGGCTACCCCATACTTCGTCTTCTCTTCTTCAGTCAATGTTTCCGAAGACTTCGGATAGACTAGGTCGATACTATATCCCAATTCTTGAGCCCTCCATGTAATTTCTTCTGCTACGTCGCCCCTATCAGTATGGTGAAAGCTAGGCTGTCCGAGTTTCCTCCAGAAGTCGGAGGCTAGACCAAAAGCAGCAGAATTACAATATGCGTGTTGCTTGGTTCCGTTTGCTTTAATAATGTGGTTCGACTGAGAGGCTATTCCCCAAATAGTTTTTTTATCCTTGATTTTATTATAAATTTCGCGAATGACTTCCATCCTTAAAGGAATAGCGTCAATATCAAAGTGAATCCAATAATCTACGAGATTCGCGGTATTTTGAACGAAACTATCTAATATCTGACCAAAATTATAATAATTGAAGTTGTTGTATACGTAGTTAATGGGGATATTGAAGTGCCTAAATACCTTTTGTTGATATTCCATCACTTTCTTATGTCTCTCAATTTCTTGAGCTTGCCTTCCTCCGTCCCCGTAAAATGTCATAATACATACCTTCTCCCCATCTATAGTTAATGTATTAATTGACTTAGTCTCCTGACAATAATTTATTACGTTATTTTCCATAGTTGCCTAAATTGTAAATGCCCACTATTTTATTATCCGCATGTTTTGGGGATATGTCAATGAATTCGTTGATATTTATATCATCGAAAATATCTCTTCGTCTGTATATTCCTCGTAAGTGTTTTCTTCATTAATCTTTTCGCTTAGACTTTCCCCAGCTTGCAAGCCTATAATCTTGTAAGACTGATTGGGATTATATTTCTTAATCATCGCTTGGGCTAACCTGCCCATCTTAACACTTTTTATTTTAGGGCTAGTTAGAAACTCTTCGCTATCCATTTGTTTGTAAATGAAATCAACGGCTTGCTCCTTAGATAAGAAGAATCTAACCGCTTCGGGGTCAGTAAGTTTAATATCTCTACCCTTAAGTAATTCATCCTTCCAGTAGCATAGGACAGAACCAGAAGAGTATAATAGGTTACCAAACCGAATTATTTGATAAGTCGTATCTGGATTCAGGGTAGAGTATTCTCTGACCATTTGTTCCATTAGGAATTTAGATATGCTATAATTACCTTTTAAAGTAAATGCCTTATCTGTGCTAACAAAAAAGGCTCGCCTCATCTTCTGATTGACGCTCTCCTTTAATAGGTTCAAGCTCCCTATGACGTTAGACTTTATACATTCCATTGGAAACTTTTCGGCTAGAGATACGTGCTTAAAAGCAGCTAGATGGAAAAGCGAGTCTACCCCTCTGCAAGCGTTCTTAACGGAATATTCATCCGAAACATCCCCGCAGAACAATTCTACCTTGGGATATTTAACCTTTAAGTTATTAAGACTACTTTCATTACGAGACATAACCCTTACTGTACAGTCTAGTTTATAAAGTTTGTCTACTAGAGCTTGGCCTAAAAATCCAGCCCCTCCTGTCACAAGAATTATTGGCATACTAATTTTCCCTCGTTATCTAAGGTCTGTTCAAATGGCGACGAACCGATATGGAAGCACCTTAATTTGTCCATATCGTAAAAGGCGAAAGGAGTATTACTACGACTTAGACGTTTAAATCCTAATCCAGACTGTAGCTCTATATGAAGATGTCCAATCGATTGTTGATTTTCTTGAATAATCCTATAAGCTAGCATCGCGTCCCTGCTTCTTATAATAGTCGGCTGAAAAGTGAAGGTAGGTCCCCATTGTGTATAGTTTACGTTTTGAAGAAGAAGATATTCATCGTAACGGACGGTTTTATCTGGACTTTCTGGGGCTTCACAGTTAATCCTGACTGATAACAAGTCTTTGTTTTTTCTCAATGACGAACACCCATGAGTCAAATAAGAGTCTAAAGACCGCTCCTTATACTTAATAATCCAATCGTCTTCGAACCAAAGAGAGAATTCGTTAGACTGAACCCTCTCATTCTCAAACATCTTTACAATATCCTTCTGATATTCGTTATGGTAGACAGCTAACTCTTTACCTGAAGACTCATATTTAGATTCAATAATATAAAAGCCCATCGCGAAGAAAAATTGAAACATCTCCCGATATACGTCATCATCGCCGTCAAAACGCTTAATATGGACTATCCTATCTTTGAAAAAGGACTTTTCTATTTTGCTAAATAGATTAGGAACGGATGTCTTATAAATGTCTTTTCTACCATAATGGCCTCTGGTAGTAATAAAAACACATAAATTTAAATCGTAATTGCTGGCCATAATTTGAGTTCGTGATTAAAAACTGATTTATTGACTAATTCTTCCATCTTAGTAGGATGAGTATTTTCGTCTCCACCAGTCGCTTTGTTCCAAAAATCTTTCCACCATATAGCCCTCTCTAAGCGGTCATTTAAATTAAGATAACCTAAATGAAAAACTAGAGGATATCCTGCTTCCTGATATGCTTTTAAATTTTCTAAAGATAAGTCTGTAATTAGTGGGTATGTAGGTAATAAATTACCTTGGAAATCTGTAAGTTCATCAGTGCTGGTCTTATTATAATCGGGGCGACCATTAGTTTTTAATCCAAAATTAACTGCTCCGCGCTTTAACCCACGCTTATGAATATACCACTTCCTTCCTATATTAATGTATTTGTTAGTATCCCCAAATAAATCAATAGTCGGAACAAAATAGGAATAATATTGAGGATGATTTAGTAAAATCAAGCATAGATTTACTAGAGTTTCTTTGTCGGCGCTCAAACGCTCGTCTAAATTTTGCTGAATTAAGATATCTCCAGAACAGGCTTGTAAAGCTGAGTTTTCTATTTTACCATAGCAAAGAGGGTCATCGTAAGAAATCTCCGTAGGGACCAGCTTAACATTATCGGGGACACTGTTCCGTAAAACCTCAAGAGTATTATCAGTCGAGGTATTCACTGCGATAACCACTTCGTCCGCAAAGAATAGCCAGTTTCGAATAGCCCCCATATAATCAAAGTTATGTTTGACTATATTAAAGGCCGTGCTATAGATACTGATTTTCATGAAATTAATTAGAGTTTCTGACTATCCCCTTTTTCTATTCTATAGCTATCCGTTTCATAATGAATGGTAGAACATTCAAAAATCTCAGACTCTTCTAGAGCCTCTAACTGATGAGGGTGGCATTGAGGAATTATAATACAATCTCCTTTTTTAATAAAAGTAATCCGCTTTTCAGCATTATCTGGGTCAATTGTAATTAAATTGAATGAGCCGCTAATAACATACCAACTTTCATGTTTAATGTTATGAAAGTGGAGGCTAAACTTTCCCCCTTGATGGAAATGAAGTATTTTGCCACAATAACCGAATAGACTTGAATTAATAATCCAATCTTCCCAGCCCCAAGCTTTTTCATGCCTTTCGGGTTTTGTTACATTAATAACCATACCCTATTATAAAAGGCTATTAGAGAGATTTCAAGAGAAAAAAGCTCCCCCAATTAATTCTTTTGGAACTGCATTGACGGGGGAGGTTTAGTTTTTCGGTCTGTGACCTACTATTTTATATGTCAATGTCTACTATATCTTACACTTTTGGAGCGGAAGTTTCTACTTTTTCTTCAGGTTTTTCTAAACGGTCATCTACTTTATTACCATTTAGGTCAATAAAATCTTTATAAACCTTGGCTTTGGTAGACGCTTGAGAATAGCGATAGACAAAGAAATAGCCTGCGGCACAACCCAATCCAATCAAAAGGATTAATACCTCGTTTCCCACGATTAAAATAGGGAGGACGATAAGCCCAAGTCCCGTAGCTGCAATAACTAAACTAGTGGTATGAGAACCGACAATCGCCCTTAAGGGTAGCCAAAACATAGAAGCTAGACCAAATAACAATAAAGCAACGCCCACAAATTGGACGGGTCTTAAAGAAGCTAGTTTAGCTCCCATTTCTCCAATTACGTTCTTTTGGGCCGCTCCCGAAACCGTTTTCATACTATCCCTAGAAGAAGTCTTCATCACAGCGTTGGAAGCAAGAACGACATTCATAACTTGGGGGGTAGGCACTGGGGGCATAGCTACTGAGCTAGGTTTAGCCTTGGGTGAATTCAAAATAGTCTTTGGGGTAGATTGGACAGTTTGGGGCACTTCAAGCTGTACAACGCTTCCAGCGGGAATTACGAACTCTGTAGATTTTTCAGATGCCCCATCTATCATAGACCTTTCCTTAGGGTCATCAGACTGGACGAGAACCGTTTTAGAGCCAGTTGTAGAATAATGTTCTACCGTTCCGCCTTTAATACGGCTAGGCACGCAACCAACTAAAGGCATAGAAAGAGCGAGGGCTAAAATTAATGCAATCTTCATACCTAAGATTACACTAAATTATCTTTTGAATATAATCCCAAGCTTTATTAAATATAAAGGCGACTACTAGGATACCGCCGTAAACCATGAAACGATACTTAGTTAGCTCTGCGACTTTAGTCGAAAGAGATTGAATCTCGGTTTCTAGCGTTTGGATTCTATTTATTAAGTTAGCTCGCTCTATATTCATAATTCTAGTATCAATTGATTCCATTGTTTTACGTAGAACCCTTACATCATCAATAAGTCCCGGTTTATCTTCTTCCAAATTACCAATAAGTCTTTTTTCAATTTTTTGAAGAATTTGAAGAATTTGTCCTTGACCAGATTCTAGAACATCTACTCTATTAGAAATATCGTTTTCCATAATTAAGGCGAAAAGGTTTGCTTCTCTTCCATATAATCTTGGATGTTGGATAATGTCCCAAACCATTTTAGGACTTTTCCATCATCCCCTATTATAGGTCTTGCTTTAGCCAAGAACCAAGAATACTTCCCGTCTTTATCTCTAACTCGGTGCTCTGTCCTGAAGTCCGTTTTCTTATAAGTATGTGCTGCCCAGATACTTACAACGTGGTCACGTTCCTCTGGATGGATTATATCGCGCCACTTCCAACCTAAAGCTTCGGAAGGGTCGAGACCAGTAAAATCTGTCCATCTTCTATTGACATAAATAACTGCCCCGTCTGGATTTAGAATAAATCCTATTTCTGGTATTGAATTACAGAATAGTTTTAATTCGTCCAATTCTTGACTTTTCTTAAGTTCTATTTGTAATAAATGATTGACTCTCAATAGATTAAAAATACCTATAGAAGACAAAGCAAATAAAACAATTACTCCAGAAAATAAGTCATCTATGTATTTCTCGTTAGTTTCGTAAAGTTTTTCATATAGAAAATGAGCCATCGATATGAGCGCCCAAACAAAAAACATTTGGAAGCCTAAAGAACGGCTTAATTTACTAAAGAAAAAATTCTTTAACTTATCTAACATGTGTATAATATTACACCTGTATTAGATAATTTGACAAGCTCCACCGTAACAACTTCCTTCTTGAGCTAAAGTAGTATTGTCTTCTTCTTCCTTCAGTTTGGTATAATCGACATGTTTAAAGTTAGAAATTATGTCGTTCCACCGCTTTTCATCTTGTTCGTTTACAACGGCTTCCATGGGTGCCTGAGGGTAATCTTTGTCTCCGCTGGCGGAAATAAAAGATACGGCAGTAAAAAACTCTTTATTATCAAATAAGTAGTCAATTACTTTATCCCACTCGTTTTCTCTAACAATAACTGTGCAACTTACGTTATGACTTATTATTTTTTTGTTGCTAGGGCTTATGCCGTAAATGACCCAATTTTGTTGAGTTGATTTAATAAATTTTAAATGTTCAATTGCGGACAGGTCATTCTTAAATATAGCCTTTTTCTTAATTTCTATGGGGAATGTAATCACATCATCAGTATGATTAGCGGACCAAACCGAAGCTTCGCACACATGGGGATTAAGCTTTTTGAAAAACTTATAAACTGGGTCTGTGGTATTAGCCTGAACCCTCCTAAAGTATTTAGGGGCATGATGGGGGTGTATGCCAGAAGCTACGAATGTTTCCCCTTGACTAAGAGCTAATGTTCCCGTGCCCTCAGGTTTGTTGCAAGTAACTCTAGCTGCTGGATTTATCCCAAGCTTTTTAGCCCAAATTTGATTAGTCTTAACTGCCAGATTTGCCATTTCCCTCTGGTTCTCGGGATTTAATAATATATCTGGGTTATCCATCATACCCGTCAAAGAACACCCTAATAAGGCTTCTTCGGAGGTTAGTTCTTCAGCCGCTTTAGATAAGTAAGGAAAATGAGTATACCCCGCCTGAAGAGTCCCTAAAATTGCTTCTCCTTCTACGCATTCTTTAAATTTTTCCACCGTGTCAATTAGAGCCCCATTAGCGCTTGTTAGATTGCACATTTGCATTCCGCAAACCCCATCCGAGGTAACTGGAATAGTGGATATCTCAAAGCATGGATTTAGAAGTTGATGAATATGAGTGACTAGGGCAAATCCCGGTTCCCCAAATTGTCGAGTGCGTTCAATAATTTCCTTTAGTTTACTTTTAGTAATAGCGCTTTTTAGTAGAGTAACACTGTTATTAGAGCGTCCACGCTGCGGATGTATATGGAGCCAACTAATTAAACCGTTCTTTTTTAAATTATCTACTTCAAACTCCTTAAGCTTAACTTCATATGATAGCCCGTCTACTATTACTTTATAAACATAAAGTTGATAATCTACGCCCCCTAAGGTTACCGTGCCATCTTTTTCTATAAATGAATGCTTAGATGCTTTAAGCATCGTTTTAGCATCCATCATATCCATATCATCAGCATCAAACATTACGCTAGTGGCGCTTCTTCGAATTCCCCCCGATAAGACAGCGTCAGCGCAATGCATTAAAATATCGTAAGCGTCAATAGACTTAAGCCTGATTTGGCCTTTATCTTCTATAATATGGTCAAGCAGCTTCTTAATTTTAGTATGTGTATTCTTTAAACCTCGATAACCGGGAGCTTTACCTCCACCAGTTTTTAGAATTGCCCCCTTTTTACGAATTCTAGAATAATCAAATACTATCTTCCTCCCCGTATAGGGTGTATTTCTAAAATAACAATTAAGAAGAGCTTCAACTGAGTCAGACCATCCTTCTATATCATCCTCAATAACATAGGTTAATACTGTGCCAGTTTTATCATCAGCGTTAACTAAATCTGGGAGTCTTTTCAAAAAATATTTGGAAAGTCCAATACCTACACCACAGCCAGCTAATAAAGCATACATAACTTCCGCAAAAGAGCGGATAGAATCTATATGACGCATACAGCAGTTGTATAGCCTAAGCTCATGAGCTTCAATGGCCTTTCCCCCGAATTGCAAAGAGCGCATAGAGGGGATAATTCTTTTTGCCCTGACCAAATCAAAAGCCCATTTTATTTTTTGTTTGTCTTCGTCACTTAGATAAGAATATTTTCTTAAATGCATGTCCTCAAGACGCCCTATGGTTTCTTCCCAAGTCTCTCTTCTTCCAAGCTTCTCGTTGAAGCGACTATATTTACTGGTAAAAATGAAATTCGAAATCTCGTCCGCAAAACTTACAATATCTTTATTCATGGTAATAGGAAATTACATCACGAGACGATACCTCGTGAGAAAAAATAGAAAAATTTACTTAATAAAAAATCGTTCTTTAAAATTAGTGTATTAAAGTTCGATTTCGATTGTGGAGGAAGTCTTTTTCTTAATAAGGTCTGGATGAGGACGCCCTTTTCGCTTCTTGCTGTAGCTATCGTAATACTTCTCTTTTACTGGGTCCTTTCCCATCGTCTTCTCTCGTTTTTGACTTAAGACAGCCGATTCATCCTGCATGTTGCCAAGCGTGCATTTTTTTCTCCCCATCTTATCTACGAAATCCCTTGATGATTCGGGATTTATGTGGGTATCTATGGCAGCTTGAGGCTTAGTAAAAACCCTTTTCCACTCAACCCCATTTTCAAAATAGGTATGCTGGTCGTTCATTCTCTGAACGATATCTTTAGTTTCCCCAGTAAGGGGATTCTCATAAGTATACGAGGGCATGTTAATTAAAAGCTTTTAAAATCTTATCTACCGTTTTCGAATAAGTAAATTCTTCTTGTAGCTTAAGTCCTTCAGTATTAACGGGATGTAAGCGGAACCTCTCTACAGCCGCTTCGCATCCAGCGATAAAGGCGTCTTCATTAAAAATGAAGGTGCTTCCCTGATTGAAGGGACTACCTTGTTGGAAGAACACATTATCATAGACTGGGGTTTTGCCCGAAGGTTGAATCATGACTGCGTTACTAGAGTTAGCCCAAGACTTATAGGCATGAGCATTAAGCACTACCGCATGTTTGCCTAGAGCGAGAGAATGGAATTCTGGTAGTCCGAAACCTTCACCCCCGCTCATAGCCAATATAATATGTCCAGAGTTAAGGTATTCATTATATAGCTCATTACTCTGCATAGAACTAAGAAACTCAATATTCCCGTATCTTTTCCCTCCAAGAAGCTGAGCAATAACGCTTTGGTTTTGTTCTGGGTTTAGAAACGGATTATAGATGGCGCACTGCAAATAATATTTAGGATTATTTCCGTATTTCTTTAGCCAAGACTGAATGACAGGAACGTGATTTTTTCTTTTCTCGAATTTACCAACTAGATTAAAAACAATCCTATCGTCACTAAAACGCTTGCGTTCTTTTACCCCAAAGTTATAGCTGTCAAAAGCTAAAGGCACATATTCCACATTGGTCAGACCTACGTCTTCAAATACTCGCTTACAGTATTCGGAAGTAACTAATACTTTGTGATTATTGTTAATGATGTTAATCTCTTCCTTGGTGGGAGAGTCCAACTCATAAAAGGTCATCAAAACCTGTTTGTCACTGAAAGACTCAAAGCCCCCATTTAAATGCCACAGCTTAAAAATGGGGGTTTTTCTACTATGAGAACTGGGAGCTTTATCCAAGCAAATTTGCAGGGTTCTATTAAAATTTTCATCGGGTTTCTGAGTAGAAATGTCCACAGAAGAGATAGGAAAGACCGAAGGAGTCTCGCCTCTATTGAAAAGCTCCCTTAAAATAGCTATGGAGACGTTTCCAAAAGAAACCGAATTAATAGGGACGTTTAATGCAAATTTGGACATATTATAGCGGAGTTTCGTCAGCTTCAGAAGGTGCAGCAGGTTCAGCAGCAGGGGCAGCGGGTTTAGCCTTAGCGGGTTTCGTCTTGCCCGTCACAGTCGTAGGAGCGCCCTTAGATTCCTTTGGGGGGAGAGGGTCCGACTCATAAATAAAATGAGCGGGGCTAGAAGGACCGTTAGGAGTTTTGTTAGAGAAAGCAATGAAGTTGACTTCTTTTCCATCGACTTCAATTAGCCCAGAAAAATAATCATTTCCAGCTTTGCTTTTCTTAGCCCATATAGAGCCGATTCTTTTTTTATCAAATGTATTAGCCATATTTAAATATTAGTAATGTTTTCTTCCCTTGTCAATGCGTGTTTCAAATATTTCTTAGCGGATTTATGTATATTAATAGCCCCCTGAATGCTTAAATCCAGTTCCTTTGCGATTTCTCTCCAAGGAGCTTCTCTATTTTCTTTATTAAAGTATCTCATTTGGTAGATAGTCTTTACACGCTTATCGTTAAGTTTGTCCAATATTGATAAAACGTATTCCTCTGTTCCATCTTCCATATCGGGATTATAGCTAATAGACTCAGCTTTAGATATTAGCTCATCAGAATCAATAGACACTAAATGACGCCTCTTCCTTAAGACCGATTTAAAATGAAAGACTACTCCAACCCACAGCCAAGTAATAAATTTAGATTTTCCCTTTTCATAAGAAGACGCCGCTTTCCAAATCAAATAGTCTTTATCTGAGTCAAAATCCTTTGAATAATAGCCTTTTTGACCTAATCTAGAAGAAAACCTCTCGTATAGTTTGTAACAAACGGGGGAATATCTGCTAGTTAGTTCTTTAAGACTATCACTAGAAGCGTTATTCTGGATGTCTTCTATTAGTTCTGCGTCTGAGAATTTGCTATAGTCCATTCTTCAATAAGCTTTCCCACTTCTATATCATTGTATTTTCCATTAATCGTAAATACATCACTTTCAAATGGTTCAAACATGTTGTTTGGAACCGCTAATACCGCATTCATTTCTTCCGTATTAGATATAGAATAAAATTGTGCTGTGGGTTTTTCTACTAAGTCTACGTCATAAATCATTATGGAGGCGGCGGTTCTATTTTCTTTAATATTTTTAACTAGATTCAAGGTAAACATCCACCCTTTTTGATTAAGGGCTCTTGTTTTTTCATCATCTAGAAAGCTTTCTCTAAGAAAGACGGGTCGAGTAGGCTTTCTAACAAAAATAAAGACTTCTTTTTTATTGGAGTTGGCGGGTAACTCTTTGCTTGAATTGTCCATATTGATTACTCAAATTACTCAGTAGTGTCCCCAACTTATTGTTAACAAAATAATCCAAATCAGAGGATTGTTTAAAAGTAGGCCAAACTATCTGATAATTACACTTAGCCATGAGCTTAGGGTTATTAATTTCCTCATCCTTGTTGGGGGGCGAAATTATCTGACCCGCTTCATCAGTTCTAGTAACATGGATGAATGTTCCACGATTAACGTTCAGAAGCCAAAATAGCTCATCTTCGGGATAAAAGTCATAACGAATATCTGTGACAACAGCAACCCCGCCATTTCTAATACATTCGTCTATTTTAGGCTGTAACAAGGATGTCCAGTATCTCCCCTGAGACTGCTCTCTCTTAATTTTGCCATAGGCAACTAGTAAGTCCCTTATTAGAGTCTTCTCTTTCGGGTCAACAGTAAATGCGGAGATATTGGTTTTGGACTTTAGAAATTCATTCAAATCTAGTTTTAATTCATCCGCTAACGCAAAGCGAGTAATATAGTCTGGAAATTTATCTTGCAGATACTTACATAAAGTATCTTTACCAGACCGAGCTACTCCACCGATACCAATGACTTTAATCATTTTAATTAGCGTATAAACGTTTTGTATTTCTTGTCAATTAGTTATTTTTCTTCCTCTTTTTCATTTAATAAATACAAAAGAAACTGAATATCCCTCTCTCTAATCTCCAAGGGATTCGCATAGTTTTCAGTTGATTTATTGTAGTCACAAATTTCATTGATGAAGTTTGCTAAGCTAAGCGCGGTATTTGCGGAGATGTTGACTGTTTGCTCCATGCTAGAAAACGGCCTTTTTAAAACCCAATAGTTTTCGTCCTTGACTTTTTGACAAATAACTAATCCCAATTTGTCAAATTCAGACAGGGCAGATAAGATAGATGCTTCGTCAGCAGATGGGTTATCCGAAACATGAGCAATGTCTTTTAGATTTTTTAAAGAAAATGTATCGTTTTTAGCGAACCATTCATAAAGTTTTGAGCAAGATTCTATTGTAGTCATCATTACATTATAGCTGTCTAATCTTTTTTTTCTAAAAAAGCTTGATGGACAGCCAAATATCTATTAATTTAATAATATGAGTGAAACTTTATTAAATAAACAAAGGGGTCGTAGACCCGCAAACATTCAGTGGCCTGATGTTCCATTTACCGTGAACGAGGCCGAACAATACCTTTTAAAACAAGGGGTCAAATTGTCGAAAGTAGGCATCCAAGTCCGTATTAATAAAGACATTAATAAAGGAGTTCTTGTTTTCGTAGAAAATAGAACTGGCTTTAAGGGCGCTCCTTCAAAAATTTATAAACTAGCCGATGCTTAAGATAAATTTTTTAAAAAAACATTCAAACGCACGTTGCCCCGAAAAAGCTAAGGAGGGTGACGCTGGATATGATTTGTTTACCCCAGAAGGCTTTAAGCTAGCGCCATTTGAGAGAAAAATTATTCCCACTGGGATAGCCGTAGAAATTCCCCAAGGATACTATGGCAAGATTTGCGATAGAAGCGGCCATGCCGCTAAACGAGGCATACATATCCTAGCTGGCGTGATTGATTCTGGCTACAGGGGAGAAGTGGGGGTTGTAGCGGTCAATCTGAATGGTAGGGGATGGCTGGAATCTTGGTTATCCGCCATTGCTAAAGATGATTATACAAATGTCTCTATAGACAGATATTTTGGCTCTAGCGACATGTGGGAAGTCAAAGCTGGCGATGCCATAGCTCAAATTATCTTTAGAAAATACGAGGACGTAAATTTTGAAGAAGTTTCCGTATTATCCGATAGCCAGAGAGCAGAAGGAGGATGGGGACATTCTAGGAGTTAAAAAAATTCTCTTGGATTTTCCTTAAGTGCGTGTAAGAATAGCTTGAATGTCAGATATCACAAATGCCGTAATTGTTTAAAAAAGATTGCGGCATTTTTTTGTTCTTTTAAAGCGGTTGTAAATGAACCGCGCTGTTTCCCGAAGACAGCTTAAACAAAACTGAGGCTTTGACTCGTCAGATTTGGCTGGAACCGAGGGAAGGTTCCATGGGAAGCTATATGGTCGCGAGGTAAAATAAAGACAACTCTCTAAGGGGCAGGCAAATAGCTTGTAGGCGGAGAGGATAAAGTGAGATTCAGTATTTTTATTGCTTTACTAATAAAAAAACTATACGCCTAGGGTTTACTCTCTTTCGCCTCATTAAGTCTACTAATGGGGGGAGGGGGGGTTTGGGCAGGGGGTAGGAATGTTGATAGGGCGCTTAATATAGTCTTTATTAATAAAGTACTATCAAACCATTGACATATCCTTAATATCTTGTTATTTTTAGATAATGGATTTAGTTAAGAGAATGTCTTGGCATGAACTCTTCATGCGACACGTTTATTTAATTGCTTTGAAGTCTAAAGACCCGAGGACGAAAATAGGAGCCGTCTTAGTAAAAAACAATTCTATATTCTCTGAGGGCTATAATGGGTTTCCTAGAAAAGTTAAAGACGAATTAAGCAGATATGAGAACAGAGAATTAAAGCAAATTTTCGTTTGTCACGCCGAAACAAATTCTATTTTAAATGCAGCTAGGCTTGGGGTATCAACGGAGGGAGCGACTCTCTATACTCAAGGTATTCCTTGTCATAATTGTGCAAAAAGCATTATTAACGCTGGAATAAAAGATATCTATATTCATAGCCAATGGCCAGATATGGAGTCTTCTGCTTGGAAAGAGTCTGTCGGGTATGCTTCCGTTATGTTTCAGGAAGCTGACATTCCAATATATGCGGTTTCACAAACCCTTAATTTAGAAGGATTTAACGATGGAAAGGTATTTAATGTATGATGCACACTTGTAAAACTTATACTGCTACTATTTACTGTGGTTTAAAAGAAGGATATGATGGAACCACATATGCGCTAACTTTCGCGGAACAACTTTGTTGGAAATTTGTTAATAAAATTGGTTTATGTGTTACTGTAACTCCTACTAAGTTCTATTATAAGGATGGATACGAGGATGGAGTAATAGTTGGTTTAATAAATTATCCTAGATTTCCTGTTACAGAACAAGTTATCTACGAACGGGCGGTTGAGCTAGCGGAAATTTTAAAAGATGAGCTTCGTCAAAATCGTGTAAGTATAGTTTTTCCCGACAAGACGATTATGTTAGGAGACAAATAATGGAGTATAATCTAAATTATAAAGACGTTTTATTGATACCGAAGTATTCCGAGCTTCCTTCTAGGTCTCTAGCGGATACTAGAGCAAGTTTCTGTGACTTTTTATTTAACCTTCCCGTTGTTCCTTCTAACATGCAAGATGTTATAAATGAGGATGTTGCTAAAGAACTGTCGGAAAGCGGATATTTTTATATCATGCATCGTTTTAATCCTCCCGAGTTAAGAGAGATTATAGCGAGTGGACAACTACAACAAGATGTTACTTATAAGTTAGTATGTATGGCTAACTTGTTAGACTTGCCCTTGATTAGTATTAGCACTGGAGTAAACGAAGACACCCAAAAAATCTTGAGTCTCATAAAGTCTGAATCATACCGAGTTGATTTTATTACCATTGATGTTGCCCATGGCCATCATATTAAGGTAGCCAAAAGGATAGAATATATTAAGAAAAACTTCCCAGAAACTAAGGTAATAGCTGGCAATGTAGCCACTTACGAAGGATACAGATTTTTAGTAAAAGCTGGCGCTGATGCCGTTAAGGTGGGAATAGGCTCTGGACGTATTTGCAGCACTAAGATGAAGACTGGGTTTTCCATGCCGATGTTTTCATGTGTGCAAAACATAGTATCGCAGAATGCTTATTTTATGCATCCTCAAATTCCTATAATAGCCGATGGGGGTATTGAAGATATAGGGGATATTAATAAAGCTCTAGTAGCTGGAGCAGATATGGTTATGTGCGGGGGGCTTTTCGCTTCGTGCTCTGATTCCCCAGCTAAGAAAGTCGGAAATAAGAAGCTTTATAGGGGCTCTACTTCGTATGAAGCTACACAATCTAAATCTAATGTAGAGGGATTTGCTATTGAATTAGACTCTTCTTCTACTATTAATCAAAGAATGCAAGAGATTAGAGACGGAATAGCCTCTGGAATTAGCTACGCAGGAGGCAAAGATTTAAAATGTTTTAAAAATAGTGACTGGATTGTATGCAAATAAATTACATTTATGGAATGGGTTCGGGCAATACCGATGATTTTGATGATGTTAGCGCAGAAGTAATAGAAAAACAAAAAGAACTAAATGATTTATGTAAGAAGTATGATATCGTATGCTTTTCTGTGACTTTTCCTAATAAATATCCAAATGGCTTTTTTAGTCAATATTATTTTTATACGACTGACCCTAATGATGAAGAGTATAAGCGGTTTCTAGAAAGAAGAGATAAGATGTTGGATTGTTTTAATGCTCAGATTTATCGATTAACAAACGGAGAATACTGTATTTCAAAAAATAATGAACGCAATTGAATTATATCACCAAGACGGTAAGTCCGCTGGTATTTATTACTGCGAGAAATGCCGTATCGTAGCTCGAACTAAAGAACAGGCGGAAGAGTGTTGTTCTCCTAGGAAGTGCAAATGTGGAACTATTTGTGAAAAAGGATACTTCCAATGTCGCCCTTGTATAGAAAAGGAGCGGGAGGATAGAGAAAAGGCTCGATTTGAAAAGGCTGAAAAGGTAACTTCTTGGGACGGATGGGTTTACTGCGATGGTCTAGGATGGAATAACAACTTTTCTGAGAACTTGGATTCTTTTCTAGAGCTTTGCGAATATGAAGAGTGCGATATCCCAGAATACGTCTGGGCTTGTAACAAGATACACTTCTGTAACTTCGATATAGATAATGAGTTACAGCGCATATCCGAAAACTCTTATGAAGATTTTGATTATGAGAGTTTTAAGGGAATAGAAGAGTTAAAAGCAGCTATAAATCATTTTAATGAGATAAATTATAATTTAGTTATGTATGAGCCAGATTATACAAAGGCTGTTTTAATCCCAAAACAAAGTCTTGCCAATCCGTAAAATTACCCATAATATTTGATATGGACACTGGAACAGGACGAATCATTGTCATAGAAGATGACGAGGCTGCGGATAAGCTCAAAAAACTAAAAGAGCTTAACGTCTCCCTAGGGAAAGAAAAGGGAAAGCTAGTAAAGCTTAAGAGAGAGCCTAAGGATAATTGTAAAAAGTGTCATGGACGGGGCCATATTGGTATTAATATAAGAACTAATGAATATGTTCCCTGCGATTGTGTTTTTGATGGAAATTTATGAAAAAAGTTATTGCATTATCTGCTCTTCTTGTAGCGTTTAAACTGTCAGCGGCTACAAATAATTTATATTACGATGATTTCTCTACAGACGCTAATACGTCTAGATGGAGTAATACCGCTGGGAGTTGGTCTATCACAGATGGTATGCTTAGAGGGACTGTTCCCGATGGTTTCTCTTACATGTATCTCGATAGCTCTTACAGCAACTATACGGTTGAGGCAAGGGTTAGGTTTAATACTCTCGGCTATTGCGCTGGAATTGGCGTAAGACTGAATTCCACCAATGGAGCAAACTATAGCATGTGCATCTATGGAGATTCTATCGATGGTAGAATCACTTTAGAGAAATATTCCAACTGGGATACTTGGGAAGTTCTCGATACTAAATATTTCGCCAGCGTCGGAACGGAATGGCACACCATAAGGGTAGAAGCCACCAACTCCAATATAAAGACGTATCTTGACGGGACACTTGTTGCGAATGTAACGGATACCTCTTTGAGCGAGGGTCGCCCTTTTGTGACTGTCTATACCCACGCAAATCAAGCATACTTCTTTGACGTTGATACCTTTAGTGTATTCAGTTATATTCCATCGTCTCCACCCCCCAAGAAAACGAAGGTCTTATTAAATTGGAGCCCAGAGATTAATTCTACTTACGATATCTTTACGACTACCAATTTCTTAAATTGGGCTTTTTTAACTAATACTGTTACTAATTCAGCGAATTTTGATATTAATGCCCCCATGATGTTCTTTAAGGTCATTGCCAAGCAGAATGAGCCTTCAAACGATGCTGGTGAAGTTACCCTAGCATGGAATTATAATGTTGACCCTAACCTAACCTCGTATCGTGTTTACTGTGGCACTCATACTGGTTCATACTCACAATCATTGGATACTATGTCAAATCCGTTCACGGTCCAGAATTTGATTCGTGGAGTCCAATATTATTTTACTGTAACTGCCGTAGTTGGAGAAGTATTAGAAAGCGATTATGCGACAGAAATATCTTATACGCCACCCTTGACTTCTACTAATACGGTCAGTTTCCCAGTAAGAAACCTAAAGATTGCGTCCTACTAATATGTTATCTTGGCATTTAGCTTTAGTCCTTGGGGTTACGCTATTCTTCCTATTTCAGATGTTTCGCCCCTATCAGCGTTCTGGCGACTTTGATTTTGGAATGATATTCAGGCTCTTCTGGTTCTTCCCCATGGCTATTGTTTGGATTATCTATCTTGTTATTTTACTAGTATTAAAATGAATGGAAAAGGCGATAAGTGGCGGAAAACTGATTATACAAAATATCGAAACGGCTTTGAAGAAATAAATTGGAGAATGAATAAACACTTTGTATTACCGAAAACATATTTTATAGGCTATACAGCCGTAGATTTAGATGCCCTAACAGAGTATTTAACTGACACTGACCAGCTTGAATTTCTTCAAGATATAAAGGAAGCCCAAGATAGAGGACTAAATGGGGGAGAGATTCTATGTAGCTTCTATGCTAAAGCTTGCTATTCTTCCCTAACCACGAAAAAGAATAAGAATATCTCTAAGACTAGGGATATTTATAACAATATAATAGGTATTTTAGATAGTGGGCATGGGAGTGTTTTAGAGCACTGTAACCTGAACTTCATGGTAACAAACTGTAGCAGGATTTTTACTCATGAATTGGTTCGCCATAGGGTAGGAACAGCCTTCTCTCAAACTTCTGGGCGCTATGTCAGGAGCGACGTTTTAAATGTCGTTATTGACCCTATCCTAGAGCCAGCTTATGATTTAGTGGAAGAGGCGAGAAAATATCTCGAAAGCTGGTATAAGAGAATGGAAGAGCGTTTGGGCATTGAACAAGTAAAGGAATTCGCTCTTAAGAAGAAGCTGACGAGTGCCATGAGGCGGATGCTTCCCAACGGTCAAAGCAATGAAATGGGTGTAACCTTGAACATTCGTTCGCTCAGACATACTATAGAAAATAGGACTAGTGAACACGCCGAATGGGAAATAAGGTATATTTACAATCAAATCTATAAGCTAGTAAAGGGTAAATATCCAGTTATGTTTATTGACGCTCAAACAGAGACTAAGGACGGGCTCTTAGAAATTAAGTTTAAGAATAGGAAAGTGTAGATGTATATTAAGAGTTATATTCCACTAACAGCTACTCGTAAGAACCCAAATAAGGTTCACATTTTCATGTGCGACTTATGCGGGGAGGTAAAAGAAGCGAAGACTGCCTATATTCCTCGTGCTAAGAAACATAAATGTAAAGAATGCCACGTTAAATATACGAGTGAGTTGAATAGTAAACCCGTCACTCTACAGAACTTTAAAGATGGTCGAGTAATTAGCGCCAAATCAATTACTAAGTTCTGTAAGAGCGTAAAACTGGGAAGGAATGCTAGGTTCCATTTTGCAGACATTCTTAATGGTAAAAGGTTCCACCATAAGGGGTGGCACTTGCCGATACCTAAAGTCACTTACTGGCTTCAGGATATTAATGGTCATACATATAAATTTGACAATTTTATCAAGTTTTGTAAAGAATACGGCAAGTCTCCTACTAAGATTAAGATGTTACTAGATGGCAAGATACCTTATTATGCAGGCTTGTTCTTAAGCGGAAATCGCCCAAAAAATGTGAAACCAGAAAGACGCAAATATGTGGTTACTTTCAAAAAGGGGCGTAAGAATGTTAGCTCTGATAATATAGCTGAAATAGCTAGAGCAATTGATAAAAACGTAGATTATAGCGGATTTAGAAAGGCGGCTCTAGGACTGTTATTAGCTCACAAGGGGTGGAGAGTATCAAAAGTTACCCCTCATAGGTTAAAGAAGCTTTATGTCAAAAAATAAACTAAAAATATTGTGGATGTTTCATGCGTGCTGGGGGACCTTCTTTGTTTCGGAAGATGGGGAAAAGCTAGTAGATTATATCCATGAAAACGATGGGGACTTTAGGACCGAATACATGAGCGGCATAGTTGAGTATTTTGGTGGAACTGTCCAACATCTAAACTTCGAACAGCCCGAGGAAGCGGAAAGCGAAGAAGACTATACTACTTACTTTGAACTTTGTCAAAATGAAATCAAAAAAGCAATCAAAAAACATGTCAAGTAAGCAGTCAAAGGAATATGTAGTTTGTAACGATTGGGATGATACTACGTCTTACGTGCTTGTATCAGAGGATAATGTATTAGAGTATCTTGAAGAAAATATTCATCCCGAAACGCCCTTGGACTCTATTCATATTTATCAAATAATCGATTCTGGGCTTAAGGTCACCCGAGAACTCAAATTAGTAAAGGAATAAATGGCTTACGTAAAATATTGGCATTGTCACGATTGTAGTAAGATTACTATGCATGTCAATGGGAAGTGTTCTCAATGTGAGTCTAGAAAAGAAGAAGGAGCCTATAAAGATTATAGAGCACGTAAAGATGCCCTCTCTATCGAATTGAGGCTTAAGGAGATAGAGGATTGGATGTATCGGCACGAGAAGGAATTTGCTAGTATAAAGTCCGATTTTGGGGCTTTAGGACTACATCATATAGGATAACATGAAAAAAGAAATTATAGACATGATTATATTGTTAAATGGAAATTTTATTCCACTTACAATTTTTGCTGATGACAAAGAGAAGCATGAAGAGATTCTAAGGCAAGCCATCAAGAACGGAAAAGATGACCCATCTTTCTATGTAAAGCCAACTCCTGATGTTTTTATTTTTACTAAAAATATCGTGGGGTGGTATTTTCGACCTAAACAGACTAGTCCAGCGGATAAAATGCTGAACTTTTTAGATAAAAAATTACCCGACCTTAACGAGGGGGAAGATTGGAAGTCTTAATTTCATCTTGTATTTGTAAAAAGTTTTTATAAAATATGGGAATGGAAACACATTATCGGTTAGAAATGATAAACACAATTCCTGATTCTATAGGGTTTTATTGGTATACGGATAAGGGAGAACACACTCCATGTGTTTTAGAAGTTACTAGAGCCAAAGGAAAGCTTTGGGCTAACAACGAAGAGTTCTGTTTTCAGATAACCAAGAAAGACTGTAAAGGAACTTATTGGTGTAGAATTCCAGACCCCTATTTTGAGGGGAAAATAGTCAAACCTATGTCCTTCTAATGACTACTGTCGTTAATCTTAGGTTCGCCCCATATGATGTTTATATTGGGCGAGCGGGAAAGGGGCAAGATGGATATTACGGTAATCCCCATCCCATAGGATATTGTCGGATATGTCGGACGGTCCATGATAGAGCGTCTGCTATAGCCGCCTTTAAGAAAGACTTCTTAGAGAGAATAGAGAAAGATTCAGCTTTCAGAAAACGTGTAATAGAGCTTAAGGGTAAGAGATTGGGCTGCTTTTGCGCCCCCGATTTATGCCATGGAAATGTTTACGTAGAGTTTCTGGAAAATGAAGTGTAGAATATTATTTGTTTTATTGTGGCTGTCGTTAGCTGTTCTAGCTGAGCCAGTAATAGATACGACTAATCCTAACGTAAGGCTTGGGTGGAAGCCTAGTCCGAGCGCTAATGTATCAGGCTATTATCTTTGCTGGGGCTATCAAAGCGGCCAAAATACTAATAGATTGGATGTAGGAAATGTGACAAATACGGCTGTTGGTGGATTGGTTTATGGACCCACTTATTATTTTGTAGTAGTAGCTTATAGTTCATTTGGCGACGAAGCGCCACCTTCTAATGAAGTTTACTGGTCTATTCCTAAGGCAAAAATAAGGACTACGCGGGGGCTGAAAGTTGAACCTTAAATTTTTAAAAAATAAAAAAAAGTGGCTCGAATTCAAAACCATAATGGAAAATCGCATAGCCGATGTCCCACATAAGGATTCTCTATTAGAACCAGAGGAATTTCCCTGTTTTGCAGTCGCTACGGTCACAAATAAAGGGCTTTTTTGTATTGATTACGGTTTCATTTACGAAAAGGATTTTAAGCGGTTGACTTCCAAAAAATAATTGCTAGACTTGGGTAGTGTCTGCTAAAGTCAAAAAATTATTCAAAGACCTTCAAAAGGCAACCTGCCCTGAGGATGTATTTGGGGAATTGGAAGTCCCACAGAATGAGTCGCTAGATGTAGCTTATAGAGATTGGGCTAAAAAAGTCCATCCTGATTTATGCTCAGATAAAAATCTCGCGCATGAAGCTTTTACTCTTTTGGGTAAGTTTTTAGAACAAGCCGAACAAAAAGTAAAGGATGGTACTTATGGAAATAAGAATGTCCTTTCTGAAGAAGTCGTAATATCTTCCAAAACAAGCACTTACAACATTACCACTCTTTTCGAGTCGGGGGATATTTCAGATATTTTTGATACTAAGCAGGGGGTTTTGGTTAAAATTTCTCGTAGCCCATCTAGTAATGATTTGCTTCGCAACGAGGCAAGTATCCTAAACTGGATAAGGAATGAGTCGCCCTCTAAAGATTTAAAGGTATTAAGACATATTCCCGTTCTAAGAGATTCATTTGTATTAGAAGATTCAAATAAAGTCAAATTACAAGTTAACGTTTTAGATAAGCATGAAGGCTACTACTCTTTACAAAAAGTTCTGGACAACTACCCTAATGGGATTGACCCTAGGGATGCTGCTTGGATGTTTAATAGAACTCTGTCTGGTTTGCTCTGTGCTCATCAAGCTGGCGTCGTCCACGGGGCATTAAATCCATCGCATATTATTATCAAGTCGGGGGATATAACCGATACGGAAGTTCATAATGGTGTTATAGTTGGATGGTCTCATTCCGTCAAAGTCGGGGACAAAATAAGGGCCATCTGCCCTGATTATAAGGACTATTGCGCTCCTGAAATTTTGACTGGACTTGTAGCAAATTTCGGTTATGATTTGTATAGTGCTGCTACTTGTATGGTAGCACTGCTTGGGGGAGACCCGAGCACGAAACAGGTTCCTAATTCGGTTCCGAGGGCTATAAGAGGATTGCTTAAGGCGTGTTTCTTAGGTTATAAGCATAGAAGCCAAGATGTTTGGGAACTATATCAGGATTTTCAGAAGATTTTAACGGCTCTTTACGGTGATAGAAAATTTAGAAAACTAGAAATAAAATAATATGGGACATACATCATATGACGGTGATACATATACTGCAAGAGTGAGCTATCATAGCTCTACTGGAACAGATATGTTTACTCATGACAGCGACATTCGGAGCGGTAAGGCTGCTGCGGCTGTTCACGAAAAATTAGACCCTTCGAAGTTAAATTCGGCGGGTAAAAACGTTCGAGAGTCAAGGGATAGTAAAGAGCACCCTAATAGCCGTGCTATAGCCGTGCTATTTGACGTAACGGGCTCTATGAATACTTTACCTGTTCTTTTCTCCACCAAGCTTAACTCTCTTATGTCTGCCCTCGTTAAAAAGGGCTACGTAGAGGACCCTCAAATTCTATTTGGGGCTATTGGTGACGCCACTTGTGATGCTGCGCCTCTCCAGATTGGCCAATTCGAGGCGGGAAATGAAATGGTCGATTGGCTAACCCTGATTTATAAAGAAGGGGGTGGAGGCGGTCAGCAAACAGAAAGCTATGAACTAGCTATGTATTACATGGCTCGCCATACCGAACTTGACTGTTTAGAGAAGCGTGGAGACAAGGGATATCTTTTTATCATAGGGGACGAAACTCCTTACGCTAAAGTCAAGTATACTGAGATTAAGTCTATCATTGGGGATGACGTAAGCGAAGCAATTTCGACAGAGAGTATTCTCCAAGAGCTTCAACAGAAGTATGAGGTTTTTTGGATTATGCCCGAAGGAGGAAGCTACTTCAATAACAAGCATGTCAATGACACCATGAAGAAACTCATGGGTCAGAACTTCCTCAAATTGGCTACCCCTGAAGATATTGTTGAGTTTATCGTATCTACAATCGGATTATCCGAAGGATATGATATCAAGGATATCAAGGATGACCTTAAGGATATTGGTGCTGATGCTGGAGCGGTTGACCGTTCTTCTTCAGCCTTGGCTAAGGTTACTAGCAGCAAGTCGGTTAAAAAAGTTGCTAAAGTCTCTGGTAAGTTGCCCAAGGGCACTAAAAAAGATTCTGTTACCCGCGTGTAATAGAGGTTGGGTTAGTTGTGCATGTTGGTGGGGGCGGGTTTCGAAAGAGACCCGCCCTTTTTTAAAAATATGGCTAATTGTGCTTTTATAACGGTAGATTGTGGATTTGGCGATTGTGGCAAGGGAACTTTCGTAGATTCCCTAGTCCGCAAATACAAGTCTAATTTAGTAGTTAGATATAGTGGGGGAAGCCAATGTGCTCATAGGGTTGTTTTATCAGATGGTAAAACGCATGTTTTTTCTCAATTTGGAAGCGGGACTTTAGTAGCTGGAACTAGGACCCTGCTTTCAAAACATGTATTAATTAATCCAGTTGGCTTGTTGGTAGAAAATCAAAAGCTAGAAGAATTGGGTATTACCGATTGCTTCAAGAGAATGTTTATTCATGAAGAGGCTTTGATAACAACCCCTTTTCATAAAGCTTATAATAGGATTTTAGAGAATAGTCGGGGGGATGGAAGACACGGTTCTTGCGGCATGGGTATTGGTGCCACTATGCAAGACTTTCTTAGCAACCCCAATCTCGTTTTGAGGTTCAAGGATATTAAGAGTCCCACTTTACTAATGGAGAAGCTGATAGGAGTTAGGTCTAGGATGTTCGAGCTAGCTTCTAAGGTTAGTAAAAATGATAAGAATTTCAATACTTTCAAGTTGTCTTTAGAGGATTTAATAAGTAATTATAAAACCGTTGCCAATAGCGTTGTTTTGCTTGATGATGAAATGTCAGGCTTGTTAGTCAAAACTTCCGAACATCCTATATTCGAAGCGGCACAAGGGATAGGAATAGACGAAAACTTTGGGTTCTTTCCTCATACTACTTGGACTACTGTTACCTCTAAGAATGCGGAAGAGATTTTGAAGGGATGCGATTGGACATATCCTAAGAAAACAATAGGAATTACGAGGGCTTATACAACTCGGCATGGCGCTGGTCCGTTAGTTACTGAAGATGAACAGCTTACGGATATTTTGCCCGATGATTTTAACAAGAAAAATGAGTTTCAAGGTGGATTTAGAGTCGGTTGGCTGGACTTAAATCTACTAGCTTACTGTATGGAGGTAAATGGGGGGATAGACTACTTGGCTATTTCTCATTTAGATAAGCTTTCATTAAAGAAGAGTTGGAAGATATGTCTCAGCTATTATGATAAGGTTGAGTGGGAGCTTCATTCGTCTCCTACTACCAATATTGCTTATCAAAGCCACCTTACCGAGAGAATGAATGGTAGTAAACCCAAATATGTTGAGTTGGGTAATACAGATATAATTAGTTTTATAGCTAACTATTTGGAAACGCCCGTCTTAGTAACCTCTAAGGGACCTACTCCCGAAGATAAAAATTGGCTACTAGATACAGAAAAAGCGTGTAAAAACGTCTGATGAATAAAAATCAGGCGAATTCCCGCATGTTGGGAAAACTCGTAAAAGTTGTTGACCCCGAAGGGGATTGGGCGGGGGAAGTCGTTGGAGTTAAAAACGAAGATACTTTTCTTGTCAAAAGAAATGAATTCGTTATAGAAGTAAGTATGTTCGACATCCGTAATCCTTGACTTCTCAAAAAATTCCGCTAGATTAGGGGTAGTGAATACGTTTTTACCCCTAGAATCTTTTACGGAGTCTGCGAAGTGCCTCGATAACCAAAGGCTGACTAAACAAGTCTTTGAAGCTAAAGAAATTTTCTACACTATTACGGGTAAATCCGAGGGCTGGAAGAATCATCCTTGTTGTGTCCAGTGGAGGGGTCATGGAGGCTTTCTTGTCTCTTATGGCAAAGCTATTGCGGAGGAAGCTCTTAGCAGGGGTATTCAGGTCCAAGAATATGTTGAATTTTTCAAGAACGAAGTTTCTAAATCTTGGATGGGCATAGCCCCTTGGTGGTTGGGAGACGATAGATTTCATTCTTCGCACCGTAGTAAGCTTTTATTTAAGGGACGTTACGACTCTGTTTGCGCTGCCATCAAGACGAAATTAAAAATTAAAAAAATAAACGATTGGCTTGAAGCAAACGGCTATCCCTATAAAAACAAGCTAGACCAGATGCACGTTAAGAAACTAGAGCATTTCTGTAGTGAGAATGGAATTACTATTGGCCAGAATTGGTATCTAAAGTTTGGTTGGGGCGAAAAAGATGATTTACCGTATTTTTGGCCTAGCAAAGCCGTTGACAAAGTAAAAATTCCTGTTAGTATTGAAAATGAGACGCTAACAGCAAACTAAAAAAACAAGGTTAACAAACCTCGCATACAAAATGCGTCTCGGATAAAAATATGAGCAAACTAATTAAAGCTATTAAGAACAGTAAGGCACCTAAGACCGTTACTAAGATTCACACTATGACTCAAACCGAAAATGGAGCTATCACTCCTTCGACTTCTAAGAGCAGCTTGGTTGATTTCTTTGCCTTGGGTGGCGCATTGCGAAATACCCCCGAAGCTAATGTTCTGAGCTTATTCTCCAACGCTTTCAACGAAGATAAGTTGCTAGCTACTAAGATTGCCTTTTACTTCCGTGATGTTCGCGGGGGTCAAGGACAACGCAAGGCTTTTCGCACTATGCTAAGCTGGTTGGCGAATAACAATCCCAAAATTGTTGTTCGAAACTTGGCTAATGTAGCCGAATTTGGTCGTTTTGATGACCTTTTTTGCTTATTTGGCACTAAGGTAGAGGATGAAGTTACCTCGTTCTTAGTTAAGCAAGTTAAAGCTGATTTGAAGCTTATGAAGAAGGGGGAAGCTATTTCCCTGTTGGCTAAGTGGATGCCTTCTGAGGGTTCTTCGGAGGCTCTTATTGCTAAGAAGCTTATGAAGGCTTTGGATATGTCTCCTAAGACTTATCGCAAGATGCTTACTTCCTTAAGGAAATACCTTAACGTGGTTGAAGTAAAGATGTCTTCCAAGAATTGGAACGAGATTGACTATGAGTCTGTTCCTTCTCGCGCCAGCATGATTTATCGAAAGGCTTTCGGCAAGCATGACCCGATTGGCTATACTGCTTACCTTGGTAAGGTAGCTACGGGCGAAGCTAAGATTAATGCGTCTGTGCTATATCCTCATGAGCTAGTCCAAAAGGCTCAGTCTGGAGTAGACCCTACTGTTGAGTTGCAGTGGAGGGCTTTGCCTAACTACTTAGAAGAGAATCCTCACAATGGTCTCTGCTTGGTAGACGTTTCGGGTTCTATGGCTGGACAGCCGATGTTGGTTAGTGTTGGTCTAGGCATCTATATGGCAGAAAGAATTGAGGGTTTCTTCAAGAATCACTTCATTACTTTCGAGGCTAGCCCTAGCTTATTGCAAGTGCAAGGAAGTTCTTTAACTGAGCGGGTTTTGAACGTAATGCGTGCCCCTTGGGGTGGAAACACTAACTTACAGGCTGCGTTTGATTTGATTCTGAATGCTGCTGTAGCGAATAAGGTTCCTAAGAAGGAAATGCCTGACGTATTGTATATCCTGTCTGATATGCAGTTCGATAAGGCTTGCGACAATAATAGCAAGAGTAATTTCGAGACTATCAAGCAAAAGTTTGATAAGGCTGGATACAAGGTTCCTCATGTTGTATTTTGGAACTTGGACGCTAGAGTTAATACGGGTCAATCGCCCGTTGAAATGGATGAGCGCGGAGCAACCTTAGTTAGTGGTTTCTCTCCCTCTATCTTTAAAACCGTCCTATCGGGTAAGAACTTTACCCCTTATGACACGATGATGGAAGTTATTGGTCAGGAACGCTATAACAAAGTGACTGTGTGAACATAGAGCCAAGTACATCCGAGAAAATAATAATAATTGTTTTTTGGTTAGTTATTATGCCGTTCATAGTGCTGGCTTGGCTCTTTTTTTCATTTTTTTAATTTATGGGACTACAAGACGATACAGATATTGTGACTCCTGCGGCTAAACCCGAAGCAGTCGTTGAACAAACGCCTCAACTATCCGAAACTCTGAAGATGGAAGTGGCAAAGATAGTTAATGTCGATGACATTAAAGAAAACTCGATTATCTTCCTTAGGATGACTACGGAAGAGGTAGACGTGAATCTAGCTTTGGCTTTGCGCGAAATTGCGAATCGCTACGGCGAGACTCTCAGGGCTAAGAACTGTACTATGCTTTTAATTGGCAAGGGTAATGAGATTTTTACTCTTGACGAAGAGCAAATGAATAAGTTTGGTTGGTTCCGCAAGGGACTGATTATCACATGAGCAACGTCTTTGTAGCGCCCAAAATCAAAGTTGGGTTTCAAGAACGACAGGGAACCTTTACGGGTAAGCTTGCTTACGTCATCTATTATGATGAAAAAGGTAAGCTCCGTAAAGAGAAAAGCTGGGAGTCTTGGAGAGACAAAAAGATAGAGCCCGAGGAATTCGAAAACGTTCCTACAGAAGGCTTTACGATTAATAAGGATATTAAGCGCTACAACGGCGAATGGTTTAGCTCTACCCGAACTATGATTCGGGTTCATGACCCCAGAGGCTTTGAGTTCGAGGTTACTACTGAGAACTTAATTGGTATTTTAATGCATACTAACTGCTTAAAGAGAGGCTTAATCGGTCAGTTTGTTTATGCTTGGGTAGGCCCCGAATTAGTCTTATTGCCCACTACTAGCGAAGAGTATCAGAAAGCAGTTAAATATACGTCTGGATTAGCTAAGAAAGTCAAAGCTAAAGATTTGGTAGCTGGTATCTCTTACAAGACTAAGAGACAGGGGGACGTTATCTTTATTGGGCGCTTTAATTGGTATGAGTATAAAGGCAAGTATTACTCAAAAGTTGGGTCAAGACAGGAGTCAAAAGTATTAGTTTTTACAGATAATGACGGGGAGTCATTCTTTTATAAAACTTCCGTTGAGTTTCTTTCGGAGCCTAATTCCGATGTTCCCGTAAGTAATTTAGCTGAATTAGTAGAAAAGTTTAATAGCCATGCTTACGCCAATAAAATCGTGAAGTATGAGTTTCGTCCCGTTGATTTTGACCCCAGCACAGAAAAGAAATGGGATTATTATATCACCCCGAAACGTTCTACTTATTTTTGTTTGAGGGATAAAAATTCGAAGACCTACGGTGAGGCGGGTATTAGCGTTGAGACTGGCTACGAAGTTAATAATGAGACTGGAAAAGGAACTTATGTATTTAAGGGCTTCTTACTAAATAATGAGGGCTCTACTTGTCTTAAAGAAGATACGGGTGAAGTTTTACAAAATCCTCGTGTCTCTGGCTGGACAAGTTATCAAAGAAATACTTCCCATTCCCTCGAATATATGCAGAGTTTGAAATTTTTTAATCTTTATATTATTTTTGAAAACGGCAAAGAGCAATGTATTCAGTCGTTAAGAGAATTACTACACTAAACATATGGACAATACCGACAAGCTGGTTCTAGACCTTCTTAAGAAGGTAGAAGATAAGAAGCAACAAATTGGAAATGCGGAGCGCCCTTCTTGGGCTACAAACTGTTCTTTTAGATTTGACCCAAATAGTAATGCTAGCGTTAATATACAGACCGTTAGAGAGCTAGAGCAGTTGGTGGAAATTCACGCTTTTCTTACCTTTAAGGCGGCTGCTTATAATCAGTCCTTAGCTGCGTTAGGCTTAAAAGGTAATGAAGCCCCCTTTAAGTGGCTTGGGTTTACTTATGAGCAGTGGGTTTTCGACATTCAGACCCGCCTTAACGGTCTTAGAATCAAGTCTAAGCGTGATGAGCTAGCCAAGCTGGAAGAGCGCGTTAATGCCCTTGTCAGCCCCGAGCAGCGCAGGGCTATTGAGATTGCCAAGCTGGTTCAAGAAATCGGACAATGAACCCACTAACGACTAATACCGATTGTGATTTTGCAAAGTTTTTTAAAGAACTGGGCTATGATTACAGTTGGGATTTCTCTAAGAGGCTTGGCGAGGAATGGCACGAGCTTTACGAGAACGAAGAACTTGTCTTTCAATGTGATATGAGGATTCCTTTACAGCAAGTCATTGATGATATGTGTGTTGAGGAAGAATTCGATTGTGGTTACTTTATCGCTGGTGGGACCCAAGAAACCTACGATGATTTGTGCAATCGGGTGAGAAAACATACTGGTAAAACGTGGAAAACCCTTAAAGACAGGGAAGAAGATAAGAAAAGTTTAGCCGTAACATCTTGATTTTGAATGGTTTAAAGATTTTCAAAAAAAGTTCTTGAATTTTTCGAAATTGCGTGTAAGATTTAAATAGAGTGAAAAGTATTTTAACAGTGTGTGACGCGAATTCTACCCAATCGGGGTGGGAACCGTCATTTCTCTATCCAGATATCTTGAGTGGGCCGTAGGATGGAGAACATAGTATAAGGAGCCCACTCGAAAGAGTGGGCTTTTTTGTTGGTTTGAGTTGACTTAGTTAAAATGTTTGATAGAATTTAGATAGATAGAGTTGGGTTTAAGCAAACTCCATCATGCTTTCCCAAGTGCGACAAAAAAGGTGATTGGTCAACTGGTGTTATGCCTGTGATAATGCAGAACCAGATTGGCGATAAAGTAATCTTAGAGGTTAACTAACTATCTACTGATTTGAGGGGTTGAGCAGCATTGTGCGCTCCCCTTCTCTTGAATCGGTTAACCTAGTGGAATGAGATAGACTCCCGAGTAGGGCACGAAAGGGAAGGAACAAAGTGAGTGAAATCCTCAGGAAACTATTTAATGGGCGTATGGTTAAGGACGAATAGCAGAGTCGCATGGCTTAGGACCATGAAGCCTTGGGAGTGCAAGTCTCTCTACGCCTACCAATTTACACTCCGATATAGGTGTTGAAGTAGCATGCAAGTTTTGGGAACTTGTGGGGTCAGTGCGATTCTGACATATCGGACCATTTTCAGCACTATTAGCATAAAAGTGATGCATCAGATTGCCAATCTGGATAAGTCGGGGCAGTACCGATATAGTGCTCCAATTTGTCCATCAGGACGATACAAACCGTAAGTCTTAAAGATGGTAATGTAAACCATGGCCTGATGGTAATTTTTTGCTCCCCTAATTCAAAGAGAATCGTGGGCCTTATAAGCCCAAGTCGCACTAGATGAGTGCCGTGTGTAGGAGCGTTACCTACGGGGAGTACCAATTTTAATCGTTTAGAATATGTTCTTCGGCATGACAGTTATGGCAAAGAATTTCTAAGTTACTAACTAGATTATTTGATTTGTCTCTATCTTTATGATGTACTGCTAATACGCCTAGTAATTTATTGTAACCACAACGATTGCATTTATGAGGAAGGTTTTCTAGAGCAATGCGTCTATATGTTTCTTTGCAAGAGCCTGTTCCGTAATGCGATGGGTGGATATCGGTAAATTTATTCTTTATTTTTTGAGCCTCGTCTTTACAATGACGAGAGCAAAAGTATATTTTTGATTTACTATTTTTTAACTTAGACAGTGGTCGAGTAAAAGATTCTTTACAAAACGCGCAAAGTAATTTTATAGGGCTATGCCTCATATATTATATTACACGGTTATTCCCCGCGCAAGTAACAATAATTTTGGGCCAGTGACAGAAAAGTGATGTGCCTCCCTTGCAAGGAGTGAGAAGCGGGAGCGTTACCCGCCTGTGTCCACCAATCTTCCATATGTTGCGTGAACAGAAAGCAGGTTGCACTTAGCCCGAGGGATGCAACGTAAATTGGGGTAAGAGTCCTCACTTCGGGCACAATTTGTTCGAGAACAGAAAGCTCAGCTTCATGCTTAACCGTTATGGGTGGAGCGTATCATTATAGAGCAGTAAAAGCCTGAACTAATACCATACAATTTTAAACTAGAGTGGTAGGCTCAGAAACAGCCATCCATGATAAGTGACTCGTCCTTCTCGCACGAACCTGAGCGGAATTAACCGCAGGATGACCCCGAAATCCGATACGAGGGATTTCTCCTACCCTGTTAGTAGCTAATAATAGGATGTAAGAGCCTTCGCGGAAGGGATGAAAGCGTGGAGCTAGCCGTAAAGTCGGCTAAGGGCTACCGAGTAAGAAGCGGCAGACAGAAGTACAATGTTCTGGTCTTTAGCGTAAAAGCAATCTCTAGTTTTTTTAAGTCCCCGTAGCTAAATTACTAAAGCCACTCCCTTCTAAGGAGAAGATTACTGGTGGGAGTCCAGTCGGGGATACCATTTATGAAAGTATTTAAATCTGATTATAAGTTAGATAGTTGGAGTGATGGTTGTGATTATGGATGGGGCGGATGTCACTCTGATATAAAAAGATGCTTAGCAAGAATTCCATCGCTAGAATTCGTAGATTGGAATGAACGCACTAATGATAATCAATCCTTTTGTTTTAGAGTCAATAAGAAAGACTTAGGCTTAGTTATTGCTAAATTGTTGGGCGTTTACTTTCTTCCAATAGAGGCTTATAAAGAAGTTGGTTCTAAAGCCTATTTTTCTTTTGATTTACATTAGGGCATGGCAACCAAGGTGTTGACTAACTCCTACAAAGTTAGTGTCTCGGAGCGTTACCGAAATGCCCTACCAATTTAATGCGGTAGTCGCCTAGATAGTTATGGCGTCAGTCTTCCAAACTGAAATAAGGTCGGTGCAAGTCCGACGTACCGCACCAATTTTTCCTTGTGTTCCGTAAAATTTCTGATATTTTTAAACAATGGACATCAAGTCTATCCAAATCGATAACATTCGCCAATTTGCAAATAATCCTTGCCAATTCATTAATCAGGATTCTCTAAATGGATTGATACACAGCATAGATGAATATGGTTTGAATGTTCCTATCATAGTAAAACCTATAGATGACGAAGGAGAATTTTTCGAATTAATTGACGGAAAGAAGCGTCTTGCCGCATGTAAGGAGCTAGGTTACAAGAATATAGATGCTGTCGTAAAACGTGTAGAAACGGAAGTAGAGCAGTTATTCTTGTCTCTTACTACGAATTTACAAAGAGATACTCTTACCCCCCTAGAGGTTGCCCAATCTATCGAGCACCTTCTAGAGTTAGAGGTAGGCCAGCGCGAAATCGGAGAAAAATTAGGTAGGTCTCAAAGTTGGGTGTGTTTAGTCGCTAAAATTCTTACTTTGGAGCCTGATGTTCAAAAGTTGGCTGGCCCTATGGTTTCCGAAGGAAATCGGCTTAGTTATTATATTTGCTCTTTACTCGTGGGTATTCCCAAAGAAGAACAAGTAAAACTTGCTAACACTATTAGCACAAATCGATGTTCTATTGATGAGGCGAGAAAATTAATAGCGGTGACAGTTAGAGAGAAGGACATTCGCGTTGACGCTGATAAGACAAATAGGCTTCGTCTATTTAATGGGACGTATTCTATTAAGAGGTTTTTAATAAAAACGAATGCATTTCTCGATAATCTTTTATCTGTAGATGCCAAAAAATTCGAAGCTATGTTCGAAACGGCTCCTATAGATTCTCTCCAAGAAATGAAGTCTGCCATAGATGACGCTCAAGACTCTATTAAGTCTTTAGGTGAATATATCGAGTCTATTAGGAAAAGCAAGCTTTCTGATTCGGTTGCCGTAGAATCCTTCAAGAAAAAGGAAAGTAAGGAATACGGGGATGATGAAAAACCGATAGAAGTTAATAAGATTAATCCCAAGACTGCCAGTATTACCATGATGCTCAGATACTTAGGACTGAAAAAGAACGATATGAACCAGCCTAGCCATATGTATGGCAGGAATGGAAAGACGATTCAGGGGAGACTTCGGGCGGGGCCTAACAAGCGTCATCGTTTTTGGAGCCGTCCAATGGAACATAAAGATGTTTTAAAGCTGGCTAAGGAAAAATACATGGAGAGAATTAAGGCTATTCATCCTGATGTTCATAACGGGAAAGTTCATGAAGACCCCGCTGTATTGAATGCGGTTTGGGATGAAGTTCAACATAGGTTTAAGATTCATGGATTTGAGTTGAATAAATGAAAAAGGTCAGTCTTACTACTTCATGTTTTCAACTGCCTAGAATAATCTATGTTCATCTTAGGGAAGTAATTGATATTAGATTACCTTTATATATATCAGTTTTGGGTAGCCCTATAAAAAATGAAATCTTTAAATATTAAGTGCATTGTTCCACAACTTTGGGATAAAATTAGCAGATTCTATGATGAACCCTCTTTTCATTTAGGCCGTTTCTTGATGGTTCAACCTGATATTAGAAATACTATCCATGTGAGTATTTTAGAAATTAGACTTATAGGAAAAATGTTTATGTAAGCCCTGTGCAAGTGCCTAGTCTTGTTCGGTAAACAAGCGTGCGGATTGCAATATCCGATGGGGCTCCAATTTATGGGAGAGCGCTAAACCAATTTAATCGCCCAATCGTCTAAATTAAGGATACCGCTATTGAGCGGAGAAGCGGGAGACCCGCAAGGGCGACCAATTTAATATGAAATCATTGCAAGAACAGGTAATAGAAGAAACGACTAAGGACTTCGTTGGGGCTTTTCCTTCCAAAGAAGATTGCAAGGGCTCTATGGGGTTCCTTATAGCTCAAGGTATCTTACCTGATTGTGTGGACTCCGAGAATCCTCAAGTTATACAGATTATTAAGTGGTTTCAAGACAACCGTTCTGGTCTATGAAAACTTCTGGTTTACAAGTGGGAGACACGGTTAAATTAGAGCATAAGTGGGCTTCTATGCTGTATGATGGTGAGCAGTATGATAAAGAGCAATATAGAGAAATTCATCAAAATAATTTAACTGGCGAAGTTACAAACTTAAACCTCCAAGATAATCACTATTGTTACGGAGAATATGCAATAGTAAAATGGCAAAATGGTTTTACTTCTGAGACTATTCATACTTCGTGGTTAGTAAAACATATTAAAGCCTTAAATTCTTAGTTTATGAAGTTAACTATGAGCATGGTATTAACAGACGACGACCGTTTGTTGACTAATGAAGAGATAAGAGAGTTTCCACATTATAGAGTGGATGGGACCCTAGACGAATTACGTCATAAGCTTACCGTCCAATTAGCTTTACTTGCCGCTAGACACGCTTATCCAGACGATGAATTTGCAATGAAAGCTAAGTTTAAGGAATTAAAGGACCGTTGGCTGATTTCCGGTTCTAACTAATTTTATGGAAAATCCAAATACATGGGATGATATTACTAAATTAATCGCACAAACAATCGAAGAGTGGGAAGAGGGTCAACGGGAAGGCGTGTGCGGTTTAAGTTTAGCTCAGACAATTCGAAACGTTCTTGAATATCATCATTTGTTACTTATACCTTAATTTTTTAATGCGTCGGTAGAGGCTAAAGAGGCTAGACGGGCTGTAACCCCGTTCCCCTTCGGGGGCGAGTGAGAGCGTTACTCACACGACGCACCAATTTTGCCCCCTAAACATTGATAGTGATGCCTAGTCCTGTAAACTAGTGAAACAGAGTGCGAGTCTCTGAGGGGGACCCATAATTATTTAATATAAATTAAACTACACTAGTTGCGTATTCTGGTGTAATAATAGTTATGACAAAGGCCATAACTAAAGAGAAGGGCGATACTGGATTAATTCAAGTAATCGCTGATTTAGACCGTAAAGGCATTAAAGTAGCATTGCCAATTTCTGAACATTTACCTTTTGACCTTATAGCTATTAGTGCAAATGGAAAGTTAGCGAGATTATCAGTAAAATATGTCGGATTGGTGAATGGTTCAATAGTTATTCCACTACGAAGTATTTCTACTAATACCCAAGGTTGGAAAGCTAAAACAATTGATTTTAGTGATATAGATGCGATTGCCGTCTATTGTCCAGAGAATCAAAACTGTTACTATATTAAGTCTAGTTTTGCAAAAGATTTTAAGTCAGGTATTTCTCTACGTATCGAAAAGGCTAAGAGAAAAGGAAAGTTCAATATAGCGGCAGATTACCTAACGGCAGATATTTTTAATGATACGTTAATTTAAACCCATCCCGTCTTAACAAGGTGGTGTTGAAGACAAGACGCGAGTCAAGGATGGGCACACGCGAGCGTGACCGAGGACACGAAGGAAACGGCCTTTTAAGCCGTCTAGCGAAAGCTACGCCGTAGGTGGAAATCCTACCGCTCGCACCAATTTGCGGGAAGGTGTAAGTAATTGCATCCTAGTCTCATAAGCTAGGGGGGTGGTGTAACTCCACAAACCGCAACCAATTTATGGACTTAATCAACATCAAGCGGGTCGAGATACAAGGCGACAAAGACACCGTAGTTTTCTTGTATAAATACGTCGAAAGGGGTCACTGGGGAGTTTTAGATAAAGCTATTGAAAGAGCTTGTTCGGACGAATCAAAAGCTAAGTATTTCATAGTTGAGATTGAAACTCAAGCTGGTTACGGTAATAAGAGTGAACCGATAAGCGACCTTCATTGGCGCGAGATTTCGAGGCAAGAGATTACTTTGGAAGCTCTTCAGAAGATGTTTAATGAACCATTATGACTTTTATTGTTTTATATTTAACCGTTAGTGTTCTATTGATTGCCCTGATAACTGGCTATTATGGGCGGAACATCGATAGCGGCTTGTGATTTATCCCAGTGGCGCGAATAGATTAGGCACTTGGCTACGAACCAAGATTTATATGGGTGCAACTCCTGTCTGGGATGCTTTAGCTAAATGGAGATAGATTATTACTCGCTCGCCTTACAAGCGAGAAAGAGGGTAGAACGAGGGGCGACGGTCCCGTTTAGTGAAATCCTCCATAGGGATAGACATGATGAAGGAAGTAGAGGTTCGAGTCCTCTCTGGGGCGCTTATGCCCCGGTAGTGTAATTGGCAGCACACTTTTTAATGGAACATTAGTGAAATCCCCGTTTTAAATTTTATGGGCATGTGGCCGAATAGATTAGGCACCAATCTTCGAAATTGTTTTATGCAGATGCAATTTCTGCCATGCCTACCATTTTATGACAAGTGAACAAGAAACTGTTTTAATTATTAAAGGTCTTATTTCTCAGCTTTCTGCCGCTGAGCAGGAAGCATGTAAAGAGGTAGCGGACCATCTAAGAAGAGTTATTAAGCAAGCTGGGGAGCCCGTGGGAAGCTTAGCTTTGGCTCTAGTGGGGGCAGAGGCTTCTGTATGAAACCCTACGGTAAACCCCCTAAACATCAAAACAAGCGGCATAATTCTGATAAGTGCCCTATTTGTAGTAACTCCAAGGACGGGGTCAAAAAGGGGCGAGCTAGACGAAAGACAAGGGAGGAAATCCTAGAGAGGATTATGGAATTGACCAAGGACCCCAAAGAACTATATTGGGAACAATTATGAAACACCTATATCAGGTAGTGCGCGTGAGGGATGATTTTTGTTATCATCCGATGAATTATTTAACTTCTCGTGATGTAGTAATTGCTTTTAAAAATCTTGAAAGCCAAGTAGTCCATTTAAGATGGATTCGAGATTTAATATTGGCTCAGTAGCTCAGACATTCGAGCATCAAGCCGTTAACTTGACTGACGTTGGTGAAATTCCAACCTGAGCCTCCAGATTTCAATTCCTATTGAGTGTGAAAGTCGCACAAACGGCTGTTACCCGTTAAGACTTCGAGCGTTACGAAGAATAGGAGCCAATTTATGCAATTCGAACTATCGGAAGAACAAAAAGCCAAGCTCAAAGAGTGGATGGACAAAAAACCTAAGGAATATACAGGGGCGATTGGTGGGCGTTATACCTATTCGTTTCATCCTACCTCTTTAGGAGTCGTGGTGAAAGTAACGGACGAGTTAAAGAAAGATGAAATTGATTTAACGGATTACGAAGATTGGTAAATTTTAAATAATTTTAAATAATTTCGATTTAACTAAAAATATTCCGTTGACTTCTTAAAAAATCCCCGTAGCATCAGGGTATGAAAAGTCGTGGAATAGTTCCGATGGTTGAAGAGAAATACAACAAATTCTCTTGCCCCGAGTGTGACAAGAGTTTCCCTTCAAAGGCTTCGTATTCAATGCATTACGTGCGAAAGCATTATATGCAGAGGAAGAAAACGGTTACGCGCCGAAAGAAGATTTATCAAAAGCGGGAGCAACCGAATGACTCAATTTCATATTGTCCCGATTGCGGGGCACCTTTGGCGGCATATCAGTTCGCCCGAAGAACCATTTTGAAACATGCGTAAAGCACCAAGACGGGTTCACCCATTAAAATATCAAACCGATTTTGAGGTTTTATATTTGGGTGCCTGTGGACAGTCAACGAGATTCATTCAGTCTCAAACGGGCTTGACTGCATGTCAAATACAGTATAGACTGTCTAAAGATGGGATTAGAAGAGCGGATTTCAGGAATGGAGAAAGTATCTATTCTGGTTATATTTTGAAATTAGCTCGACCTTGGATTTCTAAGAGCTTGAATAAGAGCTTAGTTCCAAAGTATCGTTCTTTGAAAGTGATTTAGGGCTCTAACAGCAACCAAAAAACTTGTTTATTCAACAAACCAAAAAACGAGCCCTGTTAATTTAAGGACACGCACAGCAATAAAAATCTTATATGAAAAGAGAAAAAAACGTGTCCTGTTTATTTAGAGCCCTAACAGCAATGAAATCCACGTCTAGGAAAAAAAAATGGGCTCTGTTTATTTAGAACGCTAACAGCAACCAAAAACATTCATCTGATAAATGAAATAAGTAAATGCGTTCTGTTATATCCGGTCATGTTCCATAGCGGCGACAGGGTCTCCAAAACCTCGTGGAAAGGTGCAAGTCCTTTACTGGATGCCAATTTATGCAAAACAATATGAAACGCGGGGTCTCCGTCAATGAAGCTACTCACGTAAAAGTGCATGGGCAAATCCATAAGATAATTTCTAAATATGGAATTAACCCCAATGGTGGATATGCTAAACCTTCAGAAGGGGGTTTCGGTGTTATTACCGAAGACGGTAGGCGTGTTAGTATGTGGCAAGCACAAGCTTACCTGAAGGAAGAGTAATTTTGAGCACATATTGTAATGGTAGCAATTATAAAGACTTAGTAGTTTACATGTGGAGAGCAGACCATGCTAGCCTCTGCAAGCCTAGTAGCATGCTCATGAAAAGTTTTTAACGGCTAATAAGTCGTAGTAGCGGTTCAAACCCGCTTGTGTTCATTGTTTTTTCTAGCTGGCGCATACATGTGTAATTGAAGCAGGTAATGTAACATGTAACCTGAGCGAAATACCCTTACGGCTATAACGTGTTGGGGTCCCAGCTAGTATTTGTTTGGTCTATTGTTGAATGAGTTATCATACTTGCCTGTCACGCAGGAATAACGGGTGCGAGTCCCGTATAGACCGCCATTTTATATTAGCCAGTTAAGGGTATGATTATTACCTAGCGGTAAGTCTTCAAAGGAAGCGTCTATCAAACACTGGCAAAATTGTTGCGTGGGAGAGTAGTCCAATCCAACTGCCTTTGAAGCAGTAAAACCGTTGGTGCAAATCCAACCGCAACTGCCACTTTAGATAGTTGACTTCCCCTAAAATCTTGCTAAGATGAAATATGAGATTCATCTTGGCGATGTTTTTTGCTTGTTCTCTGGCGGCTCAGAACCTTACTATAGTTGATGTAGAAGTGACTAATAGTTATTCACTTATGTCTACTAATATGACTAATTGGGCGTCTTGTTCTTGGGGAGCGGGTTATTCTAAGAACATTATTATCATAGACTTTCGGACTAATGGAATGATGTTTTTTACAGGCGCAAAGATTAACTCTATAACGAATTGTGTAAAGTAAATTATGAAAGCATTAATTGATTTTAGTTCTTATTCAACAGAATCTCAGAAACAGGCGGCATGTAGGTTCATTCTTACTCTTGCAGAAGAGTATAGTTGGCAGATAAAAGGACCGTTTCCTATGCCTGATTATACTGGCTCCCTCATTAAAACTGTGGATTGGACCGCAGAAAAAAGCTTCTTACTAGCTGATACTGTAGCTAAAACAGTAGAGGCGGCTGTAGGCTCTGAAACAGTTGATGGAACCTATAATGCTTTGACTCAGCTTAATACTATTATAAGCGCAATTAAGAATAACCCCCGAGTTAGACAAAGAATTGCGGGGTATAATTGGGCTTTTGAAGCAGATGGGGACGTTTATGTTAATAACATGCGAATACCCTCTGCTACTTTTGAACAGATTATCGCCGCTCGAACGACTGCAATGGGCGGCTAAAAGTCCCTATAGTGTAATTAGTAACATCTTAGATTCTCAATCTAAAGACTTTCGGCGCAAACCCGAATGGGGACACCATTTTATGACATACGAATCTCTACTAAAGAAACTAAAAGACAGCTATATTGAATGGTCTGGCATAGATGCCACTACCCAGAAACATACTACTGAAACTCGCGATTTTCGCACTTTGACAGTATGGCATAATAAAGATGGTTATAAGATTTGCGTTAGGTGGGCAGGTATTAACTGCGATTGTTCAAGCCTATACCGTGCGTCTCTGTCTGATGCTTATGATTCGATGCTCAGGAGTTTTATAGAAGAATACAAAGATTGGCGACTACAGTTTTATTGTTGCGCAAGAAAACAGATTAATAAAAAGCCTCGCGTAAGAACCTAGTCTACCCTCGTAGCGTAGCGTGCAGATTGCAATATCTGACGAGGCCCCAATTTTAAGCCCAACTAGTTTAACTACCCCTTAGCTGGGGACAGAAAAAACACATCTACTAAAAAGCCGATAAGCCCCTTGAACGGGGCAGTTAGCGGGGTGCTTGCTCTGCGATGTAATAAGGTATAGGTGAGTTGACCTGTGCAAAGCAGGCGTTGGGCTCCAATTTATGCATATTAAAGAAGGAGATATCGTTTGTGTAAACTTTCATGGCATATGTTTTACTCTCTGCCCTAAAGCGATAGTCTACCATGTCCCTCAGGCTACTGGCGACTCTTGGATATTTAAAGATACGGAGACGAATCAAGTCCATTATGTTTCTGAGGGTTGTACGGTTTCTCTTTTAACTAACATTGCTCAATAGTGTAATTAGTAACATTTTCGGTTCTGACCCGAAAGATTCTGGGTGCAAATCCTAGTTGAGCAGCCAATTTATGCTAACGTCCGAAGAATACATTAAACAGCAACAAGTATTAGAATCTTCCCCTTATTCTAGGTATAAACGAGCGCTTTGGAAACTAGAAGAGGACTTCGAAAGAAATAAGCGGCTTCTTAATAAAGAGCTTGAAAAACAACAGAATTTGTGTGGACATCCCAAGACCTATTATCATACTGGCCCCGATGGTTGGTGCGAATGTTTGATTTGCGGAAAAGCTTTGTAGTTGACTTCTGGCAAAATTTTGCTAAGATAGAGTATGAAGTTGAGAATTGTTAAAAAGGGTGTTCTATATGTCCCTCAACAATACAAAAAAAGCTCTTACTCATATTATAGCGTATGGAAGGGATTTGGGGTGCGATTTTTAGAAGAAACGGATGCTAGGAATTTTTTAGAATTAGTTCAACGTTCTGTAACTAATATCAATGACGGATTAACAAAAGTAGTATATCAAAATTATCAAGATATGGCTAAGAAAGAAATGCCCAAAAAGGGCGGTAGAAGGGGCGGCAAAGGCTGCTAAACAATTTCGCAAGCGAAGCTACAGTAGAGGGGCAACTGGCTCTTAACCAGAATATTCCTGTGACTGCAACTGTCACCGCTTGCACCAATTTATGAAAATAGAAGAAGCGGATAATATGGTAGTTACCGTGCGTACTTGTGCAAGATGCGGCGGAGACCATACTAATTTGGAATTTAAGAAACTAACTAGAATTCAAGATGAATGGACGCATTGGGCTAAATGCCCGAATATTGGCGAACCTATTATGTTGAAAATAGTTAAGACGCCAGAAGAACCAGTTTTTCCTAGCAACATTATTTTAGCTGAAGGAGAATCTCCTTCATTTGTTCCATGATAATTTAATGGCCCTATCGACTAGTAGACAGGTCGCTACCCTTTCAAGGTAGAGGGTGCGGAGCGTAACCGCATAGGGCTACCAATTTAGTCCTTAATTACATAAGAACTCAGTGCAAACAAGTTCGCTGGCTGATAGTTAGTAAGGAGAGCGACCTATACTAGCAATTAAGGACATTATGGCCCTATCCTCTATGTAGTAGGAGTTCTGGCTTTCAACCAGAGAAATCGGATGCAAGTTCCGATAGGGCTACCAATTTCTTAAGAGCATGTAAGTAGTTACCTAATCCTCGCGTTCGCCGCACAGCGTAAATGGGGACAGGCTGATGTGCGCTGACCATGTTCTTAAGGACAACCCGTTGTAACACAAGAGTTTGTGTGCTGGTCTGAAGAACCAGAAAAAGTGGTGCGACTCCACTCGACGGGACCAATTTAAGCCCTCGTAATTCAAAAATAGAATGCTCGCCCGATTAGCGAGACGTTGGTGGTGTAAGTCCATCCGAGGGTACCAATTTATGAAAAAAATGATGCTAGTCGTAAGCTTGATTGCCTTTAGTGTTTTTGCTCAAGGCACCCTTAAGCCCTGTTTGTTCAAGTGGCAGTATCCCACTCCGTCAAACGCTATTTCGTTTAATATTAGGGAATTCGTCCCTAATTCAACGTCTTATTCAGCTTGGCCTTTAGTGGCGACTACAAAGAGTAACCAGATTAGATTAAACTTATCTGAAACGAAGTTCTATACGCTCTTGGTTACTAACTCTACTACTGGAGTAGAAGAACCACTATCTTGGACCGTTCCAGTAATAAAAGATTTTAGCGCACAATAGTTTATGATTAAGTTTCTTGTTTATCAATCAAGCGACGGTAGGACATTCCAAACCGAGGAAGCCTGTTTAAATCATGAGAAAATGCAGGCTGAATGGCAGAGAAGGATGAATGAGCTAATTGAGTGTCCCCAAGTGGAACTCGAAATGCTTATAGATGACCTTAAGAGAGCTAAAGACCAAGCTTATAATCATGAAATTATAGATACCATGGGAACACCCCAAGCTCGCGCAGTATTCTATATGAAGGGCGTTTGCCAGAGATTCGTAGACAAACACAAAGATTTAAAAATGATTTAATCCCGAGGGTTCCCCACGTTAGCCTGTAAATCTAATGTCTCAAAATAAGTGGGGTAGTTAGACGAAGGAGCGCGATTCTCCCCTGAGGGACCAATTTAATGGTTAGTTAACTAAGAAAGTTCTTAGAATACGGTGCTAACGTAATTGTGCCTCGAAAGGGCATGGAGGGCAGGACTTCAACTAACCGCCATTTTATGCAACAAGCTTGCACTCAACCGACGAAAGAAGAACTTCTAAAGTTATTGCGGGGGAACTTTTCTAACTGGAAAGTCCTATCCGTGAAAGAGTTAGAAGGTAATATTCTGAAGTACTATAAGGGTGCTGTCAATCCTTCTGTGATTCGTCAACTCATGCACGAAATTGTAATGGATGACAACGCAACCGCTATTTAGAAAGAAACTATATGCCTTGTAGATGTGATTACGGAGAAAGCGAAGAGAGCATTCTCAGAAAAGAAGCTGACAAAGCTACTCGCGCAGCTTGCGATATGAGAACTATTCTGAGAAGAAATAATCTCGAAAAAGAGCTTACTAATGAGACTCGAAAATGGATAGCTAAGCATGATAAAGCTGATGCCGCACGCATTAAAGAGGAAAACGAATCAGGTCTGAGAGAAAGAACCAGACTTAAGGCCCTCAAGAAACTTAATTTAGAGGAAAGAAGAGTTTTAGGATTATAGAGGGGTAACTTAGCAAGAGCTAAGGGCTGCTTTGAAACCAGCACGGAGCCGTAAATTCGGACTAGGGAGCATTTCCCTACCCCTCTGCCACTTTGGATAAGTAACTTAGTAAGACTAAGGCTAGTCTCGAAAACTATGCGTCCCCACGGGGATATGAGGCGGTATCATACTTATCCGCCATGGTTCGTAAAGTAGTCAAGGACTATCACCGCTTGGAAAGCGGATGGTTCCGCAAGGAATGATGGGCAGAACATCTGCGAACCGCCAATTTTTTTTTCTTGTTTTTTTAAAAAAAGTCGCTAGTCTATACACATGAAGAATGTAGTTCTATCGGATTTGCACTTGGGAAATCCCTATTGCAACCGCCGAGCGATTAACAAAGTGCTAGACCAAGAAGCGGAGCTTTTTATAGTTAATGGGGATGTATTGGATTTTCGTTATGCTCGAAAGTTGAGAAAAGATGATGAACAGATTTTGCGCCGATTAGAGAGAATGGAAAGAATGGGCCGACTTGTGGTTACGAAGGGCAACCATGATAGCAGAATTTTCGGCTTAGATAAGATAACTTCTCTTAATTTTTTAGATTCATACTCGTGGTTTATAGATGGCGATGCGTGTTATGCGGCTCATGGACATAAGTTTTCCTCTTTGTTTTCAAAGGGACGGATGATTCCGAGAGCCTTGGATTTTGCAGAGCGGGAACATTACAAAGCTATATTTTTGGGACATAATCATCATCCTGAAGTCTATAAAGATGGCGATGTAATTTACGCTAATAGCGGTTCTTTTATAGATATTGTTCCTTCATATGTAGTTATTACAGATGAACACAAAGTAGGAGTAAGATATGTTAAAGAGGAAACGAGCAAGTTCTTCTTTAAGATGGCTTTTCCTAAATTTAATGCTGGCGTGACGGGAACTAGAATACCTATCTGACTCAAAATTAGATGCTCGCAGGTGCAACTCCTGCCGCCAGTACCAATTTAATGGCCCCGTGACCTTATTGCGAATAGAACAGCATTTCGGCTTAAACCCGATGGTTTTAAGAGTGCAAGTCTCTTCGGGGCTACCAATTTATGATAGCAATTATTAATGAACCTGTTTTTGGACTAAACTACGGTCAGACCGTTGACGTATTAGAAAAAGAGTATTTTGAAGAATATAAAACGGAACTTTGGACCGTTCGTCCTCATGGCTCTAATACTAAGTATGCTCTTAGGGCGGATGAATTATATTTTCCAGAAGAGATTTTAGACTTTCGGGTAAAGCTCTCATAAAGCTTTAGCATACAGAAACTTAGACTTATCATCTATATAAGGCCCTTGAAAAGCCGACTGAGTCAGCGGGGAATTGATAACTCCTTCCCGATTTATCCGGTACGTGATGTAATGTAGCATCTTCCCCTGTGAAGGGAACTGTTCTGGTGCAAATCCAGACTACCGGACCATTTTAGTGTAATAAAGTTTATGAAAAAGTTACTATTTACCGTCTGTCTTTTGGCTGGTTTTAGTGCGTTTGCGCAAACAGCTACTTCTAAATCCCTATTAAGTTGGGAGAAGTATGTAGATTCTAGTTATACCGTTCTCGGGTATGATATTGGGGTTTCGAGCACTAATGTTGTAGCGGTTACTACCACAAACTTGGTAGCGGGTCAAATTCTGGATGAAGACCCTGCTCTGCCTAATACCACTGGGACATTTCAGTTCTTAAGGGTTAACGGGCAGTCAATTACTAATTTTACTTTTGTCAATTTGCTAGCCAAAAGCGTTCCCAGCGGGACATATAAATTCTGGTGCCGTCCCGTTGGCTCAAATGCTTTTACCGTAGGGTCTTATGAAGTAGGCCCTTGGACGAACATTGTCTATAGCTATAATAAGAAGCTTGATAAAATTAATGCTGTTTGGATAGTTCCGTAGACAAAATATCTGCTCCACGCTATAATATAAGCGTGAAGAATCATCTTAAGAAACTTATCGCCAAGGATAGAGTTAAGCCTGTCTTCAAAATAGATAATGAAGGCAGGCTTTTTATTGTCGCTTATGAACGTCGTTCAGGGCTAAGTAAAAAGAAGAAGCAAACTATTTTCTTGGATAATCCCATTGAAGTCCAAATTAAAGGAGGAAACGATGAGAAGGGAAGCGAGACTTCAGAAAAAATTTAATAAAAAAAAGGCTAATCAAAAGGTCCGAAGGAAATTAAGGGAATCCTTTGTAAAACTGATAAATCAGGGATTGACAGAGGAAAAAGATTTGGTAGACTTGGAGTAATGAACGAATCTTTGCAGCGTTTTGCGAGAGATACTATTTTAAATGGGTTGCGCCAACTCCCCGAGGGGCATCAGATGGTATTTAAACGAATGTACTCTCACAAGAATTTAGAACTTAGTATAGAGGACGTTGTTGAAAAAATGGACGAGTCTAAGCTAGATTGGGCGATGCAGCAAGTAGACAACTCTCTGAAAAAACTGGCAGCAAGTCTAGGTGACGGGCGGCTTTCATAAGGCTGTTTTCCCTGAGGTTTCGAGTACCTCTGCTGCTACCATTTTATGTTAAGGCTTGAGAAAGATTCCGATAGCTGTTATCAAGTATTCGTTGAAACGGCTTATATAGGCGATTTTCTAAAAGATGTAGATGGATATTTTTATTATTGGCCCCCGCCTAATCAAGGCGGTTGTTTTGTTGCGTGGTTACTCAGGGCTTTAGCGGACAAATTAGACGAAATAAACAAAGATTGGAACGAGCAAGTTGGTCGAGAAGTTGGACCTATTCCTAATAATATTGAGACGATATGAAGCACATTATTCTCGAATGCGACGTTTGCCATACTAGGGATGAAGTATCTTCGTATAAGATTGATTGTGGGGTAGAAAACAACATAACGGGCGACAATTTTCATACCATCTGGAATTACAAAGAGCTTTGCGTGCCCTGTTATACCGCTTACATTTTGGAACATAGCGGAGCGAAAATTTATCCCAATGAAACCCCATGCTGATTTCAAGGTAGTCAACGATACCGCTAATATCGTTTATATTGAGGATTTGGATTTAGGAAACATAAGCGTTACTAATGATGCTGAATGGGTAGTTAAAGAAGTCATTAATAGATTCGGCCCTAAGAGAATCATTTATAAAGACTCTGAAGGTTATTGGGACGAGTTATTGCATAATGGGTTAGATTTTACGGGTTTCGCCCCATTGCGCGTGTAATTTTATGCATGGTTCAACCAGCATATTTATACAAGGCTTTAATAACTAATGTAGTAGACGGCGATACGGTAGACGCGGAAGTAGATGTAGGATTTAAGATAAAGATGCTTCTTCGTCTGCGGCTGAATCGCATAAATACTTGGGAGTTAACGAGTTCTAACGCCGAGGATAAGCAAAGAGCCCTCCTAGGTAAGTCTTACGTAGTTAATACGGTTTTGAATAAGTTGGTTGTTATCCAAACTTTCAAAGCAGACGCCTTTGGGCGCTATCTAGCTGAAGTTTACTATGATTCTAATGGTTCTTCTACTAACTTGAATGATGAACTGTTGAAAAATGGTCTAGCTAAGTTGTATGAAAGATAACGATAGTATATTTAAGTTTGCCTGTTCTCGTTGCGGGAATCTCACTTCGGCCTTGTATTGTTTTGAGGGAAAAAATTTGTGTTATAGCTGTTATAATACGACAGTTGGGGGCTTGGCTCAAGATATACATCCCGTTTATCCATTTGCCGTTAAAAAGGGGTGGGTTTGTCCAGTTTGTGGTAAGGGGGTTAATCCCGAAAAGGATACATGCCCCTGTAAGGTGTAATAAAGAGTATGTATATCAGCGGCTCCCAAGGTAATTATATGAATCGTTTGCACTCGCTTCCTACGGGGCAAGCCGATTTAGATACATTTGTTTTAGAGGGAAGGGATTATTTAACTGGGGTTGCCCCTCAATTGTCAGGGGTATGGGAAAGGGAAGGCAGACTTCAACGATATCGGGTCTCCAATAGCGGGGCGCTTCTTAGTCAGCCCTTTGGTTTTTAACGTTGACTTTTCAAAAATTCTTTTTAGAATTGGGATATGATTCAAAATCTTATCAATCACGTAGCTTTGGTTGTAGATGCGAGCGGTTCGATGAGCAGCATCAAGGACGAAACCATTAAAGTCATTGACACTCACGTAGCTCAATTAGCCAAAAGCTCTAAAGAAACTGACCAAGAAACACGGGTTTCAATTTATTTGTTTAATAGCAGCGTAGAGCCGCTAGTATACGATATGGATGTATTGAGGCTCCCTAGGATTAAAGACCATTATTATACTAATGGCAATACCAAGCTTATCGATGGGACGATGCAAGCAATCTCTGACCTTGAGCAGACGCCTCAACTCTATGGAGACCATGCGTTTCTTTTGATTGCTATTACCGATGGCGAAGAGAATGCTAGTCGGAACAAGGAACCTCAATTAAAGAAAGCGATTTCTCAACTCAAGGATAATTGGACCGTGTCCGTAATGGTCCCCAATGAATATGGAGTTAAGCAAGCTAAAGCTTGTGGGTTCCCCGCCGGTAATGTAATGACTTGGGACACTACCGCCAAGGGTATGAACGATATCGGTGACGTTATGACTACAGTTACGACTTCCTTTATGAGGGCTCGTAGCACTGGAGTTCGCAGTACAAAGAATCTTTTTAATCTTGACGCTAGCAGCCTATCGACAACTAGTGTCAAACGGAATTTGGATGAGCTAAAGACTCACCAATATGAGATTTTCCCTGTTAGTAAGAAGAAGGATATCAAGAGCTTCGTAGAAAGTTGGACTGGAAAGCCTTACGTCAAAGGTTCGGCTTACTACCAAATTACTAAGCCCGAGAAGGTTCAAGCTTACAAACAGGTATGTATTCAGGATAAAGTAACGGCGAAGGTATATTCTGGCGTTAATGCGCGAGATATGCTCGGTCTGCCCGATTACGAAATCCAAGTAGACCCTGCTAGTCATGGCAAGTGGCATGTCTTTATCCAGTCTACTAGCCTCAACCGAAATTTGGTTGCTGGCACGCAACTTCTTGTTTTGAAGTAATTTTCAGGACGCAATGGGTGAGTAGTCTAAACCAGCAAGCTGCAACCTTGCTATTCGTTGGTGCAAATCCAACTTGCGTCTCCATCTATGCTTAATCAACTATTACTCAGAACTTTTATCCAGAAGCGAGAAGAAGACATTAAAGCATTTAAATGGCTTTTAGAGCGCGGTAAAATTTCTGATTCTTATTCTATCGGTCAACAAATTCAGAAAAAACAGGAAGAGATAACAGAAGCTAGAAGGTTTCTATCGGAAAGGTTTGATGATTTACATTAGTATTGATTGCGAAATGACGGGACTAAACCCCCAAGAGCATAACTTGTTAGAAATTGGCGCGATTGTAGAAGATACTGAGAAGAAGCTTTCCTTAGAGGAATGTCCTAAATTTCATTGTTTGGTTTGGAGGGATAACTACTTTGGAACCCCTGCGGCTTTAGCAATGAATGCGGAGGTTTTGAAAGAGATAGCTGAAGCCGAGAGGGATGAAAACGGTCAATTAGTATCCCCTTCTGGAATCACCGTCTTAAGGGAAGGCGAAGTAGCTAAATATTTTAAGCTATTTCTTAAAAACAATAATATAGAGTTGCCTTATACAGCAGCGGGAAAGAACTTCGGGGGGTTTGACGCGCAGTTTCTACAGAAATTGCCTCATTTCATGGAAATGTGTCGATTTAGACATACTATATTGGACCCCGGTCCAATGTTTATGAACTTCAAGACTGACTACGCTGTCCCCAGCACGGGAGAATGTAAGGCTAGGGCTAAGATATACACCCCCGATTATACTCATAGAGCTATAGATGATGCTTGGGATGTCATCTTAATGTTGAGAACTTTTTATTGACAGTTTTCATAAGCCTTGCTAGAATTAGGTATGTTCGATGATGTATCGCTCTATCGCAAGGGCAAAGTAATTAGAGAAATAAACAAAGACGGAGTCATCCAAAGGGAAACCGTAATGGATGGCGTGGTAGTCGGCATGACTTCCGTAGGCGCATATATTTATGACCCGAAAGAACAAAAAACCGAAAAGCCTAGCTGGGCTGAGTGGTTTCCATTCAAAAGTGACTCGGGAGTTAGAGTCATCGTTTATGCATGAGATTGCTGGGCTATTGGAGAGCCTAAAGGATATCAACTCCATGCTTGTAGAGAAAAGGCCCCGAAGCAAATGCTGTAAAGCTGTTACCTATACCGTTGGAGATAAAGGGGTTACGAAAGAAATTTGTTCCGATTGCGGAAGCGCAATTCATGAGTTGACTGAATGTTAAATCTTCCCTATGATTGGGATATGAGAATATCCGATTATAAAGGCGATAAAACAAAAACTTTTAAGAAAGTCGTTGCGTGGTTGAACAAACACCAAAGAAAGATTCGGTCTCTAGCTGGTATTGGTTTGTTTAGTGAAAAGTTCGGCTCCAGTTCTTGGGGCGTACCATCATTTAGTAAACTGAATGAAGAACAAACTCAATGGATTAGCTCTCAAACAGAAGGTTGGCTAAGCAATCCATGCACGGCTCTAGATGAATATGACATTGTCGTTCCCAGTAATCCGTTAGTTGTTGTTTAACTGATTTGGGACGCTAACAGCCAATAAATGAAAAAAAATGCGTCCCGTACAAAGTCGGTAAACATCAACGTAGAGATATCTCAGGATGCTCTAGATTTGTTAAGTTTCAGATACTATAAGAGCGGAATAGCTACAGATGACAAAAAGTTGATTCAGTCGGCGGTTAATGAAGTAGCTTACTATCAGTATCAAATGGAAATGGCAATAGAAGCATGAAACAAAAAGACCTTGAATTTATCAATTCATATTTAGATGAGCTAGACTGTCTAGCTAATAATGAAATTTTCTATTATAGAACCCGAAAATCCGTATCTAAAGTGGCCGACTTTTTCTGGGACTGTCTAAATGATGATAGACCGTTTATGAAAACTCCACTAGAAGACATCGAGAGAGTAGCGAGCTTTATCAAAACGTTAGGTTTTATTGATACATCCTCTAAGTTTGAAAGAGACTCAAATAGAACGCTTAAGCTCTTGTATGATATCTTAGATATGGGAGAATTTAGTTAGGAGCTAATTTAGAAGGTCACACAACCTTCGTTCCGCGTGTTTCATTAGCTTACTATGCCCTCAATGGTTTCTGCCATTCGGGGGATTTTTTTTATTGATTTTTAAAAAATAGTCGGTATATTTGAGAAGTGAAAGCATTTAATTATTCAGCATATCAGGTAGAGGAAGAGGGAACCCCCAAGGGATGGGCCGTTATTTCCATTAACGAGGAAGCGGGGGCTTATTATCCTATTTTAAACGAAAGAGAAATCCCTTCGGACAAGTTATTGCGTCTGAGATTTTCTGACGTAAAAGATAAAACCTTTTACGATGGATGTTTCCTAAATCCTATTTCCCGCGAGCAAGCCCATGAAATTGTTGACTTTGTCGAAAGGAATAAGGAAGATAATTTCGCGGTTCATTGTGCGGCTGGAATTAGCCGTAGCGGGGCTATTTGCTTGTTTCTGAATCTAGCCTATGGACATGAGTTGCGCCCTCACTATTGGTCAATTAGCCACCCCAATCCTACCGTATTGGGAAGGCTCATGATTGATAAGGCGATGAGGGTAGAAAAAAAGATTATTATAGATTAATGCAAACGTATCGGCAAAGTTTCCTAAACTTTGGGCACGAAACTACCGTAATTGGATAACGCCTAATGTGGGTTCAAATCCCTCCGTTTGCGCCACTATATGAAAGCTGATTATTCTGAAAAAGAGTTTAAGATGATACAGGCTTGCTCGCCACACTGGGCGGATATAGTTGAGCGGAATGTAGATAGCGAAGTATTTCCTGTCAAAATCTTAGAACTAGTTGGAATGGAGTGTTTTATTGAGAATAAGACGGGAAAAGCAGTCGATTCGCTTAGGCGTTGTTTAAAAGCAATGCGAGACTGCTCTCCTTATAGAGAAACTCCCGAATATGAGGCTTTAATAGAACTTGACTAAGTGTAATCTATTATGTGCAAGATTGGACAGAAAGCCGATGGTTTAAAATTTGGGAAGCTCTGGCAAAACATGAGCCGATTCCCGATTGACACACGAAAAAAATCTAGTATCATTTAATTAGATGAATTCGTGTAGAATCGAGTTGAGGGAAAATCCGAGCTTTGCGGCATGGGAAAAAGCCTGTCTTTCCGATATGAACAGGCGCTACGTAGTTGGGTCTCAAATTGAGTTTAAGGTTTGGTGGGGTCTCTTTATACCAAATCTCATTGAAAGGTTCAATCATGAATAGACGTTTTCTTTTCGAGCGCGGAATGTGTCAACTTCTCAGTTATGAAAAATTAATTTATCATCTAAAATTAGAGCCTGTGTTGGTGGTCTGGTCGGAGGTTAGAGACAGACTTCCTATACTTATTCCTGATATTCAGTTAATTAAATATGAACACTAACGAACTTGATGCTCTACTTTACGAAAGGGTTATGGGAGCCCTCAGGGAGAATGAGCATATTAAGCTAATTTCAGATGGTGCGGTTGTCTTTAATGATAATAAGTATGTCTGTTCTGTTCCTTCTTTCCATGATAATTATACAGATGCCTTGTATATTCTGGAAATGGGTATTATGAAGGGGTGCAAGCCTACCTTTAGTATGGAAGAAGGATTAGTAACTATAACCGAAGAAGGAATAATGGTTAAAACTCTCTCTATGCCGATGGCAATTTGTTTGTATCTAAAGGAGTATTTTAAATTATGCTAATATTAGCTTTAGTTGTATTTTGGACAATAGTTAGTTGCGCTACGCTTGCAGCTATTGTTTATCTCCTTATAGTAATAAACAGTAATAAGGAAGTACAATTTAGTGCGGCTGTATTGACTGTTATATTTTTACTTGCATGGTCTAGCTGGTATATCCAAACATACGCGGGTAGTAGATTTGATTTTTGGAACAACCCTAACACATATTTTAAAACTAATTCTGTAATTTTGGAGAATAAATGATTTACTTAGCTTACGTAGTAGCCTCGATAATCGCTATTCTTATTATCAGCATAGCAGTAATAATTTTGGCTCAAAGTAAAGAGCTTTTAATGTTTGTATGCACATTTGCGGCGACTGCTCTTATTGTTTCGGGCGCTGTGTGTTCTATTAACTACATAGCCAATTACCATTCTAAGCCTCCTAAAAAATGAAAAGCCTTCGTGAGCCTCTAACTTCTTTTTTTAGTCATAAGAACTTAAGTCAGGAAAATATAATGAAGCTCCATAATGCTGGAGGAATTACTTATACTTTTGAATTTCGGAGACAAGCTTGGGTGATATTTTATATCGTTGTCCAACGTGGATATTATTTATGGAACAGTCCCTAACTGAACTTAAAAATGAAGTGAATAGACTTAGGTCTATTATATCTAGTATTTCGTGTCCCAATTTTAGTCCTCAGATAAGATGGGGGGCGCAAGAACAAGACCCCACTCCCAAACCCTGCGGTTGGTGCTCTGTATGTCGGGCGCATAGGGAAATAGGTGTTAAGGAGGAAGTCCTTACTAATTTACCCCTTGAAAACCCTTGGATTGAAAAATGAATGTTGACAAAATCCTAAAAGACATCAATAATTAGAATATGGATATTCCACAGACATCTAATTACTTTCTTAAATATAGAAAGGCTAATGGTCAAATACATAGCTATAGGGTAAGTCATCCTATTAGCTCTGACGGGGACAGGGTCACGGTTTATGCTTATAAACATGGCGTTAGGTCTTTTAAGGTAGCGAAAATCATTGAATTTCATAAAATTGCATGAGAATTCTAGAGTTTTTCCAAGAGACTAAGGATGGCGCATTGTCATCCATGCGTCTGGTAATGCTTTATTGCGTGCCTGTAATTGTCTCCGTCTGGGCGACTATCTCTATTCTCAATCGTAAGGTAGAGGACATCCCTTGGGGTGTCGTTGTCGTTCTGGGGGCCTTGCTAGGCTCAAAGGTATGGCAAGCCTATACCGAAAATATGTCCCCTCCTGTCCCTCCCACCAAGTAGTTTTTTCTTGATTTTTTAAAAATTCCTGCGAGCATGTAATTGACATGCATCTAAATAAAGAATGGGTTTTAGTTCTTAATTCGCTTTATCAACCTATTGGTGTGATAACGATTAAGAAGGCTTTAGTGGCAATGAACTCCACCAAAGATGGGGACGTTGCCGCTATTGCTTTAGACTTACGGTATACTCTAGACAAAGATGGTAATCCCAATTGGACCGAAGATGTTGAGTATTACCCTACTACGTGTGAAGACTGGTTTTCCCTTCCTGTTAGACCTTGGGATGTTCCCATTAATACTCCCAGACTGACTATTCGTGCCCCCATCGTCTTAGTTGCTAAAAACTATGATAGGATGGTAATGAAGGAAATTCACCCCACTAAGAGAAATCTATACAAGATGTATGGGGGTAAATGCATTTGGTCTAATAGAAAGCTTAGTTTAAATGAAGCTTCTATTGAACACATGACTCCCAAGAGTCATAAGGGCAAAAATACTTGGGGCAATTTAGCTATTGCAGACAAAAAACTCAATAGCGAAAGGGGTAACATTCCTGTTACCCAATGGAAATATAAACCTCAATATAGACTAAAAGAACCCAAGAAGATTCCTGCTTGCGCCCTGATTCAAGAATCTGTAAGGCCCGAATGGGAATACTTCTTAATTCACAAAAATGAAAGTTAAGTGCGAGTCCTGCGGTAAGGAGTTAGAAGTTCGAAACATCAAAGATGTTTGGATGGACGGATGGACCCCCGAGATTCAAGACCTGAAAACGTCTTGGTTTTGCTCAGATATTTGTAAAGCAAAAACAGAGACAAATGAAACGGTCTAAATGTCTTAGGACGGGCAAGATTGGCTTTAAAAGTCACGATGCGGCATTTTTAAGAGCTTCCGAGATAATGGAGGAAGACTCTAGCGCTAAGGGCTTTATGGCTTATCGTTGCGAGTTTTGCGGTCTTTGGCACCTGACTTCGTCGTTGACTTCAAGAAAAGTTTCGATAGAATCGGTGCATGGCTAAAAAATATCAAAAGGTAACTAAGGCAGTCGATAAATTCTACGAAAAATTAAAAAAGAATAAAAAGCTTTCTGTTTTTCAGCAATGTCATAAGCTCGATAAGTATTTGAGCGAAAGAGGTTTGTGAAAATTATAGGTTTAAAGGATTTTAATGTAAAGTGGCTTCGGGGGCGTCATTTTTTATGTTTCCTGCCCACCGAGCTAGTCCTTGAGAAACCTAACCAAGAATTTCGCTTAAACGAAGCTTTTTATTATTATACTGATTTTCCCCCTGTCTTAAAGGAAGGGAACTATAACGGTAGTAGATATTCTCAGAATGTTCGAACCGTTGCTATTGAAGTTCATGAGAACTATGGCGATGATGGACATACTGATTACGTATTTCGAGATAAGTTCATTCTATTAGAAGAAACCGAAGTTCCGAAAGACTTTGAGGAATATAGGAAACTTATCAATGAAGCTTACTCCTTAGAAATAAGGTCTAATGAACATCAGCTTAACTTTAATGATGTCAAGTGGGTTTATGATTGTAGTTGGTATTAAATGAAAATTCCCCCGCTAGATTCGCAAATAGAAGAGTTTAAGGATAATAGCCCCAAACTCTGGAATTTAGTTTACCCCAGAAGGATAGTATGTCCTAACGGATACTATGACCCCAAGTATTACTCTTTAAGTATAGCCGCGAGGGGTGGGTTTGACATGGACCTTCTTCCTAGTGAGACTAATTGTGTCATTGCGGCTATTATGGAAAATCTTTTAAGATTTCGGCTTCCTACTTACTTTGTAGAGCCCGAATTCTTAATGGCTTGTGATTATACTAAGCCTCCCTTAGATATTAAGTTTAGCGATATAAAGTTGCCGCTAGACTCTATGCTCTTCGTCCTGCCTCAGGGATACATCTTCAATAGTATTAAGTGGCGCATTCCCTATATTGCTTTTTCTAAGATTGACGCAAATCAAGTAGTATCTCAGGGAGGTAAAACTCTTCCTGTAGGCAAAGATATTCTGGGGTTTCAATTTCTGTTTATTCCCGATGATGGTTTCGCTATTAGTTACGCGAGTTGGTATCATTTAGGCCATGACTTAACTACCCTCTTTAAAGATGACGCTTACTTTGAAGATACTACAGCGATGGAAAGAAAGCTGTTTAATTCAATTAGCGAGGGCTTGGGAGATAGCTTATGCAAGCATGATTGCCCGATACCTCCCCAAGAAGAAGAGAGAGAAATTATTGGCAAATTAACTCAGTTAGCAGTTAAAATTTTGTTAGTATTGTCCGCTAGGTCTGGCATGATTAGTAGTGGTTCTATAGCGAGAGAGGCTAGGTTTAAGAAGGGACAACTAAGTAAAGATGCTCTATGGCACCCTAGCTATATTGGCAAGGGCTATAAAATTAAGACTGAAGCTAACTATTTGGGTGGCAGTCACTTAAGTCCTAGGATGCATTTTAGAATAGGACATCAGCACACCGTTAGATTCGGACCCCAGAAGAGTTTAAGCAGAATAGATTGGTATGAGCCCATCTTAGTAAATGGACCCAAATAATGGAAGCTACAATTGAAGGAACAGCGGCGATTAAGCCTCAAGAATTGACTTATTCTGTATCTGTAGAGAAGAGAAAGAATAGCGTATTTCTTATTTTAATAAATAGAAGCGACGGAGTTACTTTTAGTAATCTAATAAAAACTCACCCTTTCGTTCAGATGATTGAGCCGAATCAAGCGTTTGAGCATTTTAAAGCTCATTTTAAAGAATATGCCATTGACTGTTGAAAAAAAAGTGGTAAAATTAGGTATGAAGAGTCTTGGCTGGCGAGTAGAATTGCTCTTTAGAATTAATCGTTTAAAGACGAGGTTGGGCTATTATCACGTAAGGAATTTCTTCTTTCCTCAAAATAAGTGGCTAATGAAGGGCGTCCCCCGTTGCTGGCGGGATAAAGATGAGCTTTTCCGAGTCATTCTTTTTAATGGACTTGTCCATTATGTAGAAGGAGAGAAATGTTTTGAAGTAATCGAGTGGGGTAATAACGAAAAAGACATAGAGGTTGCTGCTAAAATCAAAGAAATTTATGCTTGGATTAAAGAGGGTCGCCCCGCTAAGGAAAAAGAGCTAGAACAAAGTTATCCCAATATATCTATAGAAGATATTATGGCGGGTAAGACTCCCCCTAATGTATACGATAAAGTCTATAAGGTAGAAGCGGAGCTAGAAAATAAAGATACCGAATACTTAACTTGGATAGTTCAAAATAGGAGATATCTATGGACCTGATTCAAAACGCCATTAAAGTTATAGAAAAAGGAAAAACTACTTATGTAGCTTCCGTTAGTAGACATCATTTTAACCAGTATACTTTTGCTGATGGTAGTTTCGTGTTTGTTGACGGTGGAAATGACTACTGTAGGCGAGGCGGAACCAAGGGAAAGAATACTAAAGCGATTGTTGCGGACTTTTGCTTAACTCGTAATGATAGCATAAACACTATCAAGGAGAAATTGCTTTGGGGAACGAGTGGCCCTAAAGGAGACCAACCTACTAAATATGTCCCCTTATCCGAATTAGAGACAGACCATTTGAATAAAATTCTCGACTTAAGCATAAGCCCTCTCTATGCTTATATTATAGGATTAATATTAAATGAACGAGAACAAAAAAGAACAAGCAATTAGTTTGTTGGAGGACATGCTAGTCCTTTCCTTACTTACGGATAAGCAAGATAAGTCTCTTTTCGAGGGAAATATTCAGGTCGCAGAAAGTTCTATGACCTTTCATATCAAGCAGTTAATGCAGATTTTGCATGAAGCCGAATTTAAATAAATTAAAAAAAGAGGGAGAAATCGTTGCTCAAAGCGTGGAATTTTGGTGGAATGAGTTAGCTAATACTATTGACGAAATTGATTCTGGGAAATTAAGTGATGAAGAAGGGCGCAAGAAACTGAAGCTGGTATTAGCTAAGAACGATTTTGAGAGCAGAAAAATAGCGGAGCTAACTCGCAAGCTGGGAGCAAAATGGGAAGCTCATTATCTTAACAAGACGATTGAAAATGCCCAAAAAGGTTAAATTTTACTGTATTTACAGTGGAACGCGCATTCAAGGGGCTTTTCCTCATAATAAAGAAGGTAGGAAGCAGGCTTTGTTATACTTAGAGAAGCTTTCCAAACAACGTAAGGAAGATACCTTTAGATTAGTTATTAAATGAAGCGACTGAAGAATTCTCTGAATCCTCATATGTCTAGAATGGGCGGGTTTCTTTTCAGTGATAATCCATGGTTATTCAGAGAAGTAGAAACAAATATTCCCCTGAGATATCTAGATTCAATATCGGGTACTTATCGAACTAAAGTCAAATATTTCGGTAAAAAGGAAAGCTATTTCAGCTACGCGGAGGGTGGAGAAGTTGTTATTAGTGAAATATGAAAAGTTTAACGAGAGCTATAGATAAACATCCAACAATGTACTGCCCCCAGTTAAATGGAATCAATGTGGTTCTTTGGGAGTTTGTTAAGGGGACAGTCCGTTTCTCCAGAGTATCTAGGCTATGTCCAGAGATGTTTATTATTCAAAGGCTAATTAACACTATTGACTTTTGAAAAATTTAAAATAGAATTCAAATATGAAGAAAATTTTTAAAGAAGAGACCCTAAAAAGCGAAGCGGAGCTTTTGAAAAAGGGCGAAAAGATTAACACTGACCTTATTAGCAAGGTCTTCCGTGATAATAGCTGCCGCAAGGCAAGTCGGGCGGCTAGGGCTTGGGAAATTGTGCAAGGATGCCGATGATACCTTCAATTAACGCTATGACACGGGCTGCTCGCCAGTTAGAGCTATGTGCTAAGGAAAGCGAGTTTGCTAGCCGCACTTTTAAACAAGTAGGAATGGATGCGGAAGCTGAAGAGTATAGTAATCAGGCGTATGACTATATTCAGGTAGGCGTCTTTTTAGCCGAGCAGATTGAATTGCGCCAGCCCAAAAAGAAGAAAAAGAAATGAGCAAGAGAGACTTACTAATTGCCGAGCAGAGGATTGAAAAAGAGCTAAGCTTAATGTATTTTGTTGGTTTTGGTGGGGGCTCTGATTTTTTAAAATATGACTATAACAAGTTTAACGACTACTGCTGCGGGAAGTTAGTTTTGGCAATTGGGCAAGGAGAATTTAGTAGAGAAGTAGCTCTAGTTACTAATATGGCTATGGCTTACGCTTTATATCAGGAGAAACGAAAACAGCTTATAGAAGAAGCGGGTTTGAAGGAATCATGACGTATGTTAGCCGAAGCTGAAACAGTCAAACTTAGCGAGGGGGCTATTGTCCTCTCGTGTGTAATAGCTTATTTTTTGATTGGTTGTTTTGTAGCTATCTTTAATTTGTTTCAGTTGAAATTCGTTCATAAATATTCGAAAGGATTATTTAGGGAAAGGTTCTGGGAAGATACGTTGACTTACCTATTCGGCTGGCCACTCGCGGTAATTTCGGGTATTATTACATTTATTAGTTATTTAGGCAAAGAAATAGCAACTTACCTCTTCTATGGTAAAGACGAATAAACTTAAAAAGCGGCTAGAGGAAATCAAAGTCAACTTAAATAAGGTCACTTTAGAGAAGATAGAAGCTTTACTTAATACTCAGGGGGTACCGACATGGGTAATCATTCAGGGGAGCAGCGTTCCGAGCACAAATTTAGCCGATAGATTGTATTGGTATCTTTGCCGTCGAAAACCTGTTAAACCCTTCGAAATCAACAAGGAAGATTCAGATTGGGCGAACGAGATTTATTTTAATAAGATTAAAAAAAATTCTTGCAAGCGAAAAAAAAGCGGGTAGACTTAGGAAAGATGAAAACGCTAGAACAACTATACGAATACAAAGGCGGGGAGACTACTAGCCTTATTGACAATCGAGACTTGTCTCGCCTGATAGACTTTATCCCTGTAGAAGATTGGTCTAAGTTTGGCTTTACCCTTAAAGAAGGAGTAGACCCTAAGACTGTCGTAACGGTTCCTTTAACTCAAGAAGAAGTTATTAAACGCCTTAAGGGTGATTTGAGCTTTGCTTTCGAAAAAGCTCTTAATAAAAGGGGTATTTCTTCTAGCCTCATGTGGGATGTCATTAAGATGTGGATGTGGGTGCTAGACGATGAATTACAAGATTTTGAGAATTATGCTCAATACGGGCTCCCTCTATACAAGGCAGTCGCAGTTAAGTATGGACTTGACAATCCTATTGGGGACGATAACGGGGATGAGTATCAATATTCCTCTGATAGTTACTAATGGAAGATATAAAGAATGACTTGGTTCAAGAGGTAAGGAATATGCTTAACTTTCCTTTTCCTTCTATTTGTAGACATACAGTAGCTTTAGATATGTTAAGTATTCTCGAAAAACATGGCTATCCTATCCCCGATGGGTTAGCTAAAGCGATTTGCGAAGGAAGCGGCGGGGATGAACGAGCGTTAGAGATACTGAAAGAGGTAGACAAAATATGAATACTCTTATCAAGTTTTTTATGTGGGTTTGTATTAAAGTGGGAATGTTCATCGTCTTTTTTCCTTTGATGGTGCTGGGTGCTATAGATAAGATTCGTGGCAAGACTTCTTGGTAGATGAATTCTATTCGCCGCTTTGCCCGTTGGGAAGATTCATCTAGTTTAGATGAGTACGTTGAATTAATGAGTGCTTTTCCCGAACATTTAAATTTTGAATTTTCGATTGAGGGAGTCAGAGTCACTCTTGGGAATTACCTAATTGCATACGAGAATTTTTAGGTTGCTTTTTGAAAAATTTATTTTAGAATTTAAATATCGGCGAGTAGCTCAATTGGCAGAGCGCAGGGCTAGTAACCCTCCCGAAAAAGCTGACAAAAGTAGATAATTTGAACATAGTGCGGGGTTGCAACCCTTCACTACTAGTAAGAAAATCGAGGATAGTCAGTAAATAGGGGTTCATTACATGAACGAGGTTGGAGGTTCGAGTCCTCCCTCGCTGAGTCCTTTAAGTTTGAACATGAGTAATTATCAACAATTTAAAGCTTTTCAATTCAGGCGCGAGACCCTGACTCAGGGCGATAAAGTTTATCTTCGCCGTTGGTCGCTTATCTTGTTTGGTTATTCAATAAGATTGCATCACTGGATTGGTTCTGACGTTGGTCCCCATTTTCATGACCATCCTTTTGATTTTATAAGCATCTTATTCAAAGGTAGCTATACTAATGTTACCCCCGATGGCAGTAGACATATTAAAGCTCCTTCTATATGGTATGCTAGGGGAGATAAACAGCACCGTTTAGAAATTCCCGAAGGTGGGGCTTGGACTATTCTTCTTTGCAGTCGTCCCTATCGTAAGTGGGGCTTTTGGGTTAATAATCATCTTTGGAGACCCTTGCGCTATTTTAGTAAGTTCTCCGAGAAAGGAACTAAGTGAAAGTCTTAATTACTGGTGGTCCTGTTCACGCTCATTTAGATGCAGTAAAAATCATCACTAATAAGTTTAAGGGTGGGTTAATGGCGGATTTAGCGGATAGATTCTGTCTAGAGGATTGTAAGGTTACGTATCTTTCTAGTCCTGAAGCTAAAGCTCCTTTTCATCCCCATAGAATGACATTAATTAAGCATTGTGGTATTCATGACTATATTGACAAAGTAAAAGAGCTAGCTCCCAAAATGGACGCTGTAATTCTTGGGGCTGCTGTAGCCAATTTAATTCCTCTTAATGCTATTAGAGGGAAGTTTCCCTCTCATAATTATAAAGTGGGGGATGTTATACCTATTGATTTTACAATTGCTCCTAGAGTTATCGATGAAGTTAAAAAGGTAGCCCCCAAGACTCACTTGTTTGGCTTTAAACTGTTATCCGAAGTTACTCATGAAGAGTTAATTAGTGCTGCTTACGGAGTTTTATTGGAATCTAAAGCAACGGCTGTTTTTGCTAATGACGCTAAAGATTTGCTTACTAAGTATGCGGTTACCAAAGAGCGTGGGGAACACGTTATGAGTAATCGAGAAATAGTTGATTTTGTAATTACGTGTGTCAAAGACCAATACTATAAAACGGAAGTCTGGGGTAGAACAACCGACTATTTAAGCGAACAGAGCACTTTCCATAAACTGGCAGAGACCTATAAAGAGGAATTTAAGGCAACTCCCGAAGGATATGTATTTGGGACTATAGCCGTTCGCTATGAAACAGAGAGTCTAGCCTTCTTGACTACTGGAAGGGGCAAGAGAGAGTTAGAAGATTTAGTTCCCGTATACGCTGTTAAACATGACTTGCGTGAGGTTTGCACTGGTGGCGCTAAAGCTACTCTTAATGCGCCTTTATTGCATTGGTTATTTAAGAAAAACAAAAGTGTTAAAGCTATCGTTCATTTCCATAGGCAGCTACCCGAATTGCCTACGTTGCCTTATGCTATCGCAGGTACGGTTAGGGATTCTCAAAGAGATATACTTAGTTCTTTTAACATCCAAGACCATGGCTGTTTCCTCTTGTTAGATAAAAATGGGAATAGAATATGAGATATCCCGCTTATCAAACTTATCAAGCTCTTTATGCACGTTTCTTAAAGAAAGGCCCCGAGGCATTCTTCGCTAAGACGGATATTAAGGGTAAGGACGTTGCTGACTTATGCTGTGGAAATGGGTTATTATCTCAATATGCTTTGAGTCATGGGGCTAATTTTGTTGCTTTAGTAGACCAAGAGCCTTTAATGGTGCCCGATGAATTTAAAGCTCATGTTTCTCATAAGTTTGGATACCATAATTGTTCTATCCAACGGTGGCTTAAGGAGATAGACGCGCCATTTGATTTAATCGTGTGCCGTCAAGGTGTGAATTATTGGCTTAAAGAGATAGATGCCAAAGACTTAGCTAATAAATTAGTTGCTGGAGGTATGTTTGTGTTTAATACCTTCGGGCGCAAACCTTCTTCTGAACCTAAGGCGAGGCGCTATAGCTTAAATAATAGAAGGTATATGGAAGTCACTTTTATGGATGGTGATAAGATTCATCATATACAAACATCTTCGGGGCTAGAGCCTCATCTAACTACCTTTGATTGGATTTCTCAGGAAGAATATAGGGATATATTATCCCCCCGCTTTAAAATAGAAGAAGTCGTTGATGGCCCCTCTTCTATGTATTATTGTACTAAGATATGAAGCCCTTAAATAGGATAGTTCGTTTAGATACTTCTGATAGTCTTAAAGAGTTTTCTCATTCGTGGGAAGCTTTGTTGAGTAATGAGATAACTATTCCCCCGTTTGATTGCGATATGATATCGGGGAGAACTCACGATTTTTTATTGCATTTTAAAAAATATCTGCGAGACTAGGGGTATGAAATACATTGCAGTATTAATCTGTTTCGGGGTTTGGTTAGTTTTTACCGCATTATCATACGAATCTTTTGTTTCTGTTCCAGACGAAGTAGTGCCCTTTATTGTCCGATTATTCTTTAGCGTGGGAATAGAGATATTTGCTACAGGAATAGTGATTTTTATGGGAGCGTTAGCTTGGAAACTTTTTAAAAATGAAAACTTGTCCTGAATGCGGCTCTGAAGATATTGGGGATAGGTGGTGCGTAGGTCGAAAGCTTCAATTCTATTGCCACAATTGTCATTGGAAGGATACCCCCCGTATCCCTGAAAAGAAGAAAATTACTAATACAAGGCAAGTAAGGATTGATGAATTTCTTGGGTGGAGTTATATTGGATACGATAAGTATGGGCAAGTAACAATTTACTCTAGGACATATCGCTCTAAGCAAGAGGCCATGAAGGATATAGAAACCTTTCTAAAGAATGGGGAGAAGATAGAAGGGGGGCCTTATACGGCTGTATTAGCCTATATTCCTGCTCATACATTCATCGTGGGCGAAATGTTCAAATGTAAAGATGGAGAATGTTTTAAATACAAATGAAAGACATAGATAGCCTAGAACAACTATACTTAGCAGTTAGAAGCCTCCGAAAAGCTGAGAGGTATAGTCAAAGGCTGTGCGATGTTTCGGGGCGAAGCGGTTCTAGCAAGCGAGCTAAAAACGAATGGACTAGGGCGGCTGTAGAACGAGATAGGTGCTATGAGTATGCTAGAAAGGTAGCTGCCGAGTATTTTAATATAAACGAAGAGAGAGCATGAACTTAGTAACTGTCGGTTCTCGCCGTGGCACAATTCGGCACTTCGTTGATGCGGATAAGTATAAAAGACTATCTAGAAGTAAGGCCCTATGTGGGATATCGGGCGGCAAATTAATTATGTTTGATGCAGTGTTCTTTAATTATGAGCTTATGTATCCTAAAATGTGCAAAGCTTGCAAAGCTGCGTCTAAGAAGCCGTTATGAAACAAATTCACGATAAAGAAAAATTAGAGCAATTTCTACGCACGGTAGCTCATTTAACTAAAAATCACCGTTGCCTTAGGTTAGTTACCGATATGCCTAATGACAATGACGAACATACCTACGCTGACTTAGCTTGGGTATCCCCTAAAGAATTAGGCGATGCTTTAGCTGCCGTAGACCCTAATTGGTGGAAGTAGGCGTGAATATTACATGGATAGTATAAAAGAGCAAGTAAGGTATGATACCCATGATGATACCGCCGAATATTTATCGATGAAAATCGCTATCGTAGATTCGGGGATACGCTTCTCTTATGGCATATTATCATATCATACGGTTATAATGAATGAAGCTAATGAGAATTTGACGTTAATATATGAAGACTAATAAAGAAGTTCTAGCTGAAATAGCCAAGCTGAAAGAAATCAAGCCTCTCATTCCCGAGAGGACGGCTTTCGGGGATAGTAATTGGGATAAAATAGATGCGAGTATTAAGGTTCTAGAAGAAGACTTATCATCTGAAGAAATCTATAACAATACGCAAGAAGAAACTTTAAGCGAAGAAGAAAACGAGTCTAGGGAGTGGACTTTCGATGTAGGAAGGGAAGCGATTGCCGCCCGTTATTGGATGGATGGAGATTCAGAAGAAAAGCCTTCGGATGGTTGGAAGGATTTAATTGGAGTAAAACCCCAATATAACTTTAGTGGATTAAGTCCGAAACATGCACTGGCTACAATACATGCAGACTTATACTGTAATAAAGGGTCTAAGAAAGCCCCGAGGAAAGCCCCAAAGAAGAACAAAGCTAAATAGCCTTATACTTCTCGCCGAACATATGGAAGAAGGCGATGCGGTAGAACTTACTCAAGCGGAAGCTCAGACATTCAGAGTAATTCTAGAAGCATTGGGTAATTCTTGCGTTTCCGATGGCTGGCGATGTAAGACAGTAGGGAAAACCTTAGTATTCAAACTGTAAATGAACCCGCTTAAAGTGATTGTCCGTTTAGATGATACGGCAAATATGAGCGAGTATAGACAACTTTTGCTGCTAGCATTTGGGTATAAGCTAGCTCCATCTTTGGATATTTCTCAATTACTTTCCAATATTTCGCGTGTGATTAACAATGAATTCCCTTAAACTTACTGTTCGTCTAGATAATGACTCCGAAGACCTAGAGAGGTTTAATTCATTTAGGATTGCTCTTGGCCGTTATCTTTTTAAGAGTATAGCTGATAATAGATTAACAGAGAACCTCAGGCAAGATATAAAGAATAAAGTAGTTGACTATGAACTCTAACCGTATTGTTTCCAATGCTATTCGATTTAACGATAGTAGCAGCGCTATTGAGTATAATGAATTATACAGCGCGCTTTATCGTAAAGGCTTACGTCTTCCTATGTCGGCAACTGATTTAGTCATAACCCTTCTTCGCTCCAATGGGATTACGAATTTCGATTTTTAATTTGCTTTTTAAAAAATAGCGGGTAGGATTGGGGGCATGAACACTCATAGCTGGCAAGGCACAGAACGTTGTCTTCGTTTAGCCGAAACGAATGTTACTAACGACATAGAAGGAATGTGCGTTAATGACCATACTGGCTGTCTTTGGAATGACGGGCATAATGTTTGTATGCATCCCGCTATACTTCCCAAACTTCAAAAGCACGATTCCCCCCTTTTAAAACACGAAGAATCTTGTTTACGTTGCAAAAAAGTCGGTTATAATTATAGAAAGCTTGGACCCGAATATGTATGCCAAGATTGCTGGTGGACTTTAAAAACTAAATATGGATAAATTTTATTTCAAAGAGAAGCTGGACCGTAGTTGGCTAGTTCAAAGGTTGAATGCCCCCCAAGTATTTCATGAAAAGCTCGGAATACAAGACAATCCTTTTAGCTTTGGCGGGGGGTTGAAAAACGGAGGCATTTCTAAAGAAGGAATGGACGCAATTAGAAACATCTTCTCCTTCGATTATATGGGAAGCTCTGAGTTTGAATGGGGCATTGTCCCGTCCTGCCTATCTTTCCTTATCGAAAACAGAGAGAAGATTATCACGGGTTCATTAGTAATTAAAGAAGGCAAGCCTACTGTCTATTACCTTTGCCATAAAGCTCACGCTAAGGATATTCAGGAACATATTAAAACCCTAGCTGCGGGGAACTATCGTTCAAAAGAGTTTATTAACTTGGATATCCATTTTCAAAAGGAACCTCCTAAGTGGGGGCTGGAGACCGTGGGTTGGTTGGACTGCTCTAATGGATTCATGTTTTTCGTAGATAAAGACATGTGGGAGAAGACCTTACAACTTCTTGGGATTAATGAAACCCCTAGCAAATAAAGTCTTATTTCTAGGAACTGGGGTTTTTTACGCTGCTGGGTTAGGACAGCCCATTTGGAACGCGGGGATGAATACTAGCTCTTTGGTTAACATGCATTTAATAATTGCTGGGATATATGGGGAAATCCGTTAGGTTTATTGTCAGATATGATTCTGAGCAGGATGTAAATCAATATCAGGATTTCTCTTATGAAGTGCGTCTAGCGGGTTTACGTAGAGGCATTAACTTAGTATCTTATGTTACCGTTATTACTTATGAAGCGAAGCTTAGCGGTAAAATAATATCAGGATATAATTTTTGAACCCTTAGATAGGTTATCCTTAGCCCATAATGGCCGTAAGTTAGTATAATGAAAACAAGCCTTTTGGTCTTCTGGTTTAGAAAAGTCAAATGCATCGCATGGTTTAATATGGTCTATATGCCAGCCATTTCTACCATAATTATCCCAACGCATACCTTCTGTAAATTGAGATTCAAGATGCTGTTTTAGTTGTTCTAAAGTGCAACCGATTAGATTAAAAGTGTGTTCAGCTTTACGTTTTCCATGTAGAACAAAACATAATCTACGTCTGAGATTAGCTTTAATACGCCATATAGGATTCTTTCTATACTCTTTCGCGAGTTTTCTTTGGGTGCTGAGAATTTTTTGTTTATTATTGGGGTCTTTTCTGAATTCTCGTGCGTTTTTTATTTTTTTAATACGAAACGTTTCGTCGTTAGCATATCTTAGTCTGGTCCTTTCTCTATCGCGAGGTAAATTTTTCCTTCTATATTCTTTTACATGGTCTAAATTTTTTGATACCCATGCTCTATTTTTTGCTAATACTTGCTCTAGGTGAAGCTTTTGATATCGTTTGCTCCTTTCGCAATTACATATCTTACAATCAGACCGTCTCCCAAGTCTCCCCCGAGAGTCTTTCGCAAATTCATCTAAAGGTTTATTAATAAGACATTTGGTGCAAATTTTGCTATTCATCCGAGAATATTTACACCAATGGTTAGATTTGTGAAAAAATTGATTGCATTTTCAAAAATATTTATTAAAATTTAAATATGATATTTGAACAGGCTAAAGTAACAATTGAGTCTGAGGGAAATTTTACTACCAAAGATTTTGGGGTAGATGTTCAAGATTTTCCGATGCTGTTGTTTATTTTACGTAACTCCTTATATTCTAATAAAAACCAAGCAATTGTTAGAGAATACTCAACAAATAGTACCGACTCCCATATAGAAGCTGGCACCCCTACCCTTCCTATTCGTGTCCATCTTCCTAATGCTTTAGAGCCCGAATTGCGTATTCGTGATTTTGGTATTGGAATGTCCGAAAATGACATTGAGAATACTTATGTTAAGTATTGCAAGTCTACTAAGCGTGGTAACAACTTGACTACGGGAGCTTTGGGAATTGGTTCCAAGTCCGCTTTCGCTTATGCCGACTCCTTCTCTATTGTCAGTTACTATAATGGGCTAAAGACTTTCTATACAGCCTTTATCGATGAATCTCAAGTAGGTAAAATAGCCAAGATGGATTCTACCCCTACCAATGAGCATAATGGAATTGAGATTATCATTCCTATTGATGAAGCTGATTTTTATGACATTCGGCGGGAAGCGGCTTATGTTTTCCAATTTTTTGATATTAAGCCTGTTATAACTGGCATCAGCAAAGAAGAGTGGGATAATACTTGCGACTATTCTAGTCCTGACTTTAAGGGAACTAATTGGGAAGTATATCGTGATTCTCAACCCGTGGCGGTAATGGGCAACGTTGCTTATCCTATTGACGCTAAAGCTTTGGGATGCACGCCTGAACATCAAAGCTTGATTGAAGCTGGCTTGCGTTTGCGCTGTCCCCTTGGGTCTCTGGATTTTGCGGCTAATCGTGAAATGTTGCGATATACCGACAAGACTAAGACCGCCATTAAAGCTCAGTTAGATATTGTCCAAGCTGAAATTGGCGCTGGCATTGTTACTAGGATTGGTCAATGCGCCAGCTTATGGGAAATTCGTTCCCTCTGGCATGAATTGCATAATAGCGAGCTATTTCTAGGCAGCTTAAGGAATGTAATTAATAGTATCCCCTTTACTTTTAATGGGGTAACCATTCGTTCTACTCTATTCCATCTGCCCGATGATTTTAAGAGCAAGCATCAGATTATTTGTTCTATAGAGAGGTTTGCTTTGGGTCGCAGGGATAAAGTTGTAAGGGTAGAGACTTCCGAACTGCGGGTAAATGACGATAACAAGGTATTTATTGTTAAGAAATCTGACAATATCAAGCGGCTAGTATCTAAGATTCGTCACTTTACTAAGGAAAACGAGCACCGATATGTCTTCCTAGTTAAAGCTAATAATGACGCCGACGCTAGGCTAATTATCAAAGAATGGGGACTGGAAGGAGCCCCTATCTTTGGGGATGCTACTACTCTGCCCGAACCTCCTAAGGAGTCTCGCGGGGGTGGCTATGTTGACGCCAAGAATCTTAGTAAGGTTTTTACTTTCAATGTAACTGGTCATACGGGATATCGGGCAGATAAGAAAGCTTGCTGGGATATTGCTTCTGCTGACTTAAAGAATGGAACGGGGGTCTATATCATCCTTGACCGTTACAAAGCTAAATTCGGTAGCAGTGAATATAGTAGCGGAAGTTTAAAAGATATTATTAAATCTTTGAGCAAGTTTACTCCTGTCCCTACTATCTACGGTTTTAAAGTCTCTCAAAGCGGGAAGATTGGCAAGGGTTGGATTAACTTGCACACCTTTATTGTAGATACCGTAAAGCGCTACCTTGAAACTAATGATTTGTCTCAGTATATTGCTGACTCTGAAGAGTATGATACAAACTTTGTTACTGACCATAAGTTTCGGGGGATTGGTAAAAACTCTGCCCTAGCTGGCGCAATTAGAGAGTTTATCAAGCTAAAGATTGCTAACGATAAGCTAAGTGCAATTGAAGAAGTTTGCGACTCTATTTATCTAGACAAGTCTAGTCTAGCTAAAGGTGGCAAGCCCCGCATTAAGATGGATAAGGTTTTAGAGAATCTTCGCCAGCATTATCCTTTAATGCGAGTTTTCGAGTCTCATTTCAACCATAGCTGGCAGGTGAAAGAGAATGATATGCAACTGTTTGTAGATTATATCAACTTGGTCGAGAAAAGCTTGACTGTTTAAAAATTTAATTTAAAATTGGAATATGAGTGCATCTGTAATTTATAACGGAAATTCGATTTCCGCTTTTGTTGACGGTAAAAACTATACCGCTAACAAGTCTCATCCCATGTGGGCTTCGATTTTAACGGCATGGCGCAATAAGGATTGGGAGACATTTAAAGAGTGTTTCGATGCTGGCAAGGCTCTTCTGAAGTATAGCTTTGGAAAGGTGCGGGTGATTAATGGGGAGGTTTTCTATAAGAATTCGCCTGTCCATAGCACTATCACTAAGCGCATTATTACATTCATGCAAGAGGGGATGCCTTATCAACCTTATGTGAAGTTCTTAGATAGGCTTTACAAGAATCCTCTTCCCAGTGCTCGCAATGAGCTTTATGATTTTCTGGAAGTTGGAAAGATGCCTATTACCGATGATGGGTGCTTTCTGGCGTGGAAGAAAGTAGATAGCGATTTTCGCTCGTTTAACGCTAATCCCGATGGTAGCCACAATAAGCATGTTATTGGCAAGCCTGTTAGGATGAAGCGGAGCGAGGTAGACTCCGATAGGAATGTTACCTGCTCTACTGGATTGCACTTCTGCTCTTATGATTATCTTAATGGTTATCAGGGGGATGATTGTAAAGTAATTGTCGTTAAGGTCGCTCCCGAAAACGTTTGCGCTATCCCTTCGGATTACAACAACACTAAGGGGCGTTGCTGTGAGTATGTTCCTATGGATGTTGTGGGCAACTGGAAAAACGGGAACATCTTGACAGAGAAGCTTTATTCGTCCAAGGTAGGCAAGATTAAGGCTTATAAGCCTCGCAGGGACGAAAACGGGCGCTTTATTCCCGCTTATCGCCCTAAGAGAGACAAGAATGGGCGCTTTGCGGCTAAACGTAGGTAATTTATGGAAAAGAAGACTAGGCGAGTTGGGTCAGGAAGAAAACTTGGCTCATATAGTTTCCTTGAAGTAAGTTTGGCTGAACTTAATAGAATATTTAAGCCTGACGCCGTCATAGTAGTTGGTCGTAAGTGGGCGGATTTCAATAAGGTCAATGGGATTGCCTTTAAAGCGTCCCATAACGTGACCGAAACTATAGGGGAGCAAATTGAAGTAACTCAGACTGACTTTAATGTTAAATCTTGATGAAATAGTTGGGCAAGAGGAAGCTAAGTCTAAACTAAGCTTTGCTTTCAACGGCTATAAAGCTTCGGGCATTTTTATGCCTACTATCTTCGTTGCTCCCAAGGGTAATGGCAAGACTAGTATGGCTAAGTGCCTCGCTAAAGAGCTTGTTTGCCCTTCTGACCCAACTAAGATAAAGCCTTTTCTAAGAATTAACTGTTCGACTATTAGGAATACTGCCCAATTCGTCAATAGGGTTCTCCTTCCCATGGTAATAGGCAGGGAGGTAACCCTATTTTTAGACGAAGCTTCCGAGATACCTAAAGATTTGTCAATGAATCTTTTGTCAGTTCTTGACCTTGAAAAAGGTAATAAGAACGTATTTGTCTACGGGGACATGCAACTAGATATAGACTTTAGCAAGATTACTTGGCTATTGGCTACCAGCGAGATTCAAAAGGTCTTTAATCCCCTTCTGGACCGTCTAGAACGTATCGACTTGCAAGACTATACTACTGACCAGCTTTGCGAGATTGCACGTAAGGGGGCGGCTCCTAGCGTCATTTCTAACAAGGCTATGGAAGAGATTAAGAGAGTATTTCGGGGCCATGGTCGAGACGCCTTTAAGCTGGGCAATAAGATAAATCTGTATTTACAATCAATTAAGGAGAATGTTCTTAGCTTGGGGGACTGGCTTGACATTAAGAAACAGCTTTATATTCATCCTTTGGGTCTAAGCCCCTTGGAAATTCAGGTGCTAGAGATTTTGGAAAAATGCGGGGAGTGCTCACTAACCTCTCTAGCGGCTAAGACTGGCTTGTCCCGAGCTTGTGTTCAAAGAGACATAGAGATATTCTTACTTAGGCATCACTTGATAGGAATAGAGCAAAGGGGTCGAGTTATAACTAAGTTAGGCAGGGATATCCTAAAGGAGGTAAGGGGCATATGAAAAGCATCGATTCTAAAATAGACTCAGAGATATTTTACGAGCTAAAGCGTAAAATAGAAATAGAATTGGGTTTGACTGTTTTCGCACAGGTAAGTAAGAGTCAGTATCGCTTAACTAGAGCAGAAGCAATGTTGATTAAGGGGGACATTATGGAAAGACGATATGAATAGTTGTATTTGTTTGATAGATGATAAAATGTTTAGCGATGCTAATGGTAACCTAAATGACTTAGTTAACATGAATGTTATCATGAACCCCATATTCGAAGAATTTCCTTGTCTAACTAGACCTAGGGTAATAGAATTAAGCCGCTTTGTTTATGAAGAATTTATTTAAATACGGCTGGTGGTCGAAAGGATATACTACATGCTGGGGGACTCATTGTTCTCTTCGTATACAGAATCAATTAGGATATACTAATATAATTATGAGAAGAAACCAAATTGTAGTGCAACTTAAAGAGACTGCCGAGAGAATTGTCAGGGATAACGTTGACAAAGAAAAAATTTAAAGTAAGATAGTTTTAGATGGGACAACGCGAGGCGGGGGTATGGAAATGCGGTTCCGAATAAAGTAGGGGAAACCGCATAGTACTAAGCGAAAAACGCCCCCCGTCCCCATCTTATTTAGACTATGAATCGTAGATTTTTAGAAATATACGGGGACGATGCAATTAATAATCACGCACATAGCAAATACAAAAGTCATATGTGGGCATTAGGGCTAATAAACATTAGAGACTTATCCATTAATTTAGAAAGATGGTATAGATTTCAATTTCAATATGAAGATTATTTGTGAAACTCTGGGGGGCTCCCATGCTTACGGGTTAAATACCCCCACTAGTGATTTAGACCAAAGGGGGTGCTTTGTCAATACCGAACTTAATAAAGTAATCGGCGTTGACCGCTTTGAGCATCAGGACTTAAGAGCGGGGGGAGAAGATAAGTTCCTCTTTGAATTTAGACACTTTCTTTGTTCTTTACGCAAGACTAATACTCAGGCTATGGAGCTGCTATTTACTGACAACTTTACTACTACTTCTAATGAATGGGAATTAGTTGTTAAGCATCGATATGATTTAATAGATTCGGCGCAGTTCTTTAAGTCTATCCTAGGCTATATGTCAGGGGAAAAGAGGCTAATGAACGGCGAGCGGACGGGAGCATTAGGCAGCAAGAGAAAAGCTTCTATTGAGTCTCATGGCTTCTCTGAAAAGAATGCAGTACAACTACTTAGGCTAGCTTGGGCGGCTAAGTATTTCTTTATTAATGGGTCTTTCCCCGTCAATGTCAGGAAGATTGACTCAGGCATGGCAGATATCCTAATGGATATTAAAACTCACCCCGCTTCTTATACTAAAGCTCAGTTAAATAAGATGGTAGAAGACGCGGAGGAAGAGGTTAAGCGAACCTATGACAAGACAACGGTTAGGTTTACCTTTAATGAAGAGGTAGCTAACTCGCTTTGTTTAGCTATTTATTATCCCATTGTAGCGGGGCTGTTTATTAATAACAAGCTCTGTTTGGATAACTGCGCGTTGTTCTCTAATGAATCCCCTGTTTAATAGTCTACAATATAATGGATTAGCTTGGGCTTGGAATCTGATTAAGTTTCACCCTCAAGAAAGATTTATTGAAGGAGAGACAGAGGGAAGGAGCCCCTTTGGGCTGGCTTCTAATCACTCTGGATATGGAATGAGGGATAGGATAATTCATGATTTTAATTTGCTTTTTTAAAAATAGCTGATAGGATTTGAAGATGAACGATGTAGATATTGCCAGACCCCTCTTGCGGGATGCTCATGATAGCATCAAGCAGGTTCGCAAGTATACGGGAAAGCCCTATTGGACTCACACTGAGAGGGTCGCCGAGATTGTCTCTCAGTATACTTCTGACGAAGATGTTATTATCGCCGCATTAGCTCACGATTTAAAGGAAGACGTAACTCCTTTAGCTCCAGAGTATAACGATGATTGGATTCTGAATCGTTTCGGCGCAAGAGTCTTATCTCTAGTCGATGAGCTAACCGACCAGTATACTAAGGAGCGATATCCTACTCTAGTTAGGGCTGACCGCAAAGAACTGGAGCGGTTTCGGCTGAAGCTAACCTCCCCTCAGGCTAAGCTAATTAAGCTTGCCGATTTGCTAGATAATACTGAAGACATCGCAAAGAATGACGAAGGCTTTGCTAAAACCTATTTAACCGAGAAGCTTTTACTCCTTCCCCTCTTAAGCGAGGCGAATAAGCATCTGTTTCTTCGGGTTTACTATCAACTAACTCAAATATTACATGACAAACGCTGGGAAGTTACAATTAAAGAAAAGCCCCCCGTCCTTACTCTGGACGAAGTTCGATGAAATCTGTTGCGCTTTTTATTAGGAGCGACTCAGAATCATGGGCAGATAAGCGGGTTTCTTTTAATGATGGTGTATATCATACAGTCTTACGTGAAACGTATGGAAAGCTGCCTTGGTTAGTAAACCATATAGATATAGTCATCCATAATGAAATGCGTCTTCATTTTCCCTAGCGCAGTTTGTAACATTCCTTGGGTTATTTGGAGTCAATGCGATTTATCTATTAATATTAGATTAAGTAGATTTTTAGTAAATCAAATAGAGTTTGATTGCCGCCATGAATTCTATAAGCTTATATCAGCTAACTAAACCTATGTCTACTGCGGGGATGATTAGCGATAATATATGGATAGATTCACACTATGGAATTAGAGACGGGTTACTTTCTGCGGAGCTAAGGGGAATTATCTATCTTTACTGTAAGTATGCATTGACTTTTTAAAAATAAAACTTAAAATGAATGAAGTAATTTTTGATGTTTTCGATAAAATCGTCTGGGATGATGTTGACGCTTGTTATAAACGCATTAAAGCGAAGATGAATATAGAGAGTCTTCAGCCCTATTGGGACATAACGAGACCTTTTAGGGCTACAATGCTTAGAACGCAAATTTCAGAAGCTAGAAACGAAATTAAAAATAAGCCTGCGTGAATCATACCCAATTACTTTCTCGCGTTGTAGGGACTGGGTTTTTAGGCTCTATAGCTTCATACAGTGTCTTATACTTAGTCCGAGATAAGTTAGTCTATAAAGTAACCAGTTTTAGAGATATTATAAGGAGGGACACTGAAAAACGTTATCGCCAAGGTTTTCGATAAACCCGTCCACTCCGAGGATTCTTGTGCCCGTCAAATTAAGCGAAAGATACAAATTGATTCATTTGCGCCGATATGGGAAGCGGCGGATAGAATAGGCCGAATGTTCGATAGAAGCACGGTAATAAATATACAGATGTCTATTAGTTATGAATTCTTTGCTACTTCCGATTGTTAATGTAAGCGTCGAAAAAGATATCGACCTGATGGAATACTTTCCCATGCAGTCTCTTTATTTATGGGACATTATCTTCATTATAAGGAACTATTCTTATGAAGCCCATTGCATATGAAGTAACATTAGCATTATCCATAGAAATGTATCGTAAAATTGAGTCGAAGAATTATTGCGTTGCGAGCGGATGGAATATGCTGAATGCAATTCTCCCTAATTTTAGAAATTTAGCGATAGGCGCTATTGACATTTTAAAAAACTTTGAGAGGATGGGGAAGTGAAATTAACCAAAAAGAACGTAGTTAAATTTCTAGTGCGGATTCAAAACGAAGGAGACGTTAAAGCGAACTCCATAGCGACGGAAGCTGTTAAGGCTCTGGGGCTTATCCGAGAACATAAGAAACAAACCGCGTTCCACAACTAAACCGTTGACAAACCAAAAATAGTTAATAGAATAGAGTATGATTGAAAATCTAACACCTGAACAAGTGGCCAAGTTTCCCGAGTATGTTGCTAAGTGGAATAAGATTGGCCTAAACACGCAACCTTGCGATTTCGAGAAAGCGAAAGCGGGGGCTATTAAAGCATATGAATTGGCGGGGCTTAAGGCTCCCGAGCATTTCTTCATCTTCGATTGCCCTGTGACTGCGGCTATCGGAGCGGGGCTTATCAAAGCTTATCTTTTCCCTGAAGATAGCGCGAAAGATGCGGAGAACATTGAACCCTCTGAGATTATGCAGAAGGTCAATAAGGCTCTTTTGGCCCAGCTTCCCGCTAAGTTCGCCAAGCAGAGCAAAAAGGCCATGAATATGGCGCACAAAGACTTGAAGAGCAACTTCTCCAAGTATGTGCAAGATATGATTTTCGGTAGCATGGAAGCTAGCTGGCTTTCGCTGTATGACTACTTTCATCGCGAGGTTGGCATTGACCTTAGCAAGCTGCAAGGCTTGAATGAGATTGCAGAGAATTGCGGTTGGTGGGCACCTTATGAAAAGGTGGTTATCTTCCAGCATCGCCCTGAAGAAATTCATTTGAACGAGCGTAATGTGCTCCATAATCCTAATGGCCCCGCTTTGGCTTATCGTGGTGGGGTGGTTAAGCTCTGGTATTATAACGGAGTCGCCGTTAATGAGAAGATTATCACCAAGAACTTTACTTGGCAGGATATTGACAAGGAGAATAACCTTGAAGTTCGCCGCGTGATGGTTGAAATCTACGGGCAAGCCAAGTATATTTTGGATAGCGGGGCGACTATTGTCAGTCAGGATGACTATGGCACCCTTTATAAGAAGGAGCAAGGTGCGGATGAGCCTATCTATATGGTTAAGGTGGTTAACTCAACCCCTGAGCCTGATGGCACCTTTAAAGACTATTTCATTCGGGTAGACCCTAAGGCTTACGGTGGCATTAAGACCGCCCAAGCTGCCGTAGCGTCCACTTGGAGGAATAAAGATGGGTCGATGCTGTTCATTCGCCCCGAAGAATATGTTTGTGAAGTGCAAACATAATAGTGTAAATAGTTGACAACCACAAAAACATTGGTAGAATTAAAATATGAAACGACAAGGTGACGTTCTATTGGTTAAGGTTGCTTCGGTTCCTGCGGGGCTGAAGCGCACGAAGAAGGTAACTCTCGCTTATGGCGAAGCTACTGGACATCATCACTCCATCTTCGGCGGGGCCGTTGGCTTCGCTGATGACGAGGAAGGCTTGGCTCAGTATATTGAAGTCAAGGACAAAGCGACTCTTGTTCACCAAGAGCATGACCCTATCACGATTGACGAGGGTATTTATAAGTCGGTTATTCAGGTTGAGTATACGCCTGAAGCTATCCGCAACGTAGCTGACTAAGCGAGCGTTAACAGATTGGGCGGCTTACGTTTGAGTTTTCCACTGGTTTAGGTGTGGTTTCTCACGGCTCTACGTAAGTCGCCCTTTTTTTCTTATGAGAATTGAAGTAGGTGATGAGTTTGTAGACCTTTGCGCGGATTGTTTTCCCCCCAGTCCCGAGGACATGGATGTTATAGCTGACTTACTCTACTGCTTTAGGAAGGACGTAGAGGAAGCCTTGGAGACAGAGCCCGATGGGTCAAGGCACCCGTCCTATGAGAAAGAAGAGTGTTTTTGCGCCATCTGTAACTCTGTCCTAACTGAGGAAGACGATTTGAAGGAAGTTCAAGAGCCGTGAAAAGCGTTAGACGTAAAGTCGATACGGCTATTCGCGCTTCCGTTAATGTGACTAGGATACTAAATGTATCTTCTGATTGCTTCGGTATTTTTTATGTTAGAACAATCGATGAGGTTATCGATATTTATCCCGAATTATTTATTGATTTATTAAAAAATTCTGAGACCATACAGTATGCTTAAGTATTTGATAGGCAACCTCTGCATACTTGGAATGGTCATTCTCAGTTTCTTTTCCCATGGTAAGTATACGCCTTTAATGACTCAAGGGCTGCTTTGGTTTATAAATCTATGTAATGTCTTTGTCGCTGTATCCATGTGGGTGACTAGCGGGGATGACATTTATAATACGATGATTCGGACAATGCGCCGACAGAGGATTTGGCCTTTGGGATTAATGGTCAACATGGCTTTCGACTTCATTGTTTCGTGGTTATGTATTTCTTTAGGTTGGTTCGTGACCGCTACTATAGTTTATGCTAGTCTGCTAAGTTCTGTTTATATTAATCATATCGTCTATGAAAAGACTCAGGAATGAATAAGATAGCCACACCTAGATATTTAGAATTTAGAAAATTTATTATAGATAGCATAGGACACAAATCCTTTCAATTAGTTGTTCGTCAAAGAGCCGATTGGACTATGACACTAAGGATTAATATGCAAGGTATTGTTATGGATTGGAGCTATGAATAAGGTAGAGCTACCGATATACTGTAACTTTATGTATACAGTTTTAAATAAAGTTTCTTTTACAGACTTCTCAAAGAGAACGGAGAAAAGACCCGATTGGACCCTTGGATTAAGGCACAATTTAAAGCTGTTCGTTGTTGATTTTTTAAAAAACCAAGATAAAATTAGAATATGAAGATTGAAGTGAATCATCAGAAGGAAGAGGTAAGGAAAATGGAATATCCCGTTTTAATGGAGCATCAAGGTTTATTGGCGGATGGGAAGGGAAATGAGCTTTGGAGGGGTATAATTGTCGTTTTTTCAAACGCATTTACTTGCTCTATCCTTTGGTCTAGTCTTAACCCTCATGTTAAAGCGGGGCAAGCCTATTGTAACCAAGATATCATGTCGCCCATTTGGAAGCCCTTTAAGGGCAGCATTACCTTATCCAGTGAATAGCGTTAAACATATCAGGGATTTAATGCCCGTCCAAGAGTGGAATAGTAATAATTGTCCTGAACTATGCAGACAGGGCGATTTAATTCGTAAAGCCAATTATATTATCTTTGGATGGGCGAGCATCATAAGATATGCTTTGGATGATTGTTACAAAAATTTATGAAATCTATTTGTTTATATCTTTGTATCATAGTGGCTCTTCTAGCTGGTTTGGTGGGCCTTATTGCAACAGACTCCCCCGATATTAAAAGAGAGATATCTTTAAAAGAGTCTATCGCCCGTCTTAGCGCCGAAAGAGAAGCTATTAGAAATGAGGTTCTAGCCCTTAAGCGAGAGCTTCAGGCGCTTAAATCTGAGACTAATCAGGTTATTACTATTAAAGTAACCTTTTCTCCTAATGTAAAGCCTATATTAGTAGAGCAGGAATGAAGCCCTTAAGAGAGGTAGTTGCTAATGCTCCCACAAGAGCAAATGTGTTTTGGAATATCACCTATAAAGCACGAATAGTAATTTATAATCAAGTAAACGATACGATACTAGATTTAGCGTACCTTGTTAGAGAAGAAACGTTCAAAATTAGCTTTATTTTCGAAAAAATTTAATTAAATTTAAAATATGGACAAAATCTATGAATTCGTTCGAGACCCCCGCACTAATCAATTGCGGGGTTGCGTTATGGCGGCTAAGCATGGCGAAGCTGTGGGCTTGGGCTGGAGCTACACTAACGTCAAGGCTGGCGATAGGTTCGATAAGGCTAAAGCTCTGACCATTGCTGAAGGGCGCTGCAAAACTGGAACGGTTGCGGTGATGCCCCGCCATATGATTCCCGTTTATGACAAGATGATTAAGCGTGCCTCGCGCTATTTCAAAATGCCCCTCTTTAAAACTCTATGAAATACTGTCTATTACTCCTTATGTTGGCGGGTTGCTGCCAGCAAACTACTCAGCAAGCGGAAGCCCCGCTTCCCCCTCCCCCTAAACGCCGCTTTACTGTAGAGACTCAGGAACTAGATACTTACCGCACTATTATCTATGTTACCGATACAGCTACTTCGAATGAGTTTTTCATTTTTGAAACTTGGAGCAGATGTTATGTTTCGTCCATGGCTCAAGTTCGTAAATAGTTCTTGCGTTTTTAAAAATTCAATTTAAAATTGGGGTATGATTAAAGTTAATTTAAGCGCGACTAGGAAAGTATCTTACGTGAAGGACTATCCCTGTGTGTTAGTTCATCAAGGAGCGGTGGGTTCAGGGGACAGGAGATGGAAGGATGTCGTAGTTTTAGCCCTATCAAAGAGCGAGGGCATTTATCTTTCATGCGATTTGATACCTTTTAAGGTGGGCGAGAAATTAACCTTTGATAGCAAGCTGGACGGTTTTAATGTTGAATATTGGGCTACCCCCGAGAATCCTATTACTATTGAATCATGAACGACCAAGAACGATTTGAATTTTTCGCCCGTAGGCAGGTTAGTTACAAGCCCAAAGAAGAGATTGTAACCTTTAACAATGGGCTTTTTAAGCTGCAAAGCGAACCTATTGATGTAAATCAGTGGATGCGCCGAATGCAATACGGAGCCGAAGGGGACTGCTGTGAAAATCAAGAGTAAGAATAAGCGAGTAAGTCTAACTCTTTCTCCCAGAGAAGCTTACATTATCCTTATCGCTATGGGGGATATAACCCCCTCGCGGCTAGAAGAAAAGATTAATCAGGTTCGTGACTACGGGCACCTTAAGTTTATTCCCGAGAAAGTCAGGAAGCCTATTACTACAAGGGAACATAAAGTTATCGATAAAGCTTACGGACAGATTATTGATGCTTTAGAGGTATGAATCCATTAGGAAGATACTCCCTTGGTTGTTTTGCGGCTTTTTATTATCTCATCCCTTATAACATTAAGCCAGATATATCAAATTGGATATCTAAAATTCCTCTGGACGCTCGTTATGGTAATATAAATCTTCAATTAGCGATAATCAGGCATGGACACTATTAAACTAATGCTTCCCGAGAATATGGATATCTGGTGGCGGAATATGCCTAGCTCTATATTAAGGATGACTCTCCCCGTTGATAGAATAGAAAGGGAATTATCCATCTTATTGGCCCCTATTAGAAATGGAATATATGACTCCACTACAGGACAAGATATCTTTAAGGCACGATAAAGTAAGATTTCTGTTTCATCCCCGTAACTCTACAGATGACCTTGTTATAGAAAAGATAGATTGCGTTCGTATTTCGGGAAGAATATACGACTCTGTGAAGGGTTTTTATGAACAGTATTTCGGAATACATAACATTTTATAACAGCCAAAAGGTAAGGTTTCTTCTATTGTACGATTTAACCCCTGCGGAGCGAAGGGTTGTTAAAGGGTTAAGAGTAATCAGAATAAAAAGTACAGTGATGAATGCTCTTGATTTTGGAAAAATTTTGTCTAGAATACTTAAATGAGCTATCGTGAAATTTTGGAAGCGTGCTTGCAGGAACTTCGCAGCATGGGTAAAGACAAGGAAGCCAACAAGATACGTCATGCTGTTAACATGTATGAATTAAAGTCTTGCTTGCGCGAATACGTCTGTTTTACAGATGCGAAAGTCAACGATTTTATTCAGTTGGCTAAAAATAAGACAGCTATTCTTAAATGAATAACGTTGTCTACAGACTGTATAACGTGGAACTAGAATCGACTAGGGCTATATCGCAATATCACCGCAAGGTAATCGTCGTTAAAAGGGCTTTTGATAATATATTTGCGAGCGATGCGGTAATAGATTCTCTTGTGCTAACAAATGAAACGTTTGAACAATTTTACAGATTATAGCATTGGAGCGTGGGGAGATATAGTAATGAAACGGACATCTTATGTTGTTCAACGGGCGGGTTTATTCGGAATTGAATATCACCATGACTTTATAATTGAGATAATCGACATTATAGAAGATACCTCCAAGAAAGCAATTGAAGCCTATTACTGAATTTAATGAAATACGAGACCACTGTTGGGACGCTATTCTAAGGGATGCCGATTGGAGCGTCCGATGGGCTTGTGTTTTTAATGTCCAATTGAAAGTTTGGAGTCTTGTCGAACCGCTTCAGGGAGCAATCTATGCTGAACTTAAGGGAATTTTTTAGAGAAAAAACTACCGATTGGCAGACGGTTAGGAGTCATTTTATAAATGGAGACATGACTGATATAGCGCTAGCGGCATTAGAGCTAGATGACTGGATTGTAGCTTTAATGGGTCCGAATTCTAGTTTCTATAGGGAGGTTAGCTTTGAAAAGGAAATTTTTGTTTTCCAAGAAAGCTTTAGATGAAAAAGGTTCTTGCAGTAACGCCCGAAGGATTGTCTAATATCGTATTCGATGAGTTACTCTATCATGTAGAAGGAGAATTCATTAGAAGGGTCATTCAGGACGTAAGATATGGTATGACAGATGTTTATGAAATATCTAATAGTGTTTATAGGGGAGTAAGGCATTATGGTATCTCTACGTAGAGAGTTTAATAGAATAGATACTTGCATATGGTCCGCAATTCCTCTTTCTGTTGACGTGCGAAATCTTACTTACAGGTCAATAGAAGTTAGTTCTAGGCTATTCATAATAAGAGAGCAGTTGATATTTATTCCTAGAAATCTATTTCATTATGAAGAGAATTGAAGTTTTTAACCTGAATTATGACATTTGGGGAGACTTCCAAGATGACGTATCATATTGGGTTAGAGCGGATGCCTTTCATAACTTAGAAGAGGCTTCTGCTTTATGGTGGCTAGGGCAATTTATGCCGAGAATACCTATCCCCAAGGAATACGTAAGTTGGAATTATGAAGTCAGTTCGTAATAAGTTATCTGTATTCGAGGTTAGTAATGGCCGTTATTATGAAGCGGAAGAAGGAATAGAAAGGAATATCGCTTTTTTTAGGTCATTGAACGGTATTTTTCATTTAATCTCTTAATATAGCTTGCTCTGGGAAAAAAAGACGCTAGAATGAATACAGTAAGAGACATCTTTAATAGTTATAATGCGGTTTGCTGGTCTCAGAGCAAAGAATGCCTTTCTTATATCCAGTGTTTAATATCTTTGCAAGAGATAGAGTTTAATTGTTCGGCTCTTTATTTGAAACATCGAACGGTAGAAGGTCTGTCACTTGAAGAATTTGGATAATATACATGAATAGCGTTCATCTGTTAATTTGGGGCTGTGACACCGAGTCTTTTACTACATTAAATAGAGAGACAACTAGCTCAGCTCGGGCACAATTTAGAACAAAGGTTAGCGTTCTTTACTTTGAATCTTGCTTACAATTAAAAGCGGCTGTTGGAAGATATGAAGCCAGTTAAATATCCCATTGACCCTATGCTTTGTTATTACATAAGCAAGATGGTTAATAAAAATCTTAGAGGCTTAGCTAGAGACAAAATAAACATAACCTTTAGGTTCGTAGTAGCTCCATTATTTACGAAAGTTATAAATGAAGTCTATCAAAAATAGAATGAATCTTTCCCCTTGGTATTCTCTATGCGCGGAAGTAGATTTATTAGTTATAAGGCAAGTTACTAAAGAAGTGAGGGCAATAGCTAGATTTGTTGGGCCTATCTCTATAGAAGTTAAGGAAACAGATGGAGCAATTTAAATTCCAATTTATGGACAGTCAAGAGCTTTGGAGTCCCGTAACGCAAAAGGTCGGTTATAATTTAGTTGGTCTTGTAATAAGACAAATGGGTAATAAAATCATTACCTTTGAACAACAGCTTATTGTAGGAGGAGCGGGTAATTTTATGCATAGGTTAGATGGAAGAGTATGTCGCAAGCTAGAAGAAATGTTGGATTTTTGAAAATGAAAAGCTTATGGGCTCAATTTTGTGGTGACCGCCCCTATAACGTTGACTTATTTAGAGTGATGTCTTATGACGTTATCTTAGAGATTCAGGAAGGAATAGAGCCATACATAGAAAGCAATAACAAATGGATAATATCTTGGGGCTTAAAATATGACTAATGTAAGTGGCTTAATTTTCTATCCTCACGTTGGCGAGGTATTACAAAGTAAGATTCTAGTGCAAGTTTCGGAAGAATTAGAAACTAAAGTGATTAAAGAGCATGTATGGATACTTTACGATTGGCTATTCGACGTAAATGAAATGACTATTTTGTGATACATGAAATCATTTAGTTATACACTCCGTTTTAATCATGAGATTTGGAATTATCGTCTTGAAGTAGAACACTTTGCCCCGCACGAGGCTTGCCCTTGGATTCATCTAACCAACCTTGTCAACTACATAGAGACTTATGAAGAGCTTGTTTCGACTTAGGGAAGATGCATCTATAGACGCATTTAATAAGTTAAGCAAAATAGTCAATACTCGTCCCGTAGATGAAGCTCATGTAGCTTTACGTCCCCCAACAAACATTCAAGCTAAATGGTTAATATACAATTTCGTTTTTTATCTTAGCCTTGACCCTGAGAAAATAACTGCTAAAATTGAAAAATGAAAGCTGCCCTTATATCAAAACAAATTGACGTAGTTTTAACTCTGAGCCCCAAGGAAGCCTATATTCTTCTGGCTATCATCGGTGAAAGCTCTAACAGTGTGGTAAGGTCAGGTTTGACCCATGTGAATAAATTAGATAATATTGAACAGTTCGAGACCCCCGAAGACTACGGAAGTCCTAATATTGGCTTTCAAGACGAATTTTTTGAGCTTTTGGAAAAAGCCCTGTCTAAGTGCCCTAAATAGATTTTTGGAAATATGAAACGAATCCATTTTGATGGCGGAAGAGGCTGGCCCGAAGCATTAGATGCGGGGGTGTTTCACGTTGTCAGACAAGGAATTAGGTTTAAAATTAAACTTAGACCCGATATTCGTTCTACGGTTTATTGGGAAGTTGTTTGGCGCAACATATGAAGATTAAAAGATGCGATAATTGCGGGAAGTTTAACCCTCCCATCTTGGGCGGGAATCCTAGGCTTTGTGCCGCCTGTGCTACTCCTGAAGGGTTTTACAGCATGAAAGGGGAAGCTTTGAAGGCTAATGGTAAGATTAACTATTGGCATCTTCAGTTTCCATTGATGATTAGGTGGCGCGGCTGGTGGACGCTGTGAAATCTACTAAAAAATTCCTTTTTCCAGAAGATACTATTAGTACTGTCGATTGGAGCGAATGCTATTCTAATATGAGAATGTTTTATATTCGCGTTATAGTCTTGGAGACTAAGTTAAGGCTTGCGGATGAACAACTTACGTGATAGGTTTTATATAGATGAGCAGAGGAAAGCTTATGCTGTGATAACCCAAGGCTCGCCCATGCCTATCGTTAATCATGTCTTCCATCGGGTCGAGATTATGATAGACAGGATTAGATTGAAGGGCTTGATATATTGGGAAGTAAAAAACAGTTGTATTTTTGAAAATAGCTGGTAGGATATGGAACCGATTAAAAATGTCAAAATTATAGTCCATACTATTTGTTGGAATTCTATCAATCGTTCTGTCCCTGTTATTTCATATTTTAGAGCTTATTATGGGATAGAGACCATATCTGACGTTTATGTGCTAAACCCGTTAATTCGTTCTACTGCAATAAGATACGGAAAAAACTATTTAGCTTATGAACAGTCTAAGTGATGAGTTTGGTCGCCATGAAATGGTATGTTATCAAGGTATGTTCTCTCTAGTTAGTGCTCGCATGATTAATGAAACCTACAAAGGCGTGACCGAATATCTTAGGTATGGTATTGAGTGGATAGTAGATGATTATGTAGAAGATTTCTCGCTCTAACAGAATGAATAGGATAAATATTTTTGATGGTGCTGATGCTCTTGGCTGGGTAGCTGTTACGAGGGTGGCTGGGCTTTCTATATCCGCCAACGCTTATTTTAAAACAGAACGTCTCGGAATCCCCTATTTTATAAGGGATATATTTCTTGTTCTGAGGGATAGGATATCTAATGAAGCCTATCGGGACTAAGTTTGACAAATTAGACTCCGAGGCATGGGCGCTATTAGCGGAATTTGTTCGCTTTGAAGAAATAAGGGAAGCTAACCTAAATACGAATATCAAACTGTCTTTGAGGGACTTAAGATATGCCTTAAGAATGGATACTTTATGGAGCTATAATGAAGTCTTTATTTAACTTTTTTGCTTGGAATCTGGACAATAGCTGTTATAGTATCGTATCGAACGTTACGGGAATTGGCGGGTTTCCCAACATGTGGTATCAAGTAGAAGAATCTGTTGAGTTTCCTTTGCTTTATTTTGCTGATTTGAATCGCTTGATGGTGACAATCACTTGCGAGTCTAGAAAACGTCTGTCTAAAAAATGAAGCCCTGTTTTAATTTAATATTGGAAGAAGAGAAATCTGGATGGCGTCTATTAAATATTTGTATTTATTGGGAAAGCGTAAGCCTAGCTAACCACGAAATAAACCTCAAAGCAAAGACATACGGCTTGAGGAACTTCCTTTGGGTAGATATAATAGGGATAGGCTTTAAATGACGCCTTTATTTAGATTTTTCGGCTGGCAGTGCGACAATAGCTGTTACCATATTTGTTTAGCTAATAGCATAGATAACCCAATGTTTAATTCAGTTATGCGCGAGACAGAGCATAAATTAGCTCATTTTATCAATATAAAGCTTAATACTAGGGCAGATGTTTCAAAAATCCATTTGTTTATTTAATCAAAGATGAACCCGCTACGTAAATTAATACGTTTTGAATTAGATGTGTGGGCATGGGGGCGATTAAAAGACTTCGTTCAATTTGAAGAAATAAGGAAAATCAATAATAGTGGAATATCACTTACATTAAGTGATTTAAGGCTCCAAGTAGAGGACGAAGCTTACTCTTATAATTGTTTATTTAATCGATGAAAAGTCTGAAAGATAAAGTTTATTGGCAAATAGATTCCTTTTGCCACCAAGCTTTAAACGATATCAATCCAATGGACTTTGATTCTGCCTATGACAAAATAGAGACGCGTTGTTCTTATATTGATTCGATAACGGAAAGTGTCTTAGGCTCTTTGCGGGATATAGGAAATAGAGAAGAATGGAGGATAGTATGGGAATGATTAAAATAACAAATAGGGTTCTGTCAAAAACTTCTCTCCCTAAATAATGAATTTCTTTATTTAATGCTATCAAAGTGATATCACTTAACGCACTAAGTTCAAATAAATATGCAACCTGTTATCCTTGTTAGACTTAATCAGATAGATGCACGCGAAGGAATCTATATGGAAGTGTTTCGTCACCTGTATTTATCTGTTATTAGGAACATCAGGTCAAATGTAAGGGGGGCTGTATATGGATTCTATTAAGTCTAGATTTTGGGAAATAGACTGTCAAAGCTATGGAAAGCTATTTGCTAATGTAAACTCGGATATCCGTAAGTTAGCTTATAAAGGAATAGAAGACGAAAGCCAAATATGGATATTAGTAGATGTTCTTGTAGATAAAATAAGGATATTCGTATGGGAGCGCTAAATAAACAAATATTTGACTTTGCAAATGAGATTAGGAATGGTTGTGGACACTCCCATATCTATCATAGGGTAGATATGGGTATTAGCTGGGCAAAATTTAGATTTTTAAGAAATATACCTTATACGGCAATAACAAGAGAAATCTATAAGGACTTGACAAGTGAAAAAAAGCTAATAGGATGAAGTCAGTAAAAGACAAATTCGACTCAGAGGTAATGTGGTTCAATAATAAAGGATTTAAATTCTATCGCTCAACGGCCTTAGTTGAGGCATATAAGAATATGTCTGTTTTAATAAGTTTTATAAAATTACGAGTTAGAATGCCTATTTCGCACAGATTACGATTTTTTAAGCTGTTTTTTGGAAATATCATTTAACCAGCTTATGTCCCCGTGCTTTTACAAAATCAAACCTCAGATAGATAACGAAGCTTGGAATAAATTAAAGAAAAAGGTTCGTAAGGTTGATTTAGATGGGGCGAGGCTATTTATCTACGAAGATAATCCTCTTAATCTTTTATGGCATTCAGTTGAAACAGCAATTTATGAGAACATATAGCGGACCTGAGTTAACGGAAATAATTCAAAATAAGGCAGATGAATTGGCGCGAATGTCGAGCGAAATCGTGCTAAATAATAGAGACGTATTAAACCAAGATGGCCCCGAGCAAATGGTTACTATCTCAAATATGTTAGTCCAGATTGCTGACGGGGTTCAGGAAATGTATCCTGATATGCGTTTCTCTAACTTATCTCAACTATCATCTTATCTACTGCATGAGAATTTAGCGATTTTGAAGTTAAAAGCGAGCCAATAAATGGGGGATTTACCCACTTGACACTGGGAAAATTCTTGGTATGATTGGGATAATGCTACTCTTAAGAGAGACTCTCTCGCCGTTTAAGTTAGCTGATTTGGAAGCAGTTAACGTTAAATATAAGGGCAGCAGCCCCTTATGCTTCTGCATCGCCATGACTTTGGTTCCGTTACAGCAATTGGAATCGAAAACGATGACCCCATCGAAATAGAACGAAAATATTACTCATTCTATAACCATCAGGCAACTTCGGGTGAGCTTCACTGGCTTACTTCAAACTTTGCTTACTTCTGGACAAATAACGAGGACTTAAATAAAGCCCTATTAAATATAGCTCTTTTTGAACTGCTAAATATCGACTATGGAAAATCCAAAGGGAAAAAGCGTGGGCTACTACCGGAGGCACAAATAAGAGCGGAACAAATATTACAAAGCATTCAAATAACAAACTTTATCGTTAAAGATGCAGAAATGGATTTGTATCCTTATAAGTTTGGCTATATTGAATTTGAGACGCCTGACCTTTCATCCTTGCCAGCGTGAAAAAATCCGCTAGACTAGTGCGATGAAAGTGGTCAGTCAGCTACACCCAATTAATAAAAAGACTGTTTGGGGCTTCGGCAAGACTTGGCACGAGGCAGTCAATGACATCAAAAAGAACGGTCATACATTCTATGGGGCAGAAGCATACGCTTACGAAATAGATGATGAAAACGCGCACTTTAACGATAAAGAAGAGCTTGTGCATAAAGAAGGTTCTGTATTAATACTACTGGGCAAGGGGAGCATTGCTTCCATCAAGGAAGGGTTGTATCGTTGATATGGACATACTGTTATTATGCATTGCTTTATTAATTCTAATCGACGGGAGGTTTATTAAGAGTTGACATTTTAAAAAGAATATTTAAGATTGGCGTATGCTTAAGTTCACAACTGGCAACGCCAAACTTTCAAAAAAGATAGCTATATTCTCGCTACCTGCGGGGTATAGCTGTCCTTTTGCTAAGGATTGTCTAACTTGCGCTGATAGGGCGACGGGTAAGATGGTGGAGGACGGGGAAGGGTTTAGGTGCTATGCTGCTAGTATGGAGTGTGGCTTTCCCTCTGTGCGTAAATCCAGATGGAAAAACTTTGACCAACTAAAAGGGAAATCCTTTGAAGAAATGGTATCCCTATTAGAGGAGGGGGTTAAGCAGGACGACATGGGTTATGTTAGGACTGGTGGTAGCGGGGACTTCTTTAATCAGACCTATTTCGATGCATGGATGGAAGTAGCGCGGCGGTTTCCTAATAAGCTGTTTTATACTTATACCAAATCTCTACCCTATTGGATAGCAAGGATTAATGAGATTCCTTCTAATTTTAAGTTGACAGCTTCGAAGGGTGGAAAGTGTGATGACTTAATAGCTAAATACAATCTTGTATTCGCGCAAGTTGTTTATAGTGAAGAGGAAGCTAAAGAATTGGGGTTAGAAATAGACCATGATGATTCTCTAGCCATGAAAGCAGAAAAGTCTTTTGCTCTACTCATCCACGGGCAGGGTAAAAAAGGTAGTATTCAAGCCAAATCAATCAGGAAAAACGGATATTCAAGAAAATGAAATATACAATTATCGTGATAGTAATGGGTTACTGGGGAAGGGGCAAAACACTGCATGAAGCTGCCCAAAACTGTAAGAACAAAGGAGCTAAGCGCACTGACAAGGCAAATGTCCTTCTTATCCAAGGGGATGACACGGCTGAAGTCAATAACTATGGCTATGTTCTTAGGGATGCTGGTTCTGAAAATCACCTAATCGGGGAACAAATTCCTCTTGGTCATCTAATAGGAAAGGCTACAAAGAAGTCAGTAACAACGAGTTAGCTAGTAAAAAAGAGTTTGTTGACTTATTAAAAAAAGGTAGTAGATTGGGGATGTAGTTAAACAATAAACAAAACGAAAGGTAATATGGAAACAGTATTGACAAGTCAGCAACTTACGGAAGCGGCGGAACTCGCCAAGCAAATCGAGACTCTTAAGGTTCGCCTTCAGGGTATCCTCGGCGGAACGGTTGAAGTCACGAAGAGCGGTATGAGCGATGCGGCGAAAGCGAAGATTGGGCAAGCCCAGAAACGTCGCTGGCGCAAGTATCACGAAGCGAAGGCTGCTGCTGCCGCAGCTACGTCCGCGCCCGTTGCGCCTACCGCTGTAGCGGCATAATCAAAGCTGGGGTTCAGTCACCCTGACCCCAGTTTCCCATTTATCAAATCAGTAATGATTTTAAGGAAGGGCTTTGCACGCTCTTCCTTGAAATATTTCAGAGAAGACGAATCGATAATACAGAGACTTATACTATTTTCAATGCAAGCATGATACTTCCTTTGGTCGTTATTTTGCATTCTTTGAAGGGTTTTGTCTCCGTGAATTGGTTCGTAATGAAATATCCCGTTTAGTTCGAAAGCTAGCCGCAAAGACGGAATATAAATATCTAGCTCTGAGCCAATTGCAGAAGTCTTGTTATAATGTATTTCTAACTTGGGATAAATTTCGGTGAGGCATTTTTCAATATAAATCTCTAATTTAGAACGGGTTGAGCCCCAAGTTTTATGAGCATTTCGGTGTTTGGCAGAGCAACTTTGAGAGCAAAATTGATTAATATGTGTCTTTAGGTCGCATGGCCATATATCCATATCTTTTCCACACTGTTTGCAATTAGTCTTTATTCTTTTTCTTTGGCCTAAATAGGAACAATCTTGAGAACAAAAACGGAGTTTCTTTTCCCATCTTTTTTTTCCCATTAATTTCTGTTTTACTACAGACGCCATTACATAAAACTCCTTAAGGCAGTGCTCGCATCTAAGCTTTAGTTTAGTTCCTCGTTTAGAATTTAGAAGTTCTTCTTCAGTATAAAGAGATATCACATAAAGTATTACATGTGACTTTTAGAAAAGGGAAATTCAAAAGCGGCGTTGGGCTTGACTTCCTAAAAAGTCCAGCTAGTATTAGGACATGGCTAAAAAATACTACAAAACCGAATTCAAGCTTATCATTTTAAGCGAGGAAGATATCTCTAATATAGACCTAGAAGATATTGCTAGGGAAGTAAATGAAACATCTGTCTTGCATACATTTGACGTTTCTAGTGTTCAAGAGCTTACCCCTAAAGAGGCTGCTGATAATCTAATCGACGCGGGAAGTCAACCCGAGTTCTTTAGGTTAGACAAGGATGGTAATAGTGTTGACATCTGAAAAAAGCTATCTATCCTTGAGCTATGGCTAAAACTTACAAAATCAAAGATATCGAATTTCAATTCAGTCCTACTTTTCGGAAATGGCACTTCAAGAAAGATGGCTTCTCACTTATCTCGGAAGCTAAAGGTGGCGCGGAGACGGCTCATAAGATTGCAGCTATCTTAGCGGGTGCTATCAAACGGGGCCTGAAAAACGGTGCCATCGATGGGCTGGCAAGGGCTAATATCTCTCGGCTGAATGATTGAATTCGAACATAATTACGCTGGCTTTCTCGGTTATAGTCATTTCATCTTTATCTGGTCTAATAGGAAGGTGATTGGCTATATCTTTAAGAAATCAGATGGAAGTTATGTAGTGAGAAGCAAATGAGCCTTTCTTTATCGTTAAAGCTAGCATTAGAGTGTCCCGTATGTAAACAGTATTGGGGTAGTGACACTGAGGGGGAAATACAAGCGGCCTTGTTTGGTTATAAGAACTTCGGTATTTGCCCCAACTGTGGTCAGAGAGTAGATAACGAAGATAAGGGATACTTTGATAGTTATCTAAAGCGAGCTAAGAAATGGGTATTGACACATTCAAAAAGTAATATAGAATCGAGATATGACTAAAGAGACAATCCTAGATTGGGCTGCGGGACATCCCGTTGAATTTGACGAGATATCAAATATACTTGCTGAAAGGAAAAAGGATATTCGGACAAATTTCCAATCGGGGGCGATATTCGAAGCTTATTTTGGAAATACGTTAACCAGATTTGTGGTTGCTATCCTCGGTCCTGAATGTGCTCTGTTGGGATTGTTTGGAGACTCCTTCAGCGCATGGTGTTGCGAGGAAAATAGATACGTAACAACCCCCGAAAAAGCTATAGCGTATCTTGAAAAATATAAAGCTGTTTATAAAGGAAAACATTTATGAGTCCTAAATTCTACGAAGTAAGCTGCCTGAAACACGGGCGCTATCTAACCAAATCAGATGAAAATTTGCGCATTCGACATGTTGTTGTCGGTGTGCCTCGCAGCAAGCGAGAACGGCGCGAAGGGGGTTGCCCTTTCTGCATTAAAGAGTTGACTGAAGGAAAATAATAGATACTATTCAAATATGAAACAAGTTGTTAAAGCATGTGTCGAAATCACCCCCGATAAAGTCTCCACTGACAAATATTACGGGGTTACTACGGATTCTCGTGCGGGTTTTATTACCCACAACGGGACAGAATACAAAGCCTTCTGCTTTTATTATTTAACCACGGGTAATAGTTGGTCTGCATTTACCTCGCCGTCTATTCAGGGCCTTGCGACAATGCTCCTCGAAAATGGTGCATTTAAGATTTTTGAGTTTGATTCGTGGCAAGAATTGCTGAAGTGGGGCTTGACTGTTGGAAAATAACTGATAGATTTAGGATGTGCCAGCAATGGCATGGGAAACGAGATATGATTCTCTAGCGGCCCGATGAGAGCACTATAGGTTCTTGTTAAAATGCAAACAAAAAACTTCCTGAAGGTCATGGTTGCCGCACTGTGAAGAGAAAAGTCCGAAAGATAACCCGCGATGCCGTAGCGTCCTTAGCTCGATGCGTTATGAGGGGAATGGACGGGCGAGAAAACGCCTAATAACACTGGCTGAAAGGTCTTCGCGCAAAGATAGATAGGCCAAAACCCCCGATGGGAGTAATTACCCTGTCGGGGGTCCTTTTGTTTGAACTAGTTCAAACGAGTTGACAATTTTAAAATTTAATGTAGCATGGTGGGTATGACAGAAGGCGAACGACAATTCGCTAGGGAAATGGCAGAGAAATATAAGAAATCTGTTACGCCTAGACCTTTATCTGACAAGGAGAAATGGCGTATAACGGTAACGGATAATCCTCGGATGTCCGATAACGCTAAAGATTTTCTGAATCAAGCCAAGGGTTTAGGTGCTGGCCTAAATATCATAGGCTGGATTATAATAGGACTGCTTATTCTTTTCGGATTGTTTCGAGGTTGACAACGGAAAAATACTTGCTAGACTGTCTTTGGGTGGCGCAAAGATAGCATAAATCGGCTGTTGAAACCATGCAGCAATTCTAGGGAAGTGGCCATTGACCTAGGTTGTAGAGACTCGGGCTGAACCACCCATCATTTTCAATATGGCAGACCCAGCCGCCAACGGCTAACCCATGAAGGCGATGTTGGATATCTCGCCTTGGATGCTGCCTGAGATAACCTTGCTTCGGGAGTCATGACCTGAACCAAGGGTATTTACCCCGCTGGGAAACTGGCGGGGTTTTTTCGTTTTGAACTAATGTTGACTTCTTAAAAAATCTCTCTATTCTCGAAATATGATAGAATTACATAGCGAACCTGTATTTGCTGGTCGGGGTTGGGAAGCAGCAAACTATGTCACCCCTGAGGGGGAGCCTATCTTGCATGAGAGAACTTATTGGAGGCGCTTCGGTAACTCCAGACATAAGACCATGGCCGAATTAGCTCATGTTGTATTCGGTCCTGAACCCATTGTGGAATACTGGGTTACTCAGCAAATATATAAGAGCTTATCTTTAGCTGAATTAGAAGCTAAGAAATATAAGTTCAGGGTGCAAAAGAGTTTCTACTGCGATGACAATGACCCTGACTGGTTCCCTATCTTTGATGATGCTGATAAAGCACTTGCTTTCATTAACGATAAAGGAAATAGAAGCTTTGTCTTCGAGAAGGCTTGACTTCTTAAAAAGACTGATTAGTTTTGAACTTGTTCAAAACATATGTATATCGCCGAAAAAGATAACAAATACCGTTTAGTTTCGCCTCACGAGACTAGTGAAAAGCAAATTAAGCTAGGCTTTGAGATATTGGAGTTGGCAGCATTGTGTCACACTAAAATGCGCGAGTTTGTGAAAACCTATGGGCATCAAGGCTTTATCTGGGATTTCAGTCCTAATGTTGTGATGGAAGTGCGGGACGAACCCCCGAAGTCAAATCGAATTGGATTTAAGTAAAAAACCTCTTGCAATTTCAAAAAGATTGTTTAAGATTAGAGAGTAGTAAACAATTAAACAAAAAACAATATGAGCGCAAATCTATCAGTCGTAAACGGAGTAACGGAAATGTTCAGTGGTAATCGCCAAGTGCCTTGGCACGGGCAGGGACAAGTCATCGAAGGGCTTGCCACTGCTGCCGAAGCAATTCAACATGCACATTTGGATTGGCAAGTTGAGAAGCGTCCCCTCACTGTCAAGGGGCAGGACATCGAGTTGAGGGATTATAAAGCTGTCGTTCGTTGCGACAACAATTTCCCCCTTGGTGTGGTGAAGAATCGCTACACTGTCATTCAGAACGCGGATGCCTTCGGGTTCTTTGACGAAGTTGTTGGTGCGGGGCAGGCAATCTATGAGACTGCGGGTGCCTTGCATGACGGGCGCAAGATTTGGATTATGGCAAAGCTGCCTAATACGGTCTATGTTGACTCGACTGACAAGCATGAACAGTGGGTGCTTTTGGTCACCGCCCATGATGGTTCCCATGGTGTTTGGATGCAACATGTTGCGGTGCGCGTAGTTTGTCAGAATACTCTGACTGCTGCTCTTGACGGGGCAACTAATCAGATTAAGATTCGCCATACCAAGAACTACAAGAGCAAGAAAGAAGAGGCTCAGCGCGTGCTTGGTATTGCTGAAGCTTACTTCACTAAGCTCGGTGAAGTGATGAACATGCTTAAAACCAAGAAAATGACCGTGGATGACGCGGTCAAGTTCAACGAAGTCCTGTTTCCCGCTTCTGTTAACGAGGAAACTGGGGAAGTGGAAGTTTCTACTCGAACTGAAAACGTGCGGGAGGAAGTTATCTCTCTGTTTCAGCGGGGAACGGGTAACGTAGGCGAGAGCCGCTATGATTACTTGAACGCGATTACTGAATTCACCGATTTCTCCCGTTCGATTCGCGTGACGGGCGATAAGGAAAAGGGCGAAAGCCGCTTTGATTCTATCCTCTTGGGGAGTGGGGCAAGGCTCAAACAGCAAGCGATTGACTTGCTTGTGGCGTAAGTGACAACGGGAGGTAAAACTCCCCTCTTTTTGAACCAGCTTGACTTTCTAAAAAGTCCCTCTATACTTCGGTTATGGAAACGCTCGCTAAGTTAATGGCAGAAGCCGAAAGGCAGTCAGATGCGATGACTAATCCTAGGACGTTCTTAGCTTTCTTTCCTAGTGGTCCTCGCAATGGACTTTTTCTTGACCCTTATATGGGATTAATCCAGATTAAGGGTATAGAAGGATTTATCCTTGCGAGCGATTTAGACATACATTCAATTCCCGCAATTTGGGCAGACTAATGACTGTATTAATTAACGCAGAAATCCCTAATGGGTATAAGTGGCTTGCCCGTCAACCTTGGGGTATATGGGTCGCGTTTAAGAGAAAGCCGCGTATTCACAAAGAAATGGAAGAAGACATGCTATTGTCTTATTGGGGTCTCCAACGAGATGAATATGAGATATGCGGGGGACCTAGCGGCGGGGACTGGAAGAAATCACTTAGGAAAATATGACTGAAATCTGGAAGCTGCCTAAAGCCGTAAGGACTTCTATAGAGCAAAAGAGGGCTCAACTTAAGAGGGACATTATAGAATTGGATAAGACAATCGATTATCACGGTACTATATTGCGAACGTATTTAGTGCGAAAGGCGGAAAAGGAAAAGGAATTAAAGGACATCGAAACTAAATACAGACCTTGACAATTTAAAAAGGTTTTGTATTCTTTAGATATGAGACACTTCGTTACCTGTCCCAAATGTAAAGAGCGGTTCGATGCCGCTAAGGTTAAGTTCCTCAACATAGAGGAAGATTTTCAGGGCTATGACGTTATGACTTTTGAATGCCCTAAGTGCAAGACAGAAGAAAAAGCTTACGTGAGAGGAAATTAATGAAGACCTATATTGTTTATTGTAATGGAATTGAGATAGCTTTGATTAAAGCTGGCTCCCACAATGCAGCTGAAAAGAAAGCTAAGAAGAAGTATGGCAATGGGGTTGTAGATATTACCGTAGCTTATACCGAAGTCTAAAGCTTGACTTCTGAAAAAAGTTTGGTAGATTCAATTTAGCTAGCAAGTCAGCTTTGATTGGCGGCTGGCGAATCGGGTAGACCCATTGGGAGGAATCCCGACTATAAGCGGCATGAGTGAGGAGTAGCTACCTTGCTTATGTTTAACCCCCCGCAAGTCAATCAGAATTTCGAACGTGTAGGCAGCTACGTTAATGCTGTCTGTTCCTTCGGCGGGAAAGAATTAGATAATGACGGGTAATTCCCGAAGCTAGAATGCTTAGGAATACATAACTAAGCGGAGCAAGTCTAATAGCCTAGAATTTATGCGCGATTAGCTCAGCGGTTCATTCGACGGTTTAAGGCGTGCAATAGAGATAATTCTAGAATAAGGCTTGCGTGCGCTGTATACTAGTGGGGATGGGGTAAATGGTGGGTCGTTAACAACTTGCCTAAATCCCAGAGCAATGAGGCCAGAAGCTTCATAGGTCGGTGGTTCGAATCCGCCATCGCGCTGTCTTTGCCAACGTGGTGGAATTGGTTTACACAAGGGACTTAAAATCCCTCGGCCATTAAAAGCCTTGCTGGTTCGAATCCAGTCGTTGGTACCATCTTGACAATTCAAAAAGACCTGATAGTATCAAGGCATGAGAACATATAAATTCAAAATCGGCGATGTAGTTAAGACAATAACTGGATTTGAAGGAAGAGTTATAGCGCGTTTTCATCCGCCTCGCGATAAGAATCTTAATTCATACGTAATTCAATTAACTTATGCACGTTTTCCCGTCCCCATTTATGGGGGGGATGATTGTGTAGCGTTTTCCGTAGCAGAATACTTTATTGATAAGATATGAAATTTCTGCCTATTCTATTTCTCGCCTTTAGTTTGCAGGGCGCAATCAATACCAATTTCGTCCGTGCTATTCACCTGACTGAGACTAGTGGGAGGCACGGGCGGATTGTGGGGGATGCTGGCAAATCGCTAGGTCCCCTGCAAATCTCCAAATCTTATTGGCTTGACTCCCGAGTTAAAGGTAGTTATAGCATGGTTACTAACCTTGACTATAGCGTTAAAGTAATGGAGGCTTACATGTCGCGCTATTGTCCTAAAGCGTTGGCTAGTAACGACTTCGAGACTATGGCGCGGGTTCATAACTCGGGTCCCGATTGGAAAAGTAAAAAACATTTGACAGATGCTTACTGGCGCAAAGTAAAGTCGAACTTGACAAAACAAAAAAACTGAATAGACTTAGAACATGAGATACCAAATTAAATCAAAAAACGTTAGCGAGCACGTTGCAATTCTTTCTATTCTAGCTATTGCTGGCTATAGGAACGTGTCCATTAACTCTGATGAGAATCCTAATGTTTTCCTGAAAAGCTATCTTGAAAGGGGCTCTTTTGAGCAGGACTTTGAGACTTGGCCTTACTCTATGATTAGAATAGAAGGAAACTTGCGCGAAGTTTCGGGCTCTAAATGCGGCGATACTATGTGTAAAGACCTTTCTTTTGAAGAGTTTATCTCTATAGATTGGTCTCTCAGTAGGGGAGCAAAAGTCAAACTAAACAACAATCATACTGCCCTTGTTTATAAAGATAAAGTTATAGTCGGCTGTCAGGAGTTTCCCATCGATGTTATCGATAAGTTAGTCAGAGCGCGTAACGGCTTGAAATCTTAAAAAACTCATATAGATTTACACTATGAAAGCAGAAACCAAACGGAACATCAAGATTAACGGTTATAAGTCGAATGTGTTGCACGCTAAACGAGAGAAGCGGCAACGTGAGGCGGATGCGCGTCAAGCGGCTCATGACCTTCTAACCAAGAAACAGAAACTCGCTAAAGCCAAGTCTCGGCGGGGCGAAAGCAAGGTAGAGATTGCGAGGTTAAGCTAATGGAAAAGCAATATAAAGTGTTTATTGTCGCTCGTGTGGGAGCTTACTCATACGATGTTTATCTGGATAATAACGTAATGACATTCAGCGAGGCGGAAAATCAAATTACAGAGTTGCGTAACTTGTTAGCACAAGCTAAATCTGTTCATTTCAGGGTTAAGAATCCTAATACTCTCATACCTTTTACTTTTGTGGTATTGGGTCAAGAATCCACCCGCAAACTCGATTATTACCTTACGTTGGAAGAGATTGTATAGCAAGTTAGTAAAAAACCAATAGAATTTACACATGATAAGAGACCAAATAAGATTTTTGAAAATCTCCCGTCAACGCAAGTATCAGTTGCGTAAAAAGGCGCAAGGTAAATGCCAAACGTGCGGGGCAGATTCCGCACCTTATGCTAAATGCCCCAAACATCGTGGAAATTCTCATATTAGCTCTGTTGTTAGCCCTACTCTATGAATGGGTTGACAATTAGAAAAAACTCTATATTGTTGACTATATGAAAACCATCGAACCGTATACTCCGCACTGGCAAGCTCTGGCTAATCAGCTTGCTCGCAGCTTTGTCCCCACAATCTACGCTTGTAAGAAATGCGGTCATCCTGTTATTAGCGGATATTGCTGTAATTATTGTGGGGATAGCAATCCGAGCGAGCTTCCGACTAAAAAGGTTGACAATTAGAAAAAACCCTGTATTCTCTGATTATGTCAGCAGAATATCACGCCGAAGATTGGGCTAAAGGTGAGACTAAGGAAGCTATTCAGGAAGAAATTGACCGTCTAAAATCACTTTGGACGTTAAAACACCCTAACCCTTTTGCTAAGAATGCGGATTGGGCCTATAGGCGAGAAATGACCCTAAGAAAGATATTAAATGAACGTCTCTTCTTTTAAAGTTTACGATAGGGATAACTCCCTTGTTCATAACAGTAATGTCGATAAGGGCGAGCTAAAACTCGGCATTGGGTATAATGGCAATATCGATTGGACAGTTCGGACTTCCGCTTTCCTAAAATTTGAGAATGATGGAAATCATAGGCTGGTAATCGATTGGAACCTTAGCGAACTACAATTAGAAAAATGACATACTACAAAATAACATACGGCACACAAACCCCCCGAATCTTCGTTTTCCCTGATAAATCAGTTTGGGGGCGTAGTTTCTTCAAAAGCGGACTGCCGGGAGCCTGTAACTGGCAGAAAAAAGAAATGGGCCATGGCTTCGCTAAGAAGATTACTAAGAAGCAAGCTCAGCGCTTTCTAGGTGAGCATTGGCATATAGTAGAAAAGACGCTCTTGACATCTTAAAAAGATTCTCTATTATAGAGATATGAAACGATTTAGCGCAATGTGGAGTGAGGAACTAGGCAAGGCGGTTAAAGAAGCTATGACAGAGCCTTATCTGATGTCTTTAGCGGGGGTCGATAGAACAGACTGCATGAAAGCGGTTAATCAGGGGATTGATAGCCACTTAGAAGCGTGCTTTGTCCCCGAGCGGGGCGATAAGTTTCAAGATGATGGCGCAAAGCTGATTTGTCTTATCTCCCCTGAGAGTATGCCCGTGCTAATCAGGCGCTTACTCGAAAATGGCTCTGACCTTGCATCATGCATCTGCTATACTCTTAACATCGAACTGGTATGAAACGCAAATACATTTACTTATTCACAATTGGAAACAAGATAGTCCATTCAGGTGAAACAGAAGATAGTTTACGCAATAGAGTTGAGGGTAAAGGTAATACCGATAGTGACCGCAGGGAAGTAGAACAACTTATTAGAGCGGATATGATTGGGAATTACTGCTCTATTTCCACGGGGGAATTTATTGTTCAAGTTAGCATATAAGATGTTAGGTGTTGACAATTAGAAAAGACTTGCTAGTATTTGATTATGAAATTGCGACTTACTCTTACTTACTCTGAATTGCTTGGCTTGCTGTCTAATCAATTGGGCACAACCATTGACGAAGTAAACATCATCGTTTCTGCTGATTTGGTTAATAAGCTGAAAGGGGCAGTAGAGAAATATCGCTTTACTTCAGACCAGAAGATTATGGCTATTAAGGAGTTGCGCGAGGCAACTAGGGAAGGCGAAAGCATTATGCGCCTAGCTGATGCTAAGTGGGCTGTGGAGAATTGGGGCGACTTTATTAGCTTTGTCTCTAAGAACGCTCGCTTGCCTAAGGAAGATTATTATTATGGGCTTAAGTAATCGTTATGGACATCAAAAGAATTTGTTCTTTATGTGGAGTAGATAGGACGAACAAAAAGGGATGGGGCGGGATTATGCCCGTCAATGATAGGCGGGGCGAAAGCTTAGGACTATTCGGGGAATGTTGCTATAGAGCAGTATTACAAGCTGTGGATGAGTCGCCCAGACAATATAAGGAGAATGGTTTAGAGATAAGGGAAAAGATTATCCAACGCGCAAAAGAATTGACATCTTAAAAAGATTTCATATTATTCAAATATGGCGCACAAAAGAAAAGACACCCTGACAAAATCTCCCGAGTGGTGGAAACATCTTCGGCCTTACAATAAGCGCAAGGTGGCTAAAGCCGAAAGGCGAGCGGCTAAAGCAGATATTGACAATTCAAAAAAGACTGATACTATCTGAATTAGCTTGCCCTTTTGACAATTTATTGTATAATAAGGGCGATGATAAAACTCATTCGGTTCCTCTATCTGTATCCATGTGGTTACAGATTAATAAATTACATTAACAAATGGGCGGGGGAAAAATACATCAAAACTCGCAAGCCGCGTTATCAATTATTGTGGCGCAAAATCCGGTATCCCCAGAGAATCACTCAAATTGTCCTTGACTTGATTCTATACGTTGATGCAAGGGAATGTTGACAATTTAAAAAAATCCTTTAGTATTAGGACATGAACAAAAAGCTGCTAACAAGGGAACAATTTTTCGCTAATATGCGCCAAGCAATTTCAACCATGACGCAAGAACAGATTGACGCTTGTGCTTGGGTGATGGGCTGCGACAATTGCGGCTGGAATAAAGAGAACATGATTGAATCTCTTCACGCTTCGGAGGCAATATAATGGAACATCAATATTGGATTCAGGAACAAGCTCCAAATGGCGGTTATTACGATTCTATCGGGTTACCCGTCCATACAGGCGAAAAAGAAGCTAAAGAACAGTTTCGCGTATGGGCTAAGTGTTTTCCTAATCGTAATTGTCGTTTAGTTATTAAAACAATAGTTCAAGTTGAGTGTTGACGAACTTGTTCAAAACAGTTGACATTTTAAAAAGACTCTGTATTATTTAGGTATGCTACACGACATCATCGAGTCTATTCGACAGAACGCGGGTAAAGCTCAGTTTGTGTCCTTTACCTACAAAGCTAAGGGAACGGGAGAAGTCGCCCGTCATACTCTGATTTTGGGCGCAAGCTATGCAAAACAGATAGAGGCTAGCATCACTGAAATGGAATTGCTTAAGCCTGCTATGGTTGGTGCTTTACAGTTGCAAGCTTGGCAGGAAGTCTATGATTCGCTCTTGAACAGCAGAGAAGCAATCAAGAACGGGACTTATAATCCCGCTTACACCAAAGCGGATGCATACATTCAGATTGCAAATGGACTAAAGTATTGCATTTCAACGGGTTGCATTAACGTGATGGGTTTGGCCCATACTAAAGTTGTAATCGAAAAGGGCGAATACAAGGAAGTCAAAAGTCGCCCGTTGACTGTAGAAAAGAATAACTTGCGGGATAAGTTGCCCATTAATCGTGTGCGCGAGTTTGTTTTGAGCGGTGAGACTCTGCAAAGTGTTCGAATGGATGGGGATACAATGGTAATCGAGTAGCACGGGGGGCGAAAGCCCCTCTCTTTTTTTGTTTGGATTGGCTTGACATTTTAAAAAGATTCGCTATTATTTGGTTATGGAAGACGAATATATCGATAGTTATTACGAGTCTCAAACCGAGTTGCCTGATGATATGGACGGCGACTTTGATTCTGCCATGGCCAGTGCGGGAATGGGAACTGATGAAGACTATGAGCATAACTTATGCGATGAATAAGCCCCACTGCACAAACTGTAATTGTCTAGCTAACTATTGTTTGCATGGCTCTTGGGTTTGCTTAAAATGCTATCCATGGAAAGGAAGATTTACTAAAAAGCAAAACGCAATCCGCAAAAAAAGACAAGGCCGTTATTGTTTTAATTATAGGTACTAAGTTTTGCGTAAACAAAGGGCTTGACGTTTTAAAAAGATTGCGTATTATCTGATTATGACAAAAGCCGAATTCAAGCAAGCGTTCGAAATCGCCAAGAGCAACAAAGACCTTACTAATGTGGATGATTCCACTGTCTATGGTTGCGGCTTGCCTGACTTTAAGCCTGTTTATGTGACTTTGGAAGTAGTAGCTAAGTTAATTCGCTGGCAATGCCAATACATTTTCGGTGATGGCTGGGATATGAATGAGTTAGATAACATTGCGCACATTGCCAAGAAAAAGTTTTTGATTATCGGTTGAAAGTATTGACAATTCAAAAAAGACTGATAATATTTGAATATGAACAAAGACCCACCAAAAGTAAGTTCCCGTGACTGGCGCGTTTCCTCGCTCGAAAAGAGGCCCAGTAGGAACTAGAAAGCGGGGTGTGAGCACAAAGACCGCGTGACTCACAATGTATATTGGGGGATATACCCGAAAGTAGCAGGGAATGAATTAATGGGTGCTACCTACAAAAGACGCGGCGGTGCATGAAAAGGGATAAATGCATGACTATTAGGGGTTTACGGGGGACTTTGGATACGCTGCCAAAGTCTCCCGCTTTTCTAAAGCTTGACTTCTTAAAAAGACCGTCTATTATTCAACTATGAAAAGCGATTACAAAAGCGGTTTTAATAGCGGCTACAAAACAGCGGAGCAAAAAGGGTATACATGGGCGGGGGAATATTGCGTAGCTAAACAGAACATGCAAGATTCTGATACTCCCCAAGATGATTATTGGGCGGGATACGCGGAAGGAGTAGAACAATTCAAACAAGATTGCGGGGAATAAATGTTTATACTCAAGGTTAAAGAGAAGGGAGACTACTTAGTTTCTGATAATGCGTCTCATCTTGGGGGAATAGACCTGACTCAAGAGTATGCGTTTTATCATCTGTTTCCATCGGGCGCGTGCCATTGGGGATTCCGCGAACTACTGTATGAGTTAGCCCATATTCACGGATGGAAAGTACAAGTCAAAAAAGAGGGGGCTTGACAATTTAAAAAGATTTGCTATTCTTAGCTTATGAATGAGCCAAAATTCAAAGTCGGGCAGGAAGTAGTAATCCCTTCTTTAGAGTCTTATGGTGTAGTTGAAAGGGTAGAAGAATGGTATCATTACTTTGTTTACTTTGTTCGAGTGGGCGACAAGGTAATTGAGTTTTGGAGCGGCGAGCTTGAAAGAGCTTGACTTCCTAAAAAGATTCTATATTCTCTGATTATGGAAAACGACTTCGCAACAATCGACGCACAGGACGAAACTTCGCGCTTTGCTCAAATGACGCCAGAAGAGCAAGCCGAGTATAACGAGTGGCTTGACATATTCATGTCAGAAGTATTACGTGACATTGGACCTTAGCACGGGGGCTTTCCCCTTTTTTAGCGTGACAAAGCCACTCACCTACCCCTAATTTTATTAATTAAAATCAGAGCAGGCTCCGCCCCTATTACCATTCCCCCTAGCGGTGGTCGTCTTTGACTAACCACATACTAACAGCTATTTTTAGTTAGTCAACACTTACTAACTCAAAGATAGATGTTGACTTCTCAAAAAGAACGCCTATTATAAGCTTATGAACGTTTACGACATTATTACTTCGAAAATCGTACAAGACATTACTGATAGTTCGACCTTGCCTTGGCAACGTGATTGGACTATGGTATGGCCTAAGAACGCACTAACCCAAAAGCAGTATCGTGGCATTAACCTCCTTCTGTTGTCCTTAGTAGGTAAAGGCCAGTGGTTTGCTACGTTCAATCAAATCAAAGAACGTGGTGGCTACATTAAGAAGGGAAGCAAGGCTTATCCTATCTGCTTTTGGAAGAAATTTGACGCTGTTAAGGGTAGTGATGGCAGCACGCTAGAGAGAAGTTGGGCTATGCTACGTTACTACAACGTATTCTCTCTTGATGATGTTGAGAATCATGGCTTTAAGCTGCCTGAGGTTAAGAACGTAGTGGTTGACACTAACCTAATGGACGTTATTAGCAAGCATAATGTTGACTTGCGGCATGGTGGCAATCGTGCGTATTATATGCCTAGCGAGCATTACGTGCAAATGCCTAATAAAGAACAGTTTGCTACTAATGAGGGTTACTGGACTACGCTCGCGCATGAATTGATTCACTGGACTGGCAAGCTTGTCGATGGCAAGGATACTGTAGGAGTGGGAGAAGAGTATAGCAAAGAAGAGCTAGTTGCTGAGATTGGAGCTAATATGCTCTTAGCTCGCCTAGGCATAGATGCAAGCAATGTCTATAATAACTCTGTTGCATACATTAGGGGATGGGCGAGCAGGTTAGGTAGTGATACTAAGCTAGTTATAGCAGCAGCAGGGCAGGCACAAAAGCGCGTTGACTGGTTGCTAGGTGAGAACAAAGCAGAGCAGGCAGTAACAGAAGAAGCGATGGCAGCATAACACACGGGGGATAATATCCCCCGTTTTTTTTGTACTTAGCGAAATACAAGAGGGCGGAAATAAGCGCAGTATAGGCAAGGCTAGCCTAGGCAAGGCTAGGCAAGGGCAGGACAAGGGGTCAAGCGTGCGATGCACTATAGAGCAGCCTAGGAAGCGTGAGTTGCGCTTATGCATACTATGAGCTAGCCTTAACTTGCATTTGTCAACCTATACCCTTGCTAGTAAGCCACTTAACCATATTTACTAACTGGGCCGTTTTTTCTAGTAACTGGATTATATTGATTATTAACTACTTACAACTAAGGTCTAGACTTCTCTACTAGGTGTGATAATCTTTTACCAGTGGCAACCAACATTAACGAAAGGCAAGATATGTTAGTAATCGCGAATTGTCCTATCAAGGTGCAACTGAATGGCACCTCAGTTTATATCATATTTGATGGCAGTGAAGAGCAGGCACAGGGCGCTTTCATGACATTGTGGAATGTCAACGCACATTCCGCTGAGACCATGTGCGATGCTGGTGCTTTCTTCTATGTCTCTACTACCCTTGCCAAGCTGCAAAGGGGATTATTCAACCTTGCCCAATTGCGTATCCTTAACGGCAAAGGGGATTACGTGCGTATGCGGGGCAAGCTATGGCAGGAAGCAATCGACATGGCGAAATCGATGTTTGACAGTGCGGAGAAATGCCATGTTATCTCAGCTAATGCCGCCTTGTGCGATGCCTTGTCTATGGGTTCCCCTCATGGTAGCTGGGATGGCCATCAAGAATAAGCTATGACAATCCTACTACTGACAACCATTGCCATATTAGCCCATGAAATCTCGAAAGCGCACTAAGAAGTTCAACTTGTGGCAAGCCTGCCTTGCCCTTGCCATGTTAGAAAAACCAATGTCCCCTAAAACGAAAGAATAAAATATGATTATCGTACGCGATGCACAAGGAAACGTAATAGCCAAACAACGTAGCCAACGTTACATTAGCACGCGCAAGTTGCGCGAACGTAATGAGCAAGCCTTATGCGAAAAGGCCATCGGCCTTGTGACTAATGAGCGGGGCGAACATATCAGCTTCATTAATAGCTTGGGTCATACTGTAAGGGTATGTGATGCGCGAGTGTGCTAATTATGGGAGCTTATGCTCCCTTTTTTTTAATTCAAATATTAGTTTGTCTAATGACGGGGGAGGGGCCAGTAGGGGGGGTGTTTTTGAAAAAATGCCCATTAGCGAAATTTATATGGGCGGGGGGGGTGCTTGACTTCACTCCACCCCTTTTCACTAAACTAGATATTTTCAAAAATCTATACATAAATATATGTATTTACGTATACTCTCATATGTTGCACCAAAAAAGACATTTTAATAAACTTTTCAAAAATCTCGCTTAATATTCCCGCTAGGGAACAACATCGCTTAATATAGAAAAAACGGGACGGTATATTCCCGTTCAGTAAGTTTCAAAAATCCAACAATACTTTATCTCTATTCCTTACGTATCGATACAATGAAACCTTAATAGTCAAAGCGTTCATATAAGACATAAATCCAGTGAAAGAAACTTCGGAAGAAATGGGTTTATGTATAAGAGTGTGATGGACGAAGGTGAGAAAATGGTCGCGCAATCTATTCATAGTAATTTTTCAAAAATCATCAACGTCTAAACCACTGGGAATAGAGGTAAGAGACAAAGGAGCAAATCTTGATATATCGATGTCTCCTATTTCGTTATAAGCGTGTAGAGCTAGATTTAAACGAAAGATTGCAGCCGTTCCATAAGAGGCAAAGCCATAGAAAAAAGGATAGGGATAGACTAGCTGGCGTTGAATTATGTCGGTTATGAAATGGTCAAGGGGGGCTCTTAAACTATTCATGTTTCAAAAATCATGGTCTATATTTTCCCACATTAAAAGTTCATTTAGGTTTACTTCATCATAGACATTATCATCTAGCCATATATCATACTTTATATTAAACGCCATATTATATGAATCAAAAACAAGGTTTGAGTTGATTGCAGGCGCAGTAATATCCATACTGAAAGTCATAAAATCATTAAAATGGGGGGCTAATTCATTCATAGTTATTTTTCAAAAATCTATCGCATTATAATCAAACTTTAGAAAACCGCACGGATTTAAGTAGAATATTCTATTAGGTCTGAAAGAATGCTTGTCCATGTAGTTCTCGAATATTAACCATTGAGGATAGGATAATAGATAAGAAAGAGGGGAACCGTGGGGTCCTAAAGTGCGTTTAATTTTCTTCATATAGACCCTTTAAATTATGCTTTATATTCAGGGCAAGAGTAAAAGTCCCAAATATATTACTGTTAGCAAAAGAGTATTTGACATTAGCACTGAAAAGCATTTGGATTGTGAAGCTATCAAATGTGAACCCGACACTATTCATATTTTTCAAAAATCTCTTCCAACCCAAATCTTATCGGGTCTCTTAGTCTTGCTATACGAGCTAATTTTATTTCTATGTTATAGTATACAGATTCCCACATGCAATCACAATCAACGTCTAAATGAGGCAAGCGAACTTGGACAGCTACGGATTTCATATTTCAAAAATCATACCCTTCATAAATAACCATACTGATACTGTCCGTCATTCTTTGACCCCTGTTAAAAACAAGAAACCTCATATTAACTCGGACATTGTCGATACAACTATGTCGAACATTATTTTCTAATAATGAAAAAAAGTTATCATCGATAAGGTGGGTGACACTCTTCATAAAGGTATTTTTCAAAAATCTACAAAACGACAATGAGCTAAATTGTTTTTAATAACCGCCGCGAAACCATAAGTTGGAAATCCTCTCTCAATGAAATCAAGATGATTGGCTAAGGCCCTTATTCGCATTAACTCGCCTATATTAAATTGATTAAAGAAGTGGTGGCTAACCTTATTCATATTTATAAGTGTCCATGATATTGTTAGCTATATTAATTGTATCCTGATAACGAAAATTAAATACGAGCATTCTTATATTACTACGGATTAACGCGTAGTTTCGATTACCTCCTACTATATCAAACACTTCTGGAAAAATGCGAGAGCGTTGTTGTTTCATAGCTTATTTTCAAAAATCCCAGACAATTTCCCATAATTAGGTAGTTGTAAAAATCCCTCTTTGTCAAACCTATTATGTAGGGGGATTACTTTAGATTCCATATGTTCGTTAAGAATTTTGCGGCAATCGAAGGTCATTGGGTATTGTCTATAAAGAGTTCTATTAAAGAAGACAATTGAGTTATGGACTGGTCTCATATAGTTTTAAGTTCTTTTACGTTCCAAGTCTTATCGCACCCCTCGCAATAGACATATTTTTCTTGGCCATCGGTTATTTCCACTAGACAGTCTCCAGCATAAGGGCAGTCTGTATTAGGGTGAAGGTGAGCTTCGCCCGTATCAGAAAATTTGACATCTTCATTCATAAATAATTTTTCAAAAATCCTTAATTGTGTGTAATCTATCTATATGGATATATTGAAAACTTGTTCCAAATGCAAAGTTGAAAAGCCTATTAGCGAATTTCGTAAACAGTCGGCTACTAAAGATGGACTGAGATATGATTGTAAGTCTTGTCAAGATGCACGCCAGAAATCTCATTATCAACAGAATAAAGAACGTTACGTAAGTAATGCTAAGAAATGGCAAGCCGCACATCCAGATTTATTAAAGCAAATCAAGGAAAAGTATATCGTTAAAGCTCGCTTAAAGTCTTCGCAACCCGTTCAGCCGTCCCCTCAACCAGAAGCTCAGTCTTGACTAATCTAAATTTAGTTTTTTTATCTACTTTTATAAACTCTACATATTTAGGAATTTCGCTACCGTCAAAAGTGGCGTAATGATACCAATTCCCTTCATGCTTGAAATATAGGGTATACATATTATTGTTTATAATCGTCTACTTCCGCGTTACATTCTAGAGGAAGCTTCCGAATACAGAAATCGCAGCAATCAACTGTAGTATACATAGTTGAGCCATTATGCGGGTGTTCGCCATCGCGCATAATAACTTTGATGGGTTGTCCATTTATTTTACTTTTACAAAGGTCGCAAGTTATAGTAGTCATTTATTTTTTTTGAAAAATAGTTATTACTCGAAAACGATGGTTTGTAGACTTTACCATACCGATAACGCCTACCATATCGAAATCTGTTTTACGATACATTGGAAGTACTTGGTCAAGCCAAACAACATGAGCTTTAGTTGAAAGTCTGCGCCCTAGAGCGTCCATTACCTTGTTCCGTTTAATCATCGTAGTTTGGTAGTGGTCGCAGTCCTCTACGGAGTAAGGGGGGTCAGCTAAAACAAGGTCGAAGAGTTCCAGAGGTACGCTTGTTAACTCTTGGGCATCGTCTACATAATCGGCTTTGTTTGTATCATTTATATCAACTGTTTGACCGGGAATAATTTTCGTGTCTACCTTGCCCGAAAAAAGATGAAGCACGTTCCGTTTATCGGGAAACATTGCCTTAATTCGTTTTAAGTAACCGTGAGGATAACCTCCATAATAGCTAGTTGTGACATGATAGTTATTTCCCATAACCCAAGTGCCGACTAGACGCCCATCTTCTCCTAAAAATAAAGTTCTAGGAAACCCAGTCTCGGCAACGTAATTGTCAATTCTGTCCTGTAGGGTCATTTGCTTTTTCCAAAAATCCAGATTAAAACCCCGCCTAAGAAAGCGGCGAGCAACGATAAAATAAAAGCGCTAATGGCAAAGAGCCAACCAAACCACATTGGGAATGTCGCCACCGCTAGGATAACCAACCAAGGGATGGGAAACCATAGTTTTAGGAATAATAAGCCAAATCCTATAAGGATGAATATTAGTTCCGTTATTAAACTTCCACTTTTTCGTTTGCTCGTTTCCATACTTCCTTCATAAAATGAGGTTTAACGTGGTGATATTGAGACACTTCCAATGGTTTATACAGAGCGTCCCATTCCGCGTCTCTTATAGAATCCTCTATCATTCCCGCCGAAGGAAAAGGAAGACCTATTGTTTTTGCTTGCTCGAACAGCTTTTTAACTCTTTCTGCTGCATCCATAACCTAATTCTAGGAATAGTTTTAAATCTTGTCAATCTTACAAAAGCACGATTAAATTAAAATAGATAAGTGATTTTGTGAAATTTAAAGTAGATTTTAACCGATTTTTTTATTCGAAAGTGTCTCTAGTGTAATCTATTGTGGTTCTTACTATATGAAAAAAAGAAACAAGGACGAGTCGTTATACGTTCATCAAAGGGATAAGCTTCAGGGTATTTTGAACATCAGAGAATTAAACTGGACCGAAAAACAAAAAGAATTCATAAAATTAGCTCTAGACAAGAATACTAGAGTTATGTTTGTTTCTGGTTGCGCGGGAACTTCCAAGACTTTAATTTCTATTTACTGTGCTTTAAAGCTATTAAATGAAAAGAGGGTTTCGGAATTAATTTACGTAAGGTCCGCTGTAGAAAGTTCGGATAGTAAAACAGGCTATTTACCGGGAAGCATAGGTGATAAGATGCAGTTCTATAATATCCCGTTTATGGATAAGCTGCAAGAGCTACTCCCCAAGCAGGAAGCCGACAATCTCCTTAAACAAGAGAGGGCTGTTGCTTTTCCAACTAATTTCGCTCGTGGTTTAAGCTGGAACGCAAAAGCAATAGTATTTGACGAAGTTCAAAATAGCTCCATGAAGGAAATAGTAACCATTCTAACTCGTTTCGGTCACTTTTCTAAGTGTTTCGTTATCGCTGACCCTAGTCAGACAGACTTAAAGAACGGTAATCGGGGCGGATTTGAGACCTTAGCCAATCACTTATCTAGTTATGAGGGAGCGGCTGAACATGGAGTTTACCATTTTAAATTTGGGAAAGAGGACATTGTTAGGTCCGAATTCCTTAAGTTCTTAGTAAGTGCTTTGGAAGCTATTCATGCTCCTATAGCTTAATAAGTCTTTCTCCAATCATCTTTATAAAGGAATTTCGCTAAAGTAGCGGCGAATTTCTTTATATCTTTTTCGGGTCTTTCGAAAAAGAAGGCATGAGCTATCTCTTCTATAGCTACTGAAAGCCTTCTCCTATCGGTTAAGTCTGCTTCTATCACTATCTTAGGGTTATTATTCCAAGGGGCATCACATTCCCCTAAAGCTTCCCTCTTCGGGGGAATATTCTCTACAGTCACGCTGTATTCTACTCCTTTAGAATTTTTGAAAATGAATGGTTTAGAATGCATCCTATTTTAATTACAGTAGTTAAGTGGGCTATAAAAAAAATAAAGATTTTCTAGAAACATCCCTTTAAGTGTAACATAATCTAACAGTTATGCTTAAGTATTATTGTAAGTCTTGTGGTCAGGGGACTGAATATTCGTCTAAGACGCCTGCTTTCTGTGGCTATTGTGGCAAGTCCTTTCTGAGCAAAACAACGGCCAAAGTTTCTACTTTCGTTACTCCCCCTCCAGATGACGATGACGATAATACCCTAGATGATGACGATGATGACGCGGATAATGCAGTAACTTCCTTAAGCGCCGAAGATTTAGAGCTAGAATCTGAAATTATAGCCCCCGCCAGACCCAAGAGCACTCTAAATGATGTTCTTATGAGCGGTGTAGGAGGCTCTAAAGCCAACCTCCCATCAAGACAAGGACCCAAAGTATCACAGAAAAAGTTTCTAGAAGAGTTTTCTAGGGAAGCTGGCTCTATTAGACCCCAAAACAGGGTTCGCGGTAAGAAAAAGTAACCTATGCCCCGACGCAAAAAAAATGCTCCCCTTTTCGAAGAGCATATCGGGGAGATAGATAACGAAATAAATAAGCGCAAGAGCCGTTGGACCCTGACGGCGTTATCTTGGTTCGATTTCGATGATGTTGCGCAAATCCTTAGGATACATATATTTAAGAAGTGGCATCTTTATGATGCCAGCAGACCCTTAGCCCCTTGGATTAATACCGTTATTTCTAGTCAAATTAAGAACTTGATTAGGAATATGTATTATAACTTCTCAAGGCCATGCTTAAAATGTGCTGCTGCGGAAGGGGATGACTTATGCAACATATACACTAAGCAATGCTCTACTTGTCCTCTTTATGCTAGATGGGAAAAGACTAAAAAGCGTGCCTATGATACTAAGTTGCCAGTCCCATTAGACAATCATACTCAAGAAGTGTTCAACCGTTACGAAGATACTATAGATATAGAAAGGACCGCCCCCAATATTCACAAAAGAATGGAAGAGATTCTAAAGCCTTCGGAGTGGAAATGTTACAAGCTCTTATTTATTGAGCATAAGAGCGAAGAAGAAGCGGCGGCAATTATGGGCTTTAAAACTTCAGAAAAACATCGCGCTCCCGGTTACAAACAGATTAAAAACCTTCGAAAGACGATTATGAAGAAGGTAAAAGAAAGCTTAAATAGAGGCGAAATAGATATTCTATGAGCGAATTAACATTAACAGACGAACAGAAGCAAAAAATCCTAGACGAGTGGAATAATAGACCTTATGACCCTCCATCTATTTCAGAGTTAATTCGTCTGGCTTTCGGACCTGATGTTAGCGACAAGGGAACTACCAAACACGCAAGACTTATTAAGAGCTTTCTTGCGGAGAGAAAAATAGTTCCTAAAAATCAATCTGCGCCCATCGTTAAACCAGCTATTACCCTAACCCCCGAGCAGGAAGAATATATTAAGAATAACTGTCAGACGATGAAGGCTTTCGAGATAGCCCAAATCTTATTTAATAATCCCAATCTAACTAATTTACATTCGGAAGTCAAGTTAGTATTATCGTTTATTAAAAACTTAGAGGGAGTTTCTCCTTTCGAGGACCCTAATTCAGTTGAAGCCGAATATAAAGCCCCCAATACTATAGATAGGGCAGTTGCGAGAGTTAATAAATATGTTCATGGCTGTAATTACGACTACAAAACCATATCTACTAAGATAAGAAAAGAGATAGAATCTCTGATGACTTACCTCCATGATTTCAGGTTCGTATATCAGATGGAAACCTATGATACTAAGTCAGACAGGGAACTATTTGAAAGCAGCTTTATTAAATATACCTTTGATAAGCCCGACCTTACTAAGGAAGATATAGACCAGTATATTATGCTATGCACGGAAGTTGTTATGGCCTCTAGCATTCAAAGAACTATTAATATGCTTCAAAATGAGCAGACTAAAATAGTCCAAGAGGGTGGAAAAATGTCCATGCAGTTAGTAGAAGCTATTAATGTTGCCCGAACGGAGCACAATTCTAGCGTGCAACGCCAGCAGAAGCTATTTAAGGCTTTAACTGAAGAACGCAGTCAGAGAATACAAGACCAAATTAAAGAAAACGCGACTGTCCTTAATTTAGTCCAAGTATGGAAAGAGGAAGAGGGACGAAAGAGACTTATAGAGTATGCGGAAGAAAGAAAAAGACTTCTGGGCGACGAAATAGAGAAACTATCCGCCCTTGATGAAACAAAAGCTAGAATATTCGGCCTGTCTAGGGGAGAAGTATTCAATGGTTAATTGTCTTATATGTAAAACTGAGTTTGAGGATGATGTAAAGTTACATCGTCATCTACGTTCTCATAAAACTACTGTGGAAAAATACTATACCCAGCATTTTCCTAAAGTAGATTTATTTACTTGTGAGCCAATGGCTTTTAAGAATAAAGAACACTATTTTAGTCACGATTTTAATTGTAAGGACAACTTTCATTTTTGGTTTATTAAACAGGACAAAGAGAGACAAAAAAAATACTGTTTAGATTACTTACTTAAGCGAAAGTCAGACAAAAATTTGTTGTATGCTCCCTCGGAGGTAGAATGTAAAAGCTTGTATTTACCATCCTTTAACTACATGACCCAATTATTCGAAAGCTTTTATGGAGAGCTTCTAAAGATGGGGTATTTAGTGAAATACGAGCCTTATTATGAAATCAGTCAAACCATTAGTCACCAAACCCCCACAATTCTCGTTGACACGAGAGAACAAAAACCTCTTGAATTTAGATGGGGGACAGAGATTGCAACTCTTAACTTTGGTGATTATTCCTGTATTTACAGAAATGATGAAGGTAAAGGAGTCGAGGCTTCAGACATATTCATCGAACGTAAATCACTGGGAGATTTCATATCAAGTTTCGGCTCCAGTTACAAACGATTAAATTCTGAATTCGTTAGAGCTAGGAAGGCTGGCGGAAGACTAGTAGTCTTAATAGAATCTGATATAAGTAACGCCCTTACACTCAACGGTTTATATGTTCCCCGTGGAATGAGAGTAACCCCCGATTTTATCTTCCATAATGTGAGAGATTTGATTCAGGAGTTTCCTAATGTTCAATTCCTATTCGTTTATAATAGGAAAAAGGCGACTGAAATTATCCAGAAGATATTTGCCTCTAAAGGGGAACTTCTTAAGTTCGACTTACAGTTATCTTACGAGAAAGGACTAATCTAATGGCTTTTTGGTGCCCAGAAAAATACGAGTTAAACTTGGCTGACGTTAATCAAGGCTTAATGGAGTTAACAGGGGAGCTAGAAGATAAGCAAGCTCAGTCCAGTTTGGTAAAATTCCTTAGACATAATCTATATATAGCCACCGAATTATTTAGTGGTATTAAGTTAGCTCCTTATCAGGAAATCATGCTTAAAGCATGGTTTAATAGAAACTTCAGTCTCGCGGTTCTTTCCCGTGGTGGAGCTAAAAGTACCATGGCGGCTTTCTTTTGCTTTTTGTATCCCATCTTTAATCCCGGTGCAAAGATTATCATAGCTGGCCCTACATTCAGAACAGCTAGACATATATTTACTGAATTAGAAAAGATAGTAGATTCACCTAGCTCTATTATTTTGCAGCAAGCTTTCGGACTAAAGCAGAGAAGAAACGACTTATTCGAATGGAACATGGCTCATCCTACGGGAGACGTTTCTACTATATCAGCTATTCCTCTTAGCGGTGATAAGGTTCGTGGTTTTCGCGCTAACGTCTTGATTATTGACGAGTTCCTATTAATGCCTCAGGATATTGTTGAGTCTGTTTTGACCCCCTTCTTGAGCGTCCCCATGAACGTCAAGGAGAGAATTAGAGTTACCGAAATTGAAGATAAGCTTATTAAAGAAGGCAAGTTGGACCCCGCTAAAAGGACTGTCTTCGAGAACGAAACTAGGGTTATTTTTCTTTCTTCGGCTAGCTATACTTTTGAGTATTTATATCAAAAATACTGCGAATTTATTGATAATATCAAGTCCCCAGAGATAACATCATCTAAGTATTTCATCGCTCAAATGAGCTATGAAGCCCTACCTTCGCACATGCTTTCTCAGGAAATCATTCAGGCGGCAAAAGATGGTGGGTCTTCTCATTCCTCCTTCATGCGCGAGTATGGAGCAGCTTTTGTAGACGATAGCGAGGGATATTTCTCAGCTAAGAAGATGCAGATTTGCACAATCCCAGACGGAGAAGAAACGACTCTTAAGTTAGTTGGAACTGGAGATAAAAAGTATATCTTAGCGATTGACCCTAGCTTTAGTAACTCTCCCACAAGCGACTTTTTCGCTATGTGTTTAATGGAAATAGATGAAGCTACTGAGGTTCCTACTGTAGTCCATAATTATGCGGTAGCGGGTGGAGATTTAAAAGAGCACATTGCTTATCTATACTACTTAGTAAATAGTTTTGATATCGTATATATCACAATCGATAATGCAGGTTTCCAGTTTATTGATAGCGCGACGGAAAGTGAACTATTTAAACGCGCTGGCATTAGTTTTGATTTCATAGATTTTGATAGCGACTTAATCGGACAGGATTACGAAGTAATGTTAAAAACCGCTAGGCAACAATACAGTAAAAATAAGATTGGTGGAAGAATTGTCACTAAGCAAGTGTTCTCCAGCGATTTTATTAGAAATGCTAACGTGTTATTACAGACTAGCATAGACCATAAAAAGGTATGGTTCGGCTCCAGAATTAATCCTAATGGTTCGGCTTTATCTACTCAGTCTTCGGCTAAGATTCCGATGGACTTGTTAAAAGAAGAATCTATAATTGACCTTATTGATACTCAGGATAGATTAATTAATGACGTTAAGAAACAGTGTGCCTTAATTGAAGTAAAATCTACAGCTAAGGGAACCCAATCGTTTGACCTGCCCCTTCACCTTAAAAGAAGCACTTCGGTAGATAGGGCTAGGAAGGACAATTATACTGCTCTTTTATTGGGTAATTGGGCCAATAAGTGCTATTTTGACATCATGAGACAACCTAAGGATACGAGCACTGGAATGTTCGTTCCTATGATGATTTAGGAGTGTAATTTAATAATATGGCAAAGAAGAAAGATATAAAGGCAGACGCTAAGGTAGAGGTTAGTAAGGCTATCCCTCTGGTAACGGAAAGCATAGCTTCCACTTCGCCAACGAGACGTAATAGAGCGGGAACTATAGAAAGGACGGATAATTATACCAATATCGAGTCAGGTATAGACCCCTTCCATAGGAGTTCTAGTTGCAGTATCGATGTCAAAGACGCTATAAGGCTATGCCAGAAAGCCTATTATAACTTTTCGATATTCCGCAATACTATAGACCTAATGACCGAATTCTCTATTAGTGATATATCATTCAAGGGGGGGACGGCCAAAGCTAGAGAATTTTTTAATGCTTTATTTAAGAAAATAAGCATGTGGAATATACAGGATATTTTCTTTAGAGAATATTATCGCTCTGGCAGCGTGTTCCTGCTTCGTTTAGACTCGCTTATCGATGAAGCTTTTATTACAAAACTTACACAAACCTATGGGCTAGAACAATCTACAGCAGCGCTCAGATTGCCAGTTAAATATGTAGTTCTAAATCCAGCGGAAATTGAAGCGTCTGGGAATATCTCTTTCGTTAATACATTGTATAACAAGATACTTAGTGAATATGAATTGTCGAGACTCCGCAAGCCAGTTACCGATGAAGACCTTGAGGTTTTTAAGAGTCTACCTCCAGAAATTCAGAAACAAATTAAAAAAGGCGGCACGGTCAATATGTCTATGCCGCTTGACCCTAATAAAACATACGCTGTCTTCTATAAGAAACAAAGCTATGAGCCTTTTGCTATTCCCATGGGTTATCCAGTGCTGGCTGACCTTAACTGGAAAGCCGAAATGCGCAAAATGGACATGGCTGTTACTAGAACAGTTCAACAGGCTGTTTTGTTGATTACTATGGGCGCTCCCCCTGATGAGGGAGGGACTAACGTAGCGGCAATGGTGGAAATGCAGAAGCTATTCCAAAATGAGTCTGTTGGCAGGGTTCTTATAGCGGATTGGACAACGAAGGCTCAGTTTATTATCCCTGACATTTCGAATTTCTTAGACCCCAAGAAGTATGAAAGCGTTGATAGAGACATTAGGATGGGCTTAAATAACGTTCTTATGGGCGATGGGGAAAAGTTTGCTAATCAGAGCATGAAGGTTCAGGTTTTCATCGAAAGATTAAAGCAAGGGCGTCAAGCTTTTCTTTATGACTTCCTAATTCCTGAGATTAAGAGGATTAGTAAGGACATGGGATTTAAAAGCTTCCCTACTCCTTATTTTGCTGATATTAACCTGAAGGATTCTTTAGAGTATGCCAAGCTTTATACAAGGTTAGCGGAAATTGGTCTACTTACAGCGGAAGAAACTATAGAAGCTATTGAAACGGGCATTCTACCCGATAATATTTCATCCTTAGAAAGCCAAACCGCATTTAAACAGGCTAGAGACAAGGGCTTGTATCAACCAATTGCGGGGGGTCCAGCGGACCAAATGGCCATGGCTAAATATAAAGTAGATAATGCTCCCAAGCCTAAAATATCTGGCGCAAATGGAAGACCCAAGGGGACCAAGAGTAAACAGTCTACTAAGAAAGTTAGACCTATGGGCGCGACTTACAGCGTAATGAAAGTAAAGGATAACTTTTGGGCTGCTCAGAAAGCGGAAGATGAGATTAAGAAGATTCTTCTTAAGAAATTCAAAACGAAAGAACTGGACGATAACCAGAACAAAATCGCTCGCAACATAGCTTCCGTTTTAATTAGTAATGAAGAGCCCAAAGATTGGCTAGATAAAGTAAAGAGTTATGTCGAAAAGCCAGTTGATACAAATCCAGAAAGAGTAGACGCTATAGCCGATGTAGCCGAAGAACATCAATTAGATGGGTATCTAGCATCTATTCTTTTTGCAAGTCAAATAGATGCCAAGGAATAGAATCATTTATAATGTTCAGGGCGTCTTTATAGGCCCTGCTCCTGCCACTGGTTACCATATCATGGATAACTATGGGGTGTTTTGCACTGGTAATAATGGTTTACTTAGCGGAGATTATCAGAACTTAGTCTTTCCATTACATAGGATTAACTCATTTGATTATAGTATTTCCGCCGCAAGGACAAAGGTTTATTCTTTAGGAAAAATGGGAACGGCTGCTAACGTAATGATAGAGCCGCCCAGTGTTAGCCTTAGCTTCTCTTATCTTAACTTCAACCCTATTAATGAAGTTAGGATGGGATTTTATATTAACCATTATGATAGTGGACAGGCGTTTCCAGATAATTACAACGTATGTCTTATATCTGGTTTTCTAACTAGACAAGACGGCTCTGATAGTTCTCTGGGCTGGCCTAAGAGATATAGAGATTGTAGGAATATTTTTGTGGGCATTGCTCGCGATAATCAAGATTTAAATACGGATGTTTATGGAGTGAGCGGAAGAAGTGATGTCGATACATTGGGTTTTGGTAATTGTTATCTTACTTCCTATAGAACTTCTGCTTCGGTGGGGGCTTTTCCTCAAACCACCGTTTCTTATATAGCTGAACACATGTCTTATAACAGCGGGGCAGATAATATTATGGTCCCCGCTATTGACCCTAGAACTTATTCAGGGGCTCAACAAAGATTTTCTCTGCCTTCGATGTTCGATTCTGGAAATTACGCCAGCGTTATATTACCGGGAGACATTAAGGTAAATATCTCGGGATTAGATAGTTATTTGGGTACTACTTCTAGCTCTATGTCATTACAATCCTATGAATGGTCTATGGACTTAAATAGGTTACCGTTGACTAATTTAGGGTATACGGCTCCCATGGATAGGGTTATTAATTTACCAGTGTTTGTCAACCTGTCTTTTGAGGCGATGATAAATGATGTAGTAACTGGCTCCATTGGTTCGTTTTTTGCCAATGATAATCATTTTAATATAGACATAAGTGGTAGTAACAGGAACAGTTTAAAGGTAGTTTATGCTTTTAGAAAGTCGAAATTAAATAGCGTGTCATTTAGAGACGGAATCGGAGCTAATAAAACAGCTAGATTCGATTTTGAAACAGAAATAGACCCTCAAGACTTATCCAAGGGGTTATTTATTAGCGGTGTTTTGGGACTCAATTCTTCAGCTTATGTTAATTTGCTACAATTCGATGCATTAGCAGAAACAGGCTATTTATTGTTTGAAAACGGGGATAGAATTCTATTAGAGAGCGCCCGACGATTCATTTATTAGTGTAAACTACTTTAAGGTATATGGCAGATAAAAAAGTATCACAATTGACAACGGTTACTAATCCAGCTTTAGCGGATACAATATTCGTTAACAAGGGCGGGGTTAGTTATGGCGTAGATTTGACTAGCGTCTTCTTGAGCGCCCTGCATTCTGGATTATTTATTTCTTTAAATAACTCCGTTGGGATGAATGGTCTTTTTGGCGAGAGATACGGAGCCCTGAGGATATTTAGCGGCAATTTAATGGTGACTGGGGCTGGCACGGTTTTTAGTGCCGCTGATACTACTGGTTTATTCGAAAGTCTTGTAGTGGGTCAGGTTAGGTCTAATAAGATTACTGGGCAATACAGTAATATTATAGGAGGAAATCAACAGGCGATTTCTGGAAATAATAATATTGTTCTAGGCGGCTTTACCAATACGATTTATGGTTCTAATTCTATAATTGGAGGAAGCAGACAGGGTAATATTACTGGAAATTCGACTTTATCATCCGTTATTTCGTCTCGCAGCGCTAATATTCATGCTTCTACTAATGCCTCTATTATAGCCAACGAAGCAAGCTCAATAACTTCTGGAGACTACTCAATTCTTATTGGAGGTTATAGCAACACCATTGTTAATTCGGACCAGAGCACTATTATGGGCGGTTATAGTCAGATTACCGACTCGCTTAATAGCTCAATTTTGGGAGGTAATTATAATTCTGTTACTGGCGGGGCTGGATGTTCTCTAGTGGGCAGCACTAATACAATGGTATCTGGAACTAATTATTCTACTGTCATAGGTTCAGATAACTCCGACTTAATTTCTGCAATTAATTCTTCTATTGTATCTTCTACGAACTCAGATGTTAATAGAGCTACTGGAGCATTAATATTAGGGGGAAGCTCTAACTCAGTTAAGTTAAGCAAATATGTAGCTAGCTTAGCTGGATTTACAAATACTATCAGCGGTTCTGATTATAGCTCTTGCGTAGGTGGAACTGGTAATTTACTTCAAAATGCAGACGGAGCTTCTATTGGTGGGGGATTTAAAAACTCTGTTCTGAGCGATTCTAGCGTTATTGCGGGGGGAACCAGTAACATTATCGTAGCGGGTGCTACCGATTCATGTATTGTAGGTGGCTTATCCAATAGAATAAGTGGAGCTAAATCTTGCTCTTTAGGTGGGGAAAGCAATACTATTGCTAGCACTTATAGCTGTATTGTGGGTGGAGCTACTAATGTAGCTGGAAGAACAGCCGCCGATTTGTATGTTACTATTGGTGGAGGATTAGGCAATTCTTGTTTGCTAGGATTCTCTTCTCTGCTGGGGGGATTGAATAACATTTGTAGCGGAACATATTCGGTTGTGGGTGGGGGGCAAGCTAATTTACTAAAGGCTACTAATTCCGTTATTGCTGGTGGAGATACTAACAAGATAAATTCATCAGCTAGTTTTATCGGGGGAGGAAACGATAATAATCTAGACGCGACTTATGGCGTTATAGCTGGTGGGCGCAGCAATACTAATTCTGGAGCTTACGGGGGAATTCTCGGGGGACGTAGTAATACTATTAAAACCTTGAAGCTATACAGCACAATTTTAGGAGGTTATAGTAATACGGTTGATAGTAGCTATAGCTCTATTATTTTTGGATTCGATAACCATGTTACGAGCAGCGATTATTCTTCCGCTGGAGGTTATAGTAACTCCATTAGTTCAAATAATTATTCTACGATTTTAGGAGGCGCGGAAAACAGCACAAGCGATGGCTCATTTTGTCAGTCTTTTGGTTCTGGAGTAGTTATTCTTCAATGTAATTATACTGAAGCAAATGGCGTTAATTGCGGAGCAACCGCTGCTAATTATGCTACCATTGGCAATGGTGTTACTAATTTCTGCTATAGTAATTTTTCGTTGATAGGTAATGGCTCTGGAAACTCTATTGATACTCCCGTTGGTGACCATATGGATGTCATCTTAAACGGTAAGCTAAATCAAATTACTTCCGCCCAGTATTCGGTTATTGTTCATGGAACAAGACAAACGGTAAGTTCTAGCTCTACATTTTCATTCATCGGTAATGGTCGAGGCAATACCGTCTCCGCAGCTAATTATGGAACAGTTCTTAATGGAACTGGCAACACTGTTTCTAGCGATTACGGATTAGTCCTAGGTGGAACAAAAAATACGGCTGCTAATTCTTCCTTGGCTTTTGGTCATAACATTACTACTAAGAGCGGGGCGAGTGTTATCGCAGACGCTTCTACTTATGCCAAGTCTCCTACTTGGGATAACTCGGTCAATTTCTTTGCTTCTGGAAACGTATGGGTTAGAAGTGGGGCTTTAGTTCTTCAGAATAACATGTATACCCCTAGTAAGGCTCGTGGTTATAGACCGGGATACCCCGGTATGGTAACCGTAGGCACTGGTAATCCAGACATGGGTATGACTGGTTCTATCGTTCATTTGTTTGTATGCACGGGTTATACTTCTACGGGCGTAGGCGGGGGACTAGACAATAACGTTCCCGCTTGGACTTACGTTCCTTTAATTCCTATCGTTTATAGCTAAAAATGATTAATCCACGAAGTTTGTTTAACGGAAGTTCTCTTTCGATTAAAAACAATACTAATGAAGCGTATTGTTGTACCCTAGATGACCTATCTAAGGTCAGAGAAGGCAGCTATTTACGGGTCAATAAAGAGAATGCTTTCTATGTCATTAACTTCGCTTCAAAGGAAGAGTTAGCTTGGGATTTCAAGGTAGTAGATTCTAAATGTATTTCCATAGCTGAAGATGTCATTCCAAAGCTTCAATATGGGGATTCTATTTTTCTAAGTTTCCCGCAGTATGAAATGGACATAGTTACCGCTATTCTTAACAATGGTTCTGGATATAAAGTAGGGGATATTTTGAGCGTAGATGCTGGCATACCCTCCCTTGACGTAAAAGAGGGGGAGTATCTTTCTACTAAGATAATCGTTACCAACATCAAAGAAGGTGGGGTAATATCTCGTATAGGGGTAAAGAATAGAGGTTTGTATATTAAAGCGCCTGAAGGAGAATGTAAAATGAAGGGGGGCTCTGGAGAGGGGGCTGTATTCGATATTAGCTTTAGCGTTTTAGATGAAGCCCTCGTATTAGAGCGCGAAGTATCCTCCTTAAGCTCTCAGGATAACACTTCTACTATTATAGTAAGTAACCCTATCCAAGAAGGGCTATCTTCGGGCAAGCTATCTGTTAAAAAATGGAAGCTTGTTCTTAATACGCTATACCCAAATTTAGTAAATAGGGCTCCCTATTCAATTTCGAGAGATTTTACCCCCGTTTTAGAGCTTCCTATGATGATGCAAAACAGCCTGACTATAGATGTTGTTTATAATCAGGCTATTAACATGCTTGAGCGTGAGATTATCAGCTTAAGAGAACAGATTAACGAGATTCGGAATCATAAAGCAGACCCCCCGGTCTCTGCTCCTGAACAATAACTTCCAAGACCTTGTTTTCAATCATCATACCAAGTTTCTTGTATTCGTCCTGCTTCTTATTCTTGTCTTCCTTCTCGGAAGCCCCTGCACCAGACGAAACTTGAGTGTCTGAGTTGACTTTTCCAGTCTGAGTAACAGAAATAGTTATATTAACGTTATTGGATATAGCGGGTGCCGAATCTTTATTACCCGTTTTAGTATCCTTACCCTCTAGGGTGCCCCGTATCTCTTGGGAAACGGCTACTAGCTTGTCTATAGACTCCTTAAGTGAGTCTGGAGAGCTTCCAGCGTTAGAAGAGCCCATAAGCCCTCCTAGAGCGAAAGTGGGAACGTGTCCAGCGTTCAAGGTATTCATTCTAGACACCCCTAGGCGGCTTACAGTAGCAGGCGACATAACATATTCGCCCCCAGTTAATAAAGCTGTCTTAGAATTGATAGAACCTCCCGAATTACGGGTTAGGGGTCTGCGAGATACACTACTATCCCACTGGAATCTTTCGTATTCAAAGCCGGGATTAGACCAATCAGCGCCTTCAGCCGAAGTAGAGGTATCATAAGCTCCCTTAAAGTCTTTGCCACCTAAAGTATTAGGTTTAGCTCCCGCTGCCCAAGTATTGCCAGCAGCGCCAGCTAAAGATGTTCCAAAGCTCCACCATAGACCTTCCTTATACTGTTTCTGAGCCTTGTCTTGGGCTTTTTGAAAATCTTGTTTATCTGTTATGTAGTTTAATAGATTCTCTTCCCTTTCCATTCTAATCCTGCTTTGAGGATTATCCATGTCAGTTAGAGCTTGGATAGACAACCTAGGGTCAACTACAACCTCTCCAGCAGTTGGCTGACGAGGGTCATTATATCGATAAGCATTCTGTAAATGAGCGGTAATCCCGCTAGAGCGCTGATTAATAAATGAATCGGCTCCACCAGCAGCCCCAAAAGCGTCCCAGTTAGAAGGACCGCCCGAAGAACCTCCTTTATTAATTGCTTCTAGGTTTTTATAACCAATTTTTTCAGCAGCGGACCTATTGATAACGTATTCGCCGCCGCTAAGCTGAGCTAGAACATCGTCTTTAGTTCCCGAACCCCCTCTTACTACTCCACCCTCAGAGAATCGAGGAATATAACCGCCCTTATTCTTGAATAGGCTTTCAACTCCAATACCCTTAGTAACTTGGCTAAATACAAAGTCAAGTCCGCTAGAAGCCATATTTGTTGCGGCTTTATTAAGTATTTCCTCGAACATTTCGCGGAATCTTTCCTCAATATCGCCCGTTCCTCTTATAGCTAAGCCAATTAAGTCATGGAAACCTTCTTTTACTGACCCCGCAAAGTCAATTAGAGTTTTTTGAGTAGAGATAATGGTATCATTAAAGGTAGTAAAACCTCCAACGGCACCATACATAGCTTCTGTTAATTCTTTCGTGCTAGCTATATAATCTTTAGTAGCGGCGTCTAATTCTATTCTCTGTCTTAATTCTGCCGCGTATCTAGTATTTTTAGCTTGTGGTCGAGCAGTTGGGTCCGTAGTTGAAATAGGCAACGGTCCTTCCCTTATAACATCCCCGAAGTTCTTTTCGTTAGCTGCGTTAATTTGTTTAGCTTTAATTTCCGCTAGAGTAATAATATTCTTGTTATTATAGACTGGCAGAGAAGGGGTCATCGGCATCGGTAAATCATAAGCCATCCCTCCGTAATAACCTAAGTTAGCTTTCGTTGTTCCTATATTAGGGGTAATTTTGCTAGGTTTGCTATCTTCCCAGTCTTGTGACATTCCAAACGGAATAGAGATTTGATTTCTGGCGGCGTCTAATTTGATTTTAGCAAGAGTCGTTTTATCTTTATCAATTTCTCCCTGTAGTCTTTCCATCTCCCTTAAATCAGAAAAAGTATAAAGTTTTTTAGGTTTAGCTTCGGCAAACGGAGACCATCCTTCGCGCTGCATTACAGTCATTACAGGATTATCTTCTATTTTCTTAAATTCTTCTTCCTTAGATTTAATAGATTTAGAAACTGAGCCAATATCATACTTTAGCATCGGATTAGCAGGCATGTCCCAAGACATTGGCATTTCAAATGAGCTAGGAGCGGGACTATCTTTAGTGTTCTTAGATTCGCTTACCTTCAATCCATCTTTTAATATTTGTGCTATTCCATCAGATATATTCTTAGTGTTAATCTGGGTTTGAGTAGCAATACTTAGCTCGGTTTGCTTGATTAATGACTCTTCATTTACAGCAGCGAGGCTTAGTTTAGCCATTTCCTCCATAGCTTTAATTATTTTAGCTTCTCGCTCTGGGTCAGATTTAGGGAATGTAGAATCTATTTGTTTTTGAATTACCTCATCGGGAATCGAAAAACCAGCTTGAGTTAAATTCTTTTTACTTTCTGTAAATAGTTCTTTCCTAAGGCTTTCGGGAACTTCTACGTTGAATTTCTTAAGAATTTCAGCCCTTTGATAAGCTACTTCACCGGGAGCAGTGCTGTTTCTAAGAGTATTAGCTACATTAGCGGAGGTTCCTAGCTGAACCATCTGGGCTTTGATATTACCATTTAGTATTTCGGATAACCCGCCCCCGTAATTCAACTTTTGATTCAAGTTAAGGCGGCTAGTTTCCAAAGTCTTGGTTAAATCAAGAGCGGCTAACTTATTAGCGGTAGTATCTATTAAAGCAGTAATAGAGCTATCTTTTTCTCGGGCAATCTTGTTAAATTCCTCTAAAGTGTTTCTGATAGATTCTTGATTAATTTTGTTAATCTCAGATAATCCACCCGTTACTTCGGTCCTATTATTAATATTGTTTAGTTTTTGTAGTAAGTCACCGCCAGAAAGAACGTTGGTATAAGCGGCGTTAGATACTTGTTGAGCGCCACTTAGAACACCAGCTTTTTCGCCCATTAACTTTTCAAATGCGTCGAACCTTTGGGTTTCCGCCTTAGTTAGGGCAGCGCTCATAGCAGATTCAAACTGTTTCTGAATTAGAGAAAATTGAGATTGGGCTTGCGCTTTTGTCTGTATATCTCTAAATCCCTGACTAATATTTAGTTGTCCCTCGGGGCGCAAGGAAGGTTCATTTAAATCAATTAGACCCTTACCGAATATATCTATTCTTTCATTTGCGGCTTGCAGATTAGCATTAAACCTCTCCATCGAGGCGACGATATCATCAGTAAATGAGCGGAATTTTTCCTTAGTTAAGAAAACTTGATTACCGAAGGATTCGATATATTTAGCGCTTTCTACTTGATTTCTATTCATTAATTCAAGGGCTTTTCGCTCGCTATCCAATTGTTCGTTAGTAGCTCCGCTAAATACTCTCTTATATGCGTTCTGCTTAAGCGGTCCTTCTTCTGTAAATAGTTTATTTAATGCTCCAGAAAACGAAGTATTAAAGCTAGGGTCGAATTTATTAATTAATTCCCTTAGGCGAGAATCCATTTGTTCGGCGCTTCCAGAGCTTTTAATATAGTCTAAGGAGCCGGGATTAGTAGCTAAGAATTGGTCAAAGGTTAATCCCTGCTTATTAACAGAACTCCTTAGAGTCCTTTCAAAGCTGTCAATTCGGCTAAATCCCTCGCTGTTTATCTTCTTATTTTTGTCAAGATATTCGGCAAAGCCAGTTTCTAATTCGGCAGCGGTTTTCTCTGTTCCTATTCTCTTAGCTACTCTTTCGGAGATTTCGATTTGTTTGTTTACGTCGCCAGTTTTAAATGCGTCTAATAGGTCTTGTCGTGCAGACTTACCAAATGAGTCTCTATCTGGAATATCTGCGAGCGCCGAAGATTGTTGAGTGCGTAAGCGTTGTAACTCTCTAGCTGCTCCCGGTTTAGGACTTAGTAAAATACTATTGATTTGTTCGCTAGTCTGTATGAACTTACTAAATGCGTCTGAAGTCCTTGTAGACCTTTCGGTTACAGCTTCCAGATTCTTTTGTAAATCAGGAAGAGTGTCATTAAAGGCTTTAATAGTATCCGTAACAGCACCCCATCCCGATACAGCACCCAAAGCTAATGCTCCTGCTGGCCCAGCTACCTGAAAGCCTAATGCTCCCATAGCTAGAGTGTTAGCCCCACCTTCGACAGCTTTACTATATCCTCTTCTTTCTTGAGTAGCGTCACCAATAAATTGGCTAGCTAGTCCACCAACCATAGAAGCCCCGAAACTTACTCCAAAGGCTCTGTTTTGGAGATTAGCGTTTCTCATTTGTTTAGCGCCCCTGAAGGCTTGTTTATCGTTCTTCGCTAACCAGTCATAGTATTTCTTCCTATCCCCACTTAATACAAATCCTCCATCAGAGACAACGGAAATCGCTTGATTTTTCAGGGCTCCGCTTACTCTTTCATCTGCCAAAATAGGCTTTCTTATATTAGGAATAAATTCGCCTTGATTAATGCGCCCTACTGTAGATGTAATTGTCTTTTCTTTGAAACTTTGAGCATCTAATCTTCTCTTTTGAGTTCTTTCTTCTTGAGCTTGTCTTTTTGCTTGAAGTTCGGCTTCTAAAGCATTTTGGGCAGCTAATCCAGCCCCAATATCCGCTTGATTCTTCAGCGGAGTAGAAGGGCGGTTCTTCTGATTTTCTCTCTTCCAATAACTAATTGACTTAGAAAATGAGTCAATCATTTCCTGAGACTTAGTCAAACCAGCTACCATTTTGGTAAACTGTTTAACTGCCTTATCTGCTTGAACCCCGAGTTCCCCAATAGGAACCTGACTATCTTTCATTTTTAATACTAGGGTCTTAGCTTTTTCTAGTATTTCGTCTCTAACTCCCTGATTGAAGTTAGCATCGGTTGCGGGATTAGACTGTAAAATTCCCTTTAAGCCAGTTAGAATTCGGGGTTGGTCAGCAAAGTTGGGAACCCTACCGCTACCATAAGTTTTAGGGTTAGCTCCCTCGCGTATAGCGCGGGAAATACCTTGGGATACTCCGTTGGGCTCGTCTCTTTTATTGGTAACCGCTAATCCCAATGGATTATTTGCGCTCTTAAGACTTGCGTGATTTTCTACTTTAATTAAGCTAGCTGGAACACCAGCGGCTATTTCGCGAGCTATAGCAAGTTTAAGCGGGTCAGCAAAGTTAGGAATGAATCCACTAGCCTTCCTTTTTGCGTTTAGGCCGAACATCTGCCTAGCTCTTTCTAGTCCAATAACTTCTGTAGTATTACCCCATTTATCTTGGAGAATCTTCATTATCTGTCCAAATCTATCTACTGATGGGCGAACTATTCCTTCTCCGCGAGGATTTCTCGTTAGGATAGTATTAATAAGTGTTCCCCTACCTTCTTTAGTGCCTAATCCAGTTTCAGCGTTAATTACTGGGTCTGGGAACGAAGGAACAACCACAAGGGGGGCCGTGCTTCCAGAAAGTTTCTGCTGAATACCAAAGGTATGAGGAAGATTACCGAAACGGGTTTTTACTATATTAATATGAGCAATAGTGTCTTTATTAATAGGTATATTCTTAAGCGCGAGAATTTCTTCTAATTCCGCTGGGGTAACTCGCTGCAATAATTCGTCTCTACTACCATGAATAGTAGCTTGCAGTAAGGATGTATCGGGGCTAATTTTAGATAGAACCTTTTCTAGAAACTCTGTATCTCCACCAAAGCCTGTCTTATAGATGCGCTTTCTATCCTTAAACTCTATAGCAAAATTCGGGATTAAACCCTTAGAAATAAAATCCTGCCCAGTAAAACCATATAGATTTTTAGCTGTTTGAGTGTCTAATCCATAGTCGATTAACGCGGGTCTATTTTCTCCCCCTCTCCTTATAAATCCAAAGTTTTTAGAACCTTCATCTGGAATTACTCCCGTTTTATAAAGAGAAGTAAGTCTCCTACGGAAGCGGGGCTCATATAGAGCATCGGAAACAGATGGATAACCGAATTTAACCGCATTTGCTTGGGTCATTGCCGCTGCTCTTTCGGCTATGATGTATTTGAATCTATCGTCTACTTCATAGTTATAAGGAACAATGTCTCGGAAGCCAGCAAACATTTGACTTCCCTCTGTTTGATTTTGAGCAAATCCTTTTAGTAAAACTTTCTGTCTAATAGCTTCGTTTAGAGGGTGGCTTTTATATCCATCGATAATATGCTTGGTATCTTTAACCATTTTTAATACCATATTACCGCCGATACCATAAACGGCGCGAGAAGAGCCCTCGCCAATAGGATGGTTAGCTAGCCCCACTTTAGGAAACTCGCTTTTAATGAACTTATATTGCTCTTCAAGCGTTTTAAGCTTTCTGAAGTCTTCAAACGGGAATGGAGAGCCCAAGAAACCCTTGTTGGGTAGAACGAAATTAGGAACAAAGCCTTTATTCATTATGCCTACAGAAGGAGGGGGATTTTTTGCTAGTTCTAGCAGTTGCTTTACTAGGCTATCATCTGTTAGAGCTTGATTATAAACTTTATGTCTCTTGCTTCCATATGAAGAAGAGGACTTGAGTTTTTGCAGTCTTTCTACTTTCTCTTTACTTAGAGGGGAGAAAGAGTCTTGAACTCGAACAGGTCTAGCAAACGGACTAATTGCCATTCTAGCCAACATAGAAGCTGGGCTTTGGCGATACATCGAGTTATCTTCCGCTACAAAGGGGTGAGACCTTAATTCGTCAGTCATTCCAAAAGAACGATTCTTAACTACGCTTTTAGCATATTGGCCAGCAAAACTTAGCGCGCCTTTGAAATCGAATTTTTCCCAAGGGTTTTTGGCGAAATCCCAAAGGTCATGATAGCCGACCTTATTTTGGTCTTTGTTAATCGTAAAGTCAAAACCCCCCATAGTTTTATTTTGGCCTAGAATATAAAGCTCGTTGGGGTTATTAGGTTGTGGAGCATACTTGCCTTGAGATAGACTTTGTAAAGCATTACTTAGTATGCGTCCTTTGTTAGTCAACCTATATGTACTATCAGAAGTTTTAACTAATTTTCTAGACTTAAGAAAGTCTTGATTTTCGGGCATTAGAACTCTATGTGGCAATTTAAAGACCGAACGGAATAGGATATCCCTATCGTAAGTATTCCATACCTCTCCTTTAGGGGATGCAGCGGGGGTAGGTATATCTTTTACCAGAGCCCCAATATAGTCTTTAAGTTTTAATTGTTTGATGGAATCCATTCTTTCTTTTAACCCATAGCTTTCGGTATGAGTTATATTAGTAAGTAGTCTTCCAGCTAATTGACTTATGCCGGGAATATAGGCAAAATTAGGAACATATCCCTTACTTCTCGAAAGCCCGAAAATTTTACCGAAGTTAGATACTTTTCCAGCGGGAGCAGTTGTTAAAAATGGATATTCGCGTTCTGAAGTATGTTCACTAATTCCGAACTTATCTCTAAACCGAGGAAGGTCAAAAAACACGCCCCTATCAAATATTTTCTTTTTAGTAGCTTCCCCAGAAGTCATTATATCGCCCAAGTTTTCTGGGGTTACAAGTTCCTGAACGGGAACTTTTCTTTGGAAAATAATAGAAGAGTAATCTTGAAGACTAACTCTACCTTCTGCAATATCTTTTCTCATCTTCCTATCAGTAAAAGACATGTATCTTAAATCGAAATAAGAAGAATGTTCTGAACCAAATGGAGCTACTCCCCTTTCAGTATCACCTAGAGAACTTCGTAGGTATTTAACCATTCGCTCGCTATCCCAGCCCTTTATATCTTCGAAAGGCAGCGGTGTTTTAGGCCCTCTAAAATCTTTTTGTCTTGGCGTCATTCCACTTGTTTCTACTTTTCGATATAGGTTCATAACCCCGCCCATCGGAGTGGAGGTTATTTTAGGACTTGCTCGATTTATAATAGAGCCAGAAGCTAACTCGTTTAGTCCCCTATTAAATTGAATCAGTTCTTCTGGTATTTCTATATCTCTTACTGAAGACATGAAGTCTTTTGGCTTAAGCAGTCTGCCATTCTCTAGATTTAATACCCCCATTAAAGCTTTTCTATGTAGCCTTTCTGCAACAACAGAATTAGCTTGTTCATTACTAGGAACTAAACCAGATTGAAGCAGTCCTAAATTTTCCAATATTGGTCGAGAATAAATGCTTACTACGCCTTTTTTATCCCCTATCGGAGAGCTAAGTCCGTAACTAGCGGATTTTACAATAGAAGAAGTAAGATAAGACCTTATTCTTTTTTCGTCTGTCCTACCTCCTAGAGAAGTAAATGAACCTAATAGATTAACTAGCATTGGCTCAATTATACTAGAGCCTCTAAATAGCAGCTTGGATTGACTGACTCTGTCGGCAAATGATTTTTCTAGATTAAATAAGATATCTTGTATATTTTTAGGGGTTTCCCTTTGAATAATAGAGAATGATGCATAAGGGGTTATATCCGAATTGAACATATCTTGAGTAACGCCTTTTACTTCCCCTCTACCTAATCTAGCCTTTGCTTGAGTTGACCTAAAGCCTTTAAATGCCTTAAGGGACTCCATCGTTTGACCTAAAATAGACGGTTTTTGTTCTGCGGGTCGGAATATTTTTCCATAAGTGGAATTTTTGAAAGCTCTAATAATTTCTTTATTTGTCAATTTCAATTCTGGAAATATTTTATTTAGGCGCGGCAAATTTCTAATTGTGGCAGTGGATGATACACTTCCCCCCGCTATACTTCGTAATGCATATTCTAGATTAGTTTTTCTATCCCCCTTGTCCTCCTTAGCAGACGCCCTTTGTAACTGAGTAATTACCCTCGAAAATGGGGTAGTTGGAGTAGCGCCGTGCGTTAAAATATAACGCCTATAGTCATCTAAAGACATCGCGGGAGATATAGGATTATCAACTAAAGAAGCTATTTCTAACTCTTTTCTATATTGACCTATTTTAGAAGAGACCGTTATACGTCTTTGTTGATTATTTTTATAGTCATTAAGCTCTAGCCCCCTGTCCTCTGCTAAAGTTGGGCTTCCACGAGAAGCCAAACCTAAACTTCTTAGTAGACGTTTCTCAGATAACATTCCTGCGGCGTCTGTTTTGTTTACTTTGATTCCAAAATATTGCATAAGCTTTTCTTTGGTTTCCTTAAGGGAACCGCGCTTATATTTATTGTCGCCTGAACTAAGATATTGTTTAACTACCTTTCCTTCCTGTTTCTCAGATTGTAGCTCTGGATAAGGAACTATAGTGTTAAGAGCTTCGCTAATAGCGTTTTGCTGAGCCCACTTATCTTGACTATTTTCCTTCATTCGGCTAGCTAGATATGTTGCAGCATTTAGGTTTATAGTATTTCCAGAGGCTTTTTTAACGGCGATACCCTCTTTGGCTCTGCGTATTTTTGCCTGAGAGGATTCGATAGAAAAGGGGTCGTTATACTGCTGGAAACGAGAACTCAGTCTATCTCCTTTAAAGAGCATTTTATAAATACGTCTTTCGGATAGCCCAGCCGCCTTCAGTTTATCCATGGGGATGTATTTAGCCACCTCCTTTTCTTCATATCCAGTAGTTATAGCATAAGGGGCAAACATAGAACCAATTTGGTAATCTTTATTATCACTTTTGATTCCGTAGCCTGCAAAACCGATAGATTTTACAGAAGCTATTAGTCTTTTATTCTCTTCTTGTCTCTCATCGTAGTTTATGGGCTCACCCCAATTATTTTGATAATCGCTGCCACTTGATTTTCTAATCGTCTCTAGTACATGATAAATAGGATTTACCTTATAGGGGTCTTTGATGGGTCCAAAGTTAGGAATAAATCCGCTAGATTTTAATCCTAATATTTTCTTAATCCCTTTGCGAATCATTTTCGGCGCTTCACCAGTAGTTAGATACTTTTTATGACTATAATCCTCCATTTTGGGATTGAATATCCTTCCAGAATCCGCAAAAATATCAGCAATAGCTTCCTTATTTCTTTTATCTGGGCTTCTATACATCATTAGCATGTCTCTAACCATGTCTCCGTCAAAAGCTCCAGTCATTAAATAAGGTCGAGATTTAAACTTTATTTGGTCCCTTCTTAATGCGTTGATAAGTTTTTTTCTTGAAAAACCCGACTGTTTATAAAAATCACTGAATGAAGATATATCTACCATATGCCCCATTTCATGAGCTAGGGTCTGGCTTCTAGCAGAAGAGGATATAGATATTGTATCATTATCAGACTGATATAAGCCACTAGCTTTAAAATCGTTACCAAATCTAAGTCCCGAGTTTACTTCAAATTTCAAAGAATTATCTTCGAGCGCGGGGCTTTTAGGTGCAACTTTACGAATAACTTTCAGCAAAGTAGATACGTTTCCATCTAAGGAAAGTTTTTGAGCAAATTTTGAAGCAGCTTCGGGGTCAAGGATTTCGCTATCGGGGACTCTGGCGGTTAGACCGATACCCTTATATTCTTTAAAGGAAGCGAAACTAGGAACGAATCCCTCACTAGCCCTGAATTTACCTTTCGCTAGGATGTTATTCATCATATCCCCTAAGTTAATATTATCTCTATAGCTGATGGGGATTTTATCGCCTGTCAAATCATGATTAAGGAATCTCTGTCCAGTAGCCTGCCCCCAAACTGTAGGAGCATTTTTCAAGATATCCCCTAATTGAGGACGCTGCTTCCTTATAGCAGCAATGGTAGGATACTGGTACTGCGCGAAATTAGGTACAAAACCTTTATTTACAGCAAGGAACCCCTGTTTAGTTCCATATTTATTCGCGAATTCCTTCCCCAAAGTCATAATAACATCGGGGTCATTAACGCTCAGCTTTCTATTTTTAGCCGTGCTTTTAATCCATTCGCGTTGAAAGTAATTTCTTCCATACATGAAACCCTTTTGTCCAGTAGCTAAATCTACTCCCGACATAGTCTTAAAAGCAGCTTTATAAACCTGTCCAGCGGGGCTAGCTAAAGGAGGGACGATGGCAGAAGTATTAGCTGTCGAGCCCAGATTTTTTAGATTAGAAGGAGGAATAACTCTTTCCGCATCATTAATGACTTTATTTTCGAAAAGTTTAACTTTTCCCGGCACGTAACCAGCTTTGTAAGCCCCCGCCCTTTCAGTAAGAACGGGGTTTGCGAAGTTTGGGATGTATCCTCTAGAAGCAGCCACAACAACCTTTTTATCTCTTGTAACTGCCGCTGCTCCACGAGTAGAAATAGAAGTTCCCATGCTAGTAATAATACCCTTTTGGATATCTAAGGCGGCATTTTGATTTCTAATAATAGTAAGAACTTCCCTTTCCGCTTGTTCTCGGGTAATCTCTCCGCTTAGAAGTCTTTCGTAGATTTTAGGTTGTTGAGCTAAAACAGTCGCAATTTCGCTTTCCAAGATAGCCCGATTTTCTATATTTTTATTAAGTTCGCCAACTACTTTAGCAGAATCAATCGCAAATTTAGTAAATGTTTTAGCGAAGCGAAACATTACTAAGCCAACCAAAGCTAATCCCGGTCCTTCTATAAATTGAGAAAGTCCCTTTAGAATTCCTTGACCGATGTCTTTACCAATATTAACTGATTGTTCTCCAGAGCCCTTGTTTTTGGAAAAGAGTTCGCTTAATCCACCAGCAGCAAAATCAAAAGCCCCCAAAGCCCTTTTAATAGCTGGGCCAATAGCTTGCTCGCCAATATCAGCAGAAAGTTGTTTCCAACTTTCCTTAGTAGAGTTCACCATTGCAGCGATAGACTTATTCATCTTCTCGTTACGAAGGATAGCTTCATCAGTAGCGGAAGCGGAGTCATTTAAAGCTCTTTCGTAGAAAGAATAGCTACTCCCCAAGTCTTTCAATCCAGCTTTTAAAACGTTAATCTGATAAACGCTACCGACTAATTCAGTAGCGGCGGATTTCTGAGACTGATTAAGGTTATCATAGGACTTAGAGAAGTTCTCCAGTATTTTAATAGCGGGAAGAATAGCGTTACTGTTATCTCTAACGGCTACACCAATTTCCTCTAACTGGTTCAATACTTCAGGACGTTGTAACCTAGTAAAGATAGTCTTATAGGCGTTACCAATAACAGAACCTCCACGAGCGGTAATCTGTTGAGCAGAGGTTACCATAGCGATAAGTTCATCCAAGGAAACTCCCGCGTCTTCAGCGGAGCTACCTACGCGCTTAATAGCTTCGACTAAGTCGCCTGCACTAACAGCAAAGTTTTGGTCAACTTTAGCTAACTTATTAATTACCGTAGTAGAATCATAAGCAGCTTTAGTAAAACTGTTTAAAGTAGCGGTGATGGCGCTAACCGCCTCGCCAACATCAATACCAGTTTGACGGGTCAGGATAAGGGCGTCACGAGTTCTTTTTAAAGTTTCAGTTACTCCCAAACCTTGACGGCTGAATTCTAGGGCTGCTTTAGATACTTCATCAAAGCTTTGACCAGTCGTTTTGGCAATGTTAAATAATTCATTACTGAATTGTTTTAAGTTCGAGCTAGAAGCCCCCAAAATTACATTGATTTCAGTAAGTCTCTTTTCTACTTCGATAGTAGAAGATACTAGGAATCTAAAAGCTTTTTCTATTGCGTAAATGGTTCCCGCCGAAGCTCCGAAAGCTAACACACGTTGATTAGCGGCCTGAATGGATTGAGCAAACTGGTCAGCCGATTTCGCCATTGAGCCTAATGGGAAATTTCGGGTGTCTACTCTAATTTTGAAGGGGGGCAGCTTACCCGCCATCCTTACTATCTCATTAAGGGCTGGGGTTACGTCCGCACCAATTACTAATTTTCCGTCTAAGTTCATATGCCTTTATCCTTTTAATATTACACTTAGGATAAGGCAAATGATTAATATCCGTGGAGTTTCATTAACTCTTCCATACTCAAGCTGCCGCCCTTTTTAGAGGCTTCGTCTGCCAAACTGATGGTTCCAGCTTCTTTAGTAAGTCCTAGTTTTTCGATATCTTCTTTAGTAGCGCCTACAATAGCTGTTCCAGAAGATTCTTTATTATCTAATTTATCTGCGAAATTTTGGGCTGTTTTGGTATTTTCTGCCGCTTCGATAAACTTATCTGGGTCCGCTAGTAAATCATCCGTAATAGTTCCCTTATATTCAGCCATTAGATTTTTGAAATAACGCCCTAAATTATAGACTTCCATCTGTCTATTAGTTAGCTCTAAGACGGGTTTCCCGAAGAATGACATGATATCTTCTCCAGCTAGATATATCATATTCATGAAAGCCGTAGAAATAGCTATACGCTTCATTTCTTTCGGAGTAAATTTGGCTACATAACCTGCGTGTCCCACGATAAGATTGCTAATTTCTTCGTTGGAGAAGGTTTCGTATTCTTCTTCCGAGAAGTAAAATGTATCTAAGTTCTTACCCCTGAATGAGTAATAAATAGCATGTTCATTTGCTTTTTTAGTAGCAAATATTTCCGCTGTATAACCTACTACCTCAGAACGCTCATACTCCAAGCGAAGAAGCTCTTTTTCCAGCGTCTCTATTTCGGAGTTAATAGAGTCTAGTTCCCTTTTTAAAAATAGCTTAGATTTAGTTAGTTTAAGAGTATTGATTTCGGCGGGAATTTCCGAATATCTTTTTTCCTGTTTTTCCGTCCATGTATTATTGCCAATAGCGGTTTTTATCTGTTCGTCTATAAGGGGCAAGCCTTTACCTATAGCGAATTTGTAAGCTTCGGCATATTTTAAATCAATACTGGCAGTATCGATGAATGTAAAGTGTTTGACGTAGATAGACTTATGCCTACCTACGTCAATTACTGTAAACCCCCGAATAATTTCAAAGAGAGCTATTTTTAATTTAACTTCTTGAAACTTATCGAACATTAGGACTATTTATTTTCTTCTTGGAGCTTATCTAACATGGCAAAATCTTCGGGATTGGACGCTTTACCCATATACCAGAAACTTACGTAGTAAAGGAACTTGGACACAGTATCAGTAACGAACTGGTCTTCTATTTCTTCTATCTCGTCATATTTAGCTAGCCTAGAGTCATAGTCCCCTTCACCGAAATAGGGAAGCTCTTTATCCCCTTCTACCTTGTGACAAAGGAAAAGAACCCACCAAAGGATAGTCTTATTCCTAGCTCTGCTTTCGGCGGTTTGGTCGAACAAACTAGATTGAGATAGCTCAAATTCTTGAATTTGCTGACGAAGATTAGTTAAATCCTTAAGAATCTCGCTAATCTTAGCTTTATCTTCTGCCGTGCGCTCTGTCTCAGGCTTCTCGGAAATAAATTTCTGATATTCGCTCTGCTTTTCAAACAGATTAACATATAAGTTAGCGTAGGTTTGCTTTTCTGGTTCGCTCATGGAGCCGCCATCGTTAGCATAACGCTTAGCCAGCAGGGGTTTAGTTAGCAGCCCCGCCTTAATGCCTTCAGATAGCTTTACGGCGTAGAATAGGTCCGCTTCGTCATATAAGGAACGAGTTGGCTTAGCTAGGAAAAACTTTTGGGGAACGGGCTTCTTTACCTTAGTAATAGTGGTAATTTCCTGACCCTTTTCGTCTTTGCTAACAATAGCTTCGTCAACTTCTTGTTCTTTGTTTACTGTGAATTCATGTAGTTTTTTCATGCCTTTTACCTGTTTATAAATGATTCCGTTTCTTTTAAATTAACATGACCGCCCAATTTGATTAAAAACTTTTTCTGTTTTTCTACGGTCCATGTTCTATAAATTATAGCGAAAGTGCTCGACTTTATAAAGTCTATTTTAGGGGAAACGTTAAATTCCTCCAGCGCCCTTTGCGTGCTCTGAAGGTTTAATCTTTGTCTGATGACATTCTCTATATTCATTTTTGACATTTAGCTCTAAAAATTTAAAGTGCTCTTCTATTTCTCTAATAGTGTCATTCCCCAAATCTAATATTCGCTTTCTGGTAATTTGATAGATTCTATCATCTTGTATGTTATACTTTTCGTCTCGAACGTCCTCTAAAACAAATAGTAATTGTTTGTAGAGATTAACAACTTTTCGATTTATATGGAATAATGCGTATTCCTTTAAACGAGTTTCATCCGTATCCATAGATAGACCTTTTACCAATCAGATTTACACTGTTTTAGATAAAGGGGAAAAAAATAAGCCCGATTTTGGAAAATCGAGCTTACTTTTGATTAACTTAGATTAATTACAGCAAACCACTGATGAACAAGCCCTTAGTAACATCGTTAACGCCACCGATAGGAACCGAGAAGCTCCAGTTAACGGATTTGTTATCACCGATGGACGAGCTATATTCCTGAGAGTCAAGCTGAGCGCCCTTAAGAGCGGCAGCATAAGCAACGGTAGTAGTACCCGGCTTATTAATCTTAACGGTCAGGTCGAAGCTACCAGTATCGCTAACTAGGGCAGTAAGCGAGCCAGTATTCATATCACCAACGTTAGCCGACACTCTCAACGTAGCATTAATAGGGAAATTAATTTCGTATGAGAATGGGAACTTAGTGCCAAGACGATTCAGCGGGGTTCTAGCAACGTCAGCAGACATCGAGAAGCTCTGAATTTTAGCGTCAGCAAGGTTAGCTCCCATGAAGCCAGTTGCGCTAGCCCAATCAAACACAAGGTCACCGGGACGTAACACAGTAGTCTTATCCGTAGCGTCGGTAGTCGAAACACCAGAAGGCAACCAATACTTAGAGTTAATAAGCGTGCCGTCCGTAATCGAAATAGCGGGGCTTACTAAAGCTTGGGTTGCATAGTTAGTAAATCCACCGCCAGTAAAGTTATCGAACTTAACGTTTGATGCGTCGAAACGAACGCTAGCGCGAGGAAAATCACCAACCGAAGCATCAACAGAATATGAGCTTAAATAACCATTACCAAAGCCAATAACGCCGAAAGGAGTTACTGAAGCGCCAGTAGTATTAAGGTTATGAAGGTCGGAGCCATAAGCAACTGTCTTCACCCAAATACATTTTTGGTCAGTGGTGCCGCCAAGAATACCAGTTAGAGCATTGCTCCAAGTAGCAGTTCCAGCAACGGCAACGTTCATTCCCAAAGCGTTCTCATTATAAGCGTTTGCGAGCAAATAAGTAGCGTCAAGGGAAACAGTGGGAGGGTCGAGAACGACTCTATCAATAGCGGCTAGTTCACCAAACTGGTTAACGTCACGCTTATTAAGGTTGAAAGAGTAGTTCGCGCTTTGTACACGATAAATTTCTTTGATATCTGCGGGGTAGTGGTCGCCAGTGCAAGGGGTCTTTTGACCAACGAACACGCCTTCAGACTGGTAAATAACACGATTTCTTGCCATAATTTAAATCCTATTGTTAATGAGTATTACATTATTTTTGTTTTTTTGTGAAAATTAATCTGTTCGAGGGGCACGGACTTTAGTCACAACAAAATCTATTACACCTAAGAATAGATTAGGGTTAACTTCTCTTATCCTATTTTGGAAGTTAGGGCTGAAATATGTTGAGCTAGAGTCATCTATAAAGGCATAATCTTTATTCTCGGAAGCTGCGGTATAGTTAAATCCGCTTCTAAGTTCACCATAATAGTTATATGGATATTCGTTAGGGCTAAATAGGGGTACTATAGTCCTAGCCTTATCTTCGAAAATCGAAGTAATAGCATCAAGAGTAAAGTCTGAATCAGCTAAAACAATAGCTGAGATTTGACTGGTTGAGTTATCGTCTCCACCTAAAGCAAAGGGGGTATTTGTATTTTTAAAATATTTAATAAAAACAACGGGATACGTAAGTTCGTTAGAGAAGAGTCCAGTTGGTGTCTTACCTATGGGAGAACGAGGGGAATACTTAGTTTCGAACAATAATTTTTCTTCTGGCTCGTTACTTAAGACAACATTAACTTCTTTATATGCGTAGTTGCCAGAAACTTTAGCGGTGCTAGGTAAAGGAGAGGTAAAATAAGCTCTGCCTCTCTCGTAATCTATTCCATGGAAACCACTTACGCCAGAAGTAACAAAGACATTATTAACATAAAGCCCAGTGGGAACCTGTGCCCCACTTATAGAAGAATCAGAGACCAATTGATTAAAAGGGCAGGCATATGTATGGAATCCATTAAAAATCTGATTAGTAGGATAAAAATACGAACCATGATTTTTGAAAGCTTCCCCTTCAGATAGTAACTGATGGTTAAACCATAACGTAAAACTCGACAATAACTTATTTTTATATTGCGCCTTCATTAAAATAATGATTCCTGAAAATCGTATAACAATTTAGTCAAATACGGAACGGGGGCAAATTCGGTATCCCTTACTTTATACTTAGACTCTAAGCCCGTGCCTGAACGAGAAGAAGCAAAAAGTCCAAAGAGGTAATGGGAGAGTCCCCAAAGGCCACTTTCGATACTAAGCGCCCAGCTTTTATTAGAAGACCTTGTTTTAAATGGTAATGGCGTAACTGCGCCAATTTCAGCTTTGCTAGGGATTTTAACTTGATATTCGAAGAAGACTTCTCTACTATTTCCCTTTATCTTAGGGGGAGTTTTATACAAATCAATATAACTCATTAGGAACTGCCTAAGTTCCGATGTGGGGTTACTCCCGCTTTCGAATCCAATAAAACTGAATAAGTTGGGTTTTCCGCCTAAAGTAGAACTAGAATTAGAGGTAGAATCTGGTCCCTTTTCTATTTCTCGGGTTACTGAATGCGCGTCAAACGCTTTAATTAGCGCGTTTTTTCTAGATACAAGCTTTGCTCTAGCCGCATTGTTCATAAAACCCTTCATACTCGGGGCGTTTTTAATTACCCTTTCATTGATAGAGTTAATATTTAAAACAATGTTTTTCATTAGAAGGACTGTGCTAAATCGTAATAATAAAACCTTAGCCCAAATATGTCTTTGGGGATAGGGGAGCTAATTACGTTATAAGTCATATCGTTGAATAAAACCGACTCAGTTTTTCCCTCGCTTATAAATTTATGAGTTTCGGGAAGGACTTTAATTCTGATAATGCTTGAATAAACAACGTTATCTGTTCGGGGGACATAGTTGACGGCTACTTTATTATTAGCTACTTTTAAAGCGTAAAACGCTCCGCTTACGGGAGCATAAGTAACGGTTTCTCCTTGTATTTCGTTATAACCAACGTAAACATTAGCGTCCGTATTGACCGTCTGTATAGGCTCTTTAAAGACTATTAGAGGCTTTTTAAAAGTATCAAAATGGTCTATTAATTGACCAGTAAATTCCGCTTGAGCGGCTGCGCCTATTAAACTAGACATATCTTGTCCTTGGGTCAACTACTTGATAAACTGCTGCAACTGTATCGTCTCCAGTAACCTGAACTGGCAAAGAGCCATGCCTCTTATAGGAATTAACCATTTGGTCTAAGGCTAATTGCTCATCTTTCGCTAAATTCCTATATTCAGATGCTAGAGTTGTTTTATTTATTTTGGTTACTTTCGCCCCATCATCTTCTATAGTTAGAACGGATTCGGTGCCAGAAGCGCCCAAATAATTCTTAACTTGGAGCTTCGCCCAATAAACCATATACAATTGTTTAAGAATGTCGGCTTCAGAAGTTCCAATCTCGTTGTCTCCCGACATAATTTCTTGGTCTTCGTCTAAGACGTAAGATGTTCCAATTAAAGTATTTAAGTGTCCTATGTGGTTTCTTAACCAAAACGCAATAGAAGCAATACTTGTCGAACTTGGTTGTCCCAAGTCCTCATAGAGAGAATCTGCGATGTCTACAACTAGCATATACTTTTATTACACTAGTATGCTATGCCGACTTTATTTTTAACTGAATAAACGGTGATTCTAGCAATCCCCGAACCTGTGGGAGGGGTAATAACATTACTATTATTAACAAAAACAGCCTCAAGACCAGCGTTATTTTCTAATGCCCCGCCAAATCCACCCGTTCCGATAACAGGCCAATAAAAGCTAATTGGGGGTTGAAGAACACCAGACATACCCGTCCTTGCTATTTCGGCTACCGTTGCCCCATTAGTAGAGCGCACCACAAGTTTAGTAAATCCGCTGCCAGAATGCCAAGGCGTATCATGTAATAACGAAATTTTTACATCAGTTACGGCATGATAAAAACCAGTTTCCTGTTTAACTAAACTATATCCAGCTCTCCTGAACATACCATTGGTTACGGCTGCTGGATAAAAAGGGCTTATAATAGCAACTTTATCGTCTACTACGTAATCAATTAAATAGTTCGAGTTGTTGGGTCCTACTAGTCTGTCTCCTACGAATAGACTGGTATAAAATCCAGAGCCCGAGATAATTCTAGAATTAGCGCTGGGATTAGTAATATAGAATACGTCATTAGCGTATAACCTGCGACTCGCCATTATTTCGTTGCCATAATCTTCTTCAAATAAGATTTTATGGCCATCTGTCATAGAGGGATTCTTATTATAGCCAGAACCCGCATTGACTACGGTAATACCAGTTAGATAGAATGGGGTAGCTGAAAACAACGCGCCTATACCATTTCCCGTCTCGTATGGGGAAACAAATACTCTAGGAGTAGTAATCGCATCCCTCAGGTTCCCCGTATGACTTCTTAAAATATATTCAACTCCACCACCACCAGAAGTAAAGAAGGCTCTATAATCTGTATAAGTTTGAGCGTTCTGATTATCTACTATGATAACTTGAGCGCCCTGATTATATCTTTTCAGAACACCGTTATTATCTACAAAGATATGCTCATCGCCCATTTTTAAGTGAGCGCCCACGGGCGAACCATCGTTGCAAACAAATCCCTGATTTTCGAAATCCAACTGTCCGAATGAATAAAGGTTGGGGTCATTTGGATTGAACCCGCTATAGTCTATTTTACCAGTTCCTAAGAAAATTGGTTTAATAAATGAGGATTCGTCCCTAGAGTCCGCATAACGATTTTCTGTTCTAGAGGTTATATAAAGAAAATCATAAATAAAAGACTCTTCCGAATTTACGCCCGTCCAAGCTGGGTTTGTCCATAAGGGTTTATCTACATAAACATCTAAATAGCAAGTATAACCAGATTCATAATTAGCCCCCTTCGGTCCATAAGCTAAATACGCACGAGCTTTAGTAACATGTTTTTGGTTATAGGTGCTTGTTTTAGATTTTACGTTGGGTGACCTATTTAATGAAAGTTCGACTTCTCTAGCCGAACCACTCTCTAACCAAGTAGGACAACTTACGTTAAAAGAAGTAGAGTCAGAATAGACACCGTTAATTTCGAAAGTCCCGCCGAAATTATAATTAGTTGCCGTAGCAATTCTCCACCAACCCGTTTTGTCGGGCCTGAATTGAATTACAGACGTATCTTCCGTCGATACGAATGGCTTGAAATAAGATGAATGAGCTACCCCAGAAGCAAGAGTTCTTCTTCCATTGTAAGTAAATCTTCTATTACATCTACCTTGGTCTAAACCGAGACTCCTGATTCCCCATCGATAATCGTTTACTCTATCCTCCACAAGGTATTTGACTTGATACATATTGACTTTGTCAATAGTAACAGTAGGCATGTCATAATTCCCAGAATAGATAGCCGCCCCATAAGTGCCAGTATCTTGAATCTTATTAAATGTAACGGCGCTAGACCAAACATTATTATAATCTGCAACGGCTCCCAGAATACCACAGTTGAATGTTCCCCCCTGAATATCGATTTGTCCTATTGTCCAATCGTCTGGACCGTATTCTACGCATACTACCCCATTCCTAGCAATTCCTTCGAATTTAGGCCCCTTGAGATAAACGCTTCCAGCGTTATCTTGAATATGAACCATACCGCCAGACCAATTCCAAGCCCTATAATCACAGGAGGGATTGTCTAAACTAAAGATATTCCCAGCGCCATCTTTTTTGAGAACCCAAGAGCCATCTACCCTGAACCAATTTTTAATAGCTTCGTAACCGAAACCCGCTTTAGCTGGGTGCCAAGCCGAAACTCTTCTAACGTAAGGACCGGGAGCGCCCCCGCCTATTGTTCTAATACCATATTTACCACCCCAAGTATAAAGGTTGTTAAGTTCTGAACCTTCACCGGGATGACACCAAACAAAGCAGCTATATCCAGTCTGGGAGGTATAACTAACTATTCCAGCATCAGGGGGTTGTGCATCATTAAACCCGCAGTAAGCGATAACCATTCCATCAAATTTCAGCGCATGGTCATCTCCCACTGTTTGATAATATCCATCTGGGACTGTTCCAGAAGCGGCGGGAGGGGGGCGATTCATCCTATCTATAGCTCCAGAAGCATTTCTAGAAACAAAGATGTCTTTATTAACTCCGCTTGACATCCATACAAACGTGCTATTTAATGCACCGTCTGTAGAATATTTCATATTAGCCCAAAGATAAATAGTATCTTTAACTAAATAGGCTCCATGAGGAAATATTAATTCCCGAGAATGGTTAAAAACTTGCTGGCCAGCAATTGACTGAATAGCCCTATTAAACATGGGGGCATTATCTGTTCCCGCTCCATCTACCCAATGGTCTGGGTCTGAAAACACCATATCGCTTTTCGCGCCCCACATTTTGACGTTAAACGCTTCCCCATTAAGAAACCGAATCCATCGTCCAGCAGCGGGATTAGAATCGGGAACAATATACATGCCGCTATCGTCAGTAGCGGTAGAAGTAGCGTCCCAACGAAAATTTCCCCCTCCTAAGTCGCCTACGGCATAATACCCTTTGACGAAAACCGTTTGTCCATCTACTACTGGTCCTACGTCAAAAGCCCTTAAAGCGGCCATGGAATCTACTACCGTCTGATAGTTAGATATGGCAGATGGCCAAACCATCTTACCCGATATGTCTGTTACAGGAATTCTAGTAGTCATCTCGTTACTTCAGGCTGAATAGATAAATAACCATTGGCGACTTTATAAGTTGAAGAAAAGTCGTAAACCTCTATATCATAGACATATCGGTTAACAGGAATAGACTCCGTATCGGAGCTACTAATGGTTATATCCACTATTCCGCTGACTAACGAGGGATGGATTGTCGGACTTAAAGGGAATAAAGCTGTAGTGCTTGAAAACCTTTCTCTTACCGACCCTGTTACCGAATAATTAGTTAAATCAAGATAATTGCCTTCAGAATCCTTAGCGTAAATCCTGATATTAACTGTGTCGCCTTGCCTTATCGAAAAATTTGATGTCTCGACTGCCATGTTATTAATTACACTTGTATTTTAGGTATTAGGACGTTGAGTTTCTATAGAAAATGAAGGTTTAGTCGTTATAAGCTGGTGACTGGGCTTAGTTGTGGTTATATTGTTGTCGGGTTGAGTTGTATTAGCGTAATTATTAGGCTTAGTTGTAATAGCCGAATTATTGGGCTTGGAAGTATTTAAAGTAATGTCTATTCCAAATCCTATGGTAATTCCAATGATTAAAACTTGTCCTTGGATACCGTAAGAGTAAGTATTGAAGATTCTAGCAGAGCCGCTGATTTCTCCACTTTGAACCAACATCACCCTAGCTAAGCCAGAAACAGTATTAGAAAAGCTCTTTTCAATTCTTCCTAATCCGCTGATATTCTGGCTACTGGAGGCTTTGATTCGAGCTAAACCAACGATATCCGTAGATATGTGCCTTAAGATTCTAGCGGAACCATTAATGGAAGATGAGTAGGTGTTATAAATTCGGACTAAGCCAGAAATAGTCTTAACCTGACTGCTCGTTTGAACTATGTTAGCTGTTCCCGATATAGAATAACTTAACGTGCTCTTAATCTGTGCTAGCCCCAATTGGGAATAAACAGAAGAAGTCTTAATCCTCGAAAGTCCAGAGATAGAGCTTTCCAAGCTCTTAGAAATCCTAGCTTGACCAGAAATTGCACTAACTAAAGATTTACTTACCCTAGCTGAGCCCAAGACAAATGAACTAAACGCATTCTGAATTCTAGCTAAGCCATTAACAGTATAAACTTGAGCCGCCTGAATTCGCGCTAGACCATTAATACTGCTAGATAGAGATTTTTGTATTCGAGCTTGGCCCGAAACGTTACTAGAGAAACTCTTGGAAATTCTCGCTAGGCCGAATAACTGAGAGCGGCTAGTATTGAAGATTCGAGCTAGACCAATGATACTATTAGTTTTACCTACTAAACTTGCGATATAGGCTTGACCAAATATGCTATTAGTCGAAGTTGCATATATTCTAGCTAGACCGTTAATTGAATAGTTGTAGTTAACGGCAATTTTCGCAAGGCCAGAAATGGTGAACGAGCTAGCTTTCTGAATTCTCGCCAAGCCCGATGCGCTGTAAAGGGCTGTTTTAGAGATACGGGCTAGACCAGAAATCGTATTAACCGAGCTATTTTGAATCCTTGCTAAACCTTGGATATCACTAGAGACCGTCTTGAGAATTCTCGCAAGACCCTGAATATTATAAGTAAGGGGAACTAGTATCCTAGCGTTACCGTTTATCTGGCTTCCAGAAGTCTTTTGAATTCTAGCTGAGCCGATTAAATAGCTTGAAACTGGAGAAGTAATACGAGCAGAGCCCGAAAGACTATTAGAATAAGTAATCGATATTTTAGCTAAACCGCTAATATTAGCGGAAGAGGTATTAAATATTCTAGCTAAACCATAAATAGAATGGCTCTTTTCGAATAACCCCTGAATAAGTGCTGTGCCGCTAATCGAATACTGAGTTGTCGCAAAAATTCGAGCTAAGCCATTAATACTATAATTAGCCGAGCTAGAAATTCGAGCTAAACCACTAACAGAGGCAGAAGAACTATTTAAAATTCTAGCTAAACCAGAAATAGTATTAGATAGAGAAGCCCTTATTCTCGCTAAACCGATAATTGAACTACTAGAAGAAGCGGTAATTCGAGCTAAACCTTGAACGGTATTAGCGTTCGTTATTTTAAGTCTAGCTAAGCCAAGAACCGAGAAAGAATAAGCGCTTTGTATTCTGCTTAAGCCAGAGATACTACCATATAGGGTATTTTTTACTCTAGCTAAGCCTAAAATTGCGTAACTTGCTGAATTCAGGATTCTTGCAAGACCCGATATAGAACTTAAATTAGTTACTTGAATTCGGGCTAAACCATTTATTGAATTAGAATACGAAGATTGTATTCTAGATAAGCCACTAATCGTAAATGAACTAGATTTGCTAATTCTCGCTAGACCAACTATATTGTTGATAAGCGTCGATTGAATTCGAGCTAAGCCAAGTAAATTAGAACTAGAAGTATTTAGTATCCTAGCTAGGCCATTGATGGTCTCTGTATATGTAGTTGGTGCCGCGCCCTGAACTAGGGGAACTTGAAACTGAACCCAAGAAACTTGGGCAGAGTTACCCGCTGTTGCAACAATACTCGCACAACCCAAAACGCTATAGGATTGGGCGGATTGAATGCGTGCTAAGCCATATACGCTAAAAGATTCGACTGCTTGGATTCTACTTAAACCATTTAGATTATAAGCGCTAGAAACTTGAATACGAGCGCTACCTTTTGCCGTTTCTGTGCTACTATTTTGAATTCTAGTCAAACCGCTTATCTCAGAAGCGCTACTTTTAGAAATTCTAGATAAACCATCTATTGAGTTGAAATTAGTAACTAAAATTCGAGCTAGGCCCAATAAATCACTAGATAAAGTCTTTTGTATGTTAGCTAGACCGTCAATGGTATAAGTATAAGTAGTCGAACCTGCTGTAATTGCCGCTAAACCATTAATGGAGTTAGTGTTAATAACTGAGTAAGATAAAACAATTATACCTTGACCGCCGTTACCACCCGCTTTGTCAGAAACTTGGTTAGTGCTTCCGCCAGCACCACCACCACCGTAGGCTATACCAGTATTACCAACAGTACGAACGGCTACGCTGGCTCCACCCCCACCCTGATAAGTCAAACCATTAAGAAAAGTCCCGTTGCCTGCTGCTCCAAATAGACCCGCCGAAGCTCCTGCCGTACAATTGACTCCGCTACTAGTAGGTCCACCTGCACCGCCACCACCACCACCAAAAGTGCTCGTTGAGCTAGCTCCATTGCCTCCGTGATAAAAAGTAGTACCAGTGATGGCCCCTATAAGAGCCGTTGCTCCCACTGTCCCATTAGTAGCTACTCCCGCACCACCGGGAGCGGAGAAAACCGCCGTGCCATTTTGTATGACATAAGAAGCTGAACCGTTTTGAGCCGCAGTATTATTTCCCAAGCCACCCGCGCCAACAGTAATATTTAACGTGCTTTCAACACCTTTAGTAATAAATTTCTTTACATAAGTACCGCCTTTACCACCGCCGCAATAAGCGGGGTTAGCAGCACCATAACCACCAGCGCCACCACCACCAATACCTTCAACGTACAAACCCGTTACTCCGCTTGGCCATGGCCATGCAGCATTCGAACTTGTTAATACATCGTAAGGCATTAGACCTTATTTGCCGTCAATCTTACCCTAATATTGTTATAGTTTGTGATAGTAGCCGCTTCGCCCGAAGTTAAATAGAATCCAGTAGTTATCCAGCCATAAGGAATGTCATTGTGGGTTTGCTGAGAAATCAAAGTCGTTCCTTCATATAGCCCGACTACTAGATTAATTTGATTTGAATTATCCAGTTCTTTTTGATATCTATAAGTTAAATAATGCCCAGTATGAACATTTGGATTAATTGCTCCAGTTAACAATACTTCGCAAGTATCGTTGCTAGGATTAGTTGAAGAGTAGATATAATCCGAATCGCTCGGAGAAATTTCATCTATCTTCTCGTATAGCGGGGCTATCGACCAAAAGCCCGTGGAGACATCAGAAATTGGACTACTTATCTGAACATTTGCACCCGAGACAGAAACATCAAACCAAATACTAGCGCCGATGTCCCAAGGCTCAGTTCTAGTATTGCCGCCAACGTCTGTAGTAAAAAGAGAAGAAAGATTAACTCCCTGACCTTTCGCTACTGTGTCTTCACTGCTAAGTCTAAAGTCGCCGTTGGCAGCGTTGACAAATTGGACGGTGCCCGTATGAGGGTTAGCGCCGGGAGTATCGCTCGATAAGTCTGAGCAGTTATTAGAAGAACCCGTATGCCAGTTAGACGCCGTGAAGAATCCATCATTGCAATTCTGGGCTAAGCAGTTGATAACCGTAGCAACATCATTAGGATATGCCCTAAATCCTCTGCCACAGTTATAGGCCGTGCAATTTAAAGCAACGCTATTATATTGTATTGAGAACCCTTCTGCGCTACTCGCGTCTGCTGATTTGGCATTAGTTACTACGCAATTTTTAACTAAACTTCCGCTTGTTTCAGCGATAATACCATAACATATTCCCGAATCGGCGCGAGGCCCGTTAGCAACCACTAAACATGAGTCAATAGTATTGTAAAAAGAAAACCCGAAATGAACAATGATTGAAGCACCCGTTACTTGAGTAGTCATTTGCAGACCCTCATAACGAGTATAGTTTTCATAGGTTCTCGTGGTGGGGCTGACTGTTGGACTTAAGATATATTTCGTATTATCCCATTTTCCTGCATGTCGTGCTGAGCCTACGGCTCTTATGACTAAATAGTTATCTATATCGGTTGTGTAGCCATTAATGTCTAATTGATTCGGGTCTACCTCAGTCCAGTTACCGTCAATTTCTGCTATTTCTATCTTGTTAATGATAGTTAAGTCTCTTTGTTCTCCCGCTTCCCAAGCGGAGAGGCTATTATAATTTCCGCTTTGTCCTGATGGCTTTACTGTTTTGATAATCTCAGTGCTATGATGTGCCCCGATGTCCCAAACGGTGCCAGTCCCACGGCTAGTTCCTACGATATCCGTAGTAAAGATATGGGATAACCCTGTTCCTCGCAGCATCGCGCCCGTATCGTAAGGGGATAGGCGAAAGTCTCCGTTACCTGAATCCATGAACAAAGCTGCGCCAGTTCGAGGATTAAGGCCGGGAGCATCACTAGCTAAGTTTGAAAGGTTATTTGAACTTGCAGCAGATGCTCCCCCATGAAATCCTTGCGGACAATTGTTAGATAAACAATTCATCATGTCTACAGAGCTATTTGTTACGAAGCTATAATCACAATTAACACAAGTGTTATTATAAAGCTTCCTATTCACTACTTCAGTAAATTCAAATCCATAATGGAGTACGCCCCCTGTAGAACGATAATCAGATACCACACAATTACGCACTAAGACGCCATCAGTATTACTCATGATTCCCGCGCTATGTTGCGTAGTATCATATCCTTTCACTATACAGCCATCGACTTCTCCACTAATGCCCAATATTCGAATACCATTACCTATGCTACTCGTGAGGTTCGTAGCTTGTAGCCATTTTAATTTTGTAAAATCTTCATTGATGTAAATTGTGTTCACGCTCCCGCTTTGCTGAAGATAGTGATAACTTGGGTTCCAACTACCATTATGGCGAGCGTTACCCGTAGTATAAATTTCGACATAATTATCAGCACTAGTTATCCATCCATCAACCACTAATGCATTACTGTCGGCTCCACTCCAATTTCCCCCTATCTCTCCCTTTGCTACCTTATTCACCAAAGTTAAGTCTCTCTGTTGCCCCGCTTCCCACGCACTTAAAGAATTGTAGCTTCCGCTTTGCCCAGCGGGTTTTATTGTGCGAATCATTTCAGGCGCGTGATAAGCGCCGATGTCCCAAGTTGTTCCCGTCCCTCTAAAAGTCCCCGCCACATCTTTAGTAAATAGATGAGAAAGGCCAGTTCCTTTCAGAATCGCTCCAGTGTCATAGGGAGATAAGCGAACATCTCCTAACCCCGTGCTTAAAAAGGTAAAGGTTTGATTGAAAGTATTATTGTTCCCTGTGTTGAGGCCATTAACTCCCGTAGTCAAAGAAGTTGCACTATAGGATAGACTCTTGATATTAGATTCGATATCATATTGCAAGTTACAAAACAAATTGTTATAGCCACTGACAATAGACCCATTGGATATGTATAATGACATACCCCTAGCACAATTACGCATCGAACAATTATTCAAGACTAAAGTGGTAGGACGACCCGCGCCATATTCATTAAGAACTATCGCCGCGCCATTACTACCTGAAAAATTGTCGAACACACAATTAGTAAATCTGTAGTTGCCGCTTCCGTTATCATTGTTCCAGAAGTAAACGGCTTTTTGGCCCGATGGGTTAATAGTAGTAAAGATACAGTCATCAACTGTCAGAGTGGCAGCATCATCTACAGGATTTTGATTATTCAGGCAAGGCTCGTTTCCTTCGGCTGTTGCTCGCATGAACCATTGCAGTTTTTCAAGCCGCAAGTATTGTTCATAGAACGTCAATCTCTTATCAATGAAGTAGTTTTTGGTCAAATCGAGATAACCCGAGTGACTATTTAAGGATGAGCCGCTGATATGGATGTAGTTAGTTGGGCTAGTAGTCCACCCATTTATGTAGGTATAATACCAGTCTCCAGTAACTCCGAATTCGGCAATAGAAGCTTTATTGACTAATGTTAAATCTTGCTGTTCGGCTGCTTCCCATGCGGCTACTGAATTATAGTGACCGCTGGTGTTTTTAATCGTGCGAATATAACTAGGGCTATGGTAAGCTCCAATATCCCATGTATTTCCTGTTCCGCGAGAAGTCTGCGCTATGTCGGTTGTGAAAATAGAAGATAATCCAGTTCCCTGTAAAATAGCTCCAGTATCGTAAGGGGACAAGCGGTAGTCTCCCGCGCCAGAATTAATGAATAATGGTAAACGACTATTAATATTACCGTTCCCAAAGACGAAATCATCGGCGGTGCTATCATAAGAGATATTATAATCTCCACCAGACATATGGTCAGCTTGTCCATAATCAGAGACAGATGCACCAATAACTATGTTGTTTCTTAGGTAGCTGAATCCTGTCTCATTACCCGCCGTACTTTGTAGTATTCCATACCCCCCCACTGTGCTAATAGTATTATTGAAGACTCGATTAGCGCTAGTTTGTAAGAGGATTGAATAAGTATTATCACCAGTTATTCCATAGATAAGATTGTTATAAATGTTAACGAATCTACCAGACTGATAAGTGCTTACATCATCCGCGATACCGATAAGAAGTCCATCGCCCCTAATGATATTATTGGTAATGTAGATATCTGCGTTTGCACTATTACATTTGTTATTGATAGCTTGACGAAACGGTAAACCCGTCCCCCAAACCTGTAATCCATCTACCTTAGTATACTCTTCATAGATGTTAAGGCCATGATTAGGATGGATGTTGAAAATATATTTAGAAGCGTCCCAAACACCACAATGGCGAGCACTCCCAGTAGTAATAACACCTACATAGTTAGTAGCGCTCGTTGTCCAACCATCAATACTAACAGGAGACGCGGTATCATAGACACCACTCCAATTACCACTAATAACACCTAAAGATATTAGGTCGCCAGTAGTTAAGTCATTCTGTTCTCCCGCTTCCCACGCATTAAGGGAAAGATAATCTCCACTTTGACCCGAGGGAGCAATTGTCTTGATAACTGTGGTTGCCATTAGCTAATGTCATCAGTAAAGTTAGCTTGTGCGTCATCGTCCCATAGATAGTTCTTGATTTGGGTCCAAGAATAATCAAACGGTCCACTATAAGCCGCGCTAGCCTTAATGATTAGCTCGCCAGTATCGCGAAGCTTATTGCGAGCAGCTAGGGGGATGTTGGCGTGTTGCAGCCAGCACTTACGCCGCCTTGTAATGGTTTCCCCAGATTTTTGCATATCCATCAGCTTAAGAAGCAAGGGGTGGTCAACTGGGACTAAGGGTATCTTAATCTTAAAGAAGGTAGGTAGCCCTTCTGAGGTTCCATAAATGCATCCATCGGGCCTGATTTCTACAATCATACCGATTTTGTAACAACCACGTTGGTCTTTGACTGGGTCAGAGTGGCTCGCTGAAACAGCTTTGCATAAAAGTTCTGCCATATTTGTCTCCTATAAATAAAAAAAAACCAGAGTAATGATACTCTGGCTTCTTGTATTAGCGCTAAGTATTGGATTACTCTCCAATATTTACACTAAATTAGGAGACCGAAAGAATGAATTTTCGATTTTCGCCCGAAGAAGTATTGCATTGAAAGCCAAAATAATACTTAGTTTTCTTATCTGTGGGGACTGGGCTTCCAATTGCGAAGTTTAATGTATTTCTCTTAAAATAGATTAGTCGGCGGTTAGTAACCTCTTCATCACAAAGAGAGAACTTTTCCATGTTGTGCTCGAAATGCCCATCTTCCAAATCTACTAACCATTCGTTTTTACCATCTTCAGAGTAAAGAGCAAAGGCTCGAACCTTGTCTAGATTCTGTAATACATCATAAAAAGCATTGCGAGTGGGGTCGGTTTTACTCAGGTCTTCGGGGCCTTGAGTAATAAATTCGCCCGTATTAAGAAGACATTTAAAGAAATAGGTCATAATTTATTATAGCGGATAGTTGAAAAAATTTCCAAAAGAAATCCCCACAATTAAAAAATTATGGGGAAGTCACATAAACTATTGATTAGTAATTACTAACTCTCATCGTACTGAATAGAAAACTGTAGATAATTAGCGAGGTTACCAGCTTGAGCGCCAGCGGTTGTCCTAATTTGCGTTACAGTATAACAGGTATATCCAGTAGTGCTTAGCGTTGCAGCACCAGCTTGTTCGGGTCCAGCTTGACCCAAGGTAAGGGTCTGGGAGCTTGCCGCTAGTCCGCTAGGAATGGTCACGTTAATGCCGTTCAAAGTCGTTGTAGCTGGCGTAGCATATCCAGTTGTGCCACTGTAGAAAATGCTTACTCCAGTATCAGTAATTAAACCCGTTACTCTTCCATACTTAACGTTAGAAATCTGGTTAAAGCTGCCCGTAAATACTCCGAAAGAGTAAACGGTATAGCTATTGTTTCCAGCGGTTATGGGATTACTAGTCCAGTCAGTATAACTAAAAGTATCTGCGTTCTTCCAATAAAGGCCAGTAACGCCGAAATTTCGAGAAGTTCCTTTGGCGGGATTGCCAGCGCTTGCGCCATTATCTTGTCCAAATGAAAATAGACTTGCCATATACTTTTATTACACCGATTATCTTCCCTCAGACAAAATTTTCATAGCTTCTTTTGAAGGAAGCTTGGGTTTTTGATGGGCGGCGGGGCGGCGATAACTAGCTACATGTCGATTGAATTCCTTCATTAGTTTCTTAATAAGAACATCCCTATTGTCTACGGGAATAATCCCTATTTGAATTGAATGAGCTTGTAAGTCAGCTTTGGACATTTCGTTAAGCTGTGATTGGTAATCGCTGGCGTCTAATGTTTTATAAAGTCCAAGACCTGAGTCACCCCAAATCTGGTCTAATGTAGTGGGTTGATAGGTTTCTTGTTTTCCGTCAACCTGAGTAAGTTTTTTCATTCTAGGCATATAATTTTCCTTTTTCCAAAGTCACTTACACCAAATTAGGATAAGGGGGAAGAAATAAATGGGGAAATTCTTGCTTTTTTTGGGAAATGTAGGAGAGGACTTGGGGGTTTTCCCACTTACGAGCTAATTTAGGGACTGGGAAGGAGCGGAGGTAGTCAATAATAACACAGACTTTAATACCACTCAGGCTTATGTACCAACAGTTATATTTCTTATTTTTATAATAATTGTTGTCTTTATTTATCAATCGTTGAGGAAAGTTAGAATTAATAAAATAATGAATGAATTTAATCAGATTTTCGCTCGAACTAACAAAATTGATATTTATTTGATTCGTTGTCTTATTATAGTGAATGGTTCCATCTCCATCGATATAACCAATTAACCAACTTAGTAGATTTTCCTTAGATAAGTCGTTCGGCGGTTCTAGTCTTCTGGTTTTATTAGGAATGATATTGAAGTTGTTTTTAAGGTCTTCCGCCCATTTAGTACTGTTTACACAAATTCTTACGGTCGTACTATTTCGCTCTGGTCTTTTCGATAAGAGGATTTTACCCATAAATTTAGAATCTGAAGCTAGCTTTTGTAAATGCTCCATATCTGATTGTTGAATTTCTAGTTTATATGTAAAATTTTTTTTATTTCTTACCTGTATTGACGCATCTGCCGCACTGAAACCCGCCCAATAAGAATTAATCAAATTAGGAATTGCCCAAAAATCTTCATCTTGAGTATACTTCTTGCCGCTTAGATACTTACATTTAATTTTCAGCTTGCTGGAATGAGATTTACAAGAAACGGGAGTTCTATCTAATTTAATTCCAATTGCACTATGAGATAATCCTTCGTTCAATAGCCTCTCAAGCTCTTTTTCTTCTTCTAGAGTCCAAATTTTATAATTAATCATACTATACTATTATGTATACTATAGAAGAAGTTTTCTAGTAAAAATAAACCGAACTTAAAAAAGTTCGGTTTAATGAATTAATTAGCAAATAAGACCGCAAACCGCCGTGGCGTCAATACAAACGGCACCACGCTCAACACTAGCATAGTAACCCGCTTTGTCGGACCTAATAACCCACTGGTCATCAGGCTGAACGCTAACGGTAGAACCACTATCAGCATTCTGAGCAATTGGGCTAATAAAAGCTTCCTTGCTAAGGTCGAAGCCGACAAGAATTTCGTGCGAGGCAGTAGCGAAGTTAGCTGAGCTATGAGCTACGCCAGCAGGGGCGAAAGTAGCAAACAGCGTATTATACTTCTGGCTAATGCCAAGTTCGTTCAAGTCCACGATGTTAATTCCGAAAATTTCGGAGCTACCAGCGGAGCGATAGATTTCTTCGCGAACGTTATCGGGAAGCGCTACAGCGGGACCATAAACGTTGCTAGGAGTACCAGCAGCAAGAGCGCGGGTATTCATGGGGTTATAAGCCCAACCACGGATTTGCTCCTTCATTTCGGGGGAAACATACAGGTCGGTAAGACCGATGCTATCCAGAACTGTGGGAGTGCCACCCGCCCACGAGGTATTCATGCGGCGAATAAGCGTCATCAAACGGCTAAAGTCATCAACCTGAAGGACATCAGCAGTCGTAGAGGTAATAATATGGTCGGCACCAGCAGTGGTAGCTTCGCCAAGGGCGCGAAGAATAACAGCCCAGTTGTTACGGTCTTGCTTAATCAGGATTTCCTGTGCAAGGCGCTCAACAGCCTTACTAATTACGTCGAGGCGACTCTTACGAGCATACTTCTTAGCGAAAGAAACAGCACTATCCAAACGATAGGTGCTAACCTTCATTTCCGCAACGCCTTCAACTTGGCTAGTAGGAAGACCACCCGCCATATTCTGAGACCAAACAGTTACCCATTGGGTATTATTCTGGTCATAGAACAGGTCCAAAGGAATGGACGGGTCATCGTCTTCGTTATAGTTTAAGTCACTGAAAATGGCTCCAGTAGTGCTAGCTTGAAGCATAACCTTCTTAATAACACCAGCAATAAAACCAGCAAGCATTTCAAGAGCTTCGCGGGACTTAACGAGGTCTTTACCCCCGATAGCCTTAATAAGCTCTAACTGCTTTTCATTTGCTTTTAGTTTAATCTTCATATAAAAAATTCCTTTTTGTTAAAATTAGAAATCAAGGAAAACAAGGGCATGGCCTTGAGCGTTCTTCACGCCAAGGAACTTACCAACGGTTTCTGTAGAGGCGTGGACAGTTGCCGAAGCAGTTGTCGAAAGCCCACCGTCACCAGTAGCATAAGCAGTTGCACCGGGAGTAGGAGCACCAGCGATACCCGAGTATAAGAACATACCACGGACAGCGATAGGTACGGCCTGACCAGAAACAGCAACTTGCATTTCCGCAGCTTTACGAGGATTGAAAATCAGCTTTTCGCCGTTTTCATCAAATTCTCGAACGTCATTCAAAAGAATGCCGAAGCAAGCGGTTCCAGTGGCGGAATGTTGAGCTACTTTAGAAGCAACTCCGTAGCGAAGGGACACAGTATTAGAATAACTAGCTCCTACAGAGCCGAGTTCCTGAATTTCCTGAGTCGTATCCCAACCGCTACCTACGATGCGAACAACGGTTCCTTTAGTTACAGGAAGAGAACCGGAGTAAGCGTATAAGTTAACGATATCGTATTCATTTAAAGTACGAAATGGTTGAATATTTGGCATAATTTATCTCCTTAAAAAATTGTTTACTTTTTGCGTCTTGTCGAAATTTCCCAACCATCTTCGCCAAAAGCTTCCTTATACTCATCGTAAGGACTCTTGCTAGCGGCAGGGGTAGCGGGAACAGACGGAACTTCTTTCTTACCAGCTTCTACCGCAGCTTCGAGCACGTTCTCAGGAGCGGGAGCAGTAGTGGATGCAGTAGAGGTAGCGGGTTTCTTTTCCTTACCCTTCAGCATAACACTTAAATTCTTTTGATACTTTTCGAAGGCTTCATCAGACATACCCTGAAGGTCGCTAGCAAGAACCTTACTAATCTCTTCATCAAGGTTATATTTGTCATTCAAAGCAGTCATTCGAGCGCTGAACTTATCTTGCTCTTCCTTAGCCTTAGCTTCGGAGGCTAATTTCTCTAGCTTTTCATTGACTTCGTTAAGCTTAGTCTTATTAGTTTCGTTTTCTGCTTTAAGAGTTTCAAGTTCAAGCTTACTCTTTTCGGCAGCTTCTTTACTCGCATTCTGCTCTTGGAGATATTTCTCTTCAGCCTGTTTAAGCTGATTAGAGATAAACTCAGTAATTTCAGAGGCGGCGATTGACTTAAGAGACTCGTCTGTAATATCCTTCAAATCATTTATCTTCATAATTGAACTAACTTTGTTTACATTTGTTTCTGCTGTTTGTGAAAATTTATCCCCATTTTCTTTATTTTCTCCCTTAGCGGTAGCTTCTACTTCGGTTTGAGCTAATTCTTCAGGGACAGCTACCCCTTTTACATCGGCGGCGGGATTTTCAGTAAATCCAACCCCAAACGGTATTACCTTGCCAACGGCTACCCTACAAATTGACTTAGTGCCATCTTTATTACGCCCATTACCTTTGGCTGCTCGTAAATTACCCTCTAATTCAGATATCTCTTTCTCATCTTCGATAAATCGGGCATTTTCCAAGTTAGACTCGTCAAGTTCAGTTTCAGCAATAACCCAATCAAAAAACCCAAGTTCCCAACTGGCAGATACTTGCAGATAATGTTTAGAAGAAGGGTCGTTACATTCCTCAACAAAATCAGCAACATCTTCGCTAACTGTCCTCCAAATGTAACCACCCAAAGTTATGTTAAATGGCTTCTTAGTTCCTTTTACTTCTTCTTCCGTCAGGGGTTCGTCTGAACCAAATGCAGAAAAAGAGGCGCTGACAATTGTTCCTATAACCTTCTTCCTATCGTGCTCAAGATTAATAGGTTTATGAATAAACCCGCCAAGTATTTCTAAAGCCGTATCAGTTAGAATAGCGTCCCCATTCTTATTAGCTCTATTTACGACACATGCATTAAAAGCTACGGGAACTACGTCGATATTCTTCTCTAGGTCAACCTTAGGTATAAAGGCTCTCAAATCTTCTAAAGAAGCTAGTGACAAGTACTTATCTTTCTCAGCAGAAACTATTGGTTTAACTACTGAGGAAAAAGATAATTTAAGAAGCTCCTTAGATGATTTACTCATCTTTACCCCCGATATCCAAGGTAAATGTAGTGCCCTTTTTCGTGCTAGCTACACTTATTACTGGCTTATAAACTTCATAATCACCATCCATGCCTAGGGTTTCTAGAACGCTTTGCATCTGAGAAGCTCCCTTAATAGGGGGTAAGTGGCCTTTGGCATGTTGGGATTGATAACTCCAAAGTTGGTCTTCTACAGAATAGACATATTTCATAATAGAACTAAATGCGCTATACATTTCGTTCATCATTTGAGTCCGCATTTCTTCCATCTTATCCCCGTCTTCCATGTCTCCCATGTCAGCCTTTATCTTCTCTAGGCTCTTAGTAATAGTAGCTAATGATTCTCTAAGTTTCTTGCTTTCTTCGTTCATAAATCTCCTAAAATATAAGTAAGTCGTTCTTTAGATGAGTTTCTAGGACTTTCTAAATAGATGTCTGAAGTAGGCATATTCTCAATTCCTAATGCAGCTAAAACCCCCCGAGCTTCTTCTAGGGGCTCAGTTATATTAATAGTCATGGTATGTTTAGCTTTAGACTCGTAAACTAAAACGTTCGCCATGCTCTTTTCCAGCGTATCCTCGCTTAAAAATATATCTATTAGTTTATTAAAGCTAATACTAGGGAAAAACCCCTCCCTATGTTTTCCATAAAGATATTGGACTATCTTATTTGATATATCAATATTGTTACGAGAATAATTAGACATCTTTTCAAAAATTACACAATTTTTAGATAAATGTCTGAAAATTTATATCGATTACAGTAAGGGAATGACTATCTCTTTGCTCTATGATGGCTCCAGACCAATTAGCCCAATATGGGTCAGCTAAACAGCCATCAACGATATCCTTTTCTAGAATATGAGTATTTCCATCATTAACGCAGGAAATCCTTTTATTCTCGCTTATCTTAGAGTCGTTAAAATTCTCGAATTTATTAAACTCGGGTTTACTCAATAGGTATCCTGTAATTAGCATAATATTAAGGAGCTACCGCTCCGCCCCCCATTTCTCTTCTCATTGCTTCGATTAACTCACAAAAGATAGTTGTTTCTCCTATGGTTAACCCATCGTGCCAAGCTATAAATGAACATCGGGCGCTAGTCCAAAACGCCGCAGCACTTCCGTTATAACTAGCGAATACATAGAAATTACTCGTATTAGGACAAGTCCCACCACTGGTAGCTATACTTCCAGCCTCGGTTACGCTAATACCCGTCTTTCTATAAAAAATCCTAGTATCCGTAGCCGATAGGCGGCTATAAGAAGTAAACCCAGTATAAAAACCGCCAGTCGTTTTTAAAATGCGTCCCGTTCCAGTATTGAATGAATCAAAGTGGACTCCTGTAGCTCCCAAAGAATGGGTGCCTACAAAGTCATTCGTATATGCTCCGCTATCAGCACAACCCCACATATGTCCAGAAGAAGCTCCCGCATCCGTATTATAAATCGTTGCTCCTACGCTAGTTAAGCTTGCAAAAAGAGTAGAAGGATTAATCCCAGTGGCTAAAGATTTAGAAGTAGTATTCCCTTTAAGTCCGTCCGCATTAATATCTGTGGAAATGAAATTAGTATTCGTCCAGATTTCTGCGCCGTTGCCCCTTATTAATGGGGTCAGGCAAGAGACTAAATTATCAGTAGCAAAACAGTTAACAACCCTTATTTTGCCAAAAAAAGATGTTTGTCTTAAGGATTTATAAAACTTATTAATAGCTACGACTGTGCGCCTCAATGGAACACCCCCCCCGTTTTTGCTGACTCTAAACGCCCACTCCCTGACTACTGGATGAATTTGCTCCCCTAATAGTGCGTTATTTACATTCATAATTCTGCGTTAAAAGTTCCGACTACTAAACCTGTATTATCTATAGCCCTAGCCCAAAGCATTGCTGCTCTTCCACTATACAATCCAGTAGGCCAGCCACCACCTAAATTTTTCCAACCAGAAGGAAAGATTGTAGGAGCCGTGTTATTATTGGTATAAAAAATATTAAGATAAATATCACTTATTTTACCACTATCTGGATAGTTACTTCCAGTAAAAGTATATGTGAATTGGCCAGTTAAATATATTAGCTGATTTTGAGTCCCCGAAAAATCGATAGTAATTGTCTGATTAGCGTTAGGGGTAGGTAGCCCAGAATAAGCAACAATAGTAGAAGTTGGTATTTCATCTATTCTAGCTACTCTAGTATTCCCGATATAGAAATTTTTACCAGAGAAGATTCCATCGTTGGTTACCTTTGCCAGAGTTTCTCTATAAATCCCCGTGCCCGTTATCCATTGAGTAAAGTCAGAAGTAAGCGCTTGACCAGTAGGAGCTTTAATGGTTAACTGGGGAACATTTCCAGTTTGGCAGGCTATCAAAACCCCATAATCCGAGAACCCATCAACGCTGGAATAAGGTTGGTCGTAAGCTCCAAACATCCAAGGTTTTAAAGTAATAGTATAAGCGGCTCCATGTTGGGACTGTTGATTGGTGTCCCCGCCCTTCCATCTGTCAAACGGATGACCCAACCCGTCAACACCAACGGTTAGTTTATTTAATCCAGCTATCCCCTGATTAACGTTTCCCATCTGAAGAGTCCAAACAGGCTTGCTAGCTGAGCCAATAAATACATTTTTATAATCGCCGGGGCCAGTAGAAGGAGGCTCAATATACAGGGCTTCTACGGCTCCATTCGATGTATCAAATGTTTGTGTCAAGCTACCTAAACCCTTATTAATGCCCGTTCCACTAGTATAGAATCCAGTAAACGTCTTTATCCCCTGAATAAGCTGAATACCAGTGGTTCTAACATATGTCGCATCACTTACGAAAGAAGAATTTGACCCACTAATTAAAATGGTATTATTAATACCAGTATAAATGGTAATTCCACCCTGTCCAGAAAGAATGATATTTCCTGATACATTTCTGCCAGTAACGCTGAGATAGCTAACTCCATAAGCTGTTGTCAGATAACCAGCGGGATTAGAACTCAAAGGATAGTAAGGCCCCCCTGTGGTGACTGGTTTTCCGCTAATAAATAAACTACTAGCCGTCCAATCTCCAGAAAGAACTCGACCACTCCAATCAACTGTAGTTCCTATTAGGTCTACATAAAGCTGGGCCGTTTCCATATTAATATAAGTATTCCCATTGCTTCCCGCTGAATACTTATAAATAATTGGCGTAGCCATACTGGTAGAAGCTGTAATAGTACCAGCGGTTATGTTACTTACATTAGTAAGTGTTTTTGTATTTCCATCTACGTTTCCCGTCCAAGGGGTTTGACTTCCCGTTCCCGCGCCACCCACGCTTCCCAATCCACTGATAATAATGGTGTTATTTACCCCCGTAAAGATAGAAATATTTCCAGCACCAGATAAATTAATTGCTCCTGAAATAGATTTACCAGTAACAGAAAGATTGCGAACTCCAAAACCAGTAGAGGCATAATAGGAACTATGCTGACTATCTAACATGTCTGCGTTAAGATTAGATACTAATGTAGAAGAGGTTACCGTAAAAGGAGCCACTCCGATAGGGGCGGTCGATGTCCATTTATAACCCTGAACACCAGAAAAGAAATAAACGTTTTTGTCAAAGTCCCAATAATATACTGAGTCAGGATAATTAGAATTAGGATAAGTTCCATACCAATCCACGTTATAAATTTCAATATTCTGACCACTATAAGAATCTGTACGCCAAGCTGGTTGTCCAATAGTCAACCTTACATATCTTGAGTGAGTGCCCGTAGTTGGATTAGCCCTCCAAGGAATAACCGTATGAGGCAAAGTCATATGACATGGCCATCCAGCAAAACTGCCACTCGCTACGTTTATCCATCCCGTGACTCCCGTTTCCATTCCCCAACTTTTCTCTACTTGGACATTGATACTCAAACCAACAGTAGATACATACATATGAAGCACATCTAGATAGACGTATTGATTTCCTCCTAACAAAGCCGCGTCAAATACCATTCTAAGGCCCGACCAATTGCCATTGGGAATAGACAAAACTTTAATATTACCATTACCGAATCTTCCTAAAAAGACATCCTCAATAACAGGGTCAGTCACACCAGTAGGATATGGTGACCAAGTTGACCAATCTATCGTATAATCTATGAACGCAGGGGGAGTAAATTGAAGTTTATTAGTCATTAGGCCCTTAACGACTGACGCTTGGAGCATTGTCGCCTGACCCAAACTTGCATAAGGCAAATTAGATTTAGGAATTAATGGGTCTATAGAATAGTAAGCGGAATTTGAAGATAATCGAGCGTTAGGCAAAGTACCAGCGTTCAAATTACCGGCGTTTAAATAATAACTCCCCTGTTGACCATCTAATTTATCGGAATCGAAAGCGTATCCAGTAGACACGGAGACCCCAGAAACTTTTAATCCTTGAGCATTCCAAATTCCCCCCGTCAATACTCTATTATGCCAATCTAGCCTCAGGGTTTCAGAAGAAAGAGCTTCATAAAGCTTCCCGTTCATCCAATCAACCGACATTGGGAGACCAGCGTCCAGCCCATTTCTAAGCGCTCCATTAGACCCCCCAATTATCGAATCAGCATGAATCTTATTCGTGAAGGTAATTTCTCCGTCTAGTTGCCAGTCTCCGTAGGTTCTAACTAGGGTAGAATTTCCAGTAACAACAGGAATTGTCCCTACGTAGAAATTTTTGCCAGAAAATATTCCGTCATTAGTAACTTTAGCAACAATATATTTGTTGGTTCCGCTACCAGTCATCCACTGCGTAAAGTCTGCTGTAAGATTATGACCAGTGGGAGCCTTAATTACTAATTGAGGCTTGGTGCCAGTTTGACAAGCTATTATAACTCCATAATCATCGAAATTATCTACACTGGAATAAGCTTGGTCATAATCCCCAAACATCCACGGTTTCAAGCAGATGGTGTAAGCGGCACCATATTGGCTTTGCTGATTAGTGTCTCCACCTTTCCATTTATCAAAAACATGGCCAATGCTATTCGACGCTACCAAGTTACTTAATGATTCTATCCCCGCTTGACAATTAACTAAATTAAGGCTATAGGCGGGTTTATTTGTTGAACCTATAAATACCCTCCTTGGTTGTCCAACGCTAGCGGGAGGTTCTACGTATAGAGCCTCTACTGCTCCATTTGCAGTATCGAAAGTTTGTGTTAGACTAGATAAACCTTTATTAATGCCAGTTCCGCTAATATAAAATCCAGTAAAAACTTTAAGACCTTGGATTAACTGATTTCCCGTTGTCCTGACATACGTTCCGTCATCTACTAATACGGAATTGCTTCCAGAGCCGCTAATAAAGATTGTCCCATTCGAGCCAGTTGTTAAGAATACATTACCTCTTCCAGATAAAAGAATGTTGCCAGAAACTTGCTTACCAGTTACCGAGAGATAATTAACCCCTTGGTAATAGTTATTAATAGTAGAGCCCCCTCCTACACCGTTGCCCGTAGCTACCTTGACATAGTTTAAATTAGCTCCATCATAAGTAGTTACATAGAAATCATTCCCATCGAATGATAGCTGCCCCGCTTCGAATCCTCCCGGTGTAGTAGTCTGTAACTTAATTCCATAGCCGTTGCTCCCTATGGACAAAAATCCTTGGGCAGTACCAGATAATATATGCCTATAGCTATTATCCGAAGAAAATATTTCTAAACTGCCTCCGTCTGCTATTCTTAATCTTGTTCCCATATTAATCTATCTGAAAAATGTAAAGACTGCCTGTTTTTATCATAGTAAGAGGATGGGTAGTCCCATCGCTAGCCCTAACTGATATTCCAGAAAGTTCGGCTATCCCACTAATATAAACGTTATTTTTAAAAGACTTATTTCCTGAAATGATTTGGTCTCCACTAGTTCTTACAAACGTTCCATCGTCTACTAAGGTAGAATTGGAGCCGCTAATTAGGATTGTGTTGTTGTTTCCAGTCGTTACATAGATTGAACCTTTGCCAGAAATTCCGACAGTGCCAGAGATATTTTTCCCTGTCACGCTCAAGTAATTCACGCCCCCCACCGTGGAACTTGTTAAATAACCATTAGGGTTTGCACTAAGGGGATAATATGGACCGCCCGTTGTAGCCGCTTTTCCAGAAATATAAAGGCCACTTTCAAAAAATGCTGGAACTTTAAATGTTTTAACGCCAGATACGTCTTGAGCCCCAGTAACCATTAGGAATGTGGAGTCTCCAGTTACTTCGTAAGTAATGGTCTGGTCGGGAGCACCCGCAGTAGCACTAGGATAGATAGCCTTTACATAAATATCGCTATACGAAGGAAGCAGATACTTAAATGTAATAATAGACGTACTTGTTTCTTCATAATCTAAATTAGGAACCAATCTAACTCCGTCAACCACTACTTCCAGTTGATGTTTGCCAGTCTCGTAAATAAAACCTAAGGCCCCTGAAACATCGAATGTATCAAATCCCGAAGTGTTATATCCATAGTCGTAATTTCCCCCTGTTATATTAACGCCATCAGGTAAAATGTCCTGAATTTCCCTTTGGGTATTCCAAATCCAGCCGCCACTGATGAACGTATACCTTTTACCAGTATCGATTTCTTCGAACTGTCCTCCGTCTTTTAGATTAGCTGGTTTAGTGTCCGAAGACAAACCAACATATCTATCGCCTATGTATTTAGTTATCATGTTAAGCTAGATGACATTATAGTCTCATCGCCATTCTTATCTACGGTTACTAATCTAGTTACACCACCATCATTGACTAACTTGATTGAGCCGACTGATTCGTTATTCATCCTCTTAATCTCCAACGTTTCAGAAAAAGTAAGAGTCCCAACTTCCGCCTTATTAAGTATTAGGGCATTATCAGAGACATATAGGCCAGTGATACTTTCTATATGCTGGCTTATGGGTCGAGTTTGTATTCTGAAATCATCTACCCAATCAGTAAAGCTTACTGAAATATATCCAGTCGGAAGACCCTTGATATGTTGAGCGGCATAAGGATGGTAAATATAAGGATTAGTTTTACTGAAATCAGAGAACTTATATCTATAAACACATAGGTTGCCCGTAGTGTATCTAAAGTCTCCAGTATTCGCTAAGACGGCTTCCCTCTTGGGGAACTCCCCTGAACTGACATAAATATAACCACCTACTAAGTCTTCATTGAAAAGGCCACTATGGAAATGAATCGAAATATCTCCGTTGGGTCCAATCCATTGGGAGGATATATGACTTCCTGAGTGAGCAGCTTTTGCCGCCCCGCTGTAAGGCGCAGTAGGAATACTAGTCGAAAGCTCTATTCCCGTCTGCCTAGGATTGACCAAGGTAATTACGTCATAAGAGAAGGGTCTGGAAAAGTCACCCGTAAAGGAACCCATCGTGCTATTTGTGGAAGTGTTTCCTTGCGAGTCTACGTATTCAATAACAACGTCATAATCTCTATACGGTCCCCCTATCAAACCTTTGTTAGTGTCGAAATCAAAAGTAAACGATGTTCCAATACCAGTGGTTTCGTAATATCCAGTCTGATAAATTGGCGTAGCGTCCGTATATGTAGGGGGACGAATAGTCGCTCTAAAACGGGGCTCTGTATCCAATGGCACTCCAGTAAACGCCAATTGCCAAGTAAATGTTGGATTATAAGAATTGGATATAATTTTTCTTCCTTTTTCGCTGGTTTCACTATATCTTAATCCGCCTATCTTACTTGAAGGTAATACGTTAGGTCCATAATAATATAACTTAGGTAATAGGATACCTGTAATAAAAGGAGTAAGACAATAGGTATTAGTTGCATTATTGCGGGTGAATACCTTAAACTTAACCAGAGAGTTGAAAGCATAATTATCCATCCTAGTTAAAAATGGAATATTCGTTTCCTGCTCAATAGAATTTTGAGGACCGTTCCTTATATAGACTAAGTTACCTAGGGGAGGAACCATCGTGTTTTGTTGGAACATTGGTGATTCTACATATGCTGGATAACCGTTAGGATTGCCAACGGATGCTTGCTGTCCCGTTGCATAGACTAGAATAGTATCAACATTTTGAGACTCCAACGATGGGGAACTTGGAGTTAGCCCAAAAGATAGACCGCCATATAGACCATAATCGTAATAGACATGATGGTCACCCAAATTATACCAAAACCATGTATCTTTTATTTTTAATGGAGATAGGGGAACTTTTGGTTCTATGTTAACCATATGCCCCGTAGAAAAGGCAACGCCACTTTCTGCCAATGAGAATTTTTCAGGAGAATACTGTAATCCGCCAACGTCATATTTATTACCTTCTTTTTCGGTAATTTTTACTACCCTGTAATAATTGGTATGATATTTTTCGAAAACTTCATTGTTGTAATTAGCTCCATTCGCCAAATCTATTGTCCAGATGGAACTGTCGGTAATGTTATAACCAGAAGTATTTATATCGCCAGTGACGGTTAAGTATGAATAACCGTTGCCAGTTGTCATATTCAACCCGCTAAAATTAAAGCTCTGAATATGGCTTCTACGAATATCTGCTATATCACTTGAGTCTAAATCCGTTATTTCAGTATTATCATAGTTATAAGTCGGCGTAAGTAATTTAAAACTATAAGTTGTTTGTGGGTCTAATTCCCCCACTGTTCTATCTAGAACAAATTTTGTTCCAAGACCAGCGCCCAAACCAGTTATAGCCATGGTTCTACCAGCGTATTTCCTAACTTGCCGATGAGCATCAAAAACACCAAATACGTCCCCCGGTCTTAGAATCGAAGCTTCCTGACCCGCAGTGAAATTAATAATTTCAGTTTCTAAAGTTTCGCTGAGTAGTATCCAACGTCCCAAGCGGATAGCTTGTCCCCTACTTGAGCACCCAAAGGCCGTTAATTCTTTCTCCCTAATTCCGTATTTTCTAATGGCGTCTATATCTTCTACATACTCAATAGCTGGTTTATACAAATTAAATTTGTCGTTATACCTTACTATTGCTACCGAATGCCTATCCCTTTTAGCGGAAGAACTGTATTGGAAGTCGCCATCTTCGACATTAGCGTTAGTAAATAGGTATACTGGCTCTTTAGGCGAATCCTGAATTGTGGAAATAGCCCCACAATTATAATAAATCATGGAGTTAAAAACGCTAGACATGTCTTGCATTATCTTGTAGGCTTCTTCCCTAGAAGTAAACCACCAATTAAATGTAAAGCGGGGTTCTAGCCCCCCGTAACCGTCCTCTACTAAAGTATCGCAATATTGAGCAATCTGATATAGCGTCCATTTATCTATTTGACTTGGTTTGATATAGTCTCCCAAACCATATCTCCTGTTTGTCATTAAATCATAATAGCACCATACTGGATTATTGCTCCATTTCTTTTCCGAGCTAAATACTCCATTCCATATGTCTGGATAAGTCCTAGTAATTGTGTCATATCCTTCGGGAACCCTCACCTTCTTAAGTAATAAATTATAAGAGCGCGTAGGGATGCTGCTAAAGAATTCTGCGCTGAAAGAAGACCTTACAATAGCCGAATAAGGATATTTTAATGGATAAAAATACTTTTCAAGAATGCTGTCAATGAATAGGTCAGAACGATTATAAGAATGTATAGAATCTGCCGTGCTTCTGTATATCATTATTTCCCATCCTATTAGGTCGGGATAGTTTTTGAAATATTCTATATCATAAGGGTCAAAGTCAACGGCCATTGAATAGAATGTCTGAGAAGTAATCTTCCCAGTCATTGTGACCGTCTTAGGATAGAGCGGGGTCTTTTTCCAAACCGAGAGTGGACTTTTAGGGTCTTTAAAAACGGGCCTATAAGTAGCATGGGCGTAAATAGTATTATTAAGGGTATCTCCTTGGTCCGCTAAATCATCATAACCCTGTAAAACTTGAAATAGTAATCCACCAATTCGGAAAATAATAACTACTCCCGCGCATTCTCTATTAGATATTCTGAATACTTGTGCGTTAGCATGTGGATAATCAGGAGGTTCGCCGCCTATAGGTAAGTCTTTCGGCCAAGCCATATTACCACCAGCTTCCCCAATTTCGTGCATGGTTCTAGCGGCACCGAAGGGTTCGTCAATCCTAGACCCTAATATTGATTTAAATTCAGTAGTTAAAGGCTGTAAATATGGGTGAGCTTCTGAAACATCACTAGCGGTAAACCATTTTCCTTCATACATTACAGTATAATGAACAAAATTAGAAGTATCCTCATCATTCGCGTAACTATTTACCCCCATCATATCCTGATAAGGAGGGGGATTGACTAATGGTTTAATAGCTGGATGACTAGCATTTTCCATTGTAGAGGCATATAGTCTAGTTCCTATAGTTCGAGAAAGATATTTAGACTCTGTAGACGAAAAAATATTCCCTTCGGAAGTAGTCCCCTGAGAATTTCCTAATGAAATATCATAATCGAAAAACGAGAAATTATATTGCCCCTGTTCGTTCTGAATAGGAACATCATTATAGTAGACATTAGAAGTAGGGCTAATATTAGTTCGTGCGCTATTATCTGTGGGATAATTTTGATATCCTACATGCCCCCCAGTTCCATAATTCTCTAAATGATAATCATACTGAGGAAAGCCGAAGATTTCCCCTTCAGATACTAGGTCTAAAACGTCAATGGTCTGGATAGACTTACATTTAGTGTAAGTAGTATCATTGACAGTCCTGCTAAAAGGGCCAAAAGTATACTCAGGGCCAAATGGGTCCCAAAAGGTAAACGCCACGCCAGTTACAGGAACATATAGACCTTCTACTGCTTCTTGCATATTATAATAAAGTAATTACCTTTCCCATATAGTCTCTCATAACTATACCATTTTTGACGCTGATAGTTTGGCTTCCAACTACGCACTCCCCATAACCTAGGGGAACGGGTCCCCCCTCGCCTACTATATTTTGACCACCCGAAAAGTAATAAGATGTTTCGCCAGCGCCCTGTATATCTCTGAAGTCTTCTTTCTCTGGTGGCTTGCTGAGCAACATTCCAATACCCGCTAGAGCTAACATGAATCCCACGGGCTGGAGACCGGGAATAAACATCAAGACTATACCTATGACTAGTAAAACCGCCCCAAGGATTTGATTTAATTCGCTACCCTCAATGACTGGGACGATATCTATTGAACGCAAGTCACTTCTTTCTGTATAGAGTTCTGTTTTAGATACTTCTTCTTTATTAGATTCGTCTATTATGGGAACGCTATGCTTCACATTTTCTTCATTAATAAGAAATCTATATTTTGCGTGTCCTTGTTCTGTCTTAGCTAAATATCGATTCAGTTTGCCCTTGGTTAAAGTATTAATTGCGTGCAACGCTTCCCTAATGCTGGAAACGGCGAGATTCCATTCTGAGCCTATTTTTTCTCCTAAATGACCGTGCAATTTAATATTAACTAGGTTCATATCTTAAAATAAGTTTGATTTGTTGTCTAAGATTCTCATTAATAGGTTCAATTGTAGACCATTGATTTCTAGGATGATGTAATATGAGGTTATTACCCATATAGACGCCAGCGTGCGTAGGTAAATCGAATTCTCCGAAAAGGATAATATCGTTTTTTTGAGCTACATTTGTCGGACGAAAACCTTCAGATGAGTAATTATCTAGCCATAGTCTTGGTGATTTAAGGAACCATTTGGAATCTCTTTTATAGTCCCTTACGTTAATTCCAAGTTCGTTTTTCAAGTAATCCCTCACGAGAGAAAAGCAATCGCTATTACCAATGCTGAAATTTCTGCCCAAGTATTTAAGTTCCTCCTGACCCGATAAACAATAGAACTGTTTAGATATGTTATTATAAATCACTGACCATAAACCATGAATTTTAAAATTAATAATATCTAACTCTGAAAACACTCGCCCATCCACTGGTATATTTTCGGAATGATAGTAACCAACTATTTTCCCTATCTGCCCCCCGCGAATATAGTCGGTTGGAGACAATGAAAAGAAATGGTTCTTATCTTCTGCCGTGTTTTTGCATTCCAGAATTACGAAAGCATCTGAAACAGAAATAATTAAACCACAGCATTCCTCTGGATATACTTTTTCAGCATGTTCCCTAATTAGGCTTAAATGACTATCTCTTAAGTTATTCATATCTACTTTTTACAGAAGGAAAGCCTCCGAATGGGATTGATTCTGAGTTGCCCCATCGCAACGAACACCCAAAAACACTTTTAGAGCATTGGTCGGGTATGTAATATTCGTCATTAGGAGGGGGAACCCCTAACGCTGATTTAAGCACTACGTAATAGTAATTGACATTATCTTTATTGATATAGAAATAGTCGCCCCTGCTGTATTGGGCATTTAAGTCATAAGCGTCTCTGGGTTTTAGGGTTACATCACTGATAACATCTGTTATTAATACATCATTAATTGTGGCTACAGGTTTTACTAACTGAGTATCCTCTTTCCAGTCGTTGGGGGAACATTCTTCGCTGGCGTAAAAGTCTGCGTCATTTTTAAGGTTCTTTTTACAATCGTAAAAACAGCCAATACCTCTATATCTGAATGGACATCGCTTTATGCTTACTATCCTCCTTGGTAATACTATGTCATCTATATCTAAAATAGAGGCTAGTTCGTATTCCAATATGAACTTATTTTCTTTTGATTTTCTAGACACGAAATAGATATCTGGCGGAAATTCTACTGTTTCGTCTTTCTCCAAAAGAAACTTAGCCATCGTTCTATACCTAGTTACTTTAGCTCCTATCAAATCTCCTATAGAACGAATTGAATCTTTGATTTGTGCAATAGCTGGAATACCTTCCTCAGATGAAGTAATAGAGATAGTAGGCGTAGGGGGACTACCAGAGTAACTAAGCTCAAATCCTTCCGCTTGAATTGGTGCTCCAACATACCTAAGACCCCTCCAAGTAATAGTAGTGCTTAGTAAAGATTTAGTATTATGAAATCGAAATACAGTGCCAGTAGAAAACAGATTGACGCCTAAGTCAATAGCAATGTCAGTAAAATCTATTTCGAATAAAGAAATGATTGCCGTTGGCGTTAATTTAATTAACTCCGAATTTAGCTCTTTTATACTACCTTGTGCTGTTTCCTTATCCATTATACAACCTGTTCCTCAAATTTAGCCGTTATCCTAAAGTTATCAATAAAGACGGGGACAAAGTCCCAAGCCCTGCATACAAAGAGTTTGGATTCATCGTAAGGCGCTGGTGGAGTATGCAGAAATGATTCCCAAGCCCCCCTAGTTCTCAAAAAGTGGGCTATAGCTGTAGCTTCGGCTAGATTACGGTTTTCGAATACGTAGTCTATTTGCAGCAAATCATTAGATATGCCATCTGGCGCTCTTTGCTCGTAACCATCACCAAATTTAATTACTTTAATGGTGGGTTCTGTCCGAATATTAGGGTTATAAGACGGTTTCCAGATAAAGTTAGCTCTACTCTGACTTCGGAATTTAGCAATACCACCCCATTTGCCATTATTAATATCATTCTCTAGCGAGGCCGTTGAGGTATGTGATACTAGGGCATAGTAATAATATGGGAACGAGCTTCCGCCCCAAACAATAGAATGCTCTGGATAATCTATTGCGCTTGACCAAGTAGCTACATTGTATAACGACATACCTTTTGCCTTTTAATAATTTACACTTGAAAGCGGTGTAATTATAATAGATTATGGCGCTAAACGAAATACTTTTCAAAAATTCATTCGCTAATTATCGGGTAGCCAAAGAAAACCAAAGATTATTCTTGAATAATTCTGAAATAGTCGGCGTGCAATCGGTTAGATTTTCCTCTAACTCTCCATTTTCGTCCCCCGTTTACCTTGGGATGACAAAAAACCCATCTTTAGTTCGTGGACAGCTAGTAGGGACGATGGACGTAGACAGGCTGCTTGTTAATTCGGAGCAATTGTTTAATTATACGGGAAGCGCCCCCATAACTGGATACTGCTTAAGTTCGAGAACCCCTAGTAATAGCTTATTGGGAATGATGATTGGGAATGGTTATTTAACGAATTATTCTTTTAGGTATAACGATGGGGAAATTCCAACTTCTACCGCTTCCTTCGTTACGTTTTCTAACATAGGATGGGTAACTACAGATGACGCCAACATACTAAATAGTAACTCGGTTATCCCCACTTCTGACCCCAATTACAATTTAAAAATACCCGCTCGTAATTCGGTCAGCGTAAGCTTAAGTGAATTTACAACTAATCGGGTGCTTGGCATAGACCTTAGTTATACCGCCAATGTTACCCCGCAATATTCTATGGGAAAGGTTATACCATATAGGGTAGACGTAATGCCCCCAGCGGAAATAACCATAGGCTTTCGATTAGAATTAGGGGATTATCAATTCAAAAATTTGTCGCAAGTCGTTGAGAATAATCTAGTTAAGGATATCAATATTTCGCTGTCTGATTATCGGGATTTTTCTTCTATAGCTTCGTTTAGCTATCAGGATATGCAGTTAATATCTCAAGAACAAATCGGGTCTACGCAAAATAATGTAATCGTAAGCCTTCAGTTTAAGAGCCAAGTGTAATTTTTGTTAGGTATAAGGAATGATTTCTTTTGAAAAATGTGACGTAACGGTTAACGGAACTGGGATAATGGCTGACTCAGCCTCTATCTCAAGTAGTAATCCTATTGAAAAAATCGGAATACTAGGGCAAAGGGGGGCTTATACGAATTCCTTTGAGGGGGCTTTTCAATCTGATATACGTATTTCATATTTCCTAGAGCCAAACAATGAACCTATTTATAGCTTAGTCAATCAAATCAAACAATTTAATGCTATTACTTTTCCAGCTATCCCTATAATTATCGGCGGTATAACAGGACAAGGATATCTCAAAACCTATAATATCAACGTTGCAACAAATGACATCGTTAAAGCTTCGGCTGAATTTATTTGCTTTGCCCCTACTTCTGGGACTTTAGTAGAATCTAATGGCTCTATTACCTATAATGAAGATAATGCAGAGGGGCTAGCTCATTATTTCTCTTCTGCTGTTATCTCTAAATATGATAATTTATCGAGAACAAATCAAGTATGGGAAGAAAGCATTAATTTAAATAATCTTTCATATTCGTTTTCTACTAATTGGGCTCCAATGACATATGTAGGAATGAGGTATCCAAAATACGTAAAGCTTTTGGAAGCCCAAGAGAGCATAGAAATAAGCCATGAGTATCTAAAAAATTTAGAAATGACCAAACAAGACCCCATAAGTTTCGTTACATCAAATACTTATAATAGCCGTAATCTAAATAAATCCATGAATATCGGCAAAAATTCCATTGTAGACTTAGGAGTAATGTTGTATCCATATTCCGAAGCTATTATTGACAACACGGTAAAAAGTCAAAATGTTCCATTTATCTCTATTAAGAATGGTTTAGTTAAATCAAATAGTATAGACAGTCAAAGCTCAAGCGTCTTGAAGGTCTCTACCAATATAGTTAGGTTTTATTAATGTACTCTTTTGATAACATAAACGTCTATCTGAATGGTAGCGAGATTAAAGTTCAAAACGCTCAAATTGGATTAAGTAATTCCTTAGTTCCCAATTACGTAGTTGGTCAGACCATGAATAACCATTTTAACTATACAGATGGTATTCAAGGAAATTTATCTCTTAGCTATGTTATCACTGGAACGGACTTTCTATTGGATTATATCATAAGGGAAGAGTCGGCTAAAATAAGCGGTTATGTTGGAGGACTTTATTTCAATAGTGGATTACTAAGCGATTATTCTGTTTCGTGCAAAGCTAATTCTTCCATTAGGATAGACGGGGTAATCAAGTTTTTTGAACCGATTAAGGGCTCTATCATTCCCAATTATTCTAATAATTCGTCTATAAATATTGAAGAAGCTCTTCACGCTAACTCTATTACTCTAGAGGACATGGCGGGAACCACCGAAACAATAGACGAAATAAAAGACTTTTCTTTAAAATATCAAGCGGACGTATTAGCAGATTACAAACAGAAATCAAATTATACTGGTGAAATTTCCCCAGATAGGATTTTCTTTGGCCAGCGCCAAGTAACTTCTTCCATACTTACCAATTCAGAACATATGAATTTTTCTAGTTCTGGAAATTTTATAGGCATGAGAATTAATGCTTATCGACCAGTTGATAGCTCTTTGGAAGAAATTTTCTTGATATCTGGACTATTAGCTTCTAAGTCTCTGAGCGTCGGTTCCGATGGGGTATTAGAAAATTCCTATGATATTATTACTCATGCAGAAGTCTTAGACTTAATGAGACTCGCTTCTAGGTTTTCTCCTAGTATTGATTCATTTATACCAACTTCAGGAAAACATGGGACATCCGTAACGGTTTATGGTAATAACCTTAATACCGTGACGATGACCAAGGTTGGCAATGGGGGAGATTGGGTAACGCCAATGCAAAAGAACGAAGAATTCTATCGATTTACCGTTCCCTTTAATAGTTTTACGGGGCCTATATCCGCTGAAGTTTGGTCTCCATCACAGAGCGTTATTTCTTCTTCTCAGAATTTTACTATATTGCCTTTCGGTATTACTATAGATGATTCTAGTATCCGAATTATAGATAGGGGTGAGCAAGTCGCTGTATATGGCTCGGACTTCCTAGGGATAACTTCCGTTAAATTAGGGAGTTATGACACGCAATTTTCTGTAATAGATGAGCATAATTTAACTTTTACGGCTCCCAATTACTCGACTTCGTTCACTGGGGCACCGCTGTATGTAATATCAGATACTTATAGTGCAACTGGGGTTTCATCTAGAAATTTTGCTCCATACGCTAAAATAGAAGATATTGTTCCCAAAACGGGAATTCCCGGTTCCGTAATCGAAATCAAAGGGTCAAACTTCTGGTGTTCTCCCAACGTTAAGTTTTTCAATTATGTAAACAACAAGTATAATACTGGTTCAGTATTATCCATGACTTCTTCTGGTATAAATGTGGTTATGCCAGCTAGCGGAACCGAAGGACCGCTAAAAATTGATTTCTCATATGGCGGCTTATCTCATTTAGATATCCAAACTCCGTCTTTAAGGCCCATCGCATTTGTTTCTGGTGGACTGTATAATGCTTCGATGCAATTTAATCCCACGTTCCTAGAGAACGAAGTCTTTTCAGGACTAGCCTATAACCTAGATTACTATATCCTCAACTCTAGCTTAAAATCTAATAATAAAGTAAATTTCTTAATGAGGATGGGCAATCAACTAATTACCGCCGAGAGAGTTAATACCTTTGGGAATGAAAATTGGACTCAGCCGATGTGGTTCAGTGGTTATACCGCTAATGTTACCCTAGGACAGAGTGAAAGCGATTTTGACGGTAAGGTTAGAATCTTGGATTATAATGGTAATGAGTTTCCTAATCCCCATGACGTAAGTATCGATATTAGCTTTAATACTGTTATTGACGATATACTAATTGAAAACCCGCTATACTTCTATACATACTTAGAGGATGTAGGAGCGGATATTCTAACCCTCAAGGGTAAAAACCTTGATTTAATTGACAGGATTTATCTAACGGGTCAGTGGCAATCTCATAAAGCTGGTTACGAAAACTACGATTATCCAGCTTCCGCATTGAATGCAGAAGTTAATATGTTTGGCTATGTAATTCCTACGGGTCGAATTTCGCTTCCGATGGATATAGCTGGGTCAAGACTGGATATTGTTATGACTGGCTTAGCTATAACTGGGGGAGTCCTTTCTCGACATTCTATGTCGGGCGGTATGGATTCAGATAATAATCCTTGGTATATTTATGGATTATTTACTGATATGGATAGTGAAAGTGGAACTTTTTGGAGCGAGGACTACTCTACGCAGAATACCCCTAATGGCCCTTTAACTTGGCGTGAGGTATTCCCATTCCATAAAAAGATGGCCCTTAATCAAATTTGGACGCCAGATATGACCCACACTGTTGACTATGGATTTGACACTTATTATCTGGGGGTACGTAATGGGGTAACTCTAAATCATACCCTCATTCCTATCGAGCTACGTCATATTAATAATAAAATCCGCACTCAGTTAGGTTATGTGTTTACTGGGGCATTAGACCATCAAACTAGGATGTTTAATTATGGAGAGTATGTTTATGACTTTAACATATGGAATTCTAATGAAATTCTCACTATAGCGGCTACTTTAACTGCTGAGGCCAATCAAGATGTTTATCATATAAATACTTATCGCCCCCACGCTAAAGAGAACTGCTTAGCTGAAAACTTGTCTAATTGGAATAAAATTTTTGGTAAGAATTACGTAGTTAATATCGGTGGACAACCAAAACAAATACTTACGCTGGATAAGGTATCTACCACGCCTTATGTTACTCTAAGCGGTTATTCTGCTGGGGTAGCTTCGGGTTTCTGGGAATTCAAATTCTATGAGCCTCAAAAGATTTCTAACGTCTATATTCTAGCTCAAGACACTTATCACAAAGCGGAAGTTCTAGAAGGTCATAACGGGTTGTATACGTTTTCTGAAGGAACCGATACAGCTTTTGTTTGTGATATAGAGCTTCGCCCAAACAGGGGAACTTTCACTGGCCTGAAGCTAATTCCTAATGGCACTAGAGCCCTACAAGGCGTTACGGGAATTAACCTACATATTAGTGATAATTCATGGATGGGAGATTATAATCAATTCCTAGTTAACTACTATTACGGGGGTTTTATGACTGGAATGATAACAGGGGTTGAATCTATTTATATTAGAAACAACCCCTCGAACGGAACCAACAAATTTGTAATGACTTGTGTCTATGCCTGCTAAGAAGCTTTTTTAAGCCGCTCTATTAGCTCGAAAATCTTTACCTGACTAAGGTCTTCAAGACTCTTAAGGCTAGAAGCTTTCTCAAATTTTTCTTCTACAAGCTTTCCCTTGATGGTATTAAAGTCGATTCCCTTTTTGTCCATTAGGGATTTAAGAATATTGATGGGGGTAGGAAGGTCTGTCCCAGTAGAGGGAGCGGGAGCGGCTGCTCCTACTTCTTCTTCGCCAACAATATTAATATTTAAAAAATTTCTCACGCATCTAATAAAAGCGCGATTTTCGGCAATCGCTGCGAGATAATTCATAGAAAATCCTCTTGTATTATCGGGCGAAGAATCAGCTAGCGCAGAGAATTCTATTTCGTTACCGCTAGTCTCGTAGTTAGGCAACCACGAAATAGTACACATGTCAGCAAAATAGCTATCACCTACGGTAGGATGATGTCTTACGCGAGTATAGCCCCTGATTTTAGCCAAATCCCTAATACCAGCTAGGGTAATCAGAATCTTCGAATCATCAAGTTTCGTGATGTCGGTTTCATCTGTAAGTTGTTTATTGGGAACAAGATATTGGGGCTTTACCATCTTCCTCCAATTAATAGTTCCATCTTCGTTATAAACATATGTGACTGAGCCGTCTTTAATAAGCCCAAGGTCGTTTCTATACAGTTTGAATGGGGGGTCTTGATACATAATTATTTATATTTAACTATTCTAAAGTGATGTTTCTCTTTCCAAAATTCTTCCGTATTAACAACGGGTAATAAATGGTCAGATAGATTATTTACTAATTGCCCATTACGCATTCCAGCGTGACTAACGAAGATTTTGCCAGAGCTTAAAGTAAACTTGCTCGACTTATAAAACAATGGAATATCTCCTAGCTTGGTTATTTCTTCGGGGACATCTTTATTCTGAGGGTGAATCATCCCGAAATCAAAATAGTCCATTTTTAGAGCTTCCAATTTTTCATTACTGAAATAAGTAAAAAGGTCTACCTTTATTCCTAGATTACGGGCATACTCCACGAATTTGATGTTGTGTTCTGGCGTTAGCTCATAATGAATTTCTTGGATATTTTGTTTGAATTTAGACAATAGCTCTGGATGTATGGGCTTGTTAGTAATGATGATGCACTTACTTACCGCAATTTGATTAGCTAGATTCTGCTCGTTAAATTCCATGTCCATTCTAACTACCATGTTCTGAGCATTGAACTGGGCGGGATTAACTACCTGATTTGGAAGGGTTTCCAAGATACGATTTTCAAATAATGGGCCAATATAAACCGTCTCATATTCGTAAGTGAATGGAATATCGAGTAGCTTGCAAACTGAACAAGCGATAGACTCAGGCTTAATTCGATTAATCGTTTTGGGATTTTCGTTATAAGAAAAAGAGGGCTTCAAATCTCCATGTTCGGGCTCCATCAGGATTTGCTTTTCTGGATTGCCCCAATACGGTTTAACGCACTCGACAAAATTATTCGAGTATAATGCAACAATAGGTTTATCATAGTAACCAGCTAGGTGAGCGGGAAAACTATCTATCCCTAGGTGAAGTATTCCATTATTAACAATATAGGCAACCTGATTAATGTTCGTTTGTCCTAAGGTAGTATAGACAAAATTTAGGGGCCTATCTGATTTTCCCCCAACTTGGACTATCGATATTTGATGCTTGGACAGAATAGGGATTAAGATGTCTACTACTTCTTGCCAATAAGAATATGTTTTGGAGTCCTTGCTAGTAGTATGGATAGTGATATATTTATCCACTAGTAAGGGAAAATACTTCTCGTAGATAAATGGCTTATCTATCTTGACGCCACAAGCTAGGGCATAACGTTCCAATAAATGCATAATTTTTCAGTTAATTACTTTCCACTGTCCCACTTCATCATACGAGTATTCATATCGAATTCGATTTTATCTTTGCCATTGTGCATATAATCGAGGAATCTTTGTGTCCCAGCGAAAGGCAAAAAGGCGATATCGAAGAAGCCCTTATTCGTCCATTGTCCCTCTAACCAAAGAAGAGAGTCCATTTGCGGGATATATGGAATAACTGCCTTGACATGCTCATTACAATCGAAGATACTAAAATACTCCTGTTTAGTAGCTACATAAAGGCTGTGCTCGGGGTATACTCTTTTGATAGAAGGAAGCAAGCTAGTAATCATGAATACGTCGCCAATGCTTTCGGGCATAACTAATAAGACGCGCTTCCCATCCTTGGGGTCTAACCAAGTATTCAGGTCGAAACCCTTAGCCTTAAGATTATCATTCTTAGCAACACTTCGGAAATAGCTTTCAATATTCTGTCTTTGTTCGCCCTGAGATAGACGATTCATCCAATGCTTAACCCCATCATCAGAATCCAAAACATCCATCTTTAAGATGATGCGATAAAGAGACTTAATCCATGCCAAGTTATCTTCGACAAATGGGACTGGGGCATCTTCCGCTTTAGTAACATCAAATACGGTTTGGTCTTCAATGAACGGAGCAGTATCAATAAGCTCTTCTACTATCTTTCCGATAGCTTCAGCGGAGTAATTCTTAAGGGTCCACTCTCTCGCCGCTAGTCCCCATTTAATTCTTTCCTGTTTGCCCGTTCTGTAAACTACCGCTAATTGCTTAGCAATAGAAGCTGGCAAAGTAGAAGCTTTCCTAAATTCTGTGCCATGCTCTCTATATTCAGTCCACTCTAGGGGCAGGGATTTAGCCTCTGGCGAGCAAAGCTCTTCTCCACAACTATAGTTAGTAACTAATGTAATAAGCCCAGCAAGCTTAGCTTCTTCAATGGGAATTTCCTGTCCACCGCTGGTAAATGGGTGACAATAAACATCCATCAGGTTGTAAACATGATTCAATTGTTCCTCGGTAACTCCATCAAAGATACAAGTAGTTACCTGAGAATTTGGAGAGCCACAATGCTTACAGGCGATATCGTGACCAGTAAAGGGTTTTACTTCGTAATTTTTACAGTTCTTGCAAACGTAAGTAGTTAGGATATCATCTTTATTGACCTTATATTCGTCAGCCAATTTATGGATGTTCCATCCCTCACCGAAATGTGTATGTAGCAATAACTTAGCTTTAGCAGATAGATTTTGTTCTTGGAATTTCTTAAAACCCTCAAGAAGGTTAGGAACGGATTTTCTAAGCTGATTTCTAAAGACGAAACCGACAATAAATAAATCCTGAGGAATCCCATGAAACGCTCGTAATTTAGCCCTGTCTTCTTCGGACATCCTAAAGAAATGTTCAGTCTCGATAGCCCCATGAACCGTTTTGACATGCTTATGACCAAGCTCGTGTAGAGCCTTGGTAGCGAAATCGCTCCAAATCCAATAATTTTTAATTAATGGAGCTTTTTCTACCGCATTAGGGAGAATAGGCAGAGAGTCAAGAGTAGTCCATATTACCGAAGTAATATCACCAAACCACTTCCTACCAATCGCATAATCCACTCCCCAGATATCTTGTATCCCAAAATAAACGTCAGGTTTTTCTTCGGCAATAATTCTGTCCAAGTAATAAGAGCCATAGCACATTTGCCTAAAATGCGGGTCTCGCTGCTCGGGAGGTAATTGAGACAAATAATTGTTAGTCTCGTTTTGGTCGTTGGGTAGACAACCAACTGACTTCCATGGCGTAACAGATAGCTCTGGAGCCGAATATGGCAAGTTCATACAATAATGAACTATCTCATATTTGCCAGTTTTATAAAGCTTTTTAAGAAGAGCTTTAATGGCACGGCCAAAACCAGTTTTGGCCTTAGAGTAATCTGTATGAAAAACGACCTTCTTTTTCCTCATATTATTCTAAAGAAGTGTCATCAACGGGAGCTTCTTCAATGGCGGGGGCTTCCTCTTTCTCGGTTTTCTTAAATCGCTTTTCGTTTGAGATAAACAGTCTAGAATAATAGTTCTGCATCACGGCTATCAGATATTCTCTAATATGGCGAGCTTCAGCAAAAGTAAATCCAATCAGGAAACTTTCTTTTGTATCTCCAGCTTCTTTAGACATAGAAAAACTAAATCCTACTTGGGTTTGTTTCCCCTCCACTTCCTTCATGTAAGGTTTAAAGTTGATGCCTACCTTTTGGGCTTCGGTTTTATGATACGTGCTAAATGGCCTATTTCGCTCAATGCAATCTAGGATAGCTGCCGCTTCATTAAAGTTTAACTTGATATTGGCGACTTTACTCTTATCATCTTTGTTTGCTTTGAAGGAGCCAATTTTTGCATTATCGTCCCAAGACGCCTGCTTCAAAAGACTAACAAATACGTTTCCTTCTACCGTGTCGCCCCTAAAAGAGCAAGCCGAACCAGTAACACGAGGATTAGGTTTATAAAATTGAATCATACCTTATTATCATCATTATTTACTTTTTTGTCAATAGTTTCTTGAGATTTTAACTGGTTAAGTTTCATGAATATCCGATAATCTTGGACTACAATCTTATCCGCGAATACGGCATCATTTTTACGGGTTCCAGTAATTAAAACAATATTATCTTCGGAGGGTAATTCTTTATTTAATAATTTACAGTCCTCGATTTTATCGTTGAATATAAGGGTATTAATAGACTCAGTTTCGTCCACAACCTTTAATCGGAAATATTTAGTTTTTTTCTCGTTCTTGGATACGGAATTAACCGTTTCCTCGACAACTCCCGCAAAGCAAACTCTCTTATTCTCAGGGGCTTCTACTACGTCCCTAATGCTTACGATATGAGGGAATTGGTCGGAAAACACTTCTTTAAGGGTCGTATTATAGCTATAACCCAATAGATATCTTTCATAGAACCAATTAGCAAATTTAGCGTCTTTCTTATTCTGATTATAGATTTTAACGTAATTTTCGCAATGACGCTTAATTGTCTCATAGCGAGATTCTTTAATAATGGGCTTGCCCTTATCGTTAAGAGTCGTTTTTAA